CCGAATGCTCCAAGAACGCACGGCGGCTATCCTCGGCCTCAAGACGCCTACAAGCGTCATGGTCAGCGAAACAATCGAGTCCTACGAAGATGCGGAGTTGAAAGAGTTCGTGTGCGTGCCGTCCGATAAGGCCGAATACAGAGAGGATCAAAAGTGAGTACCCGATGCGCTCTAAACGCCCTCGCAAGTTTATTAACATGCGGGGAGCGTTCACCATCGGGTTACTAACAAACACCCCGGCACTGTACATCCTGGCGGCAGTGGCGGCACTGTCCGCCTACCTTTCGATGCGAAAGCATCTCTGACACCGACTGGAGAGCCATGAAGGACGCACAAACCATCCACGACATCACCCGGTACATCACCCGGACACACGACCTGAGCGACAGCGATAAGCTCGCCGTCGCCCTGGAACTAATCGAGTCCATCCCCAGAGCCTTCGAGTTCGAGGACGGGCTGCGGAAGGCGGTGGAGCGGGAACGCCTGACACCGGCTGGACAAGCGTAAGAAGGGCACAAAGGAATCACACCACGGTCCTCGGGCACGACCCGTAGGATAGAACCTCAGCCATCAGGACGCACGCCAAGCGGCCTGTGAGGGTTCGCATACCACCGCAAAGCCACCGGGCAATGCGGCCGTGCGTCCACAAGGGGCGACCGGGCGATTTAACCAAGAGGTATGGCAACCGTGCCGTGGTGCGTTATCATCGCAGTGTCAGTATTCGGTAACGGCCCTCTGTCGGAGGGAGTAGCGGGTTCGATCCCCGCCTGCGATGCTCAGTGAATAAGGTTTCCTACGGACCCCGAAGGGGATTCACGCCCGTAGGTGTAAAGGTTACACGGTGAAAATCCGTGATGTGACGCTACCCCTGTTCACTGAATACACAACTGACACCCACTGGAAGAACGTCACCCACAACCCCACGGAGAAACGGAATGCTCACCCTCGTCGGTCGTCTGCTCGGTCTGTTCGTCCTGCTCCTCGGCCTCGGCCTGCTCGTCGGCGGCGTCTACCTCGGCATCTGGGAGATGCTGGTCGGTGGCATCATCGACATCATCAACCAAGTGAAAGCCCCGTCCACCGACGCCGGGACCGTGGCGTGGGCCATCGTCAAAATCATCTTCTTCGAGCTACCCATCGTCGTCGGGTTCTGGCTCGGCATCATCCTCATGACGTTCGGCGGCACCGCCCTGTTCCACAAGTCCCGCTAAAACCCACACCCACAACCCCGGCTAAAACCGGGGTTGTGGAACTCCTGACACCCACTGTAGCAGCGTAACAACCGCCTAACCAACGAGTCACACACATGACCACGATTACCACGGCCGACTACGCTGCACTGAAGGCGAAAATCGACGCCTACCACAACTCCATGAGAACCCTGTTCCCCAACCAGAACGGGTTCACCCCCGAACAAATCAAGCAAATCGTCAAGCACGCCCGCATCGACCGGGAACCGACCAACGACGAACGGAGCAAGGTCGAAACCTACGAGTTCTGCCACAACCCGCCGGATCGGTACTTCCTCTACATCAACGAGAACGACAAGACGGCAACCACCTGGACCGGCGAAATCCTCGGCACCGTCTACCTCGGACACGCCTACCGGGATAACTTCGGCGGCAAGCGGCGTAGCGTCACCGTCCGGGCCGTCAACGGCTACACCTACCACGGCACCTACTTCTGCTCCACCGGGAACTACGCCCGGATCAAGCGGAGCAAAGCCGCCTGACACCGACCGGGGAAGCGTAACAACCGCCTAACCAAGAGAAACACATGAAGAAAGCTCCGAAGCTCACCCCGGAACAACTGGCGAAGGCCGTCGCCCAAACCTACGCCTACCTCGAAGGTGACACCGGCAAGGTACACGGCAGCTACGACGGCGGCGGCTGGATCACCGTCACCGGACACAACCTCCCCGCCCACCCCGATCTGAGGGACAAGTACCCGAACGGGTGGAGCATGATGGAACGCATCCGCACCAGTGAGGCACGTCAGCGGCTCATCGAAGCCTGCCGCTGACACCGGCTGCCGAAGCGTAACAACCCACACGAGACACACATGGACCCGATCAAGGCCCAACTGGAACAAGCCGGGTACACCAACGTCGTCGCCATTCGCAAAGGGCGATGGTACACGGCGACCAAGAACAACGACCCGTGTGCCATCCTCTACCAGCACGACAACGCATGGCACTGGTTCCACGCCGTTCACCAAGCAACCGCCAGCGGTAGCTCCGCAAGCCAAGCGGCCAACGGCGGGCTGGGGGACGCAATCAGCGACGACGACGACATGAAGCAGTACAAGCGGATGATCCGCCAAACCCCGCCCGGTATCCTCGATCTGGCCGGAGTGTTCGCCGCCTACTGCCAAGTCCAGAACGACAACTGACACCGACTGGAGGGGCATGAAAGTCACACTGCTCGCCGCAATGCTCGGACCGCCAGCATTCCTCGCAATGCTGGCCTACCTGCAAAGCCTCCTGACACCGACTGCAACGGCACAACCCAACCCCAAAGGAACACGATGAAGGCCACCAACGAAGGCACCGGGCACAACCGCACCATCCGCCTCACCGGACTGCCCGGCACCAACGGCACCCTGACGGAACTGACAATCACCGTCAACTACACCAACACCCCCAACGACGGCAGTACGCTCGACAAGGCCGTCACCCTGGATAGCGTCGTCATCCCGGAACTGCTCCGGGCCATCAACGCCACCGGGCAACTCGACACGTTCTTCTCCGGCCTCAAGCCCAACACCGGGGACGCCTTCAAGCCCGAAACCGACGCCCGGCCGGGCTAAAGTCAACCTGTCGCATTCGTCTAGCGGTCTAGGACACTGCCCTTTCAAGGCAGTAACACGGGTTCGAGTCCCGTATGCGACACTAATAACAACCGGAGCGAACCATGAAGTGTGCCAGAACAGCGTGCCAAACCCCACTAGACGGCGAGCAACACATCGCCATCTGGAACGAACCGAGTACCGGCCAACCCCGGCTATACTGCGTGTTCTGCGGCATGAAAATCATCCGGGGCAACGAACACGATACCCTCAAGCTACAACACGAACTCCGGGAACCCCTGACACCGACTGACGAAGCGTAACCAACACCCCACCGAAGGACACGAAGATGCTCACGTTCAGCAAGGCCAGTGAGTTCATCAGCAAGGGCCGCAAGAAGACGGAGCGGAAGCTGGCGGGTAGCACGGTCGCCCGCATCGTGGACGACAACACCATCGCCGTCAAGCTGTACGACACGGACATCGTTCTCATCCACCGGAACGGGAACTACACCCTCAATACCGGCGGCTGGCGGACCGTCACCACGAAAGAACGGATCAACGAGTACACCCCCGCCCGCCTGTACCAAGAGAAAGGCAACTGGTACATCGGTGACACCGAGTTCACTGAGGGAATGGTGGTCGATTCCACCGGGAAGATCGTCAAGGGCGGCAACGTCCGGGCCGCTAAGAAGCGGACGAAACTCATGGCCGACGTGAAGCGGTACATCAACGGGTTCGCCGCACAAGCCGTCAAGAACGGGGGACTGGAAAAGCCCGGCAGCGGGGATTGCCTCATCTGCCAAATCGGGTGCCAACACCCCCAACAGGACAACCCGGAAAGCCACGTCCTAGACCACATTCGGGAAAACTACTACGTCCCGAGTCTGCTGGTACTGGCTATCCGCCACCGCAACCCGAACGAGTCCGCCGTGCCTATCGTCTGGGGCATCTGCGACCGGGAAGTGAAGGAAGGCAATACCAAGTACCTGAAAACGGTACTCCGGGCATACTTCCGCAAGATCATGCCGAAGCTGACGCAAGCCGTGACACCGACTGTGGCAGCGTAACAACAACACACCCCAACAAAGGGTAACACGATGGGCCGCACGATGCAACGGATTCGGAACAAGCCGGGCAGCACACACCAAGCCCGGCGACACTTCCACAAGTGTTCCCGAATCGGGAACATCATCAAAGTGGAAGCCGTCCGGTACACCGCCATGTTCCTCAGTCAAGACAAAACCCACCGCTACCCGATTACTAACGAAGTCATCCGGGTAACGGGCACACACGGCACCGTCCGACTACACGGCCTCTGCTGGGGCTACGGCGGAACCGGACCGTCCGCCCTCCGGGACTTGCTACTCTTCCTCGGACTAAAGGAAGGGCACGCCCGGCTCGCAGCGTTCAACACCCACCGACGGCAACACTCGCAAATCGGGGTAGACTGGACCCTGGAGTTCAACACGACCGACGGGCTAGGCCGACCGGGGTACGTCGTCCTGACACCGGCCGAAGGGGAGAAGCGGGGCTGGCAACGGTCAGAGGCTCTGGTCGAGCTACCCCCCGTCACCCTACTCGGCAGGGAGTAAGATGGACCCGACGTGCGGCACACTCGCCCGGATGATCTTCAACATGGTGCGGGACGACTACGACCCCCGCCCCACCATCTACCGATGCGTCATGCTCATATCCCCCGAACACCGGCGGGACGTGGCTAAGGCTATGGCCGACGACTTCCGACGCCATAGCCGGGAAGATAAGGAAATCGGTTCCCACGTCATCATCGGCTGGCTCGCCGGTATTAACTGAGGATACGGCTAATAATCACCCGGTTATTAGCCGACCTGACACCGGCTGGTGAGGGGCAGGACAGTAAGCAGCAACCGCCCAAAACGACACGAATTGCCACGATTGTAACTTGACAACCGTTCCGCCCTGGAAGGCCACTGGAAAATGTCAAGTTACAGACGGGATGCTGGCAAGCTGTCAGGAAGGGTAAGATGGGCGGTCTAAGGCCCGCCGACTGTCTCGTTGCCACGCACGCACACGCACGAGAGTTGATTAAGAAACATTACTCAACGTGCTGACACCGGCTGTCGTGGTGTTAAGAAACAACCAACCGGGGTAGAGTAACATGCGTCAAGCGAAGGTGAACCTGTACTCGGTGAACGAACTGACGGGCAAGGCGAAGGACAAGGCAATCGAAGCCGGTCGGGAGTGGCATAACGCCACGTTCGATTCGGCCGAGATGACGGAACAACTGAAGGAGTACGCCCACGAGAAGCACGGCGTCAAGGCCGACGACGTGAACTGGTCGATTTCCTTCAGTCAAGGCGACGGTGTGGCGTTCTACGGCACCATCGACCTAGACGAACTGGCGAAGAAGCACGAGAACGTCAAGAAGCTGGTGGACGCCGCCGCCGAGATCGACGTGACCCTGAGCGTCACCAGTGAGGGGCGGAACAACCGCTATCACCACTGGAACAGCATGAGTGTGACGGCCGAGCATGACACCGGCTATCGGTACAGTGAGAGGTTCGCCGACGACGACGAGACGCCGCTGATGGAGAAGGCGGACAAGCTCGCCACGGAGCTACAGGAAGCGGTCGCCGAGATTCTGAAGGCGGCAAGCCGTGACACCCATAGCTGGGGCGAGAAGTGCGTCCTGGCCGACAGTGAGGATTCGGCCATCGTGGAACTGCTGGAAGAGAACGAGTGGGAGTTCGACGTGAACGGGAAGCCGTTCGGCCACCCGGAAGCGGAGTAGTGTACAAACAACCATCCCCCGGAGCGGCAATCTCCGGGGGATGGTGCGGCAAGTGGCAGAACAGGCAGTCAACGGGGAGTTGACAACTACACTTTAACCGCCAAACGCCCCGTGTCAACTTTTCCCGGAATCTGACACCGGATGTCGGGGAGCAACGACAACCCAAGAGAGGGTCAGACGATGTTCTGGGGCAGCATTCAAGAGCGGGAGCAGTGGGAGTACGAAGCGGGCATGGCGAACGAGTGGCAGAACGCCTTCGCCGTGTCGCAGATGGAACGCAAGCCCGACGACCGGGCGGCGGCTGAGGAACTGGTTTCTCTCGGCCGTTACGTCGTGGTGCGTGAGGGGGTGGTTTTCTGCCCCCGGACCGACGCCAGCATGGGCACCGCCGTCTACATGCTGGGGGACTTCGAGACGCACGACGAAGCCCTGGAGATGGCACGGGAAGAGGGCCGGGACGACGACGGGGATTCGTGGGTGCGGGTGATGACGCCGACGCCGGTAATCCTCAACCCGCCGACCCCGCTAAACCCGTCGGATATCCCGTTCTGACACCGACTGCAAGAGGGCGGGGCAACTTGCCCCGCCTAACCAACTCAAGGTGACTGATGCACGCTTCCAAGCTGGCCGAACTGACTGCCGAAGTGAACGCCGTGAATCTGGCGAACGGGTACGCCAACGAGTTGTTGCCGCCGCTGCTGGAGTTCTTCACCCCGCTGGTCGGGCAGAAGATCGTCAAGGCGGACGGCTCGCTCTTGGCGAAGCTGGAGAGCAAGCTGCCGAAGTTCCCGGCGGTGACGGGTCGGCCGGGGCAACACCCGCACGCCACGGTGATGACCTACCGGCACCGCAGCGACTACTCGCTCGCCTGGACGGTCAAGGTGTGTTGGCCGATCCCGCCGCACACCTGCACCTACTACGAGCGGACGCTGTACGTCGGGGACATGAGCGGCGACGTGCTGAAGGAGATGACGAAGCACCGGGAGCCGTGGAAAACGGACTACACGGTCGAGGCCGCTGTCGCCGCAATCGAGAAGTACGAAGCGGCGAAGAAGGCGGCGGACGACGCCCGTTCGGCGTGCTGGCCGTTCGAGAAGTTCATCCGGTAAGGTGGTGGGAATTTGAGGCGGGGACTTAAACCCGCCTCTTTCCCAACGCAACATAACAAACATTATCGGACGTTGACACCGGCTGGAGCGGCGTAACCTTCACTGAGGACACGAGATGAGCCTGCCAGTACGGGACGACGTGAAGACGGTTCAGTACCACCGTAACCCGACGCCGAGCGAAGTGCGGTTCGGCCACGGGGCCATTCACTACCGGGACTTCCCCAAAGAGGAAGTCATGAAGCCGGACGGCACGCTGAAAAAGTGGTTCGTGGCGAAGGACGACGGGCTGAGGTACTACCGCTGACACCGGCTGTCGAGACGTAACCAACACCCAATAAAGGGACTGACATGAGCGTCCGCTACCGTCGCATCTCGAAGGCTGAGGCCCGCAAGCTGTTCAATCAGGGGAACCACCCGATCTTCCTCTGTCCGTGCAAGTTCCGCCCGGAGGGGCCGTTCAGCATGGCTGCGATGGTAGCGGGGCGTGAGTACCTGGAGAAAGCGAAGGGGTACGAGAAGCACAAGGATAGCCCGGTGTGGGCCGGGACTGTCGAGGCGACGGCGTGGAACCTGATGTACGACAACTGGAAGTTCTACAACGCCACCTACGAAACCGGCTACTACGCCCACTACTACGTCCAAGAGGACGTTGGCTGACACCGGCTGCAAGAGAGCGAACGACACACCCAACCTGGAGAGAGTGATGGCGAAGGCGATCAAGGCGAGCGACAAGCCCCTGGTGCTGACGGCGGTGCGGGGCTACCGCAAGGAGTTGTTCCACAAGGCCCGCAGCGGGGTGTACACCTTCCGGGTGTACGGCAGCGGCAAGGAGTGGTTCATCGCCATCGACACGGGGTCGAAGGTGGTGCGGCTGACGAGCGGCAAGGTGTTCGGCAAGAAGTCCACGGCCATCGGGTTCGTGTTCGCCCGGTACGGCCAGAAGGCCACCGAGTTCCGGGCGGCGGCGAAGCTGGCGGCGTGATACAAGCCCGGCCCGCTACCCGGAGAAACATCGAGAGTCACGGTAGCGGGCCGGGTGAGTGACACCGGCTGAAGGGGTGTGAGTGAGACACACCCCTTCACTGAGGCCAGCATGTTCCGCAAGTTCCAGACGCTAGTGCCGGACGGCAAGTATCTCAAGCACGTTTACGACGTGCCGAAGGAGGCCGGGTTCTACGTCCTGAAGTACAAGGAAGGGCACGAAGAACGGGTCTACCTGGACACGCCGAAGCATCACCACAGCGAAGTCTACAGCTACCCGGCGACGTACTTCAACTACCGAGACAAGCCGGACTGCGGGATGGACATGGGCCAGTATGTGTGGGTGAACAGCTACACCACGCACGGCCCGGTCGAGTGGCGTCGGATGGAACCGAAGGAGGCGTTAGAGTTCTCCTGTGCCCTGTTCCGGTTCGGTCGTCCGTCGTGGGCACATCCGCACGGCCGCAAACCGCTGACTCTGGCAGACGTGACACCGGCTGAAGTGGCGTAACGAACACCAACCCAAGAGAGGGGACGACGATGAGCCGGAGCTACAACGCTTTCAACCACAAGGCTTGGGCTGAGGCGGGGCTGAAGGACTACGGGGACTTCGCCGACATGGTGGAGTTCGTGAACCAGACGGAGTACGGCGACGGGCAGTTGGAAGGCGAGTGGTACTACTGCGACGACGAAACCCGGACGATCTACACCGGGACGTTCGGCAACTACAACTCGCCGGGGGCGGACAGCTACACCAACGCCGACGTGTACGACGAGGACGAGATCGACGAGTACAACGCCGAAAAGGCGAAGCTCGAAGCTCAGGACGAGTACAGCGACGAGCAGCACGAAATCTGGGACGCCGAAGACGAAGAGGGTGAGGACGGCGACGAGGACGGTGACACCGGCAGTGAGTGGGCAGAGAGGCCGATGGGACCGTAACCAAGAGGGGCTACGATGCGGGTGTTAGCGAAGACGTTCGGCTGGTTGCTCGTGAGCGGTGCGATCATCTTCACGAGCAACCTGTACAGCGGAGTGGAGTGGAGAACCGCCCTTTACGGGGCGGCGGTGGCGAAGATCGGGACGACCATCGCCTACTTCCTGTACGAAGTCGCCTTCGAGAAGGGTTGGAAGAAGAAGGTGACACCGACTGTCGAGACGTAACGACAACCCAAGAGAGGGAAGACGATGGGCAAGATGGTGCTGAAGGCCGGGACCAAGCGGGCCATCCACGTCTACACGAAGGTGCTGGTGGAGCGGATGAAGGAGGACAAGGGCCAGATGCTCTGGCTCGTCCGCTCCTCGCTCCACGACTACAAGAAGGCGATCATCTGTCGCCGGGTGGAGTGGAACGGGCCGTGCAGCGGTGAGGACTTGTTCGGCAAGGCGTTGCCGGGCACGGGTGGGCGGGGCGTGGCGATCCTGTTCACTGAGGCCGAGTTGACCCTGCACTTCGACGGGGACAAGGCCGAGATCATCGACATGGACGACGACGCCAAGCCCGCCGAGAAGAAGCCCGAACCGCCGCCGGTGGTGGTGAAGGTGGAGAAGCCCGATCCCCGCCCGGTTCGGCCGGGGGTGCGGATCATCAACCGGCGGACGCTTCAGCCGGTTGGTTAACAGCAAACTGAGGGGAGCGGGGGCCGTCCCCCGCTCTCTGACACCGACTGTCGTGGTGTGGTGGTGAGTCGAGTACCGGGGCGAATGAAAGCCCCAAACCCAACCTGAGAGGGATTCGCATGAGCAGCAACGCCGTGGCCGGGAAGTACGTCAACGTCCGCATCGAGGGGGCGACCGACGCCGACGTGTTCGCCGCCGCCGACCAGATGGGGGTGTGGACCCCGCCGAACGTCAAGGTGTACGACAAGCGGGACAACACCGGGGTGTTCATCTACGGCCGGAAGTACCTCGCCCAGACGGCGACGGTGCCCGCCCCGGCCCCGCAGCGGGTGCAGCCCCGGACGGTGAGCCGCCAGCGGCCCCCGGTCGTCCACGCCCCGACGGGCCGGGGCTACATCGACGACGCCGACGAGCGGGAGTGGGAGAACGCCACGGGGCGGGACGGCCGACCGGCCTTCTGACACCAACTGGTGAGGGGCGGGGAGATGATCCCCGCCCCTTCTTCTTTCACTGAGGACACACATGCGTCGGATGCTGCTGGTTGGTGCGGTGCTGGGGCTGGCGAGCATGGGCCGGGCGGATGACAAGATCGTGGTGAAGGACAACAAGGGCACGACGATCATCATCAACGGGCCGGTGATCGTGAGCGGCAACAACAACATCGTGCAAATCGGCTCGGGCAACAAGGTGATCGTGAACAGCCCCGGAGCGGTGCAGAAGGGCACGAAGAATGCCCCGTCCCGTGCTGGCTCCGTGTCAAAGCCGTGTGACGAGCAGGCCCAACGGCACGAGCAGCAGGTCGCCGCCTGGATGGCGATGATGGGCAAGCGGTGACACCCCCTGACGAGGCGTCCTAGAACCCCCGGAGATCGAGAGCGTGGCAGGCAAGACGAAGACCAACAAGGTTCATTACATCCCGTCGTCGGAAGTGTTCGACGGCCGTCCGTTCGCCAAGCAGGCGTTGGAGGACAGCGGGCTGTACACCTACGGCGAGAATGACATCTCGCTGGTGAGCCGTGACAAGCTTATCGAAGGACTCGAAGGGCTGGACATCGAGGACGACGACGTGCAAGAAGAGGTAGACGGGGCTGTCGAGTACCTGCAAGGACTGCCCGCAACGATCTACATCGACCTTGAGGACATGTGACACCGGCTGTCGAAGCGTAACGAAGACCACAACACACTACCCAAGAGAGGGGCGACGATGAACAAGATGCCGAAGATCAGCAGCTACGGCCCGTACAGCGGCAACTACGGGACGCACTGCATGCAGGTGGAGATCGGGAGCGTCACGCTGTACTTCAGCTACCAGACGCTCATCGCCTTCAGCACCCCGGAGGGCCGGGTGGTGAGCAAGAACTGCTGGGGGCCGACGACCGGGAAGCACCTGAACAGCATCGACGGGGGCGACAAGAAGTCCCGGCTGGACCGGGACGAGTTCGAGGCCAAGTGGAAGGAAGTCGCCGAGCGGTTCAACGTCGAACCCGCCCTGACCATCTGACACCATCTGTAACCGGGGCGGGGAATCACCCCCGCCCCTCAACCCTGGAGAGATGAACGTGTTCCCGGCTGTCACCGAAGCGACTCACAAGGAACTGGCCCAACTACGCTACGCCCAGAAGGTAGCGGGGGCGTGGCTCGCAAACGAAGTCGCCGATACCGACCACTACGGGCGGCGTAAGTCGGTGGTGGAGATGAGCAAGGCCGACAAGCGGGCGAAGAAGCTACAGAAGAAGCTCGCCCGACGGGCAGCCTGACACCGACCGCTAGGGGGCGAGGACGACTCGCCCCCTTCACTCACTGAGGCGACGATGGAAAGCCACTACGAGATCAACGTCAGCAAGTGCGAGAACCCCGGCACGAAGATCGGGACGCCCCGCTACAAACACTTCTTCGCCACGGCCCCCCGCAGCATCAAGAGCAAGCACGAGTTGCGGGTGTTGCTCGACGAGTTCAAGGCGAAGTTCCCGGAACCCGAGTACCTGATTACGGCGACGTACAACGAGTGCATCGGGTACAGCGTGGACACGAGCGACGAGCGGCTGACGGTGGACAAGTCCTGACACCGGCTGTCGGGGCACCAACGAGGACAACCGATGAGCTTCCTGACCAAGCGGGCCGACAGCTACGCCAAAGTCGCCGAGAACTACCGGCGGCTCGAAGGGGTGTGCATCAAGTTCGGGCTGGTGCCCAAGAGCGGCGACCTGTTCACTGAGGAAAGCTGGCCGATCCCCGTCCATGAGGACGACCGGCCGCTGGAATACTGGCCGAGTGAACGGGTGGGCAGCGTGCTGTTGACGAAGCCGGGCACGTTCCCGGAACACGTCGCAGCGGTGCGGGTGAACGCTGACGGCTACTACGGCCACGTCATCGGGGCGGGTGGCAATCACGACCTGTACGCAAGCGACCTGGAGCATCTGCTGCAACGGGCCGGGCTGACACCGGCTGCCGGGGTGTAACCAAGAGGACAACGAGATGCCAGTGATCGTGAAGTACGACAACGGGTTCGACACGAAGCTGCTCAAGGCTGACAAGCTCGAAGCTCTGGTCAGCCAGCACGGTTCGCCGACGTTCGACACGGCACGCAACCTGTGGGTGTTCGCCGACGGCACCACCTACCTGTTCAAGAACCCGTTCCCCGGCGACCGGCGGACCGTGACCGGGTTCTCGGTGGTGCCCTGGACGGACGGCGACCGTGACCTGCGAGAGAAGCTGAGCCGCCCCGACCCGATCCGGCGGTGCTGCTGGTGCCGCTGCTACCACTACAACTGACACCGGCTGCTGAGGCGTGGAGGACAGCATGGTAAACGCAAGAGACGGGCCGGGTTGAGTGACGGTCGTCATTCAACAATACTCTGTGTGGGAGACTGAGCATGACCCGTGCAAGGCCACCGCCGGTATAACTCAACCTGTCGCATACCGGATTCGCACCGAAGGCAACCTGCGAGCCACGAACCCACCGGAAAGGAGCGTGTACCATGAAGCGGTCGTAACCCTTACCTCATGATGATCGGCCGGGGCGGGGAGGAGACTAACCCGCCCCCTTCTGACACCGACTGTCGAAGCGTAACAACACCAGAGGACGGGACGATGGACACGAGCAAGCTGAGCGGCTGGCAGCGTCAGGTTCGGCAGAACATCCGCAACGCCTTCCTCACCGCCACCCGTGCGGAGTTGGAGAAGGCGTTGAGCAACTACCCCGATGACTTCAGTAAGGAGTGCATCCGGGAGATCATCGCCGAGTGCGATGCGGCCGGGGTGGACAATGCCGGTAAGCGGCCTGCCTGACACCGGCTGTCGGGGTGTGAGACGGACAACCCAAGAGAGGGAAGACGATGCAGATTGTCAACGGCAAGCTCGTGCTGGGCAAGAAGAACTGCAACTGCGGCGACGGCACCGTGTCCACCCGAGTGACCTGCAAGTCGTGCAACGGCAGCGGGCGGGGCAAGCGGGGCGGGGCGAGGGGGTGCAAACCGTGCTACGGCAACGGCACCACCTACGACCACGACAAGCGGAGCGTGTGCCCGCAGTGCAACGGCAACTTCAAGGATCACGACGACGAAGATACCTGCGACTACCTTCCCGCCGGGGTGTTCGCCGGGTTCACCTTCCGGGTCTACTACGGCGGGCAGATGACCATCGGTGAGGCGTTGATGGGGCTGGGCTGTGTGTTCTCGTGTGGCGACTACGGGGCCGCATGGAAGGAACGCAACGACGAGAAGTTGATCGCCGACGTGCGACAGCACAGCGGGGTGCAAGCCACGAAGGTTGTCGATAAGGACAACAACGTGGCCGACCACATCGGGATTTTCGTGACGCCGAGCGGGTACACGGTGAAGCCGGTGTTCGTGACACCGGCTGTCGGGGTGTGATAGGGACGGACAACGGGGGCGAGCAACACCGCTCGCCCCTCACCTTCACTGAGGCGACGATGACCCCGACGAAGCACAACATCATCATCGACGGCGACGTTTCGGCGAGCGACCTGATCGACTCGTGGAACAACGGGAACAAGAGCTACGTTCTGGACAAGTTGGAGAACGACCACGCCGGGCTGACGGCTCTGGTTCTCGTGAGCGGGGCGACCGACAAGCGGCTGAGTCTCGCCGCCTGCAACGAGATCACCAACAAGCTGATCGACCGGCGGCGGGAGATGATGCTTCGGGCCGAGCGGTGACACCGGCTGTCGTCGTGTAACCAAGAGGACACGACGATGGTCAAGCTCAACGCTCGCACCCGGATGTTGGTCAACGACGCTCTGCACGACATGTGCAAGCGTCGTCACCGCTCGATCCCCCTGTCCGACATCACTTCGCTGCTCGCCACCCACGGGCTGAAGATTGAGGAATGTATCCTCACCGGCCGGGTCGGCAACGCACAGATTGACGTGCTGACCACCGACGGGCAGGACGTGAATAGCTGGCTGGTGCTGTCGTGGATGAAGGGCGACATCGACCACCAGTGGGAAGTGAACGCCTACCTGTCCTGACACCGGCTGCTAGGGGGCGAGGAAGACACTCGCCCCCTTCACTGAGGACAACGCTCATGACGATTCAGGCTCCCGCCCCGTTCCACGACGGCACGTTCGTCCTGCACAAGATCGAACTCAACGGGCACAAGTATTCCGCATGGTTCGGCAAGGACGGGGTTGTGTTCTCGGCCGAGCGGTTCAGCCGGGACAATCAGAAGACGTTCAACGTCCCGCTCAACCGTCAGAAGAACGTGGCCGAGCAGTTGACCAAGATCGGCAAGCGGTACACGGGCCGCTGACACCGGCTGTCGAAGTGTAAGAAACCCACACACTGAGGACGAACGATGTACGCTCTGCTCGCCGAGTTCCGCCGGGGCAACAAGTACAACATCACCCTCAAGACGGGCAACGACGTGGCGAAGCTGGCCGACCTGGGGTGGATCGTGTTCGACGACCCGGCGGTGCTGGTCGCCGAGATGGAGAGCGGCAAGAAGATGCTCAACATGAAGTACGAGAAACGGGAGCAGATCATCGCCTACCTCCGGGCGATGACACCGGCTGTGGCGGTGTAAGGCAACCCAAGAGAGGGACGACGATGGCCTACCGCCTGACGCTGACGAAGGGTGAGCGGGATGCGATTGACTGGATCGGTCATCGCTACCGCCACGGCGACGAGTTCTATCGCCTGCTGATGGAATGCACGGCGACCCCGGACGACGCCGATTGGGACGACGAGCGGGATATCGAGTACACGATCCCCGAACACGTCGCCTGGACGATGGGCGAGATCATCGACGAAGGGCTGGACTGCTTCGCCGACGAACTGTGCAGCAAGCTCCGGGCCTTCCGCAACCGCATCGTGTGACACCGGCTGCTAGGGGGCGAGGACAACCCTCGCCCCTCACCTTCACCGAGAGAAGACATGAACCGCACCCCGAGCATCCTGTCCGGCCTCCGCACCGCCACCGTCGCCCCGGTCGCCCCGGTCAACGTGAGCCACAAGCGGGTTGACCTGTTCAACAGCATGTGCAACGGCACCGAGATCACGATCATGTCCCGGCCCGACGGCAAGTACCACACGGGCATCGTGACCAGCATCGCCCGTGAGGACGGCAGCGGGTACAAGTTCCTGGTCCGCCTGCACAACAGCCCGACGATCCACTACGTCGTGATGATGTGACACCGGCTGACGGGGCGTAACGATCACCCGCACTGAGGACACGACGATGGCGAAGAAGATGCACACGACGGCCCCCATCAAGGACAAGGGGGCCGAGTTGTTCGCTCCGATCAAGCTCAGCGTTGGGCTGGGCCGGGTCGGGCACCAGCAGCACACCGGCGGCACCGGGTTCCACAACAGCCGGAAGCGGGCTGGCAACCGCTCGCAGCAGACCCGCAAGGCGGTCGCCGAGTACGCCTGACACCGCCTGTGGTGGTGTAAGAAACCCAAGAGAGGGATGCAGATGAGTCGTGAACGCTCGCTGGTTCGTGCGATCCGTGAAGTCAAGGTGCGGAAGCACCACCGTGACCTTGCCAAGCTGATCGCCGACCAGATGGACCCCGAGAACGTCGGGATCGACGGCCGACCGATCTACCGCAACGTCCACGTCGCTCGCCGCCACCTGCTGATCGACTGGCAGAAGTCGTTCCGCAAGCGTCGGTGCCGACGGTGTGCCCGGCGAGTCGCCAAGTGCGAACTCCGGGCTGCGTGACACCGGCTGTAGGGGTGTGAGAGGGGCGGGCGAGTGACCCGCCCCTGACCTGCGACCTTCACTGAGGACACGACACATGGCGACCCGGCTCTACCCGCACACGAAGAACACCGTCATCATCGAGAAGCTGCTGGGCGTGCCCGAAGGCACGGCCCTCCGGCACGCCGCCCTCAACGAGCCGTTCAAGCAGGCGAAGGCCAAGCTCAACGAGGGGTTCGCCGACCTGACGCTGGAGCAGCAGGCCGAGCGGCGGCGGGAGTACATGCGACTGGACGAGGCCGAGTGGGACGCCAACAACTCCAGCGAGGAGATCGCCAAGTACGACGGGTTCTTAACCTTCGGGTGGGGCCGGGTGGTGCATCGGCACTGCTCCGAGCCGAGCGGCTACACCAACGACCCGGTGCTGGTCGCCCAAATCCTCCGGGCACAGGGGGTGACGCTCCCGCCCGACGTGAAGATCGAAGACCTGGAAGGGCTGGGGTGGTGCTGACACCGGCTGTAGGGGTGTGAGAGGGGCGGACGAGTGAGCCGCCCCCACACCCAAGAGAGGGAACACGATGGCGACCCGCAACCGCTGGAACAAGTGGAACATCCGGGCCAAGCTGAAGACCGACTTCAAGTGGTGCCGCCGGGCACTGATCGTGCTGTACCAGCGGCAGACCGCTGACGAGCAGTCGGCCACCCGGACCAAGCACGACAACGACCGGGGCTTCAACCAGCCCGACGCCCGGCGGGGCAGCGAACTCGCCCGCAAGGCCATGACGCCGGTGCTGTTCGAGCCGTGGGAAGTGATCGAGGCCCGCAAGCTCCTGATGAAGTACGCCGGGCAACTCGCCCGGATCGCCAACGAGAAGGAGCGGGCGGCGAAGGCCCGGCCGGTGACGGTGTGACACCGGCTGAGGGGGTGTGAGAGAGACGGACAACGGGGCGGGTGAGTGACCCGCCCCTCACCTTCACTGAGGACAGACGACGATGCCGACCTTCGGACTCAAGCACAACATCGGCAGCAACACGACCACCGCCGGGAAGTTCGACAGCAGCGGCCTGACCTACCTCGGCATGCTGAGCGGTGAGAAGGAGATCAAGTGGACGACGATGACCCTGGCGGCGGGCATCTACCACATGTACACGAACGGCAGCGAGATGTACCTGTTCCCGGAGCAGTGACACCGGCTGAGGGGGTGTGAGAGAGGGGCGGGCGAGTGACCCGCCCCCTTCACTAAGGAGCATCGCACATGTCGAAGTACAACGTCCGCCGCCTGAACCACCTGCTCGCCAAGCACACCGCCTTCCGCTCGCTCGCCGACCTGCTCACGAGCGTGGCCGGTGGCTACACCCCGACGATCATCTGCCGCACCTGCCAGCACGGCGAACTCGTCCGCCTGCTCCGGGACAACGGGGTGGCTGTCCGGGTCTGACACCGGCTGAGGGGGTGTAACGAGGACACAACGGAGGACGCAAGACATGGCGACGAAGACCAAGACGGCCACGGTCCCGACGACGACGGTGCTGGACGAGACGAAGGCCGGTCGCAAGCGGGCGACGAAGGCCAAGCCGGTGACGGGTCACACCGGCAAGCAGAAGATGGCCCTGGTGCTGGGCGGGGCCGCAACGTTCGTCCTGGCCCTGAGCGTCTGGGAAGTGACGACGGCCCTGACGACGCTCACGAAGATGCCCCTGGTGATCGCCGCACTGATGGCGGTGGGGATCGACGTGGTGATGGTGCTGTGCGAGATGGCGGTGATCGCCGCCCCCGACACGGACGCCGCCCGGTGGGGTAAGCGGTACGTCGGAACGACGGTCGGCCTCAGCATGTTACTCAACGGGCTGGCCGCTACGCAGCACGCCGAGGGGATGTGGTGGCTGCTCGCTGCCCCGGTCGGTGCGATCATGCCGGTGCTGGTCTACATGGCCTTCCGGGTGGCGGGCAGCCTGTACGTTAACAAGTGACACCCTGCGAGTTGAGTAACAACAGCCCGCACTCGGCGGGCTGTTGCATTTTTTGTTTCTAAACAATTTCGGGCCGATGTTACAAAAAAAGTACCCAGGGGCAGGCTGCCCTGCGGATACCGCACCACCCTTTCTTTATATGTCGAAGTCCAAAAATTCCGCCGCCCAGGATTTTACCCCCGGCCGCTTAGGACTCGTTATTAACCGTACTTAGGACATGGCTGAGACAGACAACAAGCGGACGGTTGCCGCAACCTTATTCAACTGGAAAGCTGCTGACTACCCCGATCAGGCCGAACCCGGCCAGACGTGGCGGATTGCGGAGGGGCATTTGGGCTTCGCTTGCCCCGGCTGTGGCCGGTGGGGAGCGATCCGGGTGGGAAGTCCGAAGCCTGCCGAAAGCCCGTCCTGGGGCATCCTAGAAGGTTCTACGGACGATCCGACGACGTTATCCCTGACGCCCTCGATCAACTGCGTGGGGTGTTGTGGCTGGCACGGGTATTTGACGAAGGGTATTTACAGGTCTTGCTAATAGATAAGACATGTCACTGAACCCCGTAGAAATCGAATTCCGCAAGCCGGGCAGCTTCGGCTACAACCAAGCCCTCGCCCGTTTGCTCGGCGACTCCTTCCGCCCCAACCAGATTAGCAATTCGTTGCCACAAGTCTTGAACGGGGCGGGAGGCGGTGGAGGAGGCGGTGGAAACCCGTTCTTCAGTAACTTCGTGGCGACCTATGACTTGCCGAACGGGATCGCCCATCTGACGTGGGAGAATCCGACGACGCCCATCGACGGGTTGCGACTGGAGTGCAGCGACTCGACCGAGTACCAGACGACGGACTACTCGGACACGAGTCTGACTTCGCTCGACATCCCGATCAACCTAAACGTGTACGACAGCAACTCGCTCACTTGGCACCTGTGCAGTCTGGTGGGCGGCGATCTCGGGACTTGCATTGACAGCGAGATGTTCTTCGCCCCGGCCCCAGAGTTCGTGAAGGCGGGGTACGACCCGGATTCGTTTGCTATTAACATCGGGTGGACGTACCCGATTGACACGTCGTATGTGAAGTATTGGGAAATCCGGGAGGACTCGCTGTTCTACAACCAGCAGGTGTTCTCGGGGACGTTCGCCTCCTTCTCGGCGGACCCGCAGTGGGTCGGGCAGACGCTCAACTTCTACGTCATTGCGTACATGGCTTCGGGCCGCATCCTGTACAGTCAGCCGGGCTTCGCCAACCCTGTGACCCTGGGCAGCCTGAACCCGGTGGTGCTGGGGGTAGAGGCCCACTGGAACCCGGACACGGGCAACGCCGACCTGTCGTGGCTGGACATGCGGAATTACGGCACGTTCGACGAGTACGAGTTGAGTTCCAACACCGACGGCCACTACGTCAACCAGACGACGCCGAAAGACCAGACTTCGTTGAGCATCCCGCTGAACATCTCCGACTACACGAGCCAGATGATAATCTGGACGTTCAAGACGCTGACGACGGGCAACGGGTTCAGCGGGGACGCCTTCGCCTACATGTACTGGACGCCGCAGATTCAAAACCTGACGGCCAACTTCGTCGAGGGGGACGGCACCTACATCCAGTTGAACTGGAGTTACCCGTACACCGACGTGTCGCTGATCGACCACCTGCACGTTACGGAAACGACGTTCGGGATCGAGTTCGACATCACGGACCTGAACAGCACCGGGTACGCCCTGAACTTCGACGAGGCGTGGCGTAACAGCACGATGAACTTCCAAATCCAGTCCATCGGGACGACGCCGGGCTGGGTGAGCGACTACGCCGTGGCGTCGGTCAGCATCCCGCCTGCTAATATCAACTACGGCAACAACCCCGGCATTATTAACAGCCTGACGCTGGAGGAGAACACCCCGGCTCAGTTGTCCTCCATCTCGCCGCACTCGGTCGTGATGGACGGGTTCAACCTGATTGCGATCACGTTCAACGACCAGGGGTTGTTCAACAAGCGGGGTTCGATAGCGTTGTGGTTCAACGCCGCCACGATGGGCGACATCTTCGGGTACGGGTTGTTCAGCACGGCGTACAATGCGAGCGGCGGTATCAACCTGGGGCTGACGAGCAGCGGCGACATCGTGTACGGACAGGCGGTGGGCGAGTTGATGGTGACTTACGACTACGACGGGTTGGACTTGTTGTCCAACTGGCACCACGTCGTCCTGACGTGGGATCAGTTCAACGTCGAGGGGACGAATTTCAACACCTACAACCTGTTCATCGACGGGGTGCAGGTGGTCAGCGACGGGCAGGTGATCGGCGAGGTTGAGCTTGAGAACAACTTCCCGGTGATCGGGGCGGCGAGCGGCGGGCTGAGCGTCTTCCAGGGGAACATCGATCAGGTCATCTACTCGATGAACACGTTCTACGGGGCGCAGGTGACGGACATCTACAACGGGTCGTTCGTGCCGGGGAACGAGGAGCGGGTGGTGTACACGTTCGAGGGCGACCAGGACGGGGCGAATCAGATCATCGACCACTCCGTCAACTACAGTCCGCCGAGCTAAAACAAAACAGCCCAGGATTTCTCCTGGGCTGTTTGCGGGGGCAAGACGGTTTCCCGTCGCCGATCCACCACCCAATGAGACAGCATTGGGACTGCACACGCATCTTATTACGAACTCGGCCGGTGTCAAGTCACTTCGAGGCCGAGATGTTCATTTCTTTGGCCTTAAGCTCCGTAAGAAATTTGATGAGCCGGTCAACGTCGGCCGCACCTGCTTCCGTGCTAGAGTACCGGGTCATCTGGACGAGTTCCTGAATGACGGCCCAGCCGAGGGACGAGAGCGGGCTGTCGGGGGAACCCAGGAAGGTGTTGGTCTTGATCGGGACTTCGAGGACGGTCCGGCCGTTGTGCTTCACCCCCGTGGAGTAGAGGCGGATGAAGACCTTTACGTCTTCGGCTTGTTGCAAGGCGGGACTGGATTGCGTGGACATCCGTGTCTCCTGTTTGTGACGAAAAGCGTGTCGTGAATGGCGACGACGCAGTGGATTATCATACCGACAACCCAGAGGGCCATCAAGCCCATGAAGATGAAGAACAGCCCCGTCATGACGAGTGCGGCGGGCATCGCCATGAGCAGGGCGATGGAGAAGACGAACTCAGCCATCCTTCTTAACCCACTTCCCGTTCACCCAATTCCCCATCTCCCACCGGCCCTCGACCCGCCGCACCCGGAAGAGGCAGTATTTACGAGGAAGGAAGGCGGCGTACTTGGGGGTGCCGCTTCGGGGGTCGTTGAACTTGCGGATTTGGCAGCCGTCGAACACGGTGCTGGTGAAGAGGCTGGGCTTCCCGGCGGCGACCCACTCCTGGTGGACCGCTGTCGTGATCTCCCGCACCCGCTTGCCCCGGAAGACGGCGATCTCGTCTTCCTCGTCGTTCAGTAAAGAGATGAAGTCGGCCTTGCAGGTTTCCGGGTGGTCACGGCCCTTCTTCCATTCGGTGCCGTCCCGGTTCTCGTACAGGTCTTGCAGCAGGTCGCCCTTGCCGCTCTTTTGGTTCGGGTCACGGGCCTTCATTTGCCACGACGCCCGATCCCTCCAGCCGTCGATTCCCAGGAGGATGTCTTCCTCCTGGGAGGCTTTCTCAATGCCCAGGGCCGAGCGGACCACCCGCTCCCGCCGCTCGGCCCCGTCGGCGATGCGTTCTTCTATGTCTTTGTCGGCGGTGAATTCAGCCATCCGTGGCCGTCCTTCCTTCAGATTGGGTTGTGTGAGGCCGAGAACTCCGTGGAGGGCGGCGGAATGACGAGGGCGTTCAGCTTCTCTTCCGCCTCCCGCTTCCAGGCTTCGATCTGGGCGGGGTCTTTACTGATGGGCGAGCAGACTTTGGCGTAGGTGGAGTCTTCGTAGGTGGCGAAGGCGTGTGCCCCGGCGTTCTTCATCTTCCGTCGGATGATGAAGTCCACGCCCTGAAGCTCGTCGAGGGCGGATGTCGGCCGCTTGTAGCGGGTCCACCACCGCTTGAGGCGAGCGAGGAAGTGCCACCACTTCGGCTCGGGGGGAGGGCAGGGGTGCGTGACCCACCCCTCAAGGATGGTCTGGTAGAGCCACTTGGAGGCGGCGAGGATGCGGACTCCCTGTTCCGGGTGTGCCCGGTCGATCATGGCGATGAAGTGCTTCTCGATGGGCCGGAGGGCACGGGCGAACTCGTTGTAGTCCCGCCGGGACTTCTCGGTGGCGGCGTTCTCGGCGTCCTTGTAGAAGACGTTCCGCAGGTCGCAGATGGGGCAGGGGATTTTGTTCTTGAAGGCGGTGCAGGAGTATTGTTTGTTTTTGAGGGTGTGGATGGAGTGGGAGACGGGCTGGACCGGGATGAAGCGGACGACGGCGGGACTGTTGTTGTCGATGGTGAAGATCATGTATGGAGTCCTTATTCGCCCCTGGGGCGATTGGGGTGATTCCGTTGTTACGTTAAGGGTCGGCTGCGGGCGGTTTTGTTAGTAGGTTATTGGTCTGGTGTCCCTCCATCAGTTAGAGGTTCATGAAAACCGGATCACGGAGTTCGACGGGGATTTCGACCTTGTGGAGAACGGTGAAGTCTTTGATGAACAACTTCCTCACGTCCATTTCCACAATCGAGTCCTTCTTTTGTGGCGGGGTGTTCTCCTGGTTCAAGCTCGTCTCGGTCGCCACGAACATGATGTGCGGGCGTTGGCTGCTGAAGCCGATGACGGCCTGGAAGTCGCCTTCGGGAGCTTTCCAGAGGACGTGCATGCCAGACTTGTGCATCGACTTCAGCCAGTCCACTTGTTCGTCTTGCATTAGTGCAACTCTCCGTGTCAGCCCCGTGTCTTTCTCGTGTGCGTCTTACACTTGAGCGATGACGGGGGTGTGAGGAGTAACATACCTCGTGTATGTCTTGCCGTCAACCGTCCGCCGCAGCCGGACCCGCTTGCGGTCCTTCGTGGTGTCCATGTGGGCCTCGCTCCACACGATCTTGCTGTTTGGGAGCGAAAAGGCGGTGGTCTTGGTGTGGCCCAGGGCGACCTTAACCGCCGTTGAGTTCACGGATGAAGTTGCTGATGGAGTCGTCGGGGTCGTAATCGTCGGCATCGTCACGAACATGTCCATCGGGAGTCTCCTTTCGCATTTCGCACATGATCCGGTAGAACTCGTCCCACGCCTTGTCCTGCCGGTGTTCAGACGAGGCGTTGTTACAGAAGCCGTTCTTGTCGAAGCTGGCGATGACGTAGCCCTCGCCGCCGGGGAACTTCTTGTAGTCTTCCTCCCGGACCAGGATCAGGGCTTCCGCCCCGTGGAAGAAGTTGGCGAGCCGGTCGCCGAGGCCGATGTGCTGGATTTCCAGGTCGGCGTTGTACTTGTACTTCATGGCTTCCCTACGGCGTAAGCCCTCCAGGGGAACGACCAGCCAATCTCGCCGTGCCACCAGAGGATGTGGTAGTAGAACCGCCCCGGCCGCTTCTTGATGCAGAGGCCGGTGGACTCCCGGCTGACCGTGACCCGGAGCGAGTGTCCGTAATAGTAGAACCACGTTCCCGGATTGAATAGGGTGGACATCGTGGCCTTCATCAATCCCCAGAACCAGTTGACTTGGACGTGTTCGCCGCCACGGTAGACCGTCTTGGTACGGAGGCCGCTGAGCAGCACGGTGCGAACGCTGTCGTCGCAGGGGGTCTTCTTGTAGAGCCAGCGGAACATTTCAGAACTCCATCGCCGGGCCGCACAGGGAGCGGCGGTTCGTGTCCGGGTGAATGACTTCGATCCACTCCTGCCGCTCAACGCTCTTGTCGAGCAAGCGGTTCGGCAGCTTCGCCCCTTCGGCCCGGCCGAACTCTTCTGCCTCGTCTTGGGTCGGGAAGTGAGCGACGTAGATGTCCGGCCCGTGGTTCCAGGTCTTGATGACGATGTAGAAGCCTTGCTTTCGTAAAGCCTGGATGTCCACCGATTGTCCTCGCTATTAGTCTACATACTGGTATGACTCTGCCATGCCAATTTTTCCGCTGCAAAAAGAGCGGCTACATCTATTGCGTCGAGGGCAAGATACGCACGGCACCCTCGGACCGCCGTGCGTATCTTGCCGCCGTAACGGTCTGCCAACTGTTCACGCCAAGTCCGGTTCGTGGCGTTGGCGGCTCGTATCGTACTGGCCGAGGCGGTGCGGTCCTTGCGGGGTCGGCTAATGTCTCCATTGTACCAGGAGATGCGGGGGATGTAATCTCGGAAGTGGCACTCGGCGGTGGGGAGGTTTCAGGACAGGCGTTAAGAACTGTTAACTACCGCCTCACTCCGACGGGTGGTGAGTTGGCGGCTGGGCAGGCGTTAAGAACTGTTAACTATCGAATCACTCCGACGGGCGGCGGGTTGGTGGCGGGTCAGGCTCCGAACTCCGTGGATTCGGCAAGTTCGGCTCCGGCGTTGACTGGCTTCAGTGTATCTCAGTTGCCGCAGGACGGTAGCGGGTTCGAGTACACCTGGGACGTGGTGCCCGGCTGGTACATGCACTTCCAGCCGAAACTCAACGGCGTGGACTTCTTTGATGAGTATGCGATTTGGGACGACACGACGGTGCCGCCCGTCTCTGACAGTTGGGGAGAGGAAATCTCGCCTGGGAACTTTGGCCCTGGGGACTTCGTGTATGGAAATACCTATTACTTCCGTGCCCGCAACCAGGACACGTCTTACAGTCCGCCGTCGCCGACTCAGTTCAGCCCGTGGGTGGACTACAGCTTTGTTTGCAACACCGTCCCGGACTTCGTTCGTGGCTTCGGTGTGACGAACCAGACTACCCAGCAGATATTCCGGTTGGACTGGACGACGGCTCAACCGAACCTGACGATCAACATCTACCTGGAAGTTAACGGGGGTGGGTTCAATCAAATCCTTTCGGTGCCCGGCACCAAGCCGATTGACTATGATGCCGGTGCGCCTTTCTTGGTCGGCACGACGTTGCGGTTCGAGGCCGAGTTCACTGACGGCGTAACAACCAGCAGCTTCCGTAACGGCCAGACCATCACCGTTACTTAACCCTGAGTCCTGACCGTTCGGGCTTGCTCAACCAGCCCATGCCGTCGAGTAGGCAGGCGGTGTGCCGGATGCTCTCGGCCACCTTCGTGTCGTGTTGGGCGTCGAGGACGAGGTTGCAGAGGATGTTGGCGAGTTCGCCTTTGCGTGCCGCTTCCTCCAGCTTGATGCCGAACAGAAGCTCGATCTCGTTCATGGTTTGCAGGATGCGGGGAGTGTACGACATAGCATCTCCAGGTGAAGGTACTCACGATGACCAACGCACTGCTTCTCAGGATCGGGCTGCTCCCACTGCATCCCGACCTGCCCGCCAGGGATTGAGTGACACCCGATGGGGATGTCCTTGCTTCCGCCGCCGTTCTCGATTGTCTCTACCCATTCGCCGCTGCCGTCGTACAACGGGGACTCTCGGTTGAAGGGGCAGGTCTTACACATGGCTCGTTCAGACACAGCACTTGCTCCGGGTTGGGGAACTCGGACTCCAGTTGCTCGGTGTACCGCTGGTAGCCGTCCGCAGTCGGGTCGTACTTCCGCTGCACCTGGACGTGTAGGTGTGGGAACCAGTTGCCGTTGTGCGGGTAGCTGCCGACTTCGCCGAGCATGTGCCCCTTCTCGTAGCTGCGACCGACGAAGCCGTAGGCGTTCCACAGGTGGGCGAAGGTGACGAACAGGGTGCCCGTCTCGAAGGTGCCCATCTGGAAGATCATGCGGGTGCCCCAGCCGCCGGTGCGGTCCGGGTCTTCTTCCATTAAGATGAGGCGTCCCGGACCGGGTAGGTAGACGGGCGTGTCGGGCGGGACGTTGTAGTCCACGCCGACGTGGATCGTGTGGCCGGGCTTTTGGTAGTGACCCCGCCAGAGCCACATCCGGTCTTCCATCCAGCCGCCGTAGGAGAAGTCGATCCCGTCACGGGCGTGGAGTCCCTTGACCCAGGTTTCACAGGTCTTGGGATCGAGGAGTGGGTTGGTGAACAGGTTGGTGTTCTGCTGCGACTCTTCGTCGAGGTTCAGGTGCTTCCACTTGCGGTCTTTGTACTGAGGGAACAGTAGGTGGTGCAGCATCATTACCTCGTGTCAAGTTACGTCAAGTTACATTTTACCCGCTGACTCGTCGGCCGTAATTTGAGGCACCGACTCGGAGTAGGATTTCCCGGTAGACCTTCGTCCAGTCGGGGCGGGTGTTCTCTTTGAGGAAGGCGTCGAGGCCAAAGCCGTACTGTTTACAGAGGGCCACGCAGTCTTGGCGGGTCTTGGGTTGGGTCTTGCTCATGCCCTTATATATCGGGCACGTCGGGGTTGTCTAATGTGGGCAACGGCCCCTTACCGCTGAGTAAGCGGTAGAGGCCGTAGAAGTAGTATACCGCCTGGAAGCCGATTGTAACGAGGAGCGGCAGCAGATTGCCGTCGAGGGAGGCGAGCCAAGCGGACCAGGGGAACGGCATCACTGGCCCCAGAGCTTCGTGTCTTGGTGGACAAAGCCGTCGGTCACGATGACGCTGAGGTTCACGTCATCGTCCTTCGTCGTGTCCACCACGTTCAGGCCGAACGAGCGGAGGACGGCGTTGAACTTGTCGATGATGGCGAGGGCGTCATCGTCGTAGTTGATAATAATCTTGTGTGCTTGAGCCACTGTAGTTCCTCATGCGTAGCGGCTCGGTCTGGTTGGCACCGAGCCAGGACTTTGCGACAATGATGAACGTCCACACGAACATCACGATGCAGAGGATCGGCCAGACGAGCAGCCAGTCGTTGAAGTCCATGTTCGCTCTCCTGAAAGGGCGAAACTTGTTCTACCACCGGCTGCCGTCTGGGGCAAGTTATTTCTTGTGTTTGCAGCCCGGCAGGTGGCCCTGCAAGAACAGGTTCGGGCACTTGCACTCGTCCGTGGCGTCGGCGATCTGCTCGATGGCGGCGATGCCACGAGTGTCGATGGTCACTTCGCCGAGGACTTCCACGTCCTTCCCCTTGTAGCCCTCGCAGTAGTCGATGATGACCGTCGGCGACTTGCTGCGGTCCGCCCGGCCGACCATCTGTGCGATATCGGCCTGGGTCGGTTCGACGTGCTTGCCGTCGATGATGTTCAACCCCTTCTCCAGCGGAATCTTCGTCTTCAGGGCTTCGGCCGGGACCACCTTCGTCGGGCTGTTCGCCGGGTAGTGTTCCGGCATGACGATGGGCTGCACGCCGGGCGGCAGGTTCGTCAGTTCGCCGAACTTGACATCGTGCCACTTCACGACCGGCTCGGCCAGGATGTCGTACATCGACCCGGCGGCTTCCGGCTTGTTCTTCAGGAACTCGTCGAAGACCGGGAAGCCGGTGTGCGACTTCCTCTCGATGACGCCATCATCCTTGCCCTTCCAGGTCATGAGTCGGGTGATGTCGCCCATGACGACTCGGGCGTGGCCCGGCCCGTCGGTGAACTCCACGAGGATGTCGCCGCCCAGGAATTCCTTTGTGATCTTACCCTTCCGGTCCTTGTACTCCATGCCGTCGGCGAAGTACGTTACTTCGTCGTTCAGCTTCGGCATGTTCGGCCGGTTGGTGATCGCCAGCTTGAAGGCGTCAAACCCGCACGGTTCTTCGTGAGCGGCTTGGTTGTCGAGCATCACGAACACCCAATCGTCCTTCTTCTTGCCGACGCTGACGACGGTGCCCTCCTGCCCCTTGCTCGACCCGTGCCGCAGGATCACCCGGTCGTATCGCTGGAACTCCGTCGCTACAGGGAGTTTCGTAACTTGACATTCGTGACAAGTTACGGACTTCATCATGTAGTTGCAGAGGTTGATGGCGAACCGCTTCGGGCCGAAGGCGGGCCACGTCTTGCCGTCGTCGATGGCGGCGATCTGGCCGTGTTCGCCCTTGTGTTCGCCGTTGAGGATTTCGACGTAATCCCCGACGGCGTAGAGGTTACGTTCCCTGATCTCCCCGCCTCGCAGCTTCTCCATGTACTCCAGGCTGGCGGGAAGCGGCTCCTGCATCAGCTTGACGGTTCGCATGTACTCCTTCTTCATCACCGGATGGATGCCTTCACTGACGCCGTGCATGACCCGGAACTGCTGGCTTTCCGGGGACGGCTTGACGCAGGTGACGGTCTTGGCTTCCGGGATGTCCAGAAGGTCGGCCATGTCGGCACACGCCTTCTGCATCGCCTCCTTGCGTGCCTCCGTGGCCTTCTTCATATAGATGCTGTCGCCTTCGTGGAAGACGAAGTATTCCTGCGGTTCCAGGGGGTTCGGCTTGGTGAAGAGATTGCAGATGGTCAGCCACGCCTCTTCGATGCGGAACGGCCATGCGTCCTTGCCGCTGTGAATGGAGAGGGCGGTGAACTGCCGCTTGTACGCCTCGATCTTCTTCTCTTGCTTCTTGCAGATCGCCTTGCGGATGGCGTCACATTGTTCTTCGAGGAAGCCGACTTCGACGAGCATCTGGTTGGCTTCGGCGACTTCCTTCGTCCGCTCCATCACCTTGTCCATGACGCCGAGGCGGTGCCGCAGGGTTTCCCGGCCTGCGATGGGCGGGAGGAAGCGGATGGTCTGCCCCTTCAGGTTGTTGATGTCGAACATCTTCTTGTCAACGACCTTGCCGTCTTCACCAATGACAGTGGGTTCGGCGACGGCATCGGCAGCCTCGACGGCTTCGCCGTAGGCCCGCTTGATGTCGGACATGGGGATGCTGGTTGTTTTCTTGGGGTCGTCGTTCATGTATGTCTCCCGGTGAGCGTTGAGCCAGAGGGCACGAGCCGCAGCGTATGAGTAGTGAGTCATGTGCGGTACTTGGCGTACTTCTTCTGGATGTAGGGGTCGTGCGGGAACTCTTCGAGCATCCTCAGCCCGGCCCGCCTGTCCAAGCGGTGTAACAGGAAGCAGGCCGGGGTGAGGAGTGCGACGACGGCGAGGAAGTAGAGGATCGGGAGGAAGCTGAGCTTGACGATGGACAACATCAGCACGAAGCCGATGACGAGCCAGCCGTTCAGGTTCGGTCCTTCCACGATCTTCATGACTCACTCGCTTTCGTAGTTCACGGCTTCAACCTCGAACGGGGCTTGGTGGTAGCCGTAGTGCAGAACTTGTTCCAGGTAGAGGGCCAGGAACGTCATCATGTCGCCCACCCTTTCGACCTGAAGGACGTGCCCGAGTTCGTGGCGAATGAGCCGGGGCGTTTCGTGTCCTTCAGTAATCAGGATGCCGTACCCGAGGGTAAGTCCGGCAGCCATCTCGATGTCGAGCAGGTCTTTACTCAGTAGCTCCAGCCCTTCCGGCGGTGGGGGCATCTGTGCTACAGTTAGCACACGAACGAGATCGGGGCGTAGGATTCCGATTTTGGACGCAAACGCAGTCTCGTCCGGGGTGAGTTCTCTGCCGTGGGCGAGGACGTTGGCTCGGTTGGCCTCGGCCCAGGGTATGACGGCAGGCAGAATCTCACTCAGCGGCAGCGGGTTCGACGGCATCGGTCTTCTCCTCCACAGTGGCGTCCGGGGGAGCGGTTGTGGGCGTGGGGGTGGCGGCGGGCTTGTCCTCTTTGCCCGAGGACAATTCTACCAACCAACCGATCTTGTTGCCGCTGAACTTGGCCGGAATGTTGGTCGGCAGGGTGGCGAGCTTGGTGATCTCGCTCCACGGGATGACCGGGAGCTTCCGCTTGCCCTTGTGGAAGGCGACACCGGCCTCGGACACGGTGACGCACACGTCACCCTTGCACCCGTTGATGTCTTCGACCGTCAGTTCCCGCACAACGGGCTTGGTGAGCTTGGTTGCCATTTCTCTCCTCGTGTGGTTAGTGCCGTCTAGGCAGGGTTAAGATACAGCCCACTCCCGCTGGTGTCAAATCAAACCGCCCGGTTCAGGGCTGACCTGAATGGGTTTTCGTCACAAACAACACCCGCTGAGGCTAGATATTAGGAGTTCGTATTGGAGAAACAAATGCGGGATTTCAATGAGTTCCTTATCGAGAACGACCAGCGGGTGTTCAACGAGATTTTCGGCAAGATCGCCGGTGCCCTGGGGATGGGCGGGCCGGAGTGGGTCGGCTACCTGAAGAAGCTGTCGGCCACCCCGGAGGGTCCGGTCGCCCAGCAGATGCTCAAGATGTTCACTAAAGGCGTGGACCCGAAGGATTACATGTGGGTCAAGCAGAATCAGAACGACGTGTTCCGCTTCCTCCAGAAGCACCGGAACAACCTGGAAGGGATGGGTGTGAACGTAGACGGGTTGATTAAGAAGCTGGGAATCTACGACCCGACCGACTTGGCGATCAAGCAGTCCGGCAATGCTGGCTGGCTCGGCAACCGGAACGTTTCGGCTCACGACAACCACGCCACGGCGAACGTCAAGAGCCTTCGCTAAAACCCGTCTCTCTTCCAATTCACCTTTGGCCTACAAGTCCTCTCCCAGAAGTACCAACACGTCCGGGCGAGGGCTTGTATGTTTTCCGGCAGTTCTTCGAGCAGGAAGCGGATGTGGTTGATGAGGGTGCAGGGCCACTCCTGGCAAATCTCCTCGTTCCGCAGGTAGCAGATCAGGACGCCGGGGGTGACGGGTTCGTATTCACCAAAGTCATTCGCCCAGATCGGGCTGTCGTGCTGGATGGGGTCTTCGACGCCGCCCCAGATCGACCGAACGAGTAGTTGTTCGGGGGTGGTCAGGTCGCAGGAAAAGTCGGGGTGGATCGCTGTGCGCATACCAGGGGCCGTAAGGTGAAAGACAACAGATCATAGTAAAGACTAAATCTCTATCTGTTATAATAGAGAGCGCCCGGTAGGGCGCAGCCTCGACTATGACCCATGCACTCAGTAAAGTGCGCATGGCGTCGTACTTCCACAGTCAAGTGGTTTTAAGTAGCTGTTGTGTTTGGGTTTCCAAACCTTCTCCGCTGCACGCTACCCCGATTGACTAGGCGTGCATTTACGGCATTAAGGGGTGCGGAGTCGGAATACCTCCACCCGGCGATTGGGTCTGAGTCGTCTGGTTACAACTACCCTGGTCCCCGAAGGGTCGCTAAGGTTTTTCTTCGCCCACCCCCTGGCGGCTACTCGGCCGGGGCTTCGGGCGCACAGTTCCCAGACATCTTAAACAACAAATCGGCCCCGTCAACACTACTTTCAAAATATGCTGACCCAACTCACCGAAAACCACGTTGACGCCGTTCTGGGCATCTGCCAGCAGTGCTACCCCAACCCCGAGTATTGGGAGACTCGCACCAACGTCATGACTAAGCTGCACAACTACTCGCCGGGCTGCATCGGGTGGGAGGAGGACGGCAAGCTCGTCGCTTACTACCTGTTCTGGCCGTGGAACAAGGTCCGCTCCTACCCGCTCGACCGGGAGGACTGCTGGCTCAACAACCAGCAGCCGACGGTCATGTACAGCCACGACATCTGCATACTTCCATCATACCGTGGAAAAGGAATTGCGCAAGAGCTTTTGTCAAGTTACGAAACCCAGGCGAGGGAACTCGGCCTGCGGGTCGGCGTAGGTACTGCCGTGCGTGGGACTTGGGTGTTGTGGAAGAGATGGGGCTGGGAGCCGGTCGAGCGGGTGAACTACGGCCCGGAAGAGGCGTGGCTAATTTTGAAGTTTCTCTCTTGACTTCTTGTTACGCTTCTGGTTTATTACACAACTCAAGTTGAAAGTAACGAAACACAAGGAAGTGTAACATGGCAAAGCTGAACCAGATCATCGCCGTCGTCAACGGCAAGAAGACCAAGACCCAGAAGCAGGTCACGGACGTTTACCACAACCTCCAGAAGCCGACCTTGTTCGAGGGCATCTCCCGGACCTACCGCCCGTCCGACGAGGACGGCGAGACGTTCCCGCCGGAAAAGAAGCTCGTTCAGTACAAGGTGCAGGACGCCGTTCGGGAAGTCCGTGAGGCTCTTACGGAACTCTGGGACGTGACCGCAACCCAGGATTGGGCGAACTGCAAGGCCGTCGCCGACGTGAAGGTGGACGGGAAGGTTCTGTTGCTCAAGGTGCCGGTGACTCACCTGCTGTTCCTTGAGAAGCAGTTGACCGACCTGCACACGTTCGTGTCCAAGCTGCCGACGCTCGACTCGGCCGAAAAGTGGAACTTCTCCCAGGAGGCCGACGCCTTCCAGTCCGAGGAGTCCCGCACGAACAAGACCAAGAAGGTCATGCGGAACCACGTCAAGGCTGCGGCCACGGACAAGCACCCGGCCCAGGTCGATGTCTATACTGAGGACGTGAAGGTGGGCGAGTGGGCCACGATCAAGTTCTCGGGTGCGATCCAGGTCAAGAAGAAGAACGAGATGCTGGAGCGGGTCGCCAAGCTCCAAGAGGCGGTCAAGTTCGCCCGTGAAGAGGCGAACAACCTTGAGGTCGAAAACCAGTCCGTCGCCGCCCCGGTGCTGGACTTCGTGTTCGGCAAGTAAGGCCAGAACAAAATTTGTGACCCAAAAACACCCCAGCCGTTGACCCTTGTCCGGCTGGGGTGTATCGTTATGAGAACACTCGATGACTATCTCGCCCCCGCCATAACGCACTTTGGGTTCCGAAGATGTGGGATGTTTTCACGGATGTCTCTGGGTTCGTTCCTCGCCGAGTCTGCGGTGCCTGGACGAACGAGTTGATCGCACTGCATAACGTCTCTGACATTCTGATCGGGGTTTCATATCTCCTCATCCCCCTGTTCATCTGGAAATTCGTCCGGGCGAAACCGGGGATGAAGTTCTCCCTGATCTTCTACGCCTTCTGTGACTTCATCGTGTCGTGCGGCCTGACACACTTCATGGATGTGGCCCTCTTCTACTGGCCCAACTACAGGCTGGCCGGGATCATCAAGCTGGTCTGCGGGGTTGTTTCCTTCAGTACAGTCATCCTGCTGTTCAGAATGTACCCACTCGCCGTCAAGATGATCCAGACGCCGAGGGAGATACGGGAGAGGACCGAGACGCTATCCCAGAAGAACGACGCCCTGGAGAAGCAGAACGGGCATCTTGTCTTCGAACAAAAAGCGAAGGACGACTTCCTGGCGATCCTCGGCCACGAACTCCGCAACCCACTCGCCGCCGTTTTCAACGCAAAACAACTTCTGGAACGGGACTCGGCCAAGAGCCGGGAACTCGGGATGAAGATACTGGAGAACCAGATCGACCACCTGAACCGGCTGGTGGACGACATCATCAACGTCGCTCGTGCCGTCCAGGGTCGGCTGGAGTTGAGGCAGGACAAAACGTGTGCCCGTCAGATCATCGAGCGGGCGATGGAACTCGCCGCAGCCACCATCAAGAAGCACAAGTGCGTGGTGAGTGTCGAACAACCGCCGGAAGACCTGTGCTTTGTTGCCGATGAGATGCGCATGGCTCAGGTTGTGAGCAACCTGCTTACCAATGCTGCGAAGTATGGGCACGAAGGCGGCAAAATCGAAGTTACTGTTACCTGCGAGGGTGGTATACTCCACCTATCAGTTCGAGATTACGGCATCGGCATCGGGCCGGAGAAGCTGGACACCATCTTCGGACTCTGTGTCCGAACGGAACGTGCTGCCAAGAAGGCGGACGGTATGGGCGTCGGACTGGCGATGGTCCGGGCGATTGTCGAGCTTCATGGCGGTCATGTCAGTGCTAAGAGCAACGGCGTCGAGCAAGGGGCTGAGTTCCTGGTCACGATACCAATCACGGAGGTAGCATGAACATCGTCCTTGTAGAAGACCACGACGACATCGCCGACTCCAGCATGATGCTTCTCGATATGCTCGGGCATCAAGTCACGAGGGTGAAGACGGGCCTGGAAGCTGTGGAGTTGGCGAAGTCGGTGGTGCCTGACTGCTTCATCGTGGACATTGGCCTTCCCGACATCCCCGGCACCGAGGTTTGTAAGCGAATCCGCTGCCAGCCCGCTCATTACAAAACGCTGATGGTGGCGGTGAGCGGCTACGACATCAGCAACGAGGCGAAGGAGATCGGCTTCGATCAGGCGTTCAAGAAACCCGTCGATTACACCCGTCTCTTCCCGGCCGTCACGAACTAAACGAAAGAACCCCCGGTGATGCCGGGGGTTCTTCCTTTTGGGAACTCCGCTTACCGCCTGCTGCCCTGGTAGCGACGGCGGCGGGGTTGCTGCTCCTGCTCGTCGTCACCGCCTCGGCTGCGGTTGCTGGAGCGACGGCCGTTGTTGTCGTTCTCCTCGTCGTCCTCGTTGCGGCGGGAGCGGCGGTTGTCCTGCTCGTCGTCCTGCTGGCGGCGACGGCCCTGCTGCTGGCCGTTCTCGCTGCGGCCGTACCGCTGCTGCCACGTCTCCCGCCCGCCCCGGACGAAGTTCCCGTCGTCGTCCTTGCGGCGGCGGCTGTGGGCACCCGTCTCCGGGTCGGCCTCTTGTTCCTCTTGCTGCTGCTGCCGCCGCTGCTCGTACCGCTGTTCGTCGTCCGAGATCGTCTCGTCGATCTCGTTGCCGAACTTGCGAACCCTCCCCCGCCCGTCGTAGCCGTGCCGCATGTGGCGGGCGTCGGACAGGGCTTCCGTCTCGTTCTCCTTCAGGCGGCGGTCGTTCTCCTCGTCCCGGACCCGGCCCCGGCCGTCGTAGCCGTTGCGCATCTCACGGGCGTCCTTGATGGCCTGCGTCTCGTGGCCCTTGAGCCGGTGGTCCCACTGGTCATCTTCTTCCCGATCCTGGGAACGGGACTGCCCACGGTTGGAGGACGCCGCCCGACGCTGCTGTTGCCCTTCGTCCTGCTGGCGGCTGCGGGACTGGTTGCCGCCCTGGTTGCGGCTGGTGCCCCGCCGCTGGTGGTCCCGCTCCATCTCCTCCATCATCTCGTAGGTGTCCTCGAAGCACTCCTGCACTTCGGTGACGCCCTCGAAGTCCACGTCCGGGAAGTTGTCGAGGATGTCGAGGATTTCGTCCGGGGCACGGTTGTCCTGGGCGATCTCGAACAGGTCTTCCGTGCCACAGGGGTACTTGGCACCCCGGAGGTAGCGTTGGAGTTCGATGGGGGAGATGCCCGACTTGCCCTTGCTGCGAGTTGCCATGCCTTGCTCCTAGAGAGGTTTGCTGGGCGGGCGACGAGGAAAAGGTGTTGCAGCTACCGTGCCAGTACACCATTTGTTCCCGAGAAGTAAAATCCGCCTCTCCGTCAAAATGAGCAGCGAACTTCCCACTTTGGGGACGGGAATTTCTATTCCAAAACAAACCCCGTTTTGTTAATCTACACGTCGGTCCTCTTACACCACAAAGGCAGGGACGCCAATGAACCCGACGGACGTTGACTACTTGAAGATGGCCTACGAAGCGGCACGCCGCAGCCCCGACCCCTCCACCCAGAACGGGGCCGTGATCCCCTACGAGGCGTGCGGCCAGATCAATGCCCTCAGTGCATGCAACGAGTTCCCGGAGAACGTGGAGTTGACTGAGGAAAGGCTGGTCCGCCCCCTGAAGTACAACTTCATCGAACACGCCGAGCGGAACGTGATCTACCTCGGAGCCAAGTACGGCATCGCCCTGGCCGGGAAGACGATGTACGTCCCGTGGTTCGCCTGCTCGGACTGTGCCCGTGGGATCATCTGTTCGGGAATCAAGCGGGTGTGCGGCCACAAGCGGATGCTCGACGCCACCCCGCCCCACTGGAAAGAGTCCATCGCCCACGCCATGACCATGCTGAAAGAGGCGGGCATCGAGATGGACTTGATCGAGGAGAAGCTGAACATCGAACCCATCAAGTTCAACGGCGAACTGTGGGTGCCTTAATAATCGGTTAATAACGCAGGAAAGAAATCTCGGCCGGGCCAGGGTAGCCCGGCCGTCTTTTTTCTACATACTGGTAGGCCACCAACCAGTGAGAGGAGTATGCTTCGTGAAACCTTCAAAGCCAACCGCAAGTGGATTCTCTTCACCTACACGGTAATGCTCGCCGAGTTCGCCCTGTTCGCCATGATGCCCTGGCTGTTGGGGATGGCGGTGGACGGGCTGCTCGAAAAGAACCACAACAACTTCTACCTGTACGGCGGGTTGAGCGTGGTGGGCCTCGTGGTCGGCATCCTACGCCGCCAGATGGACACCCGAGTGTTCATGGGGATTTGGAAGAGGCAGGCCGTCGAAACGATTGACGGGATGCAGAAGCGGGAGGTAGAGGGGGCGAGAATTATTAGCCGCTACCGGCTGGTGGGCACATTCGCAGACTTCTTCGAGACGACCGTCCCGACTGCCGTTGGGGCGGTCGTTGACATTGGTGTGGCCTTCTTCATGCTGTTCGCCGCCCTGGAGTGGGGCGGGCTGGTGCCCTTCCTGACGGCCCTGGTGGCGATGGTGGTGTACTATCTCGTAGCGAAGCGTATTCTGGTTATCGACCGGACCCTGCAAAAACTTAAGGAAAAAACCGATGAAAAAATCCTTGAATCCGGGGAGAGCGTGGAGCCGGAGTTCGATGGGATGCGGAAGGAGTGGGTCCGTCGGAGCGATATGGAGGCACTGTCCTGGGGGTTGAACGATCTCTTCTGGGTGGTCTGTGAAGTGTTCACGGTGTACTGGTTGCTGGACGGCGGGGAGAGCGTGGGCACGGTGATGGCGGCGATTGTGTATGTGGACCGCCTGTTCAGCCGGACGAGCATGCTGGCCGGGTACTTCAACCACCAGCAGGAGATCAAGATGGTCAAGGAAGTGCTGGAAGAGGACTAATATAACAGGATGGAGCGGTTTGCGAACAATCTCAGAACTACCGTCAATCAGATCGGCGGCATCAACAATAGCTCGAACCCGGTGACTTTCACCGTGGCCGATGCTACCGGGTTCCCGTCGTCCGGCAACTTCCGAATCATCATCGACAGCGAGATCATGCTGGTGACTTCCGTCTCCGGCAACAACTTCACCGCCACCCGTGCCCAGGAGGGGACGGTGATCGCCAAGCACGACCACACCGCCCCGGTCTACCACCTGTTCACTGCGGGGGCGTTGACGGCGGCTTGCTCGGATACCGTCCAGAGCGGGCAGTACGCCCAACTCCCGGCCAGCCCCGAGCGGGGGCGACTGTACGTCCCGAACAACGACCAGGACTGGCAGGTGGGTCAGGCGTCGGGGTGGATGCCGGTCGGGCCGATGATTAAGATGACGTACCCGGACAACAGCCTGTACTCCTGGGTGAACCAGGGCAGTACGACGATCACGCAGAACGGGCACCACATCATCATGACCGGGGATAACCACACGTTCGGCACCCGGTACGCCCGGATGAAGACGGCCCTGACGCCGCCGTTCCGGTACACGCTGATCTTCACCGCCAACGTCGAGAACATCTTCACCCGGAACTCGGCCTGTGGGATTATCCAGCGGGAGTCCAGTACCGGGAAGTGTATTACCATCGAGCAGTCCTACGGGGTGAACTTCCTGCGGTTCGGCGTGTTGTATTTCAACACCGTCACGAGCTTTAACAGCATGCTCTACGGGTGGACGGATTACCCGCACCCGAAGTTCATGCGGTTCCTCCAGGTTCACGACGACGGGACGAACGTGAACTACAACCTGTCCTACGACGGCATCTTCTACGAAACCATCTACAGCCGGGGGCGGACGACCCTGATTACGGCCGACCAGATCGGCTTTGAACTCGGGGAAACGGTGGACGGCCTGAACAAGATGATCGTCTGGAGTATCGAAGAGGGCTAATGGAAAGATTCACTAATAATGCGTTCACGACCCTGGCCGGTGCCATCGACGAGAGTACGACCCCCGTCACCTTCGCCGTCGCCAGTGCGTCCGCATTTCCCACGGCAGGCAACTTCCGCATTGTGGTTGATAGTGAAATCCTCCTGGTGACTTCCGTCTCGGGGAACAACTTCACTGCGACGAGGGGTGCGGAAGGCAGCCCGATCCAGGCCCATGCGGTCGGGGCCGGGGTGCGGCACGTCTTCACTGCGGGGGTGTTGACACAAGTCCTCGCCGACAACATCACCACCGGGCCGTATGCGAGTCTGCCGTCCTCTGCGGGGCGAGCGGGCCGGATGTACGTTCCGACCGACGAATATGTGGTTATGGTGAGCGACGGGTCGAACTGGCTTCGGTACGGCCCCATCTATCCGGTGACACGGCCGAACTTCTCCGGGGCGACTCAGGTTAACTTCTCGGGCACGACGTACAGCCAGACGGCGTTCGGTGCCCAGATTGTCCAGGTGGGCGGGGCTGGAGGTACGAGGCGTGGGGTGTTCAAGAGTACGATCACCGCCCCGTACAAGATCACCATGATTTACAGTCAGACGGGTTCGCTGCCGGGGGATACCCGGACGGCGGGTTTGGCTATCCGGGATTCGGCGACCGGGAAGTTGGTCACGTTCGAGATAGCGATGGCGTTCGGGGCTTGCGGCGTTCACCAGTGGAACTCGCCCACGTCGTTCAACAACTCACCGCTGGGCTGGGGTTCGATTGAGTACACGGCGGGGTGGATCAAGTTCCTCCAGATTCACGACGACGGGACGAACCACAGGTTCAACTTCTCGGCGGACGGTATTTATTGGGACACGCTTTACACCCAGAGCAAGACGGCGTGGCTGGCAACCCCCGACCAGTACGGGTTCATTGTGGGCGAGGGGTCGGCGACGACGAACGTCCTGAGCTTTAAGGAGGAGAGTGCGTAATGGCCGTTGAAGTGTTTGGTAACAACGCAGTCTCGTACCTGACGGCTGCCCTGGATAGCTCGACCGACCCGGCACCGATCTCCGTTCACAACGGTTCGGTGTTCCCGAGGAGTGGGAACTTTCGCATCCAGATCGACAGTGAAATCCTCCTGGTGACATCCGTCTCCGGGAACACGTTCACCGCCAGCCGTGCCCAGGAGGGGACGCAGATCGTCGCTCACGAGAACGGATCGACCGTCAAGCACATCTTCACGGCCGGAGGATTGAATAAGGCGTTGGACGAGTCCGTTGTCGTCAGCAGCTACTCTGCCTTGCCGTCTGCCGGGAGGGCGGGACGGGTTGCCTTCACTAGCGACGACCGGGTGATGTTGTTCAGTGACGGGTCGAACTGGTTGCCTTATGGCCCGTTCACCCGGTTCTACCCGCCGGTGCTGTCGGACTTAACCTGGGTCAACCAGGGGGCGTCGAGAACGGCTACCCAGCTTGGCACGGTGTTCAACATAAACAGCACGTTGCCGAACGGCAGTTCGAACCGAGGGGGTTTGGTGAAGACGGCCCTCACGCCCCCGTTCAAGCTGACGATCTGCTACACCATTAACAAGCGGGTGATGGCCGAGAGCTTCTTTTCGGGCGGGATCATGGAGTACGAGTCGTCGTCCGGGAAGTTCATCACCTGGGAGCAGGGCACGTTCAACTTCATCAACATCGGGGTTCACACCTGGAACAACGGCACTTCGTTCGCCGGGACGATCTACGGGTGGGCACCCTACGACGAGCCGACGTACCTGCGGTTCATGCAGATTCACGACGACGGGGCGAACGTGAACTACAACTTCAGCTACGACGGGATCGGCTGGTACACGCAGTACAGCCGTGCCCGGACGAGCTTCATCAACGCCGACAAGTACGGGGTGATGCTGTCCGAGGGGCAGGGGAGCGTCACCGTCTTCAGTTTCAAGGAAGAGTCGGCCTAAGCGTTAGTAAATGAATTACTAAATCCCCCTGGCGGAAGCGGGGCGAAAACGCTATTCTATTTCTGAACCCTTTCGAAAGGAAAACACCACATGGCGAAACAATCCAAGATTCTGTTGCCCGAAGGCGTAGAAGATAAGGTCGAAGATCAGGAACAGACCCAGGACGAGGAGAACGTCAAGGAAGTCGAGATCAACTACCCGGCCACCGAGCGGGACGAAGAGTGTTTCTTCCTCATGTACCACATGGGCATGGCCCCGTCCGAAGCCTATGCCCTGAAGGACGATCACCGCCGCTGGCTGATGGCCCGGTTCATCGGGCAGAAGCAGATGGAGCGGGAGATGGTGGAGCGGAACCGCCTCGCACAAGCGGTCATGGCTAACCCGCAAGGGCCACCGGCCGGTATGGGCATACCCAATCTCAGGGTGCAACGGTAATGTAGGTCTTCGGGAGGATTTCGGTCGCCCGTAGAAGAACCTTCATGTAGTCCGAGGACTTGCCGAACATCGAGTCCACCCGGTAGTCCTCGCCCGAGCAGTTCCCGTCGTGGCCCCAGGCCAGCAGGAAGTGTTCGTTATCCACGTTGTAGTATTGGCCGTCGGCCGGGTCCGAGAAGATCATCTGCTTCTCGGTGTAGCCGATGGCGACCATGTAGTGCCAAGTTTTCTTCCCGGACCGGACGAGTACGATCACCGGCCGGTCCTGGGATACCTCGTATTTCAACTCGTCGAAGTTGTCGTTCTTTAACGTGGCCCGGATGCCGTGCTGCTTCAGCACCCGGACGATGTAGTCCGGGGCGGTCATGCCCACTTCGTCGCCGCCGGTGCCGAACCAGTGGGTCTTGGTCATCTGCTTGACCTGCTCGATGGTCACGTCCTGCCCGTAGTGGCGTAACACCATCGCCGTGCTGGTCGGGCCGCAGGTGATGCTGTCGGGCTGTTGTGCGGTCGGGAAGTTCGGGATGGCGTGGGCGGGCGGGTAGTCGAAGTGTTCCGGTATAGAACCGACGATTACAGCCATGACGAACAGCACGGCCCCGAACAGGCCGAGCCATTTCTTTTTGATGGTAATCATGTTCTCCTCCTCATGAAGAACGTTTTCTGTAGTTATTCTTATTTTCCTCCTTTCCGGTGTTGACATTCTGTAAGAAGCGGCTATACTGAGGGGCAGAGTGCAAGCTAAAGGTGAATCTCAAGCTAACCTGCTTGGCAATCAGTGTTGGTTCGAATCCAACTCCCGCTACTTCGCCCAAACGAGTACATAGCGGGATACCCCAATGGCAGAGGGTAAGCCGGGCTATCTCAGCCACAGACTATCACTCTAAGCTAAAAGATTGGCAGGTGTTCCCTTAATCGAGTGCCAGTGTTTACAACCCTGAGATGCGTGTTCGAATCACGCCTCCCTCGCTCTCGCCCAAACTACTTACGAGGGAGTGGTCATAATGGAAATGGTACAGGGTAGATAGATTGAATAACTGGCTTAAACGGATACAGTAAGGGGACTCGCAGTAATTGTACCATGCCGTTTTCACTACTAATGAAAATTCTCGGGCCAGGGGGCGGGCTATGCCTCCTGGCCTCTTTTTTTGAAAGCACTTATGTTCGCTGAAGAAGAACTGCTCGCCACCAAGAAGCCCGCCGTGTACTGCCCGGACGGGAAGAACCAATACTTCACTTGGTTCAGGATGTACGACAACCACCCGCCGGGGTTCAGGCCGAACCTGCTGCCGGTGGAAGTGTTCGATTTGATTCGTGAACAGGAAGAACTGGATGCGACGGATGCGGAGGGGAATCCTCCCTACGCCATCGGGTTTGATACCGAGGAAGAGGCGTGGGAGGCGGCAATCACGGCCGTGCTGACCATTGCGGAGCGGAACGATCAGCGTCGTTCAGGAGATACCTCTTCCGCTTCGGCCACTTGATCTTGAACGACTTCCAGTGAATGTACTCGATCCGCTCCGGGTTCCACTCGTCGTCGAGCAGCGTAAGTACGATACTTTCTTCGTGGGCCAACAGGCCCATCGCACAGTATTCCGGCACCAGGACGGAGTTGTTCGTGTCCAGGTCAACCGTGTAGGTGTTATTAAACGTGTCCGAGTCGTCCCGGAGATCGACGACGGCCAGGAACACCCCGCCCCGGACGACGTGGACGAGCCGCTGGCTGTTGAGCCGGTGCAGCCCCTTCACCGTGCCGCTGCCCAGGTAATCGACCGTCACCCCGACGGGGAACATGTGTTCCATTACGGAACTGCGGTAGAGTTCGAAGGAACCGCTGTGCTGTTGTTCGACGTACTCGTGTTCGATGTAAAGCAAGTTTGCGATCTGATCGACTTCTTCCTTTTTCATGGCTCCCTCCATAGATAGTATAAAGGAAAAAGTCAATATGTCCAAGTCATTTACTGATTATGTTTATCGGCGACTCCTCAGTGAAGTGGAGGACGTGGGTGCCGCTACGGAAGCCCCCGCTCCTGGCGAGGACACGGTGGCCGAGAAGAAGCAAAAGGTCAAGAACGTGCAGGCGGGGTTCGCCCAGGCACGGGAAGAACTCTCGAAGATGGTGGACGCCAAGTTCGCCGAACTCGAAGGCCAACTCCAGCGGTCGTTCGGCTCGCAGCAGAAGATCAACTCCGTGGACCGGGCGAAGATCGTTCAGGTGTTAGGTAAGATCGCCGACAAGATTAACAGTTGGGGCGACAGCGACCAGGACGTTCAGTACGCCGCCCCGGCAGCGGAACAAGTGCCGACCCGTGTCCCGCCGGTCGCCGCAGAAGGCATCCGGGCGGTCAACGGGTTGCTGATCGAGGCCGAGTTGTACGTCGAGGACAACCACGGCATGAAGATTCAGTCGGTGAAGTCGTACCTGCAAAAAGTGAAGGCCGAGATCATGCAGCAGGTGGACAACACGCTGCGGGCGTTGCAGAACGACGCCGTGATGAAGATGATGAACGACATCCACAAGAGCGTGTCCACCGTCCAGGGCATCGTCAGCGGCCAGTCGCCGTTGAACGCCACGGAGAAGATCGACGCCTACCACAACCTACAACAGTTGGGTAACACGATTGCGATGTCGGCCGCTCCGAAGCTGAAGTTCGGCGAGCGGCTGCCGAAGTCCACCAGCCCGGTGCAGATCATCCTCGGCGGCGGGCACGTCCTGAACTTCAACCCGTCCGACCGTGACTCGATCCAGGCGGCGATGGGCAAGTTGCGTAACCCACGGGCCGTCAAGATCAAGGTCGGTGATCGGGTCGAGACGGTGGACATCTCGAACAAGCAGCAGATGGCCGACATCATTTCCGCCGCTCAGGAGGCGATGGAGATGGGCGGGCAACAACTGGCGGCGGCGAACAAGGTGGCGGCTCAGCCGAACGACCCGCTGAAGGCGGCTCGCCAGCCACGGAAGAAGATGTTCCCGACTCCGGCAAAGCCGTCGATGCCGGTCGCCCTCGGGCCGGGCGTTGGTGAGTAATGGTTTCCATCGTTTTCTTTAACTGGAAACGCCCGGAGAACCTGACGCAGATCATAGACACGCAGTCGGCTTACGGCTGCGTGTCTGAGTTTATAGTCTTCAACAATTCTCCCGTCCCCTTCTTCCACGACAAGGCTCAGGTCTTGAACTCCACCCACGACTTCGGCCTTAAGTGCAGGTGGGCACCGGCCTGTTTCGCCACGTCCCCCATCATCTTACTCCAAGACGACGACCTGATCCTGCCCGAGATGACCATACGGATTCTGGAGGCCATGACCGTGCGTGACCCGCACCGCATCCACGGGGTCTTCGGCCGACGGATCGGTGTCGGGTACGACCGGAGGAACGCTTACGGAGCGTGCGACATCGTGCTGAACCGTGTGTCGATGTTCCATCGGTCGGCGTTGCCGGTTATTATTCAATGTGCCAACGACTACCGGGACGCCGGGTACGAGATACCGCACAAGAACGGCGAGGACATCTTCATGTCGTATGCCGTGCGGTCCTGGCACTGGAAGCGGCCGTTCGCTTACAGGCTGCCGGTGGTCGAGTTACCGGCTGGGCACGCTCTGTCGGACCGGCCGACGCACTTCGAGGAGAGGGTTACTATTTGTAATCAGTGTAAGGCGTTTTTCGCCGGAAGACTTCCGGCGGCATAAATAGAGGAGGAGGTACTTATGTTGCACCTGTTTGGTTGGTTGATTTACGGCCTGATCGTGGGCTGGATTGCAAAGAAGCTTCACCCAGGTGAAGACCCGGTAGGGTTCCTACCGACCCTGGGCATCGGCGTGGCTGGCTCTTACGTCGGTGGGTTCTTGAACTGGATGCTCGGCTACGGCGGCAGCCCGATCTCGTCGTCGGGCCTCATCATGGGTATCATCGGCGGCGTGATCTGCTGCGTGATCTACCGCCAAGTAAAGATTCAGCAGTTCGTTAAGATTCAGGGCCGTGCGCCCCGGATGTTTGTCCCGAAAAGTGAGCAGAAATAAGGTCTAGCATCTGCTTGCCGATTTCCGAACCCTTCAGCCCCGTCAGGTAGTTCCTGTGCGACTGGTTGAAGGGTTCTTCTTTTACCATCATCTCGGCCAGCCGGGGTAGGAACCGCATCCCCGGATACTTCTTTTTGTACGCCTCGGCGATCTCCCGTGCGTAGGCCCGCATCTCGCCCGGATCGGACAGGTAGTCCACCGGGTCTTCGTGGCTCTGGCCGGGGAAGAAGATGTGTTCCACTTCATGCTCGACGGCACTGAGCAACTTCTTCACGCCCTCGTCCGGGTTTTTGTCCACAAGCCGGGCGTTGAACGTCATGCCGGAGAACTCGCCGTTGTTGTGTTGGGTGCTGGCGGTGACGTGCGGGTCGTTAATCTGGGCAAACTGCACCGGCTTCCCCATGATCCCGTGCCCGAGTTCTTTCGGAAACAGGAGGGTGTTGCCCCGCTGTGCGTCTTTCGGCCAGACGGCTTTGAGATAGACAATAAACGGACGGCGGGCTTGATCCCTCTTGAGTTGGGAGTAAGCCTGTCGTATCATGTTGCTTAAGAAGCTGGCGACCTGCCCCGAGAGGGACTGGTAGTCCTCGTTCAGTTTGCGAGCCAAAAACCGGGTGAATGTCATGAATCCTCAGATGTTCTACGTCGGCGATCTCGTAGAGTGGGATACGGTTGTCGGGCCGACCAGGGGTCACATCCAAGCCGTGAAAGACGGCATGTACATCATCCACTACGGTCCCTGGGACGACGTAACCTCGTGTCCCTGCCACACCCCTCAACTCCTACGATTGATATCTAGGGGAAAGTAACGGAGTTCTGTAACTCATAAACGGAGACTAGCATGGATGCGAAATGGGACGAAATCGACGCCCTGGACTTCACTTCGGTGAAGGAGAAGCTGAAGTCGCAGAAAAGCTGGTGGTGGAAGTGGCGAAACAGCATCGACAAACTGGAGGGTGAGTACAAGCAGTTCTTGTACTTGATCGCCACCAACCCCAGCAAGACCGTCGTGCCGTGGACGCAGCAACTCGACGACTTCTGGCACGCCCACATCCTCGATACCCGCAAGTACGAGGAGGACTGCAAGAAGATTTTCGGCCGGACGATCCACCACAACCCGCACCTACCCGTCGGGAGCTACGAGCAAAAGAAAGCGTTCAACGAAACGAAGGACATGTACCGGGCCGCTTTCGACCGGAAAAAGGGCACGGCCTACGCCGGGGATACGACGACTTCCTCGGGTGGTGATGTCGTGTTCATGCCCGTCGTGTTCTGTGGAGGCGGCTGTGCCAGTCACTCAACAACCCACTCCTCCGGCGACCACGCAGCCGCTTGCGGCACCGGCGGACACGCTGCTTCCTGTGGTGGCGGTGGAGGAGACGCAGGCGGCGGTGGCGGGGGTTGTGGTGGAGGCGGCGGTGGGTGTGGCGGCGGGGGCGGTTGCGGTGGTGGAGGGTGCGGCGGAAGCTGACCTTCGGGCCAAGTTCTTGCGGATCAAGGAGTCGGCGATCCGTAAGAACAACGAAGCCTGGATGATGGCGAAACACGGTCGCATCATCGCCGGGTACTGCGCCTGCTGCGGCAGGATCAGGGAACTGAACGGAATCTGCATTCACGACAAGGAGTGTTGCGTTGAACCAGACGGAGTACGAGACTTCACTGAAGAAGGAACTGCTCGACGTGTGCCGCCGAGTGAGCGTCGTGAGACGTGGGGAGATTACGCTGGCCTCGGGCCGAACAACTGACGTGTACTTGGACATGCGGAAGGCGATTCTCGACGGGGCCGGTTGTGGTCTGATCGCCGAGTTGTTCCGCCTCAAAGTCGGCCAGCACTACCCCGAGCTTCAGGCGATTGGGGGCATGGGTTACGGGGCGGCACCGCTCGTCGGTTCGTTCCTCTTCAACTGCCCGATGACGACCGGCTTCTTGGTCCGAAAAGGACAAAAGGAGTACGGGACGCAGAAGATGGTCGAAGGGGACATCAGTCCGGGGACTCGCTGCGGGCTGCTCGAAGACGTAACCACCACCGGCGGGAGCGTCCTGAGTGCGGCCATCAAGACGGCGGAAGTCACCGGGGAGCGGCCGAAGTTCGCCTTCACGGTAGTGGACCGGGGCGAGGGGGCTGTGGAGATGCTGGCCTCCCAGGGAATCACGTTGATCCCCTTGCTGACGATGGGCGAGTTGCTAGAAACTGACTTTACACCCGAACCCCGTGGGGTATAGTGCTGTCATGCAAGTGGCCCAACCCCACGGAGGCAAAACATGCAGGTCAACGGATACGAACTCCGGGAGGCGATGAAGCGGTGGAACACGCTCCGCAACATCGCCGCCGCCCAACACAAGGACTCGATCTTCGTCTTCGAGGGCGACGAGAACCCGTCCCTCGGCGATGTCATCAAGCGGTTCGTCGAGGCCGACAACGCCTACTCCAAGCTGCAAGAAGTGCAGCAGTGGTACAACTCGCTCGTCCAGGTCAACTACAAGGGGCTGGACGGCAAGCCGGTCACGTCCACGCTCGCCTTCGCCGTGAAGGCCGTCGGCGGGGCGGGCCGGATCGAGAAGATGTGGCGTGACGCCTGTTCCGAGAAGCAGGATCGCTACGGCTGCTACCGTCAGGAGCGGGAGCGTGACCCGTCCAAGACCTACGCCAAGCGGGCCATTCCCATCGCCGAGGCGATGAAGATGGCCGACCACGCCAGCAAGTACGCCATGACCCTGCGTCAAGCCATCGCCCGTGCCAACACAACCCAGGTCGAAGTGACGACCGGCAAGGGGTGCCCGATCACCCCGGAGGAACTGGAAAAGCTCCTGAGCTAATCCAGGGAACCCGGCGTGAAGAGTAGAGACGATTACACAATTACCCTCGTAACGAAGGTGGTGGACTACTGATAGGGCTGCCGTCCGTCTCGTAGCTAAATACCCGTCAGCCGCATCCCACGGCACAGTCGGGTGATTGCAAAGGACGCCAGGGGTCGCCTACTGTAAGTCACCTGCTCGTAGCTGATCTCTACTCTCGGACCCCGGTTGGGCAACTGGCCGGGGTCCACTTTCGTACAAAGGAGGCTGCCGTGAACCGTTGGAACAAGTTCTACATCACCACCGCCATTGACTACCCGAACGCCCTCCCGCACAACGGCACGGCGTTCGAGAAGATCGGTGCCGACGTGCAGGCCCGGTTCCGCCGGTTCTGCGGCTTCCACCCGTTCCTCCTGATGGGGAACGACGAGAACACCGTTAAGGTGGTCAAGGCCACGCCCGAAGGGCTGACGACGCAAGAGTACGTCGATAACATGGCCGTCGCCTTCATGCACGAGTGGCAGAAGCTCGGCATCGACTACTCGGCCTTCCTCCAGACCAGCAAGGACCGGCACCGGCAGGGCGTCGAGAAGTTCATCAACGCCGTCTGGGCCAGCGGCTACATCGAGAAGCGGCCGTACACCGCCCTGTACTGCGAGGGGTGCGAGGAATTCAAGACCCCGAAGTCGCTCGACTACGCCAAGCGGTGCCCGCACCACCAGAACACCCCGGTCGTGGAAGTGACCGAGGAGAACTACTTCTTCAAGTTGTCGGCCTTCAAGGACCGGCTGCTCGACTACTACAAGAAGGCGGAAATCTTCCCGGAGGCCCGCCGCAACGAGATGCTTGACTTAGTGCAGACCGAACTGCACGACATGAGCATCAGCCGTTCGAGCCGGGGCTGGGGCATCCCGGTGCCGTTCGACACGACGCAGACGATCTACGTCTGGTTCGACGCCCTCCTGAGCTACCTGACCGGCGTCGGGTTCGGCTGGGATTGGGGGATGTTCAAGAACCTCTGGCCCGCCGACGTGCATGTGATCGGGAAGGACATCACCCGGTTCCACTGCACCCTCTGGCCTGCGATGATTATGGCCTACAACGAGGTAGTGCAGAACCAGCACTCCATCGGCCTCGCCGAAGAACTGCCCGTGATCGACCTGCCGAAGCAGGTGTTTTCCCACGGCTTCATCTACCGGAAGAAGGGGCACGAACTCGTCCGGGAGTCGAAGACGGACGCCGAGTCGAACCTGGGGCCGCTCGTCGAGGAGTTCGGGGCCGAGGCGTACCGCTACTACTTCATGGCGAAGTGCCCGTTCGGTGCGGACGGCGAGTACAGCAGGGACCACATTCGGGAAGTGTACAACGCCGACTTGGCGAACAACCTGGGGAACTTGGTCAACCGCTCCATCCAGATGATCGTGAAGTACGGCGGCGGGAAGTTGCCGTTCGGCAAGACGGAGAAGGTCTGGCTCGACCCGAAGACGATGACCGACTTCCGCACCGACATGGCGTTGTTCAACTACCGAGCCGCCCTGACGACCATCTGGAACATCCTGCACCGGGCGAACGAGTACATCGAGGCGAACAAGCCCTGGGAGTTGACAAAGACCGACCAGGGCAAGTGCCTGGACGTGCTGAGGGAACTCGTCGCCGCCCTGCGGATCGTGTCCCTGATGCTCAAGCCGTTCATGCCGGGGACTGCGGCCAAGATCGCCGTGGCTCTCGGTCTGAAGGACTGGCCGAACATGACCTTCGGAGACTTGGCCCGGATCGCTCACTACAACGGAGATGGGCTGGGTGAGGTTCAAGTCGAACCCATCCAGCCGCTCTTTCCTCGTTCTGTCGCCCCGGTCCAAAAAGAACCGAAAGGACCGGGTAAGGTCAAAGGCACGCCGGGAACTGAACCGGCTGCTGGCTGACCACAGCTACAGTTGCTATTGGTGCAATGCCAAGCTGGTCAACGCCGACACCATACCCCACGAGGTTGTGGTGCGGCGTAGTCCGACGGTGTTGTACTGGCGGATCGAAACGGGCGAGATCGTCTCCTGTAAGATGGCGACGGTCGATCACCTGAAGGAGATCAGTCAGGGCGGCGGCAACGAGAGCAGCAATCTCGTTCCGTCCTGCGGAAGCTGCAACTGGCGGCGGTCGGGCGATCCCGAGAAGTTCCGTAAGAGGATGCTGCACCATCCGTTCTACAAGGGACAGTCATGATCCGCTGGTTCCTCGGCCTCTTCAAGAAGAAGCAGAAGACGCTCGTCTGCATTCGACAGTCCCAGACGTTCCACTGGCCCGTCGGCCTGGGGGAGCAAACGCCTGGGACGTGTGCCGAGTGCGGGGCGGCGATCTTCTACGAGAAGCAGAACGAGGACTACCGGAAGATTTGCAATCGGTGCGCAGGGATGTTCTGATTTCGCCTACATAGAAGCATGTTAAGCTTCCGTGCATGGTTTGAAGTCAACTACCCGAAAGAACTCGACGATTTCGACCCGACTGATTTCGCCGGTCGGGAAGCCTCCATTCAGCAGAGGATGAAGGAGAAGGGCGAGGACTGGTTCACCGCCGGTTCCGCCCCGACGGACTACAAGGTCCGCCGAGCCGAAGTCATCAAAGCCTGGAACCACATCGTCAAGACCCTATTCCCCGGCGGTGAGTTCACCGGCAACCTGGACACGGGTCCGGGCAACGTGATGAACTACAGCATCAAGATGGGGCCACGGGGCGTCATCTTCTCTCTTCACGAAGACAAGTACGGCAAGAACCTGTACGCCACGGTGGACTTCGGCTGGGACGAGATGCCCGCAGAGTTGAGCCAGAAGGACGCTGACAACGTGAGCGGCGGGGACGCCAACGTAGCCGCTAAGAGCGTTCAGCCGGGGTCCATGACTTTCATGCGTACCCTGGAGCGGTACGCTGCGGCCTGCCAGAAGTACGGCATCCGGTTCATCTTCAACGCCTCGGACGAGGGCGACACGTCACGCCGGGTGCCGGTGTACGGGAAGGTGTTGAAGCGGGCGGGCTACGAGCCGGTGAATGTTTACCGCCGCCGTAACACATTCAAGCCAGCCGGAAGCACCTACTGATCCGACGGTTATGGCTTTTCAGAAAATCCTGCTTGACAGCATCTCCGGCCTCTGAGATAGTTGGGCCACTCTACAACTTTTGTACTCGGCCCTAACGACTCCCGTATGGAGCGGGAGCCGTCGTATCTCTAGTTGGAGGAGTACGGATGGCACAGGATGTTGCGGCCAGGGACGACGACGTTGACCTGTTCGCCGACACGGTGTTGTTTGAACCCGGCGAAGTGACGGTGGTGGACGAGAAGGCGATGGCGTTGTTACAGAAGAACCGCCGTGATCGTGTGGTGGCGACGGTCGTTCAACTGGTGATGGACATGTTCATTACGACCGGGATTCCGCCCCAATACTTCCCCGGCACGGAGCCGTTCAAGCGGCTGATGACCCAGGTTCGGGCGACGATGATCGCCCACGACTTCTAATCGGTGTCCGCCCACACCGAGAACGGCCCGGCTGGAGTTCCAGCCGGGCCGTTTGTTTACTTCTTCGGTTCGGTCAAGATGTCCGGTACGAGCGGGACGATCCGGCTCGGTCCCAACTGCTTCTTGACGTTGTGGTACTCGTCGGCGGGAATCAGGACCGGCATGTACCCTTCGGGGTAGACGATTACCCTGTCGATCTGTCGGCCGGTGACTTTGTAGTATTCCTCCAGCCGCTTCGACGCCTCCTTCTGGGCAGGCGTGATGTCGTTCCCGTAGTACATCACGGTGAAGAATCCGTCGTAGTTGGCGACGGGCTTCTCGGGCATCTTCTGTGGAACGCCCTTCTCCTGAAGTTCCTTCAGTTTCTCGGGTGGGATCGGGTTCTCGAATCCCGGCTTCTCCTGCCCGAAAGCGAAAGTCAGCCCGAGTGCAAACAAACCGACGTGGACCCACTTCATGTCTACTCCTTAGTGAAGGTTACTTGGCCTTCTTCTTGGCCTTGCTCACACCGTCTGCGAACAACTCGACATCCTTCCGCCACAGACCGTGCCGCTCCACGATGGCGTTGAACTCCTCCAGGTCGTGCGGGATGATCTTCAGCTTCTTCACGCCGTCCTCGTCTTCCTCGACCCCGGCGTGACACAGTTCGTGATCGACCAGGGCCACCTTGTCCTCGTGGGACAGTTGCTCCCACACGGGCAGGGTGATCGTCATGCAGAAGAAGTCGGACGTAAAACCGTCAGCCTGATCCTCGGCAGGGGCGGCGAGGTAGGCGGGCAACGCCCCGATCTTCCGCATGGTGCCCCATACCTGCTTGTTACCCTTGTTCGGGATTTTGTCAATGAAAACGTACTCGATCCGCACATCGACAAGATGCGGGTGGTACTCGGGGATGAGTTCTTGAGCGATTTTTTGAACATCGGGTGCAGGGGTGAACTTCTTGCCAGCCATCTTTCGCCCTCCGTGGCGTATATAAGGTCATGGACAAACGCATCGCACTTTTGGTTGTAAACCTCGCCCTGATCGTAGGAAACGTTGGTGCGTTCTTCTACCTCAAGGACAAGCACAGCCGTCGGCACGCTGAACGGCCACCTGTTGTTCAGGTACAGCCGCCGGTCAACCCCCAGCCGGTACAGCCCACGCCGCCGCCGGAAGTCAAACCCAAGATTTCGTTTACTATACCAAACGGGGACATGTCCTTCCAGGCCATTCGCACGCAACTCCAGACCTGGGCGAAGGAGGCTCCAAGCATTGTGGAATACGGAACTTACGGTAAGTCACAGAACGGCACCGAGCATCCGTACATCCGGGTCGGCAAGAAGACCGGGCCGAAGGTGTTGATCCACGCCTGCATCCACGGGAACGAACACCTGTCCGCAATGGTGGCGATGGGCGTGTTCGGTAAGATGCTCGACGCCTACATGGTCGATCCCGAGGTTACGAAACTGTTCAGCGAGCGGGACATCTATTTTGTGCCCGTGTTTTCGGTCGAGAGTTTCCAGCGGAACAGCCGTCACGACATGGGCAAAGACCCGAACCGAAACTGGAGTGACGCCCGGAACAACGACGTGCCGTCCATTCCCTCGGTGCAGTCGATGAAGGACTTCTTCAAGGCGAACCAGTTCAAGGCCGTGATGTCGTGTCACAACTACGGCAAGGTCTACCTCTACCCGTGGGGCTACGTCCAGCAAAAAACCCCGCACGACGCCGCCTACCGCTCGATCCTGGGCGAGATGGCGAGCGTGACCGGGTACAAGTACGAGCAGCTTCTTCGTCAATCCGCACCGCCCTACTACGGGTACGAGGCCGACTGGTACTACAAGAACGGGGCGCTCGCATTCGTGAACGAGATCGGCACCCGGTTCGAGGCCACCGGCCCGGAGATCAGGACCGAAGTCGAGAAGAACTACAAAGCGTTCATGATCTTCATCAACAAGGCTCCGGTCGCCATGCGGTAAACGAAGGCGTCCCCGTCTTAGGAAGGACGGGGACGGAGGGGAATTGAAGTAGGACGGGATAGCGGCCTCGGAGCGTGACCCTGAACGAGTCACCTTCAGATAGTCTCCTCGGCCTGACGGATGACGGGGACGGCCAGCGGGCCGTTTCGTAACTTGACATCGAACTCGTTGGTGATGTACGGCTTGCCCCAACGGTTCTTGTGCATGAAGACGGTGTGCTTGCCGTCTTCGTCTTTTTTGATCTTGAAGGCGTTGCTGGCGAAGAACATCGGGCCGTAGCCGAACGGGGCCATCTCGTTCGTCATGATGTAGGGTTCGCCCCACATGTGCATGATGACCGGCTCACGGGTCTGGACGACGCCGATGATGACCGACTGCTCACGCCAGGACTTCTGCACCAGCCGGTGCGTCAGTCGGGCCATCACCTTCGCACGGGGCGGAAAGATGGACTCCCCTTCGGCGTTCTCGTAGCCGTAGGCGATCTCGTCCTGCATGTCGTCGTGGATTTCGAGCTTGGGCGCACGCACGCCGAGGGCCAGTTGTTGAAGGACGTTCTCGTACTGAATGCGGTTGACGAACGCCGTCTTGCCGCTCGCCAGTCGGCCGGTGACGAGGATGAATGAGCCGGTGTGAAGTCCGCCGCCCAGGTTGTCGTCGAATTCCGGGAACCCGGTTGGGATGCGGTCCGTCTGATAGTGTTGGGCACCGGGGTGAGCGATGGCCCGGCCGTTCAGGGCGAGGGCGGCACCGGACAGACCGAGAACCTTGAGGAAGGTGCGACGGAACATGTTTTACCCTGCGATCTTGAGTTTGATGCCGATCCGGCCACGTCGCCCGATCTGGATGTCTTCCAGCAGCATCGGGGTTGAGAGATAGGTCACTTGAACTGGCTCTGTTGTATCTTCGGCCCGAAAAGTCTGCAAGTGCTTTTCCTCCATGATGAGCAACACGCCGCCCGGTTCCGGGAACACGTCCAGCACGTCCGTCCGGTCGATGCTTACCACGGTTTGTCCTCGAAAAAGGAAAGCGGCGTGGGGATGAGCCACGCCGCCATTCTATTGCCGACTTTTCGGACGTAAACCTACCGGCCAGCCCCGAACCCGACTTTCCGGTCATCATTCCGGCTTCGTTCGTAGTGTTCCTTGAACGCTTTCTCCAGATTCCACTTGCCGTCGCCCAAAACCTTGTTCGTGACGAGCAGCGTGCGGATCGACTCCATCTCGGCGAAGCTGAAGTTCGTAGACCGGGAGATCAGTTTCTCCACGTCGATGTTCTCCTGAATCTCCTTCGGCCAGATGTTGACGAGCCGCCGCCGCAGGTTCTCATCCGGCCTCGGCAGCGAGATGCACTTGTCGATCCGACCCGGCCGGGTGAAAGCAGGGTCCAGGTCGCCGACCCGCTCGTTGGTCGTGAAGATACGGACCAAGTGCGAGTCGTTGAACATCCCGTCCATCGCCGTCAGGAGCGACGTAGCCATCTTACCGTCGCCGCTCCTGCGGTTCATGTAGGTGATGTCGATGTCGTCGAAGAACGTCACCGTGTACTGATGGAACAGGTCGGTCAACTGCTGTTCCTGGTACGCCTTGTCAATGTGGGCGGCGGTGACGATCCCGAACTCGATCCCGTGCTTGACGCACAGCCGTTGCAGGTAGCGGCAGACCATGCTCTTGCCGTTGCCCGGATCGCCGTCGAGGATGAGGCCACGCTTGATGCGGACCCCATACTTCTCGATCTCCTTCGAGTTCATCAGGAACCCGACGGTGTTGGCGACGATATCTTCCAGAATCCCGTCGGCCAGGATCGGCGGCTGGTTGTCCTCGAACGCCTGCTCGCACTGCCGCTGGCAGGCGAGGATGACACGGGCGGACTCGGCCTGCTTGCAGACCAGGAACCGCTCGTCGCCCCACTGCCCCCGGATGTGGACGACGGCGTAGTGGAGCGGGGCGTTGCGGCACTTGTAGAAGATGGCTCCGTAGCCGGGCTTCTTGGTGCCGTGGAGGGCGGATGCACTGATGAAAGGCAGGTCGGCGATGGGGCCGATGGTCTTAACGGGGATGTCCCGGTGCCGCCCCTCCATGTGTTCGGATGGGTAGACTCGGCTGTCGAATACTTTCAGTTGCTCGACCGAGACGTTGAAGAACTCACTTGCAATCCTGGGGAGGATTCGCTTGAGTTCCGGCCAAACCGCATTCAGGGTTTCCTGACTTGTGATTGTCGTGGTTTCCATCGCTACCTCCTTGTAGTTGTTTTTTGGCGGCATCCCTTGCCAGCACGTCACATCGGTTGTGGATTTCGTTGTCGGCGTGTCCCTTTACTTTCTGCCATGTGACCTTGTGTTTCTCTACCAACGAGAGAAGTTTGACCCACAGGTCTTGATTCTCGACCGGCTTCCCCATCGAGGAAGTCCAGCCGTTCTTCCGCCACTTGATGTACCAGCCCTGCTTGAAGCAGTTCACGATGTAGGCGGAATCACAGTAGATCGTGAACTCGCTCGGGTCTTTGTAGTGGTCAAGACCCGAGATGACCGCCTGGAGTTCCATGCGGTTGTTCGTCGTGTGGGGTGCGGACCCCTGAAGCACCTTCTCCTGCCCGTTCTCGATGACGATGGTCGCCCACCCACCTTGACCGGGGTTCGTCAGTGAAGAACCGTCCGTGTAAAGCTCGATCATCCTTGATCTGTCCTCTCTTGGTAGTTGTTCTCTTCGAGTTCACTGAGAACGTGCCGGAGAACCAGTTCCAGGTTCCCGCCGGTCCCGTCGAACACGTCGAACTGGTTGTGGGTGATCTTTTGGCCGACGTATTTGTGTTCGGTTTTGGACCGAATCACGACGCCCACGAAAGTCTGCCGCTTGTGGAGTTCTTCGATCAGTTCTTCGGTCGTGGCAAGCTCTAGCATTGGTGGCTCCCTGCCATGTTGGGTTCGGCTCAGCCGAACTTGTAAGTTACCGAGACGTTGACTTCGAGCGTGGGCGTGTGCAGATGGTTCGCCAGCTTGTGCTTCTTAGCATCCTTTGCCGTGAGGTAAAGGTCTAGGTGGCGGTTTTTTCGGAGCAAATCGAGGATGTAATCCTCGGGGTGCCCCAGGTGCTTTGCCATCTTTTTATACATCGTCTGGTTAAGGAATTCAAGATGCTTAACATCCTCTTTGATGTCCTCGATCTTGCCGTCCATGATGTCAGCGATGTCGTGGATCATGATGGTAGCGTCCGGGGCCATGAAGCGGTAGCCTTCGGTCCCAAACGAGAACAGGATCGCACCCGCACTCATTGCCTTCGTGCGGACGATGGTTGCGACTGGTAAACGTGCCTGTTCGATCACGTCCACCATCCCTCGGCAGCCGTAGACGCTGCCGCCGTAAGAGTCGATGATGACAGGGATTACCGGCTGGCCCGTGTTGTGGGCCTCGCTCATGTCTTCCTCAAAATCCTCGACCGCCTCCGAGTCGAACTTTGTGACCCGAACGACGACCGGCTCTTGCAGGATGTCTTCCCGGTCCTCAACAGTCAGGAGTGGATCGAGATTGAAGATGGTGTTCATTTAGTTTGGCCTTCTGCTTCTGCTTTTGGAGGTACAACATCGCACGCCGAATGCCGATTCGCACGTCGGGGTGGTGGGCGTACAGTTCACTGAAGTCGCCTTCAGTTTTTCCGTTTTCCATCAATTCGTTCAGGTCGGCTAGGAAGAGATCGATCTTCTTCCTCAATTCTTCGCTGAGTCCACGTCTTCCGTAGATTTCCATTGTTACACTACTCCTGGGATTTTTTCAAGAACGAAGTCTGGGTCTTTGTGCGGTGCGTAGTAGACGTTTACAAACTCACGCAAGTGTTCACTAATAGACTTGACCCAGATACGGCTCTGTAGGTGCTTCGTGGCGACCACGCTGGCCCACGAGTCGATGCCGATGTAGCCGCCGCACTCCTCGGCCAGCCGCCGGGCCTCACAGATGCCCACGTCCGTCTTGTTCCTTAACAGGCGGTGGTCGGGTATCTCGACGCTATCCGGCCCGATCACCACGCCCGTCATCTTCCATCTCTCCAGCCAAGCAATCGTGTTCTCCCAATCCTGCTTGTCGAAGTTTCGGCCACGGGAGTAAGTGTTGCCGCTGGCCGGGCAGATCAACACATACCCGCTGCCCCGCAGTTGTGTCAGGAACTCGTCCTTCTTGACGAAGCTCAACTCCTTACCGTTCTCCAAGATGTTCTGGAACTGAACCTGGATGCTGTAGTCCTCAACCTCGTGCCAGTCTTTCGGGCACAAGTCCACGCCGGTCTGCTCGAAGTGGTGGGCGAACGCCTCGGTGATCTGCCCCTTCCGGTCGAAGGCGTCGAGGTTGTGGAAGTCGCTCCAGATGGTTTCGATTTCCACGTTCGGGTGACGCTCGCCGATGAGTTGAGTCAGTTCCTTGTGGGCACGGGTGGCGAGGTAGATTTTCTTCAGTGAAGACTCGAACTTGCTCAGCATGTGCGACTTGAGAGCCAACCAGTCGCCGATGCCGCCTGTTACCACGATCTTCTCCGTGGGCGGGACGTGGTAGATGGTCGTCTTGTTGTCGATAACGGCACGGGTGCGGGTGAGGAGTTCCTGCCAGTCGTCGCAGCGGGATTGTCGTAACAGCGTGAGCGACGGATACCAGTTGCCGACCTTCCAGCGGGGGTCGTGGTAGCGGGACATCAACCCCAGCGTAGGGACGCCCATCGCCCCTGCGATGTGCAGGGCGGCGGTATCCACCGTGACCACCAAGTCCATCTGCTTAATCAACGCCGCCGTGTCGAGGAAGTTGTTCTGTTCCACGCCGTTGAGCGGGAAGTCTTCGGCGTCCCGCAGAAACCAGTTCAGGTTCGGCTGCTGTTGGATCATGAAGAATTCGGCGTTCGGCCTCAGTAAAGTCTTGAACCACTTGAGCGGGCAGGACCGTTCGAAGTTGTTGGTGTGGCTCGGGTTGCCCTCCCAGGCGATGCCGATTTTCAGCTTGTTCTCGAACCCCGCCAGCGGCCGATCCGGGGCCGTCAGGTAGTTGGCGGTGGGGATGAAGCCGAGGATGAAGGGCAGGCTCAGGGAGAGGATGTGGTAGTCGTGCGGCGGCAGGCTCTCGTCGCCTTCCTTGTCGATCCACCCGGCGATTTTGAAGTTGTACTCGACGAGCGGACGAAGGGCGGCGTGGGCGTGGATATATAGCTCACACTCCTGCTTGAGCAGGTAAGGGATGTACCGCAGAAATTGAATGACATCGCCACAGCCCTGTTCCCCGTAGAGGATCACTCTCTTACCTTTGAGCGGCCGGTCGCCGTTCCACCTGATGCTGTTGCAGTACAGGTAGTGGTAGTTGACCATCTTCGGGGAATTGAGCCGTAGCAGGTTGTCTTTCATAATTTCCTGTTTTGCCGCATAGATAAGATACTCACTATAGGAGAGCGATATGGCCGTAAAAGATTTCTACGAATGGTGCAAGGAAAACAACCTTGACCTGAGCCTCGAAGCCACTCACAAGGAGCCGGTTCGTGGCATGAAGAAGGCACCGAACAAGGACAAGTTCAACGGTCCTCGTGACCAGCGTGACGACCTGTCCGCCGACTACAAGGGCCACGTTGCCATGAACGGCACCGTCGAGCCGTACAAGGTCGTTGCTAAGGGCAAGGGCGGTAAGGCCGTTGCTCCGGTTGCTGGCTAAGGTGTGATTGATGAAGAAGTGGCTCTGTGCGTTAGCACTGGTGCTGGCGGCTACGGCCTCCGGCGTACTGCTTCTTAGTCGTCTTGCTGATGTACAGCAGCAGGTGGCTGAGCCGGAGCCGATTCGCACATTCCCTGCACTCAATTTAGAGCCGTTCCAGGTTCTATACGCTAACGAGCGGTTGACCGAGTACACCGCAGCGTACACCAGTCAGGACGGCGAAGAGGAAGTAAAAGACATTCAGTGCCCGATCCCCATGAAGGATCGGGTCTTCAATAAGACTGGTATTCAATGTGTGTATGCTTCAACTGAGATGATCGGGAGATGGGCCGAGGAACCGAAGCTCATGAACCCGCCTCTCACCAGTAGACCTGAATGTAAAAGCTACTCTTCGCCTTCCCGACTGGCGCAAGTTCTCAACAGTCTCAAAGTCAAATACGAACAGAGTTACGGTAAGCGTGACGAGGGCCGTGCCCTGATCCGAAAGGCAATGGCCGAGGGCCGTGGCTGCCTGTGGGGCGTGCCCGGTCACGCAATGGTCATCGTCCATTGGGACGAGGCTAAGAACGTATTCAAGTGGGTGGACAACTCCGACCGTTCACTGAAGGTACAGACCGGAACCATCCAGCAGTTCGAGCGGCGGTGGGACAGTTGGATTTGCGTGGTTTACGCAGACAACGACATCATCCCGCAGAAGATGAACAAGACCACCCTGCCGAATCAAATCCCCATCAAGGACCGGAATGGCGTTCAGGGCAAGTACCCGAACGACTACATCCCGTCCCCGCAGAAGAAGTAATCAAGCGTTTGCCACGAGTTCCACGGACGTGATCCGGTTGATGCCGGTTGCGGACTCGAACCGTACTCGCATGAAGTTAATCTCCAGCCGGTCGAACGCCGTGACCGGAGTCCATGTCCACTCCACCACCGAGTACGAACCTGTCGTGGCCGACGAGAACGATTGGCTGCGTGGCGTGAAGCCCGGAGCTTCCACGACGAGGCTGGCCCCGATGAGGGCCGGGGCCGACGTGTTCTTCACGCAGATACGGAGCGTGACCGAACTGTAAGATTGCGGCGTGCCGTCCGGGAGAACGTCGAAGGCGAACTCCTGGGTGGTGTTCGTGTCGTCGTAGATGTAGCTGCCGTCGCCGTCGTTGGCGTCCACGGGCGTGCGAATCTTCTCCCACTTGTGGCCCATCGCCGGGACACGCTTCCAGCCGGTGCCGGGGGCGGTGATGATGTTCGCCCCCAGGTCGTCGTTGGGCCGCAGGGTGAACGGCGGGCCGAGGAGGAAGTCCCGGACATCCGTGATGTTCTGGATGGCCCGCAGGGCGGTGCGGGAGTGACGGCCCGGATTGAGGGTCATCCGCTCGGCGATGTCGTAGAGTTCGTCCACAGCGTTGACGTTGAGCCATGTGGCACTCGTGTTCATGGCGAGGTACGGGACGCTGTTACGATAAATCTGTAGGTTGTAGACGTTATCGTTGTTCATGACCGTCTGGCTGAGCCGGTATTCCCAGAGGACTTGTGGGCGGTACGGGTCGGTGCAGATGGTCAGGTCACGCTCGTAGGCGTAGTATTCCCCTGGCGCAACGAGCGACCAGTTGACGCCGAAGAGTTCGGTCTTCATGATGAGTTCCCGGACCAGCATCTCGTTGTACAGGAAGTCGAGTTCCTTCTTGTTGTTCTGGTCGATGGGAAGACTAGGAATTCTTTGGCTCATATATCATTTCTCTCAGGAAGATTCGGTAACACTTGCTGTACGCCTGCCCCCAGGCGGCACCGTGGGTGTAGTTCCCCGGCTTGTCCCAGGCCAGGACGTGTGCCATCTCGTGAATTAGCGTCTCTAGGGCAAGTTCTTCGGAAAGGTCTTTACTGATGCGGATGCGAAATGTGCCGTCTTCGAGCTTCAGGCAGTCGCCGTGGCAGTCTTGGGGAACACGCACCCGTCTGACCGAGAATGTATACTCGGGCAAACACCGCCGGTACATGTTTACGACCTTCCTAAATTGCCCCATGAGAGGTATTTAGGAAGGTCGTGATGGGAAATCAGAAGTTACAGCTTAACGTGGTAGACCTTGACTAATAACGGGTCCAGTTCGGCTTGGAGTTCACCGAACGAGACGACGTGTTCGTCCCGGTCTTCCCAGATGTGAATCTCTTCCAGGTCCGTCCAGAGGGCAACGAACTGGTCGATAATCCACTTCTTCCACGGGAAGGTTTCCTGTGGCTTCGGACCTTTTGCCAGCTTAATAGCCGGACCGTCGTTCCCGAGGAGGAACAACTGTACCTTCGGATCGACCCACCGGAAAGTACCGTTACCGACCTTCTCGACCTGGGCGAGCTTCCCGTCGTGGATGACCCGGTAGACTTGCTGGGCAAGCCCAGCGTGTCGGCCGGTCATGATGACGGTCGCCCGTTCGGGGTCGGCGGCGGACTTCCTCAATGCCTCCACGGTTTCCGTGATGAACCACTCCGGCGTCAGCGGGTCCGGGCAGAGCGGCGGTTGCATCGTCTCCGCACGCCCGTACCAGCCCTGCCGCATCGGAATGAACTTCCCGTGCTTTGCCGACAGTTCCTTCGACAAGCTCTTGGAGATTGCCCAGGGGATGCCGGTAGCCTTCTCGTATTGCTTACGAGTTTCGGGGGTATCGACGGGGTTCTTCCACAGAGTCCCGTCGAGATCGAAGATGTCTAAGTATTTCATGACGGCACCCGTGGTCATCGAGGTTTTAGCTCAATATACCACGGGCGTCGGTTATTGTAAAGACTTCCGCAGGAGCGACCGGAACATTTGCAGTTCCATCTCCCGCTTCTTCTGAGTTGCGTCTTCAGTGCGGAGTTGACCGGAGAACGGGTCTTTGAGGGACGCAAAGGCGTCGGTCACTTCACCGTTACCGTTGATCGGCTCGACTCTTGGGGAGTTGAGGTAGGCCACGAATGCGTCGGCCAAGCTGTCGGGTTTGCCGCCGACCTTCGTCAACCACGCCCGAATCTTTCGGGTCGGAACGCCCGAAGTCATGATGGCGTCCGTCATTTCGGCGAGCGAGTTAGCGTCCACTTCCGGGGACAGGCCCAGGGTCTTCACCAAAACAACGATCTTCTTCACGTCTTCCGGGCGGACGCCTTCGAGTTGTCGGACGATCACGCCTTCCGGCAACTTCTGCATCATCCACGCAATCGGGGCGTGGCGGTCGCCGATCTCCCGCAGGCCGCTCGGCATCTCCATGTTCAGGTCGCCGCCCACTTCTGGTGGGAACAGGTGATCCGTAACACCGAGAACGCTCAGGAGCTTCAGGAACTTCCGGGGGTCGATGTCCTCGTAGCCCATGCCCTTCATGAACTCGTCCATAGCGGCCTTTCGGTCCACCTTAGCGAGCAGCGGGGCAGCCTTGCGGATCATCTCGGTTTCTTCGTCGCTGATGGACGCCGGATCGCCGTAGCGGGCCATCATCCGGGCGAACCGGAGGATACGCATCGGGTCTTCACTGAACTTGGCGTCGAACCCGCCGATGGGCGAGATACGACCGGCCTTCAGGTGGTGGAGTCCGCCGAAGAAGTCGCTCAGTTCCTTGTTCGGGCCGTTGTCGTTGCCGAGCAACAGGTACATCGAGTTGATGGTGAAGTCACGGCCAGCCGCATCGTCTGCGTGCGTGCCGTTCATGATGTCGCCCTCTTTGCTCCGGGTGAACACGCTCAGGTCGAACTCGTCGTTGCGAACCTTAACACCGAAGCTGTACGGACGACCGCCGGAGTCCTTCTTCTTCACCCAGAACACCTGCTGAGCGGCCGGTTGTTCGCCGCCGAGTCCGCCCGCCTGCATGGACGAGTTCGGGCCGTTGTCCGGCTGGCCGTTCTCGCCGATGAACTTGAACTTGTTCTGGGTGAGGATGTGGTACACTTCGTCGGGGCTGGCGTCCGTCACCAGTTCGATGTGACGGGGCTTGCGGCCCGTCAGGTGGTCACGGAGCGCACCGCCGGTCAGGTACAGTTTCTTGCTGCCCACCTTGACCGGCTTGTCCTCGCCCGTCTTCGGGTCTTTGCTCCAGCCCCAATTCGCACTCTTCTTGAAAGCTCGCACGAGCGGTGCGAGATTCTTGTTCTTCCCGAAGTGTTCGGAGTTCGTGTCGTCGGAAACGGTAAAAGGCGGCAGGTCGTTGCCGTCGCCCAGGGAGATTCGTGAAGTCAACGGCTCCTCGCCAGCACCACCGGCACTGCCGAGGCCGTTTCTCGCCTTCTGTTCTTCGACGAATTCCCGGAATGTTCTCTTCTTTAGCATAACTATGACTCCACCTTCCTTTATTCTAGTTATGAGCCACGCACTCAATCTTAGGGAACCGAAGGCGGGTTCAGACCGAGTTTGTATAGTACGAAAGCGGCGATGACGATCCAGCAGAGTTGGATTACGAAGCCCCAGATCGACGCCCACCGGCCTTCGTTGCCTTTGGAAGTGTGTTCGAGGGCCATGAGCCGCTTATCAATCTCGTTCAACTTGTCTGCGTGCGCAGCGACTTCGGTGAACACGGCGTTCGTGTTCCTCGACTCCAGCACCACGATCCGCTGGACTGTTTCGTTGTAGAGCTTGTTAAGGGTTTCCAAGCGGGTGTCCTGCTCGACCTGCTTAGTCTGGATAGACTTGACCCGCTCGTCGATCCGAGTGCTGAGTTCAAACAGCTTTTGGATGTTCTCCGACGCTTGGGTCAATATCTGCATTTGTAGGTCTTCACGCATGGTATTCCCCTAATATGTGGCTTCGCAGCTATATACCATTAACAGGAGCAAAGATGGCAGAAACCAAGCAAGAAGTTAAGGTTGAGGAAGTGGATGAGGACGTGTTCGCCATCCCGACGGCCGAAGTTATGGAAGACATGGGCGAGATCATGCCGACCATGAACGTCAACCCGTCCCTCCCCGCCCCGCAGCAAGAAGAGAAGTGCATCGTAGAAGACGAGAAGATTCTGGGCCTCTACGACGAGATTCTGGTCAACTGTCGAGACGACCGAAAGCAATGTGACGAAATCCTCGTTCAGTTAATCAACATGGTGCTGAACGACGGTGACGCCTCCAGTGCGACGAAGGAGGCGATGGTCAACGTCCTCAAGGCGAAGACCGACGTGAGTGACAAGATGGCGAAGGTCGCCGATCTGATGACTCGTATTAAGCTCAAGGACAAGGACACGTTCCCACGCTACCTCGCCGCTCACCAGCACAACAACGTGACGATTGAGAGTAACAACACGAAGCGTGACATCCTCAAGGCACTTCAGACCGCAAAGAAAAAGGGTGGCAAATGACAAACAGAATCAATGAGATGTACTGGCTCGCCGAAATGGACATTCCGGCCGCAGGTGGTCAGCCCGACCCCGGTGCCGGTGGTCCGCCCACGTCGATGCCGGGCGGGCCGGGCGACCCGATGGCTCAGAACCCAGGCCAGTTGCCGCCGCAAGGTGGCGGCTCGCCCGTCCCACAGCAAGAGCCGATGGAAGAACCGGACGCCCCGGACATGCCGGACATGGGCGAAGACGTGAACTTCGAGACATGGAAGAAGGAGTACATGAAGGCGTCCGTCAAGGGCGACCCGAACGTGCTGCTCGACATGATTGGTCAGGTGCGTGACAAGGAACTCGACCCGAACCCCCGTAAGTTCGTGGAAGACAACCTCCAGGTCTGTTTCCTCCGTCAGCACCAAGACTTCCTCATCCCGTCGAAGAAGCTCCGCACGATGGTCAAGGATCAACTCGACCGGACGGCCCCTGGTACTTCACTGATTCAATACTTGACACAGGTACTCGACGAGTCCCCGCTGGTCGCACAAATCCTCCTGAAGCTCCCGAACACGGGCGGCGGCAAGGGTGACTACCACCGGAAGTTCCTGGCGGCGATGCTCGGGGCCGTTCAGGTCGGTAGCGGTGCTGGCAACGAAGACTTGGTTTACAACGAGAAGGATTACAGCATCCTGGTCAGCACCCGGTTCAACACCCGCTGGGGTGACGTGAACCTGGGCCGCTGGTCGATGAAGGAAGACGACGCTCAGCGGTACTTGAAGCCCGCCGAACTGCAACGCCTCGAAGGCGGCAGCCCGGAGGAGCGTGACGTTCTGCGTCGGCGTGTCGTGATGGAATCCATCTCCGAGACGTTCAAGCTGCGGGCGTATTTGATTAACGCCGTGTCGGACGACGGCACCATCGGCCACCTGGGACTCGACCTGGGGAACTGCCTGCGTGCCGCCTACACCGACGGCAAGCTCGTGGTGCGGACGAAGGACAGTGACGCCCGGAGTGCGTTCATTGACGAAGAGGGTCAGGTCGTGCCGATCCCGGACATGAACATCTACTACGTCAAGCAGGCCGAAGACATGGACGAGAAGGGCCAGCAGGACACGGAAGAGATCGAGTTCATCGCCTACCGGGACGGGAACCTGTACCTGACCGCCCAGCCGGACGTGTTGAAGGAAGCCGCCAGCACCTTGCAGGGGTTGGTGTACAAAGAGACGCCGTTCCAGGGCAACCCGACCGATCTGGTTCGGATCAGCCGGTGCGTGCCGTCGGCAGCAGAAGTCCTCATGAAGCAGTGCTAACCTATGGCAAGTAGTGACAGCCGCAAGGCGACGGAAGATTTAGTGAAGGGCTTTAAGGATGTGTTCTCTCGGTACACGAAGGGGACACGTCAGACGGCGTTTGACCGAATCTTCAGTGCAAAGGGGAAGGAAGAGATACATAGATTGGTAGACAACCCGTCCCGTTCGGTCGGGTTGTTCCGTAGCTTGATTACGTTCAAGGAGTGGTATGCTGCACAAGAGCTTCGGTGATTTCGTAGATAAGAAAAAGCGTGACGCCATGAAGCAACTGAAGCTCGTCGAGAAGTTGTTGCAGAAGGGCGGGTTCAAGGTTGAAGGGTTCTTGGCAGAGGACGCCGAGACGGAACCGTACATTTTTTGCTACAATCCACGTCGGCACGCCAGTTTCGACGGCGTGCGGATATATAAGATTGGCAACTCACTCGCCTTCCGCATCCAGCAGGAGGCAGAAACTCACCCCTACGGCAAGGCTTACCCGCTCAACATCGAAGAGATGTTTCAGGACTTTCTTTCGGACGACGGTGTAACCCAGCGGCAGGCAGCCGAGAAGTGCATCGAGGCCGTCAGCAAGGAACTCCGAATGTTCTTCGAGAAGAGTGAGGCGGCAGAGCGGGACGCCTACAAAGCCCAAGTGTTCGACCGGGACAACGGCGATGGCGACATCGGCATCAAGTCAACTGGTACGGATTACTCGGCCATGATCTATAATAAGTCATGAGAAACACCTGGGTATTGAAGCACCAGTTCCCCGTGGGAACGACGGTCGAAGTAGTTGGTGAAAGATTGTCCTTGTTCGGTTACGTCGGGGTGGTGGTGGATCACCACCGCTCAGGCTACATCGAAGTTCGTTTTGCAACGAGCGACATCGACGAGTTGTTTGCGGGCGACGAATGTATGCGTCCGCCGAACGACGACTTCATTTTCACGACTAATCAATTGAAGGTCTTAGTCAAATGGTGAGATATGGCCGGGCTATTTCAGGACTGGAACCCGTTCGAGCGGGTTGCCAGTAATCAGTTCGGCTTCCAGGCCAATACCCTCGGGCGGGGCAGTTTGATTGCGTTCCAATACCCGATCAGCCACGCCAGACGCCCGAACACCATCCACGACCCCTACCCGCTGCTCATCGTCACCGACATCTGGCCGCAGTACGTCCGGGGAGTGAACTTACACTACCTGACGTTTCCCTACATAAAACGTGTTCTGACTTCCAATTGTAACAACAGAACATTCTCTTATTACAACGTCCGGCCGGATAAATACTTGGCGAGTGCATTTCGCATGTACTACCGGACCGGCATGAGTCGGATTCGGGTGATGGATTGCCAGTTCCTTGTTCAACTACTGAACGGAATCCGGTCCTGGTCCGAGTCGGAGATCGAAAGGGTCCGGCTGGAAATCCGCCAGCAGATTCGCCAGCGGCTACAGGCTAAGGCGGACGAACTGGCGAACCTCAACAAGAGCCAGTACGAGCAGATGCGGAGGAAGGCCGCAGACATTCAGCAGGCCGTGCAGTCCGGTGCGTTGGACAACCTAACCACCCTGCCGTCAGCAAGGAACCCGGCGAACTTCAACACAGACGCAGGCCCGTTCGAGACGGGCGACATGACCCCGAATTTACCCGAAGGTACTGAGTGATCTCCGATAGCATCAGAAGTTACGTTGACGTGATGAACGGCGAGGAGTTGGCGAAAGCCCTCATGGCCGAAGTACGTCGTGACGCAGAGATTCGTGTTACCGACGACGACACTCACACCAAGCTCGACGACATCAAGCGTATTCTGGAAAATTGGGACAAGAACCTCACCAAAGAACTTAAGGAACTGTCCGATACGGTCGAACGCAACTTGAAGGAGTTGGCGAACCGTGTGCCGGGTGCTTCTACGTCTGCCGCCAAGACCAAGCCGCTCAATATGGGCAACCTCGCTGTGGTCATGGGCCGGACCTACAACGCCATCAACAACCTGAACAAGACACTCCTCGGCGGCATCAACATTAACATGTCGAAGGCCGTCGAACGTGCCCTCGCCGGGGGTGGCGGCGGTGGAGGGGGCGGCGGTGCCGGTCCTACTGGTGGTGGAGGAGGGGGCGGTGGCGGGGGTTCCTTGCCTGCTGCTCTCGGTGACGCCGGGGACGCAGAAGCGAAGCGGATGACGAAGATCACGGGCGTGTTGGTGGCGACGAACATGGTCGTCAACAAGGCTCTCGGGATGCTCTCCAGTGGCCTCCAGAAGATCGGCCTCGACTGGCAAAACACGTTCAAAGGCATCGGGGACGGGGTAAAGTTCACTCAAGACATGCGTATGTTCGCCTACGAAACGCAGGGTGCGGGCGTGGCGATGACGAACATGGAGCGTGAGTACATCAACCTCGCCAACGTGGCAAGAGAAACGGGCCAGGAGTGGGGCAAGGCCGCAACCCTGTACCGGAAGGAAATGCAGCGTGGCTTGACCACGGAAGTCGTGGCCGGACGGGTGCATCAACGGACCGCCCAAGATGCGATGAGATTGACTAAGAACAGCTTGCGTACCGCCAACATGATCGGTGCGTCCGCCGAAGGTACGGCCGAGTTGTTCAGCGAGTGGAACCGGCACCTGGGGTTGACCAACGAGCAGTTGAGCTTCGTGGGTCGTGAAATGGAACAGGTTGCCCGGAACAGCGGCGTGACCGGCGACGAACTGTTGCAGGCCACGAAGGCTGCGTCCGTTCTCGTTAAGGAAGTCCGAAACTTCGCCGGTATCAGCCAGCAGGCTATGGCCCAGATCATTCAGACCCAGACTTCGTTGCAGAAGTTCGGTGCTGAAGACATCGGGGCACGGTTCAACCAAGCTATGTCCCAGGGTGTTCGTACTCTCGCACAGGCCGAGCCAGCCATCGCAAGCATCATCGCCGAGTCGGCACAGCGGGCGGGTCAGAGCATGACCGGCTCGATGTTGACGGGCGGACAGCAGCAGCGGCGGATGCAGCAAGAGATCATGCGGACCCTGCGAGGGCGTTTGGCTTCCATCGGTCTTGGCGGCGTAGACCCATCTCAGTTGCTTGACCGACTCCAGCAGATGCGTGACGCCGGTCAGGACACGGGCGTTCTTGAACAACAGATTCGGAACGTCACGGGTATGGGTGCCGGTGAACTTCAGAACTTGTACAAGGCGTACCAAGAATCCTCCATGTCGTTCGGCGACCGGATGAGAGGGTTCGAGGAACGCATCAACCGGGCCACAACCCCAGAAGGTCGTCAGCTTGCCGAGCGGCAGCGTGACACGTTCGTTCAGACCGACCGTCGGCAGCAGGCGTCTCAGTTGACCGACCTGCTCAGCAGTCGTGGCAACTTGGGGCAGGCGTTGGAACAGTTCAACCAGCGGATGCGGCGGGAAGGCCGTGCCGACGCACAGCTACAAGGCCCGGAAGCGGCAGCGAGACTTATTCAACAAAGCGTCGGCGACCTTGCCAACAGAAGCCGGGCGTCCGGTGTCGATTTCAACGCCGCACTACGCCGACGTGGTTTGACGCAGGAAGGGTTGCAGCGTGGGTTGCTTGACCCGGCGTCGGCCCGTGAATTCGGTGCGATCTTGCAGGAGGTTGAGAACGAGGTAATGACCCAGGAACGGGCCAACCAAGACCCGGTGGCGAAGGCCAACCTGGAGTTGAAGAAGGTTAACGAAATGTTGACCCAGGCCGTGACACGGCTTTATACGGCGTTTGCATCCTTCGAACTCATCATGGGTGCGGCTGTTGCACTGATGGCGGCTAAGGCGGGCATGGGCCTGTTGAGCCTGCCGACGGGTCTGCTCGGCCGTGGCGGAAGAATGCTTGGCGGTTTGGGTCGTGGTGCCGGTCGCATGTTGGGTATCGGCGGACGTGCAGGTGCCACCGTTGCTGCCGAAGCCGGGACTGCCGCAGCCGGTCAAGTTGCCGGGCGTGCCGCTGGTGCAGCCGCAGGTCGGGCCGGTGGTGCTGTTGCTGGACGTGCTGCCGGTGCAGCCGCTCCGGGTCTACTCGGACGGGCTGGTGCGGGCCTCGCAGGTATGGCGGGTCGTGCCGGTGCCGGTCTTATGGGTGCAGGCCGGGCAGTCGGCGGCGTTGCAATGCGTGCCGGTGGTGCTGTCGCTCGTGTTGCTGGCGGCGTCGGTAGCCGTGTGCTGGGTGCGATGGGTGTTAAGGCACTCGCCGGGGCCGGTGCTAAGGTCGCAGGTCTTGCTCTTGGTGCAAGCAACCCGATTGGCTGGGTCGTTACCCTCGCTACGGCGTTGGGCGGCGGCTTCGTCAACGCTATGGAAGCGGCAAGCAAAGCTACCGAAATCTTCAACGTTCGGCAGGAAGAACTCACCTACACGCAGAAGGCGGCTGCCAAGTCGGCTGGCTTCTTGACGGGTATTCTGGACTTCATCACGTTCGGTATCTTCTCCGAGTACATCGGGCCGACGGGCACATGGACCGTGGCCCTCGCCAAGTTCTTCGACAAGTTCTGGCCGCTCGCCCTGCTGGGTGACATGTTGCTCAAGCCGTTCGAAGTGTTGTGGGCGGTCATCAAGGGTATCGGTCTGGGCATTTGGGAATACTGGAAGGGTCTGTGGGACGGCTTCAACGCTGTCTGGGAGCCGATCAACGAAGCCTTCCAGATGTTCAAGACGGAAGTCCTCGTGCCGATCAGCGGGGCGTTCGACGAAGTGTTCGGTGCCGGTGCTTCGACCTTCGACATTATGCAAGGTATTTCCGACGCCCTCAAGTGGGTCGGCAAACAGTTCGGTGACTTCGCACGCTGGATCGGTAAGGGTCTGGGGGATGCGATCCGCTTCCTGATGCCGTTCATCAAGACAACGGCTCAGTGGATCGCAGGCTTCCTCGTGCCTGCATTGAAGGGCGTGTTTGTCTTCTTCAAGGGGCTGTGGCAGGTGTTGTCGGGTATCTTCACCCTGGACGGCAGCAAGATTTGGGAGGGATTGACAAACATCTTCAAGAACTCTGGCGAGTTGTTCGGCAAGGCCATCAAGGCGTTCTTCAGCTTGTTCATTCAGGGCATACCGCTCGTGGTGAACTGGATCGTGAACGGCTTGAAGCAGGCGTTCAACTGGCTGATCTTCGAGTTGCCTAAGTATCTCGCACAGGGCTTCATGTGGCTTGTGACGGGTATCGGGGAGTTGTTGGTGCAGGGCTTCAACTGGCTCGTTACCGACCTGCCCAATTTGGTATCTGGAGCATTCCAGTGGGCTATTGACCAAGTGCCTCAAGCAATTTGGGACGCACTCGGGGCGGGCTTCAACTGGATCACTACGGACCTGCCGAGAATCTTGCAGGAGACGTTCCAGAAGGTCATGGACTTCATCCTCAGCCTCATTCCGGGCGGACAGCGAGTTGCGGAAGCGGCGGGCGGCGTAAGCGACATCATGAACGGAGACGTTCTCACGGGCGGGCGGAAGATTCTGAGTGCCGGAGCCGGGCTGGCAGCCGACGCTGCGAACACCGTCACGAACAACGCTGTCACTCGTGCCCTGGGCATCGACTTTGAGTTGTTCGACATCGGGTCGATGGGCATTCTGCAAGACGGTTTGGCGTTCCTGCACCGTGGCGAAATGGTCGTCCCGGAAGAGGACGCACAGGCATTGCAAGGCAAGGCCACGAGCCGTGGTGCCTTCAACGGCGGTCGGGTGTTCGGCGGCTTCGCTCGCAGCCTCGGCTTAGGTTTGTTCGGTAACGAACAGGGCGGCGAGGCCATGACGAGTGGCCTGGACTCGTTCATTACAACGCTAACTGCTCCGGTTTCGTCCATCGTGGACGGCATCGGCAGCATGTTCGGGTTCGGCGGCGGACGCCGTGAAGAACAACCGGCACAGGGCGGCGGTGGCACTGGCGGTGCTACCGGCGGCTCGTGGTGGGATCGCATGTTGAACATGGTCGGCGTGAGAACGCCGCAGCCTGCCGCTGCCGTACAGCCGGAGCCACGTCGTAAGACCGTCGAAGAATTCCTCGGCGAGATCGCCTCGAACGGGGCGGAAACGAACCGTCTGTTGCAACAGCAGGCCAGCGTCGTGAACAGCGGCTTGTTCGACAACACGCAGGTGTCGGAGGCGATCTACGAGACGAGCGAGCAGGCCAACAAGGAGTTCTCGAACATGTTCGGGGAAGTCAACAGTGACGCCCTCGAATCGGTCATCATTGAAGCACAAGAAGTCCTCCTCGGCGACTTCGAGTTCCCGGAGATGGAATTCGAGATGCCCGAACCGCCGGGAGTCGTGGACGGTATCTTGGCGAGCGTGCAGGACATGGGTCTGTTCGCCCGTAACACCGTGACGGAAGCCCTGGACACGGTGAACAGCGAGACGATCCAACAGGGGTCGTTGTGGGAAAACGCCGTCAGCATGTTCGACCGGATGTGGAACAGTTCTGAAACCGACCCGTCCCGTAACAACGGCAACCAGCCGACGTTCTGGGACCGGGCGACTCAGGTCTGGGACCAACTGACCGGCCGTACCGAGCGGGCAGCCTCGAACCCGGTGGAAACCGGCTTGTTCGCTGCGTCGAACGTGCGGGAGTCGTTCTTCGAGTCGATGCGAAACGGGATCAGCAACAGCCCGATTGGGGCGTTGGCTGACATGTTCGGCTTCGGCCCGACCGGCGGCACGGGCACCAACGCCACCACTAACAACAACAGCACGGCGTCGGCCGGTAGCGGGTTGTATTACAACAATCAGAGCGAGTACCAGGAAGCGACTACGCAGGGCAACGCTTCTAGCGGCACGACGAATAACTACATTAACCAGTCACGCCGGGTGCGTGGTCTGCCGGTCCGGGGACGTGTTTCCTCGAACCTGCTGGCTTCCTCCGGGGACGTTGAGGAATACATCCTCCAGCGTCAGTTGCTCGACCAGCCGAGCGGCGGTAGCGGCGGCGGGATGGCTCTGCCGATCCTCGAACGGATTGCCGAAGCCGTTGAGAGCGGTCGCCTAGACGAGATCATCAACCTGCTCACGGCCATCCGTGACAAGGACACGAATGTTCTGGTTGCTGCCGGTGGCAGCAGTCCTGGCGGCGGTGCCCCGAGCGTCGAGAACTCCGGCCTGCGTGACGGCTACAACAAGTCGTGGCTGAACGGCGACTGGACGCACTTGGCCGACATGTCCTACAGCGACAACGCTAACATCCTCGGCACGTCCCGTGGTTAAGACTAAGGAGTAATATGCCAAAGGCAACAACTCCACTCGGGCAGATGCGGCAACTTGAAAAGTGCTACATCGACATTCCGGGTGCGATCAAGATTACGTTCACCAACCTGCCCGACTTGAGTGATTCCAAGTCGGTCGTGTACAACGGCGAGGGCATCATCGGCCGGTCCTCGCCGCTCCACACCTACTCGCACTCCGACACCCGCAGCCTCTCGATCCAGTTGCACTTCTTTGTTCTGGAAGAACAGGACATCCAGCGTAACTTCCAGGCGTTGCGGGCCATCCAGAGTGCCGCCTACCCCCGGCCGGGGACGGGCGGTGCCCCGTTCCTCCCGCCGGTGATCTGTAAAGTCCGGTGCGGCGACCTGTTGGCGACGGAAGACCTGTGCTGCACGTTGCAGCAGTACAGCGTGAAGTTCCCGACGGACGTGGCCTGGGACGAGGAAACCTACCTGCCTTACAAATTCGACGTTGATACGACTTGGCAGGTTGTATATTCCTCTTCCGAGCTACCTTATAACAACCGAATCTTCCAGTCAGGTAGGTAAACATGACAGTCCCCATCCAAGTGACCGACATCCGTGCCGAAACCCTCGTCACGGGGTCGAGTCGGTATGCCACACGCAAGGTGATCTACTACGGCGAACAGAAGTTCATCACGTTCGACACCTACATCCGAACCAAGTACGAGCCGGATGGTAAAGAAAAGATCATGGTCATCAACAAGGGTGTTGAGTTCCGCCCGGACTTGGTTTCTTACGACTTCTACGGGTCCGTTGACTACTGGTGGAAGATCATGGAAGCCAACAACATCAAAGACATCTACGACTTCAAAGCGGGTCGTACCATCCTCCTTCCCCATTTGTTCTAAGAGATTATGTCAGGAGCCTGTAATTTAGCAACCGATTGCATCAAGCGTCCGCCCGAGGGGCACACGCTTTCGCCGTTCGTCCGCATCAAGTTCAAGGTGTCGGGCATCGAGATCAGCGTGGGCAACGACTCCGCTCCGTCCATCGAGAACCGTGCCTGCATCAAGGACTTCGAGTTCGGGCACGGCAACGGGTTCGAGTGCCGTGTTACGATTCACGATGACTTCGGCGGCTCGTTCACGAAGTTCATGGAAGACATTCTGAAGGACGCCAAGTGCGCCACGCCCGCCGGTGGCGTGACGATGGAGGTTGACTTCGGGTGGATCAACTCGCTGTGCGGCGGGGGCGGCGGCATCGTCGAGAAATCTCCGAAATATCACATGATGTGCATGGACATCGTGTGTAACTTCGCCGGTGGTAAGTTCATGTTCGAGGTTACGGGCAAGGACATTACCGCCGTGGCTGCCGACGCCAAGTTCACGAAGATTTACGGCGGCGAGGGCGATCAGGCCGAGTTCTTGACTGAGGCTATCAAGAAGATGTTCAAGGAGGGACCGACTGAACCCATCGTGGCGGACGTGAAGTTCCTCCGGGTGGGTAGCGGGTCGTGCGGCGGCAGCCCCGAGCCGTGCGGGTTCGATAAGTTCGACAACGGCGACCGGATGAGGGGGCCGAAGGGCAAGTGGGAGGCCAACAACGTAGACAAGATCACGGCCGCACTGAACTGGCTGAAGGACTACAACACGGACCGGAAGAAGGGCTGGATTCCCGCCTACAACTCCGAGGCCGAGGGCGGCGAGATGATCTTCTGGGAAGACACGAAGCCGAACTGCGGCGAGACGCTGGATTGGGAAGGCCGGATGTTGGGTGCCTACGTCATCAACGGCGGGCAGTACAGCAAGGTCGTCGAGTTCAACCCGAAGATCAAGTGGAACTTCTCTTCACTGACGAACGCCGGTGGTAGCATGGGTGAAGCCCAGACCAGCGGCAACCCGGACACGGGCGGTCGCAACGAGGGCATCTACGACTGCGAATCTTTGCGTCGTGAACGACTCGGCGACACGGGTTCGCAAACAACTTCCGCCGCCGACGAGAACATGGTCAACCGGGAAGGCGGGCGGGCCAACATCGAAACCGAGCGGGCGCAAAGTAAGCAGCAGAAAGCCTTTAAGTTGGATCACTACCCCATCGAGGCGGACCTTGTGGTGGTAGGCGAGCCGACGCTGCTGCGGCCGAGTTTGTGTCTTTACCGCAATCTCTGGCTTATCTTCTTCAACCCTTTCTTTATTAACGGAGGGGGGCAGGGTAGGTGTGGGGACTGGTTGTCGGTCCCGCCGCCGGGCTGTAACCCCATCTTGAGTAACAAGGCTTGGTTGATTAAGCAGGTGGTTCACCGAATCACCGGGGACGGGAAGTTCACCACCAACTTCCAGGTCTTCTTGACAGGCCCAGGCGTTGACACGAACGTGGGCGAGCCGGTGGGTGGATTGGGATCGGGCGGCTGGGTGCCGCCTGCGAATTGCTAATGAGGATAGATGACTCAACAACAGAACGTGAGCCTGGGCAGTTACATCGACGCCCTGCATACAAAGATTACGCAACTGGAGGCAACGGTTAACGAGATGGCGGTGGACGTGAAGTCTGCCCGCCGCACCAAGTTCCCGAAGAAGACCCAATCTCCGTCGTTGCACAATATGTCCCGTGCCCTGTGCGTGTCCACCCTGGACCCGCTGAAGGAGAACCGGGTCCGCTTCTACCACCCCGTTTTACACTCCCCGGACACGCCGATCAAGTCCCTGCCGTTCGCCAAGCCCGTCAGCACGATGGGCGGGTTCGACGACTGCGGCTTGAATTGGGTGCCGCCGCCGGGATCGACCATCTGCATGTTGTTTGAGAACGGCGTCCGGTCGCAGCCGTACTACATCGGGACGATGTGGCACCGGGACCGTGGGCCGGGCGGGAGCAAGTTCGGCTTCCCGGTTCAGGAATACTATCAGGTCTACAGCGGCCACCGGAAGGGCTACCTCGTCGGCCCGAACGACGAGTCCCAGGTTCTCCCGCCGTGGAACACCGAGTCGTACAACGGCAAGGACTTCAACTCCCTGCGTGAGTTCGTGAACAACTCCGAGGAGCAACGCCGCCTCACATACCCGAACATCTACGGGTTCAAGACGCCTGAAAAACACATGCTGAAGATGGTGGACGGTGACGCCAAGTGTAACCGCCGCTGGAAACGTATCGAGATCATGTCCGGTTGCGGCAACTGGATGATCTTCAAGGACGATCACATCCACTACGGCGGGCAGTGGTCCCACCCGAGTTGTCCGCCGACCCCCGGCGGTAGCGACCTGGGGCCGTGTTCGGAAAACCAGGGGGCGTTGCCGTACTTCACCGACCCGCACGGCAAACCGATTGAAAAAGAGGACAACTGCGACGACCCGATCCTGGGCGGGCACCCGAGTACGCCCGACCCGAACTCGAAGTATTACAAGTCGCAGAAGGGTGCCAACAAATACTTCAAGCACCAGAACGAGTGCCGCCCGTACCGTGGGCCGGGTACGCCGCAGAACAACAAGTGCGACCTGCCGCAGTCGGGTGTGCAGATTCTCTCGATTGGCGGGCACACGATGGTGTTCGACGACTCGGTTGAGGAACCCCGTGGCAAGCCGATCTGGGAGCGGTCGATGGATCAGTTCGACTTCGGCTGCACGGACAAGTTCGAGGGCCGGATGTACATCAAGTCGGCCACGGGTCACGCCTTCATCATGAACGATAAGGAGGAGGACACGGGCCTGCGTGGGAAGGACAACTACATCCGTTTGCAGACGGCGACGGGCAACAAGATCGAGATGAACGACGAGACGATTGGCTCGCCGGGGTGCATCCCGTGTCCGCCGAACTACGCTGGTGAGAACCGTGGTATTCACCTTCAGTCCACGAGCAACCACCAGATCAACATGGTTGACCACATGAACAAGCAGTGCGGCCCGTGCCGCACCGAGGGTGGCACGCCGCAGGCGAAGGCGACGAAGGCGTACATTCAGATTCGGTCCGGGTACGGGCTGGAGATGCGGTACAACGACGACAACAGCCAGGAGGAGACGCAGAACCAGTGGATTCAGATCACGCACCCGCAGTGCGTGGACCCGCAGAACGACCCGAAATGTAACCGGGAGCGTGGGCCGCACTTCCTGCGGTTCCAGGGTCGGCCGCAGGGCCAGCCGGGCGTTGTTATGCTACGGGCCGGTGGTCACGCCATCCGACAGACGTATGACATGGACATTGTTTTGGTCGGGGATAAAGATAAGAACCCGTCCGACAAGTTTACATATGTTTCTAAGCGGCACATTCGGGCGACGGAGGAAACTGACTTCCGGTATGCCGGTGATCTACATATTCTCTTTGCCGAGAAGTACATATTGCTGATGGCCGGTCGGGACTGCCCGCCGCCTGCTGGCAAGAAGTGTTGTGGTCCCTGCCTTTACCCGGTCATTCTCGGCCGGTGCCCGGTCATCTGTCCTCTCACCGGCATTGTTCACTGGACCGAGATGGCTATGAGCGAGCGTGTGTTCGCCTCCGGTTACATGGCACCGCCGTGTCCGCCTGCTCCTGGTTGCTCGGGTCCGGGAGCCAAGAAGGGCTGCAAGGAGGATGACGAGCAGACGCAGGACATTGACACGGGCAACGGCTCGGTCACTGTCGGCGGCGGCTTGAACTTTAACGCCACCGGAGGCCCGACCTTATGACAACGAAACCGAAGTTCATCGGGTGCCAGTACCCGTTGATGAAGACGCCTCGGGGCATCATGGCCCAGAAGAACGGCGTTGACCAGATCAAGGCCGACATGCTCCAACTCCTGCTCACCAACCCCGGCGAGCGGGTGATGTTGGCTGACTACGGTGTGCCGTTGCGGAAGCTGATCTTCGAGCCGAACGACGTTGGGCTGGAGATTCAGGCCCGGAACATGATCGCCGAAGCTATTACTAAATGGGAGCCACGGGTTGTTCTGCAACAGGTTCAGGTGAGTTCGGTCGTCGATATCGGCGACCTCGCCCCGGACGACCCCCGTGAAGACACGCCGCACGTCTTGTCGATCAAGATATTGTTCTACGACCCGCAGAACATTACGGAAGTGCAGGAATTGAAACTCGAAGTGCCACTAGGGAGCGTCTAATGCAAGCAGGATGTCCGGTAGTAGTCGTACCTTACGACCAGAGTAGGTTAATCAAGAATCCGAACTTGGTGTCCATCAACTACACCAACCAGGACTTCTGGTCGATGAAGGCACGCCTTGTGGACTACATCAAGGAGAAGTTTGCGGACGATTTCAATGACTTCGTTGAGTCGTCCATCGCCATCATGTTGATCGAGAATTGGGCGTATATCGCAGACACGCTCTCGTTCAAGATCGACCAGATCGCAAACGAAATCTTCATCGATACCGTCAGTGAAACCGACAACGCCTTCCGCCTGTCGCAACTCGTCGGGTTCAAGCCGACCCCGCCGATTGCGGCCCGGAGCTTGTGGAGCGCCACGTCCACCCAGGTTCTCGAAACGGACCTGACCATCGACGTGCCGGTAGCCATCGACATCACGACCGAAGTCGGTGCCCGGACCATCGAGCTTTTCGCCGCCGACAGCAACAACAACCCGATCTTTAACGAGCCGATCATCATCCCGGCCGGGAGCTTCATTAACACGTCCATCGTGGGCGTCGAGGGGCAGACCCGTGAGCAGATCGAACGGGGCGACGGGTCGATCAACCAGTTCTACCAGTTGGGCTTCGGCCCGGTGATCTGGAACTCGATCCGGGTGTACGTTGACGGGGTGCCGTGGGAGCAGGTGGATTACTTCACCGATTCGCAACCCCGGCGGGAGTTCCGGGTGGAATATGACCCGGATTACAACGCATTCATCTTGTTTGGAAACAACCGGGCGGGTATGATCCCGTCTAACAACTCCGAGATTCGGATTCTGTACCGGACGGGCGGTGGCGTGGCCGGTAACATCGTGACCGGATCGGTGGAATTGCAGAGAAACTTCGTCCTTCCTGGGTTCGATTTGCGTATCCCGGTGACGTTCCGAAACTATACTAAGGGTGAGTTCGGGTACGCTGGCGACGGCATCGAAGACATTAAGAGAAAGCTGCCGCCGTACCTCAGAACGCAGAACCGCTGCGTGACGGGCGACGACTACCAGACGTTCGCCAACCAGTTCGTGACGCCGTACAACGGCCAGATCGGCAAGGCGACGGCGGTGTTGAGAAACTACGGGTGTGCGGCGAACATCGTTGACATCTACGTTCTGGCCCGATCCGAGGAAGACCAGTTGGTCGAGGCCGGGAACGAACTGAAGCGGGCGTTGAGCGATGCCCTCAGTGAAGTCAAGATGTTCACCGATTACGTCTGCATCAAGGACGGGTCGGTCATCGAGGTTGACGTGCAGATCGACCTGACGATGGACAAGTTCTATAAGAAGTTCGAGGACGAGTTTAAGCAGCGGGTGACGAACCGGCTGGTGACGTTCTTCTCACTGAACAATTGGGACTACAGCCAATCGCTGAAGGCCATTGACATTGTGAAGGAAGTGTCCGACATCAAAGAGATCAGGACGGTGGACGTGAACCTCGTGACGGACGACGAGGACAACTCCGGGCAGTTGGTGGTGGCTCAGTTCTACCAAATCATCCGTCCCCAGGTGGTCGAAGTTAACTTCATCTACGAGTGAGAATGGCTGAGAAGAACTACAATGACAATCCAAGAGTAACCGACACGGTTGTCTTCGATTTTACAACTCCCGACGCAGAAGGGTGCCTCACGTCCGATCCGTACAAGGTGGATCGGCTGGTGGTCTACTACGTCGAGCGGAACTTCCTCGGCAACAACTTCGGCGAATACGAACAAGTAAAATACAACGACACGCTCCTGTCTCAGACCCTTGCGGCCGAGCAGTTGGCGTGTACCGCACCTACCCCGGCGAACATTTTCGCTGCCCAGCAGCTAAGAAACGAATTGGAGTCGAAAGCTCAACGGAACCAGTTCTTCTTCAAGGATGCCGTGCCGGTAGAAACCGTTGGGACTCCACTTAACCCGGCGTGGCTCTCGTCTGACGAGGCCAACGCCCAAATCGAACACGTCACTGAAGATGAGGATGGGAACCCTCAGTTCGGCCGGTTCCGATTTAAGTGGATGCCCAACGGCTCCGTGCGGGAAGGCGACTACTTCATCTGTTGGACGTGGACCCCACTGCCAGCGGGTGACAGCCTTTCCGCACACGAATCATTCAGTATGTTGGGCGACCCTCGGGCCGTCATCACCATCCCGTCCCACATCACCCCGGAAGAGAAGTACGAGGTTCTGTTAGAACGCTACCTGCCGGAGATGTACAAGAACTATCTGGCGGACAAGGACATCACGCCCGAGACGACCGACAAGCTCAACCGGGCGGTGGCGAAGGGCTTCAAGTACCTGGAAGACTTGGCGAACCAGATCATCGACCTGTACGACGCCAACGCCCTCCATGAGAGCCTGTTGATCTACCTGTCGAACCTGTTCAACCTCAAGCTGAAGTCCGACGACCCGACCCTGTGGCGGCGTCAGATCAAGGAGGCGATCACCCTGTTCAAGAAGAAGGGGACGCTCCAGGGCTTGCGGGATGCGTTCGCCCAGGCGGGGATGAAGCTCGAAAAACTGACTCAACTGTGGCAGGTGGTTTCGCCTTACACCTGGGTGGAGTCGTTCCGTGTTAAAGACAGCCCGGTGTTCACCCTGAGCAAGCGGGCACTGCCGGTTGACCCGGACAACTTCGGCCTGTGGATTCGGCGGGAGGGCGACGGCGTTTACCAAGAAGTGCAGAGCGACTGCGTGATCTTCGAGGATACCGATTGCAACTTCGCCACCCGGATGACCTGGGTTGGGGACGAACTGTCGTCGAACCCGATCAGCCTGTTCGAAGGCGACATCATCAAAGTGATGTACAAGTACAAGGAAGTCCCGGCCGGGCAGCAGTCCATCGAGAACTACATCCGTTCTCTGGAGTTGGCCGACGAGCGGGACGAGGTAGACCAGGAGTTCCCGCCGAAGAACTGGAACGTGAGAGTGATTGAGGAAGATGACCCGCTGTTCAGCGTGGTCGTCCCGGTCCGCCACCCGTTCCACGAGGCGTTGGTGTTCGGGTGGATTCGCACGGAATTCCCGTACTCCGAAAACGTCTATAACATGGAAGAATATAACGGTTCGACCCGTGAGACGGGCGACCCGTGTTTGATTGACAAGTCGTTCACCGACCCGTGCGGGGCGTGTATCGGCAGCAAGTTTAACATCGACGTGTCGGTGGAGTCGCTGAGCGACGACCGGCTGAGCGAAGTCCGGGACATCATCCGGGAGTACACGCCGTTCCACGCCCAGGTTCACCGCATCAACTTCTACGGCTCGGTCAACGAGTTCGTGCCGCCGCCGGTGGAAACCATCGAATGCCTCGTGACCTACCGTGTCACAGACATCGTTCTGTCGGGTAACTCCAACCCATTCTTCACCCGCATCATGCCGGACGGCTGGAACCTGGAAACTCTCGGCGTGGCCCGTGACGCCCTGGCCGAGAACACGCTTGTTGTTAGTGAAACTTCCGGTATTGGCTACAACCCACGGATTGCGGTCGTCACGCCGAACGTGAACCTTCAGAAGATCGGGTTGAACCTAGCGAAACACGTCTTCGAGGTACTGTCCCCGTCGTCGAACGCCGGGTCGTACACAATCAGCAATCCGATCATGGAGACGGCGACGGTGGACGGCGGGGTGAGCGAGCCGATCAACGAGGCCATGTTCACCTTCCAGTTGTCTAACATCACCTACGACAACAGCCAGACGATCATCACCCAGGACGACAAGTTCAGCTTCACGTCCGACTCGGTTGACTTTGTATCGCTCGGCGTGAAGACGTTGTGGGACGTGGACAACACCCCGAACTACACGGGCGGGTCGTGGAAGGTGTCGATCCCGGCCTATGACGCCACGCCGTATGAGATTAAAGAAATCGTCGAGGGCGTGCTGATCCTGGCCGACCCGAACCGGACGCTGCCGACGACGGCCACTTCGAGCATCACGTTCGAGTTGTTGGATGACACGGACGTGACACGGGGCAGTGCCGTGGACGGCAGTCTGGAAGTCGAACGGTACGGTCGGGTGGACTTGAACGACACGGCCATCGTGGACATCCGGGAGTTCGTGCAGGTGAACGACAAGTTCATCTACAACAACTTCGAGTACCGGGTGAGCGGGCTGGACGATCAGGAATTCATCATCGAAGACTATGTTGATGGTGATGTCAGCGGGGCGACCGTCGAGATTCGGCGGCGGCTGGTTGAGAATGACATCGGCTTCTTCGGCTACGCCGGGTTGAAGCTCCAGACGGCGGTTGACTACGAGAACTCGTTGGGGATTCTGAACGGCGAGAACGGCCCGGAAGACGAGGACGAGATCACTGACAACAGCCAGTTCAAAGAGAACTTTCTGGTGAAGATCGGGGACGACTACTACAAGATCGTCGCCATCAACGCCACGGACATCACGCTGGACGGGCCGTCGAACGACTGGATGACGCTGGATGCGGGCGGGACGCTCGTCAACTTCTCGATCCACCAGTTCGTTGAGACGCCCGTCGCTACCTCGTTCATGGTGTTCGATCAGATCGACCGGCGGGGGCGTGACACGGTGGTGCGGGAAACCTTCTCGACCGTCACCGAGGATACCGAAGTGGTGGCGTTCGCCACGGGGGAAGAACCCCGGCCGACCGGCTTCTTCGATAAGGTCGAGCAGAGCGAGAAGGTGAGTTACACAATCGAGTATAAGAGTGGCAAGAAGTCCACCGGAGAAGTATGAAACTTGAATCAAGAGTAGATGTATACGGTCACGTCTTTGGCGTGATCGATTACAAAGACGGACGGAGCGAGAGGTTCGACTTCCCCAACACGATCCTTCGTGGTGGGCGTCGTGCCCTGGCCCTGGGCCTCGCCAATCAGGTCGGGGACGCCTTCGAGTTCTACGTCACCCGCATGATGTTCGGGGACGGCGGGACGTTCAACGGCGTGAAGAAGTTTGTGAACGCCGACCGGAATGGGTTGTTCGGCGTTACCCGGCTGTCGAAGCCGGTGATTGCAAACATCGACATCAACGTGCCGACGCAGGTCATCTTTACCTCGGTCATCACGTTCGACGAGGCGGTTGGCGTCGTCCTGAACGAGATGGCCTTGCAGATGGCGACCGGCGACTTGTACAGCATGGTGACGTTCCCGGACTTGAGCAAGACTGAGGAAATGCAGATCACCTGGAACTGGCACATCTCTTACAGCTAAAAGGTAACATGAAGACTGTTGAAGAATGGATTGCGAAGTGGAATGAGACTCGGCTGTTGACCAACCTGCCGGAAGAGAAAGTCAGGCCGACGGCCTGTGCGTTGTCCAACCAGATCGGCTACAACGAGCGGAGTCAATTCCTGCCTGCGTTCCAGCGGTTGTCCATCCCCATCCTGCGGCGGGTGTTCGGCGGGATGAAGGCTAAGAATGTGACATCCAAGTTGGTTGAGACGCCGACCAAGAGCCACGTCGTCAACCTAGACCCTTTCAACGTTACGGAACTACAGTATGACGGTCATGGTGGATACAACCTTGAGTTTGAGGCCCAGCGGACCGCCGAATACTGTGTCAAGCTCGCCGAGTACATCGACGAGTTGGCTTCGAAAGTTGATGAATTCGTCCTGCTCGGGATCGGGTGGAACGGATCAAACGTCGTCCTCTATACTGAATGAAGGAAAGATGAAGATTTACTTAGCAGACATCAAGCCGCAACTGCGGATCGCCTGGAAGAATGCCTTCAGGGGCGTAGAGAACGTCCAGGTGTACGAGCGGGGCATTGGCTCCATTCTCGACCTGGAGGTTGACGCCCTGGTCAGCCCGGCCAACAGCTTCGGGTTTATGGACGGCGGGATCGACGAGTTGTACTCGGAAACCCTCGGGTGGCATGTTTCGGAACGTTTGCAGGATCACATCGTCAAGGATTTCAACGGCGAGTTGCTGATCGGGCAGGCGACCATCGTGCCGACCGACCATGCGGTGTTCAAGTATTTGATCGCCGCCCCGACGATGCGGGTGCCGACCCGTCTGCCGGACAACACGGTGAACGTGTTCCTGGCGACTCGGGCGGCGTTGTTCCTGGCGGACAAGATGGCAAAGCGTGGGCTACTGACTTCCGTGGCGTTCCCCGGCTTGGGGACGGGCATCGGGGCGGTATCCCCGGAGAAGTGCGCACTCCAGATGCGTGCGGCTTACGATTGGGTGTTCAACAACGAACGCCCGGAGATGGAGTGGAAGAAGGTTCTCGACCACCACACCTACCTCTACACTGGACTTCGGGCAACTAACACTTGGGAGATGTCCGATAACGACCCAGACCCGGAACTCGGGTGGGAAGACGAACTAGAACAATAAGAAAGGACGAACATGGACATTTCGCATGTAATGATTGGTTTCGACAAGCTGGAGGAAGCCCTGGGTCTGCGGGGCTACGCAACCATCGTGGCTTGTAAGGAACACGAAAGTGGGCGGCACTTAACTCTGCGTTTGATTTCAGAACGTGCCCCGAGAGAGATAAATATCCAAGAAGGAGAGCCGCTGTCCAAGCTGGGTGAAGCCTACCGTCCGGTAGAAGTCGCCGAAGTGCAGGTGGTGAAGGCTCCCGCCATCGAGTAAAAGGTGAAGAATGCCTCGTATTGAGCTAATCACAGTCCCACTGTACAACCCGACTGACCCGTACCACTTTGAGTTCGACAACATCCCGTTGAAGAACATCTTGCGGCGGCAGAACCTCATCAATCTGTCGCTCGACAACGTGATCGAGCAGATTCGGGATGCCATCGGCACGCAGGGGAGCATGGCGAACCGGCTCAACCAGTCGATCAACGCCGACGGTAGTCTGAAGACGGACGCCATTGACGAGGCACTTCACAGCGTTGAGGAACACGAAGACACGGTAGACTATGTTCGTATGCTCCGGTCCGAGTCCGACAAGCTGGCGTTGATCGCCGACGAGGCGACCAACACTTCTTTGGAAATTCAGCTTGACGACGACGGGGATGATGTCGTAACATTAGACAATGGTCCGGCGAGACTCGTCCCCAGCAACACGGTGACGTGGAGCGTCGAGTCCCCGAACAAGATCAGTGCAAATCTGGCGTTCCCGGCCGAGGCTGCCCACAAGCATTACTACGACCAGGAACCAGTTCCCGCCGATCTCACCGAGCCGGACTACATTAACTACAAGGTAAACTCAGCGGCCACGCCGTTCGTCGAAGGCACCCTGCGTGTCTACATCAACGGCGTGCGGTTGTCCGCCACAACTTCCATCTACGTCCCAGGCGCACTGGTAAACGACCCCTGGACGCTGATGACCTACACGCCCGACTTCGAGAACGGCACGTTCGCCCTTTCTACCGCCGTGTCCGAAGAGGACGTAGTAAGAATTGACTATGACATCTCGTACATCTAAGAAAAAGGCAGAGGTAGTACGTCCCGAGTTCGGGTTCGTGATCCTCTGCCCGGAACGCAACCTCGGTGGGTTAAAGAACACCGTCAACTCGATCAAGAGCCACTTCCCGGAATGCTCCTACGTCTGCACCGTCGGCGACGACGTGCAGAAGGACGAGTTGGCCGAGATGATCGGGATTTGCAACACCGTCAAGGCCGGGAACACGATCACGTCCCTCATCAACGTGGGGATGAAGCACTCGGACGCCGAGTGGAACATCATCGTCTTTTCCGGTAGCTGGCTCCGCACCAGCCTCATCAACAAGGCCAGGACGTTCATCAAGAGCGACCGGGATGTGTTGTTCCCGGTGGTTGACTGGAAGACGAACTTCGTGGACGGCTCGATGAACGGCATATTCCTGCACCGCAAGATGTTCGAGGACGCCGGTGAGTTCCCCGCCGGGGCGATGGAGAAGGCGGGCGTGAGCGACATCGAGATGGCGAAGCTGTTTTGGGCGGCTGAGGCCATCGAGAAGGGTGCGATCTTCAAAGCCATCGTGGGAATGCGAGTGTGTTAAATGCCAGTCCTGTCCGACGTTACCCGTGCCCGCCTCCTAGACGCCAACCAGAACCCTCTTACGGAATGGCACGCAGTTTATAACCTAAAGCCGGAACTGTCGGGCGGGAACAGCATGTTCCTGGTGGACTTGGCCGTTGCCGCCCGGAACGACAGCTTCGGCTCGGCAATCGTCACCCGTGACCCGTTCAGCAACATGATGCTACTGGTGCAACGGTCCGGCGACAACCACCACAACTACTACCTGTTCAAGAACTGTATCTTCCAGAGCTTCAATGCCCTGGATATTGCGGAAGGGGTTTGGTACGGGGAGACGACGTTCTACTGTCAGTTTTACGAGATTCACACGGGGGACAGGCTCCAAATCATCCGGCCCATCAGAAGTCAACAATCACGGACCCAGGCTAATCCCGACACCGAGATTAGAAACAGGTTGCAAGACCTGGGGAGAAACCCGGATTGCGGCAGAGACTCTGATGGGCCGGTGGATTGGCTCAACAACGGCTTTTAGATCAAGCCGTAGGTGAACGACCAGCGGTCATTCTCCTTATGTTTACCCTGGTTCACTTCGTCCAGGTAGTTATACAACTCGTCCCAAGACCCGAACATGAAGTCCAGCGGGATGAACCCGTAGTACCACAGCGGGACGTATTCCTTGCCCTGCGGACACATCAACAGTGTGGGCTTCTTTTGGTTGCTGCTGTTGATGATCTCGTGGTGCGTGCCGGTCGTGGGCACCTTCCGGGGAAGGTACGAGATCACGATGTCGGCCCGGTCCACCATCTTCAGGTCTTTCTTCACGAACTGGCGGGCGATCCGCTGCATCGTGTCGAAGTCCTTCTCGGCCTGAGCTTTCGTGAGTGAAGGCACCCACTGCTGCTTCGGGTCGTCGAACGGGTCGAACAGATCGAGGCCGAACCGCTCGGTCAGCACCTTCTTCGGTTCGGTCCGCCAGTTGTGGCCGGACGTGTCGTGTTCAATCGGCCCGGACAGGTAGACTCGCTGTCCGGCCAAGTAACTTGTCTTTCCTTCCGTGGACACGAACATTCCTAGTCCTCCTTAACTTTCATAATCACAGTACCGAAACGAGGAAAATATGTCAAGCATCGACCCCCAGAAGTTGTTCGAGAACATTCAGGAACTCCTGGCGAAAGCCGAAATGCCGGAGCGGCACACCTTCTTTCAGATGAAAAACTTCATCGTCGGCAAGGAATGCACGGTACAAGGCCAGTTGTGGCAGATCACCCGTGAACTCCGTGCCCGGTCGGACTCCCTCCTGGCCCTCCACGACCAGATCGCCGACTCCCAGGATAGCATCGAATTGCTGAACATTGCAACTGAGCGGCTGCGGATTAACCACAAATCCTCCGGCACGATGGGGAACGACGAACTGGACGAGCGGGAAAAGCAGGTCAAGTTGCGGAAACTGGACCGGGAGCGGGCTTCCCTGGAAAGAACCGTGGAAACCCTGAAGAATAAATCTAAATACCTTCTGGAAGAGATGGCTTACCTTTACAACGCCCACGAGACGTTGAGTAAGGTTCAGGCCATGAAGCCGCTGGATGACGTGCAGGCACAGCAGGAATACTGGAACGAAAAGCTCACCGAAGAACTCAATCTTCGCCTACTCCTCCGTAACCCGCTCGACAGCGATTTTGTAAAGACCATCCTGGCCCTCGAAGACACGTCGCCTGTCAAGAAGCAGATGGTCGAAATCCTCGGCAAAGTTCAGAAAAACATGCTCGAAGAACGTGACCGGCAGTTGGCCCTCGCCGCCGACAAGCAGACCGGCCAGCACAAGGCTTTACTGAGAAAACAAGGTGGTAAGTAATGGCTATCGACAGAATCTCCTCACTGGATGAAGGTTACGCAACAGGGGATTTGTCCGTCTTCCCGACCGCCCTGGACGACAAGAACATTCTGTACACGGCCACGAACAACTCCAAGACTTCACTGAAGCAAACCCTGTCCTACAACGGCCAGATCGTCGTCGTGGACGACACGACCGGGTTCCCGGACCGGGGCATCATCCGCATCGGGTTCACCGGCGAGGGCGAGGGGAACTTCGAACTGATCGCCTACAACAAGAAGACGGGTAACACCTTCCAGCAGTTGAAGCGGGGGTTCGCCGGGTCCAAGCAGGGCGTATGGCGTCCGGGGCAGGCGTACATCACGAACAGCGTCGTGGCGGAACACCACAACGCCATCAAGGACGCCATCCTGAACATTGAGAAAGACCTGGGGACGAAGGAAGACCCGGACCCGCTGTCGCTCAACGGCATTCTGAAACAGCAGGAAGTACGTTTCCTAACGCCGAAACCCCTGTTCCGGGCGTTCCCGACGAAGGGGCCACCCCCGCATCAGGTCCGGTTCCAGAACTTCACGACGGGGCACATCGTCCGCAACCTGTGGGACTTTGGCGACGGCGGTACGTCCCTGGAGAAGAACCCGGTCCACACCTATCTGCAAGAGGGTGTGTACACGGTGAAGTTGAACATCATCACTTCGACGGGTGCCCAGGGGGTTGCGACGAAGACCGGCTACATCACTGTGGACAAGGACGAGAACATTCCGTTCGTCTACGTTGACTCGCTGCTCAACCCGTACTCCGTGGAGACGGCCTCGGCGTTGACCGACGGCGGCAACCCGACGGAGCCGAAGACGTTCGTCTTCGTGGATCAGTCGGACGGCGACATCGTTCAGCGGAATTGGGTGTTCGGCGACGGACAGCAGTTCACTGAGAACGACCCGGACATCCATACGATCTCCCACGTCTACGACAAGCCCGGAACGTATGACGTGACTCTGATCTTGATCTACAGCAACCGGCGGCTGAAGAAAGTGAATTTGTCTGAAGAACTGGTGGTTTTGTAATGACGATCCCTACAGCGAGTGACTACCCGGACGCCTTCGACTCGGACACTAACCTGTTCGCAGTTCATGACGGTCTGCGGGTCCGTCTTGCCGAAGATTACAACCCCGGCGATACCGAGATCACGGTGGAGGGCGACCTTCTCATCCTGTCTCGGTTCCCGCCGACGGGCATCATCACGCTCACCGAGCAGTGCAGCGACATCGACAAGCGGGCCATCTCGCTGTTCTACTCGAACATCGACACGGCCACGGGCGTCATCAGCGGCCTCGAAGTCCTGCCGACGTTCGTAGATGTTCCGAAACTCAAGCGGATCACGAACGTCACGCAGAACGTCATGGCTCAGCACCACAACGCCCTGAAGGACGCCCTGATCGCTATCGAAGAGTTCATCGGCGTCAAGGGCACCGTGGACGACCTGCCGTTCGGGCCGACGATGGAAGGCCGGGTCAACTTCTTACGCAAGGTGGTTCTCATCCCCCGTGCGTGGTTCACCGCCGACAAGCGGACGGGCATCGTCCCGCTCGACATCGAGTTCCGTGACCTGAGCTTCCGCCTGGGTACTGACGGCACCGCCGGTCCCGTGACGATCTCCTGGGACTTCGGCGACAACACGACCAGCAACATCTCGCTCATCAGCGTCATCAGTGAAACCTCCGTAGTTCCAGAGGACGCCGAGAACGTGTTGGTTTACGACACGGACGGCGGGACGATCAAGAAGACCTACCTGCGGCCCGGCATCTTCGACGTGACCCTGACCGTCACGAACGACTTCGGCAGCGACTCCTGCACCTTCCCGGCCTTCATCAAGGCTCGGGTGAAGGCACCGGACGAGGCCATCATCAAGTTCCAGAACGGCGAAGGGCAGACGATCACCCCAGGCGTGCCGGTCAACGGACCGTACACCGTGAACCCACGGGTGCGGGCACCGATCAACACCATCATCAATCTGTTCATCCCGGACGGAGAGAACCTGTCCACGCCGGGAATCAGCTTCGGCGGGGAACCGCTCGACGGCAGCGGCTCGCCGATTGACCCGATTGTGAACTACACCTGGAGTCTGGGTGACGACCTGAACCACCCGAACGCCTCCAGCACGAAGGCGTCTTACTCTATCGGCGGGTTGTACGACCTGAAGCTGCGGGTGGACACGGACTTCGGGGCTTACAGAATCACCACCTACGAGAACTGCATCGACGTGGTGGAGAACGTGAACCTGTGGCTGTGGACGTTCGACACGGGCGTTACGGTCCGGGCCTACGAGTATGGGTTGATTAGCGAAACATTCAAGCTCAACAGCAACTCGTCGCAGATCGTGTTGCGGGACGACAGCTTCTTGGACAACGTGCCGTCGGCCTCGCAGCAGAAGCGGGAGTTCAAGCGGAACACCGGCTTTGCTCCCCGTGGTACGCTGGAGTCGGGCCGTGGCGGCTCTGTGTTGCTTTATTGGGCGAGCGGCCGGTCTGGTTCCGACCCGATCAGTGCCGAGGAGATTCGGTTCGTTGAGTACACCGGGTTCAGCGACACCTACATCACCCGGTCCGAGGTTAGCCGCCCGTGGAATTGGGCGACGTTCAATTCCGCCGGGGCTGCGTTCTTCGTGTTCGGTGCCCCGACCACCGTGCCCTCGCCATCGACTTCGCCGACCAACCCGACGAAGACGATCCTCGACCTGACGTTCTTGACGACCACGGACGAAACGCTGACGGTGGACAACTTCAGCAACGGTGCCCAGGAATTGTTGAGTAACGTGGCCTCGTATGACGACGACGGCAACAGCATCTACGGTAACTTCAGCGTGTACCGGACGGCCTGGAAGGACAACACCGGGTACATCACCCGGAACTCGGGCATCGGCCCGTTCTTCCGCATCAAGAGCTTCTACCGGACGGAGGGGACTGTGGGCAACCCGTTCCAGACGATCCGCAAGCTGACGGACATGCAGGGGCCGACGAAGACCGAGGGCCAGTTGACTAACTTGAGCCAGGGTGTGTACTTCTTCAACAACTCCGGGTCGATCTCGGCGTTCAGCGACACGAGCTTCACTTGGTCTACGGGCGGTCCTGGGTTTAACTCCGTGGCGTACCGGGCTTTGCAAGATACCGGCGTTCCGGGATACGATAATACATCGAACACGCTGCTGTGTACCTCGGACGGGGACAAGCGGGCGTACCTGAGCTTCGACTACAGCGAGAACGTGTTCCTGAAGTTCTCTGAGACGGACCTAACATTCACCGCCCTGGGCGCACGGCCGAGCGGCGAGCAATGGATCATGGGAGTTTACTAAAGATGCCATTTCCGCCGATTCCTGCGTACCCGAATGCGATTGACTCGGACTACACTTTGTTCCTGGTGTACAACACCACGGAGACGAAGCTGTGCGCAGACAACGCCGCCTGGGCGGAAACCATCGAACTCCTGCCCGTGGCCTCCGACAAGCCGGAAATCTGGGCCGACAACGGGTTCGGAAACATCGACGGCGAGTTGTTCTACTACGACTCCGTGGAGAAGGACTCCAACGGCAAGGTGAACAAGCTCAAGGGCTGTGCCCGAGCGTTGCTCGGCAAGTCCAAGTTCAACCCCCGTGGCACCTGGGTTCGCAGTTACGTCATTGCCGAACACCACAACCAGTTGGTCGATGCGATCCTGAACGTCGAGAACTTCGTGGGGTTCAACTTCGACCCACGGCAGGAAACCCTCGACTGGCGTATCCGCAACCTTCAGGCGTTGGCGATCATCTTCGACGACTACGCCTGCCCGGACGTGAACTTCACGTTCAACATCGTGGAGAACGACAAGGAAACGGGTATCCTCGCCAACTATATCGTCGAGCTTACACAACCCACGACGGCCAACTCGTTCCGCTTGGACTTCGGCGACGGCGAGTCCACGACGACGGCCCTGTCCGGCAGCCACCGCTACGCCCTGAACGCCACGATTGACCCCGTGGTGACTTTGAGTAACGACAAGTGCCAGATCATCGTGACGCCGGTCGAGCGTGAGAACCCGAGTGAACCGCCTGCCGTCATTGAAGACGTGTTCGACATCCCGATTCCGACCGTGCCGGATATCCCGGACTTCACCTTCGTCCCGTGCGAAGTGCCGGAGCCGAACATCAACCTGCCGCCGCTGGTCTTCCCGTGCATCTCGCTGGAAGGTCAGATCGGCCCGCTGCCGTCGGTCATCATCGGCCCGGACATCCAGTTGGTTTCGAACGTGGTGATCGAGGGGCCGGACAACCCGGTACAGATTCTCCACAGCACCGTTACGATTGAGGGCGGGTTCAGCCTGCCGTCGATCATCTTCGTTGACGTGCCGCCGACGATTGTCATCGACCCGCCGATCCCGCCGACGATTGTCATCGTGGCTCAGTCGAGCATTGCGATGGGCATCGACTACGGCGAGTTGCCGAAGTTCGAGATCGACTGGAGCAACATGCCGGAGATGACCATGCAGATGACGATGGTCCGTCCGGTCACGAAGCCGCAGTTGATGGCCCAGAACGTGCAGAACGAGTTCGGCGACGAGTTCGCCGACTTGTTCCAGGCGTCCGAGCAACTGAAGGTGGAGTACGAGACGGTCGGGATGCCGGAAGAGATCAGGATCGTGATGCCGGACGAAATCCCGGACATCAAGATCGACGCCACCAGTGTGCCGAAGACGATCAAGGTTGTTACGGAAGATTGCCACCTGCCCGAGATCATCCGAATCTTCGGCCCGGACAAGCCGCTGCCCGACGTGATCCACATCCACGGGCCGGAGACGCCGCTGCCGGACCAGATCGAGTTGGTGAACCGTGACGTTCCCCGTCAGATCGAATTGGTCAACAAGGACGTGCCGCACGAGATGGTGTTGCGGATGGAACACCCGATCCCCGAGAAGATCACGGTCGAGATGGTCGAACCCATTCCGAGCAAGATCATCTTGGACGCCTCGGGTGTGCCGACATCGCTGCCGGTCACGGGTATCCCGGAAGCCCTGACGGTCGTGGGCTTCCCGGAGGGCATCCCGATTCTCTTCCCGAAGGAAGAAGATATGCCGAAGATGGAGCTAGTTTATAAAGGTGCCCCGCTGGAACTGAAGATCACGATGGACAAGATGATCGCAGCAGCGGAAGGCGAAGACGCACCGTGCGTGCGGATCATGCCTTGTATAAAGTAAACTATGCTCAACCTACCTATCGACCTGACTCAATCCAAGAACACCTTGTTCTTGGGCATCGGGGGCGGCTTCGACATCTACGGGGCCGTCCCTTTGTTTGCGCAAAACCACAACGCCAACACGAGACTCTTCTTCGCCAATGTCAACGCCTCGGTCAAGAGCGTGTTGAAGTTCCCCAGGGACGATCACCCGTGTCCCGAAGGCTTCCTGGCCGGGTGGCTGGAGAAGCAGGAATACAAAACCACCGTCTACGCCCTACCTCGTGCCGGTGTGATCCCAACCCGGAACATCCTGCACACCATCATGAAAGAACACGCCATTGACACGATTGTGTGCGTGGACGGCGGGGTGGATTCACTGATGGTGGGCGACGAGGAAGGGGCCGGGACGATTCTGGAGGACTTCGTGACGATGCAGGCGGTGAGTGCCCTGCGTGTGGCGAAGGTTCTGGTCTGCCTGGGTTTCGGCACGGAGACGGACGAGGACGTGTGCCACAACCATGCGTTACAGAACATGGCGGCTCTGGCTGCCGACGGGGCGTTCTGGGGTTGTTCTTCACTGACGAAGGACGACCCGGAATACCAAGCCTATCGAGAAGTGTGCGAGTACGCATGGGCCGACGGGAGGCGTAAGAGCCACGTCCACACGAAAGTCATCTCGGCCGTCGAGGGGAAGTTCGGGAACGACTCTCTGTACTCGGACGTGGACCCGCAACTCGCCGGGAAGACGAACACAGTAAACTACATTAACCCGTTGATGCCGATCATGTGGTTCTACGATCTCGACAAGGTGCTGGCCCGTAACAAGCTGGCGAAGTTGTTCGAGAACACCAACCTCAGCACCGACGTGTTGATGTTGTACAGGTCTAACAAGTTACCACTGAGGGAGCGACAAGCTATTCCGCTATGAGAATCCGAAAAGACGAAAAGACTCGTAACAATTTCATTCGTGCAGGCGGGGTCTGGGTCCGGGACTTCACTAAACCCAACTCCATGCCCGTGACGCCGAACGCCCTGGTCCGTCCGGCCGACAAGCCGTTGATCGTGCAGAACGAGTTCCAGAACCGGGCGTTGAACATCGGCAACATCTGCGACGAGAAGTTGGTGTTCCCGAAGGTGGTCATCATCTCCGACGGCTACTCGTTTGCCAAGCGGGTAGACTTCATCAACAGCCTGCCGAACGACGTGGCGGTCTTCGCCGTCAACCATGCGTTGAACAAGTGGCGGACGACCGGGTTCAAGAAGCCCGTAAACCTGTATGTGGTGAATAACCCGTACCCGGAGGCGACAAGCTACCTGCCGAGAAAGTCGAAATACTACCCGGCGTGCGTGGCGTCAATGCGGACCAATGCGAAGTTCCTGAAGGACTACAAGGGGACGACGTATGTGTACGAGCCGGTTCCCGAGGAAGGGTTCGGACAAAAGGGTGACAGTCTTTACTATGTTGATGACTACCGAAACCCGGTGTGTGCGGCGATTGGCCTCGCCTACCGGATGCGTGCCCAGAAGATCATGCTCGTCAGTTGCGACGAGTCATTCGGTGAGAAGAAGGACGGGGCTGAGGAATTACCGAACGGCCTCTATACCTATCCGCAGCAGTTGATGGCCCAGGAGTTGATCGACGCCAACCTGTACTGGTTTACTAAGAAGAAGACCGGCGAGGCGAAGGCCGCAAACTACTCAGACGGCCCAGAAAACAAGCATGCTACATATATAACCCAAGACGAGCAGGCATTGGCATTCTTTGCGGATGAAGATGAAGACGCCTAAAGGATGTGCTGTGCGGGCCTGAATGAATGCAGTGCTTACACGGGTACATTCTTCGGAGGACTTAATGAGTAACGAACGACCATCGTTTTCGCTACACGATTTCAAGAACTGGCTGTCCCAACAGAAGGATATGTCCGAGTTCTTCAACATCGAGAAACCCACCGCCTCGAAGGCAGAGGGCTTCATCGGGATGAGTGTGACCCCAAAGGTGGGGATGAAGAAGTTGCTTGAGAAGGCTCACGCCGACGACGGCGATGCGGAACAAATGGTTCACGAACTCGTCGAGGAAGGCGGCGTGATCGTTGACACGAAGGGCAAAGAACTCTTAATTGAGGTTGATTCGGGTTGTTTTTACCTGCCCCGCTTCTGCGTCCGACTGGTTAAGGACGAGGAGTAACGCCTTCCACATGTCGTCCACCGAAACCCGGCTGATGCACGCCTGATCGCCGGTTTCGCAAACATCCGTGCAATACGTTAGCCCTGTCTTGCGGCTGTGACAGCCCAGACAGGGCAATTCTTTTGCCGTCACCGGCACCACGTTACTGTTGAACACCCGAGTGTTCGGGGCCACGCTCCCGAAGAACACCACCGCCGGAGTCTCGACGGCCTGGGCGACGTGGAACGGGAACGAGTCTACCCCCACGAACGCCTTCGCATCTTTGATGATGGTCGCCAGTTCGCCGACCGTCGTCTTGTTCCTCACGTCAACGTGGCTCGGGACGAAGTGGTCGCCCTCGCCGCCCACGCACACGATCTGGTAGCCCGCATTATACAACCGAAGGGCGAGTTCCCGCCACTCGTTCTTGCCCCACGCCCGGCCGACCCAGCCTTCCGAAACACCGGCGTGGACGACGACGTAGTTCACCACTTCCGGCTTGTTCACCGGGTCGTTCTTGACGAACAGTTCGCAGTCCTCGACGGGAACCCCGGCCTTGTCGGCGTAGCACTTCAGGAAGTTCTCGCTCTGGCGGGCCTCGTAGGCGGCGTCCAGGTTGATGACGAGATCGAACTGTCGTTGTGGGTCCGGCTTGATGATGAAGTCCACGAACGGGTTGCCGTGGAGGGAGTGGTGGCACTCGGTAGCGAAGTAGATTCGGCAGTCCGGGTACTTCTTTTTGAGGGCGGGGCAGACGGCGGCGGCTACGAAAACGTCGCCGGTCGAACCCATTCGGTTGATGAGGATGTCCATTACGATTCTTTCTTTCTGAGCATTGTCTTCACCACCTTACACCCGCTCGTGTTGGCCTTCGGGGCTTTGTGGATGTTGGTGAAGTGGATCATGGGGATTTCCCCCATCGGTAGATTAGTGAAACCACGGTCTTTTAGCCGCTGTCGAAGGTCGGCGTAGGAGTTGGCCGTCTCCAGGCGGGCCTCGTACATCATCTTATTTTCATTCAAGACCCGGCCGACTGCCATCTTCCACTGCGGCGGGAGTTCCAGTTCCTCCAGGCTCGCCAGCGGCGAGTTCACTTCCTTGTCCGTGTCCGCCTTGAAAGTGGTCACTATCTTGACCCCCTGTTTGGACCGACTCGCCAAGTAGAGATACAACTTTCGCATTAAACAACTCCTCTAGTAGTATAGAAAGTAAATCGAAGGTGTACTTCCCGTCGGGTCCGCCGAACTGCTGGAAGAAGTCCTTCACGGTGACGGCGGCGAGTGCCGCTTTTTCTTGTTCATTCATATGATACCGTTCCCGAAATACGCCAAGATCAAAGACAACTACTGCGTGGCCTACCTGGGGCAGTGCAACGAGTACCTGTTGTTATTGAACTACTTCGTGCCCCGGCTGGAAGTGCTACACCCCGGCATCAATATCTATCTCTGCTGCCGTGACGAATATCTGCCAATTCTGACCCACCCCCGGTCCTTCCCCATCTCCCTGCTCAAGCAGAAGAAAGAAGAACTCGTCTACGTCAAGGAGATCGTTTACGACGGGAACGGGCACCCCATCGAGAATTTCCTGACCGAGAGCGGGCTGACCAACGTCCGGGTGGACGTGACCCCGCCGCCAGTGACGACGAGGGCCGTGGTCTTGACTAAGGGCAACTTCCCGACGACCGGCCTGAACACGCAGGAGACGGAGTGGCTGCTGATGAAGGCCCAATCGGAAGGGTTCCACCCGGAGGTAGACGTGCCGGTGGACAACGCAGGGTACGTCCTGGGGGTGGAATGTTACGAAATGTACCGGGCCGGGTTCGCTGGGGTGCGGACGGCGTTGGTCGCTAACGGCGTTGGGACGGGGTTCTACAAAAAGTTGTTCCCCGAGTCGGAGATTTTAGAACTGGCGGGATATATAAAATCGAAGACGGGCAAAGTACCTAACACTCTTAGGAGATAAAGAATATGTCAGTATTCAAGGTCAAGTTGAACAACGTCGGCCAGGGTCGTCTGGACATCGATCCGACCACGGGTGTTCCTTTTGCTACGTCGAACCAGCGTAGCATCTACGTCGCTGGTCCGGGCCGCAAGTACCGGAAGCTGCGTGACGGTGAAACCTTCACCGACAACAACTACTGGAAGCAGTTCACTGCCGAGATCGCTGGCTACGAAGCCGCTTTCATCGAGGTTGTGAGCGACGACGGTTCGGTTTACTCGGACATCCCGGAAGAGAACACGTTCGCTATTGGTCACACGTTCACGAACCTCTCGACGAGCTTCAGTGACAACGTTATCGACTTCGTTGACACCTACGGCGGTCCGGCAACGTTCCTCCAGGTCACGAACACGACTGGCTCGACCCGTTCGATCCAGGGCGAAGTCAACGGCGACACGAACGTCATCTTCACCCTCGCTGACGGCGAAACCCAGGTCTTCAACACCGGCGATGTTCGCATCACCATGTTGCGGCTCAAGGGCGTTGGCGGCACCGACGGTGACGCTCAGGTTATCGGCTCCGTCCGGTCCCTGTCCCAGAGCTAAGTTTGACAAGACAAACAACGAACACCCGGCAGAAATGCCGGGTGTTTTCTTTTATACGGCATGAACGCCGGTTACTTTTACTGCCCGTACATCCCGTTGCAAGATTCACCCACGGTTCTTGCGCCGGAGGGGACGGAGTTCCCACAGGATGACGCCAGAACCATTAACGACATCGTGAACGGTCATGAGCGGTGGCGGTACGACGAGGACGACTACGACCCGTACTTCGATCCGGCCTCCGTGTTCTACATGGGTGGCAGTCTGCCCATCGACTTTGACTGGCTAAAGGAAGGATTCTGATGAAGATTGTTACCCGACGGGTAGAGAACCGCAGGCCCGACAAGCTCCAGCGAATCATGTCCCTGGGCGACTTCGCCGAGAAGCGTAACCAAGTGCTGATTCAGCGGAACGTCGGCGGGTTGGGCGACATCTTCATGCACCGGATGATGTTCGAAGATTTCAAGCGGGTCATGCCCGACGCCAAGATTCACTTCGCTTGCCCCCGTCAGTACCACGACGCCGTGACTGACCACCCGTTCGTGGACAAGGTACTGGACTCGGCGACGGTGGATCGGTTTCAGTACATCGTCTCGTACAACACCACCACCGCCTGTGGCCGGTACGAACTCCGTATGTTCCCCTATTCCGGCTTGCACCGGAGCGACATCTGGGCGCAACACTGCGGGGTTCACCTGACGAACCACAACATGCACATACGCATGACGGCCGAGGAAGTCGCCTGGGGGCGAGCGAAGTTGGAGGAGAACCGGGACCGGCCGGGGCCGATTGTCCTGATGTCGCCGGTGAGTGCGATGGAGAACAAGAACCTGCTCTACCACCAGACGGAGGGGACGGTGAAGGGGCTTTGGGAGCGGGGGAATTGTGTGATCGGACTGCACTACAACCCGCTCATGCACTTCACCAAGTTAAACGCCCCGTGTATCTACAAGCTCTCGGTTCGGCAGTGGATGAGCGTGATTGCGGCGGCGGATTACGTCGTGAGCGTGGACACGGCGGCGTTCCACTGTGCAGGCGGGATGGGGAAGCCGCTGACGGGCATCTTTACTTTCGCCGACGGGAAGGTGTACGGGCGGTATTACAAGGGGTTCGAGTTGGTTCAACGGCACCGGGACGACGGGGATTGGGACTGCGGGCCGTGTTACGATTGGGGCCGTTGCACGAAGACGAAGGCAAACCCGAAGCCGTGCCTGACCGAGATCACTTCGGACATGATTCTGAAGGCAACTGACAAAATGTTTGCGAAACACTCATCTAAATAAGACATGCCTCAGCGTATTACACCCGTGAAGGTCATGTCCGTGAGCCAGAATGGCGAGTGCCATCTGACGATCACGTTGGAGTTGAACATCAATTTGACCGCCAACGGTGAGATCGGTGCGTCACTGCAAGCTCAGGGAGAGAAGCCTATGAAAGCCCGGCCGATTCAGGAAGACGATGATGTCGAACTTACGGTCCCGGATTTCGTATCGGGTATGAAGCTGGACTTTGGTAAACAAGTGGAGTGAAAGAAATGGCTATTGGATTCGACGCCGGAACCTACAACTTGGTGTGCTGCCACCGCAACGATAAGGGAGACTTCCTTTACCGCCGGGAGGTTAACGCCTTCTTGGAAATGCCTCTTGAGAACAAGTTCGTCTACAACATGATGAAGAAGGCAGGCGTGCCGCTGATCCTCCGGGAAGATGCGAACGTCGCCTACGCCATCGGTGAGGCCGCTGTCGAGATGGCTTACACGATGCCCCAGATCGAGCTTCGCCGCCCGATGAAGGACGGCTGTGTCAACCCGAAGGAGCGTGACGCTTTTCAAATCTTGAACATCATGGCCCACAGCCTGATCGGGGACGTTGCGGAAGACAAGACGACCCTGTACTACTCCGTCCCGGCCAACGCCGTGAACACAGAGACGGACGCTGACTACCACCGCAAGATTCTCGACGCCATCTTCAAGGCGTACAAGAGCAAGAATGGGTACATCGTCAACGCCCACCCGATCAACGAAGCCCTCGCCCTGATCTACGCCGAGTTGGCGAACAAGGCGTTCACGGGCATCGGCATCAGCTTCGGGGCCGGTATGGTCAACCTGTGTTACTCGATCTTCGCCGCCCCGGTGTTCCAGTTCTCGCTGGTCAACTCGGGCGACTGGATCGACAAGCAGGCCGCTAAGGCTCTCGGCGAGAGCGTGGCGTTCGTCAACAAGGAGAAGACGAAGATTGACCTGGGCAAAGAGCCGACGAACAACACCGAGCGGGCCATCGGCACTCAGTACAAGCTCATGATCGAGAAGACCGTCGCCGGGATCAAGAAGGGTCTGGAAGACAGCAAGAAGGGTAACACCGCCGAGGCCGTTGACGTGGTGATCGCCGGTGGCACGTCGAGTCCTCCGGGCTTCGACAAGCTGTTCGAGACGGTGCTGCGTGAGGCCGAACTGCCGATCAAGATTGGCAAGGTCATCCGCCCGGCCGACCCGCTGTACAGTGTGGCCCGTGGCTGCCTCGTAGCAGCGGAGAACGCCAATGTCTAACCGTCAGATGGCGTGCCTCGTCCCGATCTTCTGTTTCGTTGTCGGCGTGGCGGTGATGCTCAGTTGTATGGTCTGGCGGGTGGTTCCACCCGTCGGCCAGCCGATGAACCAACCCGCCCCGACAGCCCCGCCCGAGTTGAAGGGCAACAGGACGGTGATGGGCCACATCAGCACTCACCGCCTGGACGCCGACGGGTTGATGCTGATGGTGTGTACGGACCAGTCCTGTCACAACGTTAAGATCACGAACAAATCCGAGATCATCGTAACCAACCTCAACGGTCGGCGTGAACTCCACCACTCCTACGAGTCGGTTGCGGACATCTTGAGCAAGACCAAAGACTGTAACGCCGCCGTAGGAATCAGCGGCGGGAACGTGGAGATGGTCATCATCTACTTGCCTGAATGAAAGGAAACAATGGCAGCTAACATGTTTGGAATCGATATGGAAGAGAGTTTCTTGGATCACGACGAAGTGGTCAAGATGCTGGAGGCGGCGGGCACCCGATGTGCCTGGGATTTCAACACGGCCCTGGGCGACACGATCCGTGAGAAGTACGAATCCCTGTACATCAAGGTTGTGGAAGTCACCAACGTCCTGATTCGTAAGGGGGCGAGCGGGTTGTTCTGGATTTGTGCCTCGCCGGAAGTCGCCTCGATCTTCGAGGTTGCGACGATGGGCTTCTACCCGACCAGTGCGGAACAGATCGAGTTGGGCACCAAGAAGGTTTACAAGCTCGGGGTCATGCAACGCCGGTGGAGCATCTACGTTGACCCGTCGCTCGACGGCAACAAGGTTTTGATCGGGTGTGGCGAACACAAGATGCACGAGGGCGACGAAAAGAGCTACGCCGCAATGACCGTGGCTAACTTTGTCATCTGATATTCACTGATTGTCTTTCTTAACAAGAGCCGCAGCATTTTCGGGTGCTGCGGCTTATATATTTCTTGTCTTACACCTGGGTAACGTGTGGGACATAGGTAAAAAATGTCAAAGGCAGTCTATGAATTACACCGAAACGAAGGACGTGAAATCCGAGCGCACTAAGTGCGCATCAATTCCATTCCACTCACTGAATAACATTTGGAACATGGACGGGCGAGAAGTGCGCCTGATCTATGAGCGTGAGTTCTTGAAGCAGATGAGTGCGTTCGGCATGCCGACGCTCGTCCGTCTTCCCGTCGATCCCAATTTCGAATATCCGTTAACGTTCGAGCAACTGGTTGCTGCCGGTGTCGAGCAGTACGTCGTCGAGGACTACAAGGGTTACTCCTGGTATCCGCACGACCTGCTGGTGTTGGCGGGTGTCGTGGCGTCGTCGGAGCCGGAAGTGGTGGAAGAGGAAGAAGAAACCTTCGAGGAACCAGTCGTCCTCACCTACGTCGAACCAGAATCTCGTGCAACCCGCTACTCTAAGTTGATCGGCGGTTGCCTGAAAAATTGGTATCGGAGTTGTGTCGCCGGGACTAGATACCTGCGAAATCATCTGGTGCAAGCCAAGCGGTTTGCCCGGAAGAAACTGAAATGCCTGTACAAAGAAAGAGAGTGAAAAGATGGTTGAAGAACGTACCTTTATCCACAAGTTCGTGAACGACTTGGGCGTTGCCGCCTACCTGCTGATGCACGGGTACACCGTGATCGGGAAGAAGGCTAAGTCGATCTTCTTCGAGTGTCATAACGAAGAAGAGGCCCAGGAGTTCGATAAGATGGTTCTCGAATATCAGCCGCCAAACGAGTTCTACACGTTTGATAGCTGTCTGATGTTCTTGAAGAAGATCAACGAGCAAGTCCCTGCTCAACTGGACGATTCCATCCACAAGGTCGTCAGTGACCTGGGTGTGGCTGCGTACTTGCTAATGCACGAGTACCGGCCGAATGCGATGGGCCTGAAGGTGATCGGGAAGCGTGGTAAGCACGTTTACTTCGAGCATCCGGCTGGTCGGGGCGAGGACTTCAAGCGGCTGAGCTACGAGTATCTGCCGAGCCAGTTCCAGACCTACGACAGCAACCTCATGGCATTGAAGAAGATTGGGGAATATCTACCCGACGAGTGATTTTGATCCTTTTTCGGGTATATAAATCATTCGAGAGGGGAAACGTTATGCTATTGAGTTTTGACGATTTCCGAAAGACTCGGCGGCAATCCGCCATTGCCGAGTCTTCGGTACTGGAAGCAATCGACCACATGTTCGACCAGTTCAAGGTCGATCTGTCCGAGTCCGCACGGCTCAACGTCGTTCTTACTGAACACTACGACCCGCTGGCACATTTCGTAATGGAATCGGTTCTGCGGGAAGACGAGCGTCAAAACAAAATCTTCCTCGAAGCCTACATCGACTACTGCAAAAAGAACTTCCATAACTACATTATCGAGGCGACCAGCACGGGCGGGGCGTTCGACGCAACTGCGTTGAAGAAGAACCTCGTCAATGCACTGAACCAATTCTCCAAGCAGGTTAAGGTTCAGATCGCCAAGATCATCAATACATCTCGTACATCAGCCGATCCGTCAGCGGATTCGTCTTTAAGTCCTCCTCCTCATTCTCACAGCGGAGACGAGGGCGGGTCGGCTGGTATTACACCCCCAGGTCCGAGTGGTATGCCGAAACCGGCAACCGCCGCTGGGTTGGCGGGGGCAGGGTTCAAACCTGCCGGTTCCGCCTCGACTCCACCGTCTGCCCCGGCACCGGGTTCTGAAGAAGAAGCCCCGACATCCGCAGCCGCACCGGCACCCAAGAAGGGAGGCTGGCCGTGGCGGCGTTTCGATACGTCTAAGGGCAACCTCCTGAGCCGTGGCCTGAAGGGCGTGGCGAACCTCGTTCGCACCCCGCTCCATTGGGCTGCTAACAAAATCCGTAGTGCGTGGAGAGGCGACAGCCTGCCCGAAAACGTCGTCAATGCGATGGCCCTCCTGTTGGAAGAGGCCGCTAACGAGCAGCTTGAGAAGCTGATGAAGGACGTTGACGAGTTGACGGCAACTCTTGAGAAATACATCAGCGACCAGATCGACAAGTACGCTGCGGCCCTCGGTGCGATGCCGAAGCCGACCGGCCCGACTGGCACGCCTGAAGTGACCCCGACCGGCCCGGCCGGTGCCGCTGATGCGGTCAAGCCGGAAGCTCCGGCCGAGAAGGCATTGCCGCCTGAGAAAGTTGCAGCCGCTACGGGCGTTGACCCCGAAGCTGCTAAGGCTGGTGCGGCTGAAGGTGCAGACCCGCTCGCAGAACGGGTGAAGTTCCTGAAGTCCATCCTCGGCGGGCATCGGTTGAACAACTCGTTCCTGAAGGCTCTCCAGGCCGCACTGACGAGCGTGGACAGCGGGGCCGCTATCCGTGCCCGGCCGATGATTAAGAAACTGATCGCTGGCATCGCCAGCGACACTCCGAACGACGACTGGAGTCGGTTCGGCGGCACCGCTAAGAAGTGGCGTAGTCGGGCCATCCCGGCTATGGATATTCTGAAGCAGGCCGTGTACAACGCCATGCAGAAGAAGAACGCCGGTCAGCCGGTTGACCTGTCCGACGAGATCATCGACCTGATGCGTAACGAGGACAAGCGGGCGAAGGTAGACATGGCTGGCATCTTTGACAAGATCAAGGGTAAGGCCGCTGCCGCTACCGGCACCACGCCTCCGGCCGCAAGCACGCCGCCGCCTGCTGGCTCTAAGCCAGCAGCAGGTTCGCCGCTCCCGAAGCCGCCGCTTCCGGGTACGGCACCGATGGATACCCGTAAGCCGGGTCAGCCGCCAGCCCCGGTTAGCGGCACGGCCCCAGGGGCGGGTGCGTCGAAGATTAAGGGCGATGCCAACACCGACGTGACTGGCAGCGGTACACAAACCGTCAACGTGAACGGCAAAGAAGTTGATCCGACGACTGCTGTGAAGGCGGTGGTGGCAAGCGTCACGAACGCCAAGCCGGGTTCGCCGCTCGAAGTCTTCGCCGACATGGACGAGAACGACGACTTCTTCACCAAGTACCTGCCGCCGCTCGCACAGCGGGCCGTCAGCCTGTCCTTGTTGAAGAACGACCCGTTGACGCCGGACAAGATCGTTGAACTGGTGAAGGCGGCTGTTCGCAACACGAAGGACAAGGTTCCGTTCCCACCGGAAGTGCTGGCGTTCGCCGGGGTTGATGCAACTCCGTCGTCCACGCCTCCGGCAAAGCGTCCGGGGTCTGAAGCCCCGACCGCTGCTCCCGAGGCTGGCAAGGTTGCTCCTGAAGCCAAGCCGGAAGCCGGTAAGCCAGAAGCACCGAAGGTTGCTCCTGAAGCCAAGCCGGAAGCCGGTAAGCCAGAAGCCCCGAAGGCTGGCGGCATGAAGATGTCGGAAGACCCGAATGCCCAGAAGGCGTTGGAAGCGTACCTCGCTGCTAAGAACCCGAAGGCTGCGGGCAACGCACACTACCCGGTTTCGATCCGGCTGACGGCCATCCGTAACGCTATGGCGAAGGACGGCCTGGGTTCGATTGAAGAACTGGAAGGCATGTCGCCGGAACAACTGGCACTCAAGATTAAGGGTGCGGAAGTCGGCGTAGAGAAGCCGACCGAAGCCCCGAAGGAAACTCCGAAGGAGGCTCCAAAGGAAGCCCCGAAGCCAGAGGCTAAGAAGGGCGAGGAGAAGAAGCCGGAAGAGAAGAAGGAAGCTCCGAAGCCGGAAGAGAAGAAGAAGGACGGCGAGGGCGACGTAAAAAAAAAGTAATTGACGCCGGAGACGAGTATGTCGCCCCCGACAGCGTGGACGCAGTGATCGATAACGTGAGCGACGAAGACTTGCTCGGCAAGGTCGATGTGGTGCTGGGTAGCCGCTGGGGCGAAAAGTTCAGAGACTACCTGCAAGACATGCTCGACCAGGAGATGACGGGCACGCCCGACAAACTGGTCAGACGTGCCCTGGCTAAAGTCTCTGCGGCTCGGAAGGCGAAGAAGAATCGGTTCGCCGACGATCACGACGACGACGCCTGGGGTGAAGACTAACGCTTCTTGTTGTCGAAGCCTTCTTTCGATTGCTTCGCCAACTGCGTCAGACGCCGAATATCAACGAACGCCGCCTCTTGCTGGGGCGGCGTTTCTTCTTTTACGGCCGGGGGCGTGGCGGTGGTCGGGGCAAGGTGCGGACTCACGTCGCTGACGACCTTCTTGCCGGACTTCTTCTCGTACTCCTCGATCATCTTTCGGTGTTCGGGGTTGTTCACCGGGTCCAGCACGATCTCCTCTTGGATGCTGATGACGCTCTGCATCGGGAAGAAGGCGACGGTCCCGTTGTAGGGGTGCGTCCCCCAGATGCACTCACGGCCGATTTCCTGAACTTCCACAACGAAGTGTTCTCGGGCGAACGTCTCGTTGAACTCACGGTTGATGGGGCTGGTCAGGATGGTGCAGACCTTGCCCTTGAAGTATTGCAGCCTCTCGACTGTCTTGGCGGTGATTTCCATATGATCCTCAATTCGGGTTGATATATAAGAGCATGCCAGCTAAAAGTAAATCCCAACAACGGTTCTTCGGCATGGTACACAAGTGCCAGAAGACCGGCAATTGCGCCAGCCCCGAAGTCAAGAAAGTTGCGGGGGACATCAGCTACGACGATGCGGACGACTTCGCCTCGACCAAGCACAAGGGCTTGCCCGAAAAGAAAGAAGAGGGCTACAAAGGCCCGTTTAGCCGGTGGCTAGAAGCTAAGCTCGCTTCATCCTAAGCATCTCTTCGGTCCACATGTTGAAAGGCATCTCGAACTTCTCGATGTATGCCTTGACGACGGCATCGCCCTTTTTCTGGTAGAGTTCGTTCCAGTCCTTGTACCCCTTCGGGGGTCGGACGTAATGGACTTCAGTGAAACCGGCAGCCAGCAGCTTGTTTCCGTTCTCGATGGTGGCCTCGAACCCCGTGTCCTTCCGTTTCCCTTCGTCGTTGTCGTAGGCCAAGACCGGGATGTAACCCCGGAGCATGTTGATCTGGGCGTCGGTGATCGACTTGCCGCCCTGCCCGCACCCGTTCAGCCCGCACAGGTCTAGCACGATGGCGTCGAACTCGCCCTCGGTGATGTAGAGCTTCTTCCCTTTTCTCGGCCACTGACGACAGAACAGGACGTTTTCCTGTGACAGATTCGGGTCGTCGGGCTTCATGTATTTCAGCCCGCCCTCTTTCACGTTCCGGGCGTTCCAGTAGATCAATCGGCCTTGCTGGTCGAAGTACGGGATAACGATCCGGTTGCGGTAATCCCCGTCCGTGCAGTAGTACAGCCCGTCGCTCGGCAGGTTCCGGGAGCGGAGGTAGTTGCAGGCGATTCGCTTGTTACGACTCAGTGAGGGCATGTCGTCGATCTTGTAGGTGTCCGGCGGGAACTCGATCCCGGCGTTCACCGGCTCGTCGGGGGCCGGGGCCACTTCGTCCATCGGGCTGTTGAAGAAGGCATGGACACGGGCTTCGAGTGCCCTCAGTGAAGGGATGTTGCAGATCGTCTCTTCGGCTTCCTCGAAGGTGCATTTATCGACGTAGGCGACGAGGGAGACGAGACTTCCGGCCTTGTGGGTCTTCCAGCAGCGGTAGGAGCCACGCTCGCCGTGCTTCGACTTGCCGCCGCTGGGGTTCATCCACAAGTGGAACTTGTGGTCGTCGTTGACGAACACGGAGTTCACTTTGATTTCGTCGCCGTGGACACGCACGTTTTCAACGCCAAAGCGTTCTTGTGCCCACTTCAGGAATGTTTCGTAATCGACGTTGCTCATTAGTGAATCTCGTCTGGACTTACGCCCTGCAAATAGCTATATTACTTTAGTCTCTAACAGGAAACAAGTGCAGGATGCTTATCGAACACATTTCCATTAGCCGGTCGAAAAGCTGGAAACAGTGCGACTGGTACTATAAACTCAAGTACCACGAGAAAATCCCCAACCCTGGGCCGGAGCAGTGGTACTTCACCTATGGTAAGATCGTCCACAAGTGCGCCGAACTTTACGTCCAGTCGAAGGGCGAGCGGGCGATGGGCGAGATCATGACCGACGTGACCCGAGGGAAGGTCGAGCTAGAGCCGGGCAAGAAAGCCCCTCCCCGCCACCCCGATTATACCACAAGACTGCCCACCCAATTGCGGAACATCCAGAAGATTTCGCACCAAATGGGGTTCGACGGGCACTGCGAGTACAAGTTCACCTACGACCTGGACCCGCCGCACAACCGGAACATCCTGGGGTTCATCGACCGGATTATCATCCGGGACGACAAGGCGTGGATTCTCGACTACAAGACGACCAAGAAGGGGCCGTACCGGGAGACTCGGGAAACCATCGTGCGTGACCCGCAGCTTCGGATGTACGCCCGTGTCGTTAACAAAGACTTCGGGATCGCCCCGGAGAACATCAAGTGCGCCCTGTACTACGTTGACGGCGGCGACCTTGTGGGATCGACCTACAGCGAGGAGTCCATCCTGGCGATTGAGCAGGAGCTTCTGCAAGTCTACAAGGACATCCAGAACAAGCCGCCGGAGGCCGCTCGTGGGAAGATCGGCCCGCACTGTACCCGGTGCGAGTACAACAACATGTGTACGTTCTACCAGAACAGTGCATACGGCAAGGCGGGCGGCGTCTCGGCCTCGGAGGCGTGGGACGGCGACCTGAGCAAGCTCGGCAGAACCAACCTACTGTAAAGGAATATCATGAACGAAACGATTGTGTGCCCGACGTACATCCTGACCGACACGACGCAGATTGCTTGTCACGGGATGAGCTTCCCGTCGGTCGAAGATGCGATTGCTTACGCCAAGCAGTTGCAGGAGTTGGGGCTGTGTCAAACGTTTACCGTCGGAGGTTACTCCGACGGCAAGTACGTTAACGTCTTTACTTCTTCCCCGGAGTCGGGATATAGTCCGGCGGATACTGTCCTTGCGGGTTGTTTCGGTCTTTGATCGGAATACGGCGAACCGGATTCTGACCAACCTCGTTCAACCAGTCGTACCCGTTGATCTTATTCTGATTACGGACGGTTCCTAGTGGGGTGAACAGGCCGATGCCGTTGCCGGTCTTATCGGACGTACCCCAACAGATACCGACGTAATACCCGTCGTCACTCATCAGCCCGCCGCCGGACCGCCCCGGCCGTGGGCTGTTGTTCTTCGTAATCAAATCCTGGTACTGGCCCCGAGCGGCCTGCATACCGACGACCTGTACTTCGTAGTGGGCAACTTCCCGCCCGCCGTCACATCCGACCGAGTGCAACTGCGTCCCTGCGTTGAGGGTGTAGTTCTCAGGGGCAATCGGGAAGTAGTCCGGTGCGTAGTCCGGGTTGAACTTCACGAGGCTGCTGTCCCGACCACGGTCGTTGCAGTAGTACAGCACGGTGCCCTTGTAGGTCTTCGTTTGCGGAAGCTTGTTCATGTTCTGATACCAGATGATGATCTCGCATTCCACGTTCTTCTTCTTAGCCTCCTCGCCAGACATGTTCCCGTTCCACAAGTGGCCGCAGGACTGGACGTAGGCGGTGTTATCCTTCGTGTCGTAGTAGACGATGGTGCCTGAACCGGACGCCCCACGGACGCCGATCTTCACCGACGGTGCGAGCCACTTGCGCACGGCCTCGTCCCGCTGTTCGATGGGAGCCATGTTGCTCCCATAGATCGCAAGCGGGTGGTCCGGCACAACAGGCATGCCCTCGATCAATTGAAAGTTCCCGTAGTCACGCTGAACCACGGGCGGCTTTACTTGTTTATCTGAGACGACCACGATGGTCATGCACAGTAAACTCAGGGCGATGGACGTAATGGCAATAGCTATTTTCTTCATAGCGCCCTCCTTCTCACCGGATAGCTATGACTAATAACACCCAACCTCTCACCCTCGCCGTTCATCACCTGATTCACCTGACTCGGGAGCAGCGGTACGCACTTCACGCAGGAGAACAAGTGAAAACGGTGGGCGTGAGCGTCCCGGTGTGGTTCATCGGCGAGAACTCGACCGAACCGGCCAAAGAAGTGTTCTGTAACTACTACCTGTCGAACCCGAAGGGCGACTTCCCGATTGGGATAAGAAAAGACGGCTATTCGATCCCGCTGCCGCACAAGCCCGCCCCGCCGCTACCGGAAGTAACGGACGAGGAGTGGTTCAGGATGAACAAGGAGGAGCGGGCGGCTTACGATGAGCAGGTGAAACCGGGGTTCACGTCGGAGAACTTGCTGGACATCCCGGACGGCGGCAGCAAGTTCCTGTACTACCGTGAACACAACAGGATCAAGCACGAAGGGCGGTGGCTGACCATCATCCACTTCGTACAGATATCGGACATGGCGGACCTGACGGAATCTCTTACTCTACAGGACAGTCCCGAAGCTGAATCGCCAGCCGAAGAGTGACCGTCTCGCCGTCGTTAACGGTGATCGGCGTCTGGATCGTGGCCGTGGCGATGAGGAAGCCCGTGTTGTCCGTGCGGTCCGTCAGGAAGAGGTTCTGCACCGGCCCCCAGCTACCGCCTGCCGCCTGGAACGCCACGATGGGCGACACGGCCCGGAAGTGACTGCTGTCTTCCACTACCGTGAAGTCACCGGCCGAGCTAATCGGCTGCCTCGTATAGCCGTTCGCCGTCGGCTCTGCGATCAGGCTGTCCATCGTGTCCGAGGCCACCGGGGTCTGGCGGTTGTCCAGACCCATGTAGAAATTCTCGGGGATGATATTACTGACCCGCCCGCCGTTGAATGCGGCCCGTAGGACGAACTCTTCGCCGTCGTTGTGGAGCAGGTTGAGGATGTTCTTCTGCTCCCAGATTACTTTACCGTCTCGAATGTGTTGGATTTCCAACACCTTCATGATGCCACGCCAGTTTGGATTACTCATGACAATATATGAGTATGCTGAGTTTCAAATCGTGGTTCTTGAAAGAAGTGGGGGACGGCGGATACGCCGAGCCGATGAAGGAACTGCCGAACCTGTTCTTTAAGGCGAATCCGGGTGAAATCAGGCCGAAAGAGTACCCGCCGAAGGGTCCGCAGACGGCGACTTCGAAGTATGTTCTGAAACAAGACCCGAACAAGAAGGCGATGCGTCCCGAGCCGAATATCGGTCTAAGTAGACAGGGCTAAACGCCAACTCTCCCGCCACGCCCCGCTCGGTCAGCTTCATCATGCTCTCGGGCATGATGATCCGCTTCCAGAGCAGCCAGTGCGTCCACAGGTACTTGTCCTTCCGTGCGAAGTCCTTCGCATTCATCCGCACGAGTTCTTCTTCCAGTTCGTCCCAGGCGGCTCCCTTGCTCTCAGTGAAGGGGAGCATGTAGATTTCGTAGAACGCACGCCACAGCCAGCTTTCCTTGACGCTGCGGTGGTAGCCGCTGTTGAGCAGGTTCAGGGCGTAGTAGTGGTAGACTTCGGACTCGATGGGTCGTCGTGGTGAGTTGAGGGAGGCTTCGACGGGTTCCTCGACATACGAGATCGGGTGCATGCCATCGATCACGATGCGAGGGTCACTGAACATCGCACTGGACTTGATGACAAACTCATCGCAGGGCGGTAGGGCGGCTTTGGTGTCGGTTCGGTCGATCAGATAGCGGCGAACCAGAAGCTTCGTATTACCCTTCCGGTCGAACGTGAGAGCAACCCGCTCAGCCCCTTCGAGGAACAGGCTGAGCGGGTATTCCACCATATCTTCGACGATGCGGTGACGGATCAGGTACTCCATGCCAAGCGTCATGGATTACTCATCCTCTTCGTCGTCGTCCAGGTCCGAGTCGAAGTCGTCGTCATCGTCGTCATCGAGATCGGAGTCCCAATCGTCGTCGTCGTCATCATCGAAGTCATCGTCATCGTCGAAGTCGTCGTCGTCTAGGTCCGAGTCCCAATCGTCGTCATCGTCGAGATCGGAATCCCAATCGTCGTCGTCGTCCAGGTCGCTGTCGAAGTCGTCGTCATCATCGTCGTCGAGATCGGAGTCGTAGAACTCGTCATCGTCGTCGTCATCATCCACGGAGGCCGTCATGAACGACCCCTCGTGGCGGGCCAGGATTTCGTCTTCCAGGGCTTCGTTGAACAGATCGGACATCACCGAACCTCCGTGCTTGGTTGGACCGAACTTAAGGTAGTGTTACTTAACCACCTTGTACCGTGTAAAGCAACCCCGTTTCACTTCGGGTTTCTTAGGTTCTACCACGTTCGTGTTTTGTTGGCAACCACATCCTGCGTTATTTTGCGGTTTGTATCTTCTCATGTACTCGGGAGAAGATTTAGCCGGTTGGCGGCAGCCGCATCCGCAGGCAAAGTGCGATCTCGTGATCTTGTTGTCACAAACCTCGAACGGGGTGAACTCCGATTGAGATACTTTACCTCGGGTGTGGAGGTAATGCAACGCCGCACCTAGCTCCTCGCCGTCTTCTTCAGGAACGTGGCAGTGGAACTGGTGGAGCGGGTTGTGGCCGCTCTGTGCGGAAACGCAGAGATCGCAGGCCCGAACCAACTTTGGGGCCGAAGGTTGTTCCGAAACTGCCTGGGCCTGGACGCCCGAAATGATCTGGCGGTCTTGGAAAACCTCCCACATCATGTCGTGGTACGGCCGGAGCGGGCTGGTGTAGTCGGCCCACAGGAGGGTGTTGGCGAACGAGGCGTACAGTTTGTTGCTCAAAGGCATGTAGCGGATCGCCCGAAGAACATACCGCATCATCGTGTCACGGGCCACCTTGATCGCCCCTGCCTGCCCGTGGGCGTTGATGTTTGTCTCATAAATTCGGACGAAACAGTCGTACAGTGCCCCGCTCATGACACGGGAGAAGCTGTGGGGTTCGCCCGTCAGTACAGTGTCCGGGCCGTCCGTACCCAGCAGGGCTGGCGGGGTGTACTTGTAGCCGTTGTACGCACACCGTAGGTAGTTCTGGCTCAACCGACCCTTCCCCTGCTTCTGGTGCCAGATGACAAGGCCGAACTCTTCTGCGAGGTTGCTGCACAAGTTGCCCGTGCGGAGGTTGCCCCCGGTTTGATTCAGTAAATAGGCGATGGCCTCGTCGCACATGATTGCGTTCATGGCGGACCAGAAGTCCCCGAACGCTTCGTGGAATGCCCATACCTCCAGTGAAACCATGTTCCACAACTCCGGGCGGTAGGAGTCGAGGATGGCGTGGCCGAGTTCGTGGGATACCACGTCGGCCGAGTCGGCACAGAAGAAGGTCTTATTCGTCACCGGGTCTACGTCGTAGAAGAACGCAAGGTTCCGCCGGTCGTAGAAGGCGTTCATCATCTGTCCGGCCCGTGGGATCACGTTCAGTTGAGAAACAGCGGCCCACCGGGTTATCGGGGCGTCCGACGAGTAAAGGTTGACGTTGTTGATGCCGTTGGCGACGGTGACGTACACGCCACCGGCCTGTGCCCCGACGGTGCCGAGGGCGAAGCCGGGGCCGGTGTAACCGATCACCTTGAAGGCGGGCTTTGCCGGGACGACTGGCGGCACGACTTCCTTAACCAGCGTCGGGTTCACCGGATCGCTGAGGTAGTATTTGATCGTTTTCGGAGCGGCCGGTGTGCCGACCTTTCGGGTCACGGTCGAAGGCGTGACCACTTTCTTACGGATGACGGGCGTCCGTTTTACAACGAAACGCATGGCCTGATTCTCATCTAGGCGGCGAAGTTTGTGTAACCAATCCATAGAAATCTCCTCCTACCCTAGATATTATTATGAACCCCAAAGAGATAATGATTGCCGAGAAGCGTCAGATCGAGGCCACCCGGAAGAACCTGATGGGTGCCAGCGGTAAGCTCGGCATGATCGCCAAGACGCTCGGGACGCCGATCCAGCGGCAGGGCAGTCCGTTGTTTGATATGTCGTACCTGGACGACCCGTTCGCCCTGCACGACCCGGACGAGATTCCGATGTTCAACGGCACCCAGGACTACGTTGTTACGGAAGGCTTCCTGTTCGACGGGACGACCAGCGGCATCCACATGGAGATCAAGCTGATGGCGGCTGAGAACAAGCTGCGGGTGACGTGGAAGGGCCACACCGTCTTCGAGGAGAAAGCGGGCGACCTGCTCGGGTATGTACCGAGTGAAGAGTGGGAGGGCTGGGTGGACAAGCTCTACAAGCGGGCCAAAGAGAAAGGCCAGCGTGAGATGGAGCGACTGAAGCCCGAGATCGAGGAGCAGACCAAGAACCAGTTAGGTCGGTTCATGGATCGGCTTCGTCAACGCTGGGGCATATAAGTGGTCGAACATCCCGGCGATGTCCTCGTCGGGGACGACCGGGATTTCCGGGACCGATTGAAGCTCCAGATAAACGAACGGCCCGCTCTGTTGAGCGGGCCGTACTTCTGTTATACCTGGAGGAAAGTTAACGAGTTCGTATTTCCACATGGTTACTGGCCGAACAACAAGTAGCCGAAGAAGCCGACTTGTGCGATCAGTGCGATAACCATGACGCCGATCCAGAGGGCGTCATTCTTTTTCTTGGCAGCAACGTTTTCTTCCACAACGCTCTGCGCCCGGAACAGCGGCTTCGGAGCCGGGGCGGGCTGCTGAACGGCGACCTGCTGGGGCTTTGCAGCCGCAACACCGGCGACGACAGCCTGGGTTACTACATCGATCAAGTCCTTCTTCGTAGCATAATTGAGTGCCCCGATCTCAGACTTGTCGGTCTTTGCGATGTGTTCACGAAGTTCCATCTTCACGTTCGGCTCGGTCGAGAGAACCTTCACTTCGACGACTTCGCCGTCCTTGATGGTTTCGACCTTCTGCTCGTGAACGACTTCCTTTTTCTTTTCCGTGATACGCTTTTCGAGCTTCAGCGGCAGCTTTTCTTGTACGAAGACTTCTACAACCTTCTCACCGGCTGGGTTGAGAGTGATGTGACGCTCGGCCATCCGGCCGTCTTCCAGCGTGAACTTCTCGACGGTTTTGGTTACTTTGTTGTCCATATCCCCCTCCGAGGTTGACTATGCACAATCTGAAAGAGTTGTGCGACAACGATATTTATGCCGCATCGGTAGGAATTCTACCGTGCGGCATAGTAGGAAAGGGAAGTTGCTTAATAACCTCACGCACCGTTCTTGACCAGATCGAACATCTCGGCCCTGGTCAGGGTGCTTTCGCTGTCGTTGCGGTTGTAGTTCTGACGGTTCTTACGGAGGCGGCTGTAGTCGCCGAACTTGGCGATCCGGTCCTTGCGGTAGCTGCGGATCACGGCGTCCCCGTAACTGCGGATGGTCTTGCCTTCACGCAGTTCGTAGCCGGTCAACATGGTCGGGGTTTCGTCCACAATCAGCACCGTCCGGCGGATCGGGTGGCTGTGGCTGCCCTGGTAGTAAAATCGGGCCACCGGCATGCTCGATACCGGCTCGTACTGCTTCGTCGTCTCAGTCCTGCGTTGCGTCCTTGCGTTAGACATTGGTCACTCCTTTTGTTTGCCAAGCGTCTCGTAGAGATTCTTGGCATATTCCAAGTCTCCCAATCTTTTATTCGCAAAACGGTCATCTGTCAAGGGGACTTCGTACACCAAGTAGTCCTTAATGAATCTTGGCGTGGCCGGTCGGCCGTGCCCCTCCTCGACTTCCACTTCCGCCATTGCGAAGTACAGGCATTGTAGCGGGTCGTAGAAGAAATCCAACTCCCACTTGTGCCCTACACTGTCTTCGAGTTCGTAGCGGTATTTCTTTAGCTTTCCGATGCAGGTTGCCCAGAGTTCCTGGCCGTCCCGCTCGTCCAGTTTTTGTTCTAATTCGATGACCCGATCCCCGACCTTCTGCTTGTAAGTGAAGAAATACTTCTTCTTCCCGCTGTCCTTCGTCACCACCCGGATTCTGGCCGAAACCCCCTTGTTGAACACCGTGTACCCCTGCTCTATCTCCTCGACCTTCTTCGCCAGTCGCTTAGCGTTGTCCAGGGCATCCTTGCGGATCACATACTTGTACTCGTGTTCGGTCGGCATCAGTCGTCCTCTCGGTAGGAATCGCTCCAGCAGTTGACCCGCTCGTGGCCGTCGTCGTAGTCCTCGACTTCGGCAAAGACTTTCACTTTGACCACCTTCAACCCGTGAATGTGGCCGTAGTAGGACTCCGGGTAGGAGTCGTCTTTGTGAACTTCGTGCAGTGCCCGAACGCAGTCGATCAAGTCCTTCTGCGTGCGAAAGGCGAGGCTTTCCGACCGGGGGTGATAGTACCAGTCGGAGAAGCCTTCAACGAGGTAGTTAAGCGGCCAGTCGCCCTTCTTGTTGTAATCGTATTCCGATTCTTTAACGACCTTCCAGCCCCGGTTCTCCATCAGCCACAGAGCCATCTCCGTGTCGATGTGGAACCCGCCGTACTTTCGGTGAAGGACGACTTCCATCTCGAAAACCGGGCCTGACTTGTCGAACATTTTACAACCTCGCAAGCATCATCTGGACTTCATGCACCGTCTTGTGCGAGTCCATGATCTGATCCTCGTAGAAGATGTGGAGAAGCTGGCCGAACGGTCCCGGCCACCCTTCCGTCTCTTTCAAACGATCTGAGAAGATGGTAACGACTTCTTTCTCCATTAGCAAGACTTGTTGCAGAATCTCCTTCGGCCCGCCGTTGACGTAGCTCGGCAGGTTTTCGGTGACTTGTTTCGGTAAAAGCGGCACGCCGCCGTGGGCCAGGATTTGATCCGTGAACTCCCGGACGTGTTTCAACTCGCTCTGAGCCTCTTCGAAAAGGAACTCGCTGATCTCGTGCCGGTGCAGGCCGGTGACGAGGGCACTGGAGTGGAGGTAGAACAGCATGTGCTGGTACTCCCGCTTCAGGTCTTCGTTCATCAATGCAAGGAATTCTTCTTGAGTCATTCTTTTCACTTCCTGTTTGAGTTCACGCCCAGCACTTGCTGGTCGTACTGGTATACCAAATCCATGCCCGTCTTGGCAACCGCTACGAGGCCGTCGAAGTTAATCAACGCCACCTTATCGGTCGCCCGGTGGTACTGCGGGTGCATCCCCGTGAAGAAGAAGCACACCGGAATCCCCCGGTCGTAGAACGGGGCGTGGTCGCTGTTCCCCTGGCCGTCGCCGGTCTTCGGGTCGAGCGTCTTGATCGGCGGGTACTTGCCGTCGAGTTTCTGCAACAAGCTGGTGACGGTGGCGGACTTGCGTGCCCCGACGCACTCGACGTAGCCGTTGTCCTTCAGCCGACCGATCATGTCATAGTTCACCATCAGGTCGATCTTCTTCAACTTGTCGGCCCCGAGTTGCGAGACGTAGTGCTTCGACCCGAGCAGCCCCATCTCCTCGCCGCTGAACAGCACGAAGATGATGCCGTGCCGCAGGGGAGGCAGCTTACTCATCGCCTGTGCCGTCAGTAAAACCCCCGTCGTGCCCGAGCCGTTGTCGTCGGCACCGGGGTGAATGGCGATGCCCTGGTCGAGTGCCATCGCCGGGCCGTAGCCGACGTGATCCAAGTGGGCACCCACGATGATCCAGTAGTCGGTCGTCCCCGGCTTGTAGGCGATCACGTTCTGCGTGAAGTCGTCGCCCTGTTCGCCCTTCGGTCCGGGGTTGACCCGTCGGATGTTGAACTTTTGCAATTCGGTTTTGTAACCCCAGCCCTCGAACTTCTTTTGGGCGAAGGCGGCGGCGAGCTTGTTGCCCGCCTTGCCGGACATCCGCCCTTCGAGTTCATCGGACGTGAGGTAGGTCAGCCATTCTGTAGCGTCGGCCTTGTTGACGAGGGCGAGTGCGTCGTCGAACGTGTACGTCTTCGGCCCGACCGGAGGTACGGGCGAGACAGGTTGCACCGGAGTAACCGGACCGGCTTGCGGCCCGTATTTGCTCTCGGGTTGTTTCTTGTGTGATTGTTTGTAAAGGTAGAGGCCACCCGTCATCAGCGTGCTGAAGATCAAGGCGACGAATAGAAGTTTCTTCATTTGCCCCTCTGGCGTAAATGCCCCATAAGTTAGTTCAAAAATGAACGTTTCTTATTATCTACTTCCAGGTAACTGAAAGGCTCTATGATTTAAGGAACACCAAATGCCATACAAACCGCAAGATGCTGTAGACCCGAACTGGAGGGGCAAGTACGACTCTCTGGAGGCGTTTTACAAAGACAACTACCCGGACGACTACTACGAGTTTGAGAAGTTCGAGTACACCATCGACCCGATGGAGACGGAAGACTCCATCGAGGCTTACGACGAGAAGCGGCAGCAGCTAGAGATCAAACGTTGCGCCCTCTCGTTCAACTACTTCTGCCACAAGTACGTTAAGATCGCCCACCCGAAGAAGGGTCTTCTGCCCTTCATCACCTACGCCTACCAGCGTTACGCAATCCGCAAGTACGACGAACACCGCTTCAACATCATCCGTAAGTTCCGGCAGGGCGGTCTGACTACGGTCACGACCATCTGGGCACTCTGGCGGTGTTTGTTCAAGATGGACGAAACGATCATGGTCGTGTCGAAGACCGACCGTGAGGCCATCGCCGCCGGTGAAATCGTGAAGCGGGCCATCGAGGAGCTACCGAGTTGGATGGCCCCGGTGATGGAGAAGAACAACGACCACCAGAAGATTTTCAACGACACGGGCTGCAAGCTGTTCTTCTACACCCCGGAAGCTGCCCGTGGTCGTGCTATCTCCTACCTCATCATCGACGAGGCGGCGTTCATCCCGAACATGCACAAGTTCTGGAACGACGTGTTCCCGACGATTAGCACGGGTGGTAGCGTTATCGTCGTCTCCACGGTGAACGGCGTCGGCAACTGGTACGAGGAAATGTACCACCAAGCCGAGCGGGGCGAGAACGACTTCAACATCATCCAGTTGGATTACAAGCAACACCCGGAATACAACGACGACGAGTGGGTGAAGGTCATCCGCTCGCAGCTTGGCGAGAAGGGCTTCGCCCAGGAAGTCTTGGGCGACTTCCTCGGTGGTGGTGACACGTTCATCCCGTCCAACATCCTGAACGACCTGGACTTGGCGGTCCGGGAGATCGAACCCGTCCGCTATCTGTTCGAGGATTGGGCGAACAAGGCGACCAAGTTCCAGGCCCGAGCGGACAAAGCCGCCATGTTGGTCTGGCGGGAACCGATTGAAGGCCGGGAGTACATCATGGGCGTGGACGCCGCCGAAGGCGTCGGCGACGACGGCGACAACTCCACGATTGAGGTTATCGACGCCAACACGGGCGAGCAGTGCGCTCAGTTCTACAGCAACAACTGTCCGCTGCACATCTTCTCGCAGATCGTGGCCCAGGTCGGGATCATGTACAACACCGCCCTGTGCGTGGTCGAAAAGGAAAAGTGCGGCCTGACCGTGTTGAGTAAGCTCGAACACGACCTGGACTACGAGAACCTGTACTACGACGAGAACCACCAAGCCGGGCTGAAGACGACCAAGAACAGTCGGCCGATGCTGCTGGAAACCCTCCAGACCCGGTTGTTGATGAAGTCCATCATCCTCCGCAGCCGCCGGACGGTGTACGAGTTGAAGCACTTCATCTTCAACAAGGCGACGAAGAAGGCCGAGGCACCGAAGGGCTACCACGACGACTCGATCATGAGCCTGTGTTTCGCCCTGTACATCCGGGAAATCTCCGGCCGGTCCGCCCCGATTGTCGGCGACGGCATGCCGGAGGAGTTGACCGAGACGTTCAAGGCGAAGGTGTACGAGGAAATCAAGAAAGAACTCGAAAGAGGGGCACCGGAAACTTGGTTAAGTCCGCAGGACTTGTACAAGGACGAGTTCGACGTGGAAGTGGACGAGGCCGTGAAGAAAGAATACAAACGGCCGTTCGACACGCTGTTCAAGGAATTCGGGTGGTAACATGAAAGAAAAGAAAATACAAGAAGCTCTGGCCCATAGCCAGCACGCCGTTCGGGTACTCAGTCAATTGGCCCAGGGCAGCCAGGAACTCCGGGAGGCTTACGGCCACCTGAAGATGGCGGTTCAGAAAATGGAACACCAAGCCCACAAGGCTGCCAAACGGCAGGAGGCCAACCAGACCGCCGCCCAACAGTGGTGGGGGACGGTGCAGTCCGGGGCGACGAGCATGGCTGCGACCGCCAACCAGCCGTCGAGCAAGATGGCCGAGCAAGCCGCCATGCGGACGCTTAAGGAACTCGACCGGATGCTCTCCGTGGAGCAGAAGAAGCTCAACGAGTTGGAAAACAAGGTCAAACCTCAGCCGAAGCCGGACCAACAACCGGCCGACGACGGCCCGTCCGACCCGCAATCCGGTCAGGTGTTTTTTGGATGATCCGGCTAGATACCGGAATCATGCCTGCTCGACACGGCTTTTCTTCCGTCTACATCCCGATTACCGGCTCCCTCGCCGAAGCGATCTTAACCTTCGGCGAGGATTCCGTTGGCGAGGGCGACCTGTTCATCGACAACGAGACGCAGTTCTACGGCCGGGAGGACGAACCCCACATCACCGTCGCCTACGGGATGCACGCCGACTCCCCGGAGGAGATCGCCCGCATCTTCGAGAAGCACTTGCCGTTCACGGTCACGCTCGGTCAGGTTGACATGTTCAACCGGATGGAGTTCGACGTACTCATCATCCGGGTACACGGCAGGCAACTTCACGAACTCCACCACGAAGTCATGAAGGCGACCAAGACCACATCCAAGTTCAAATACTACGAGCCGCACTGCACTCTGGCGTACATCCAGAAGGGGAAGTGTAAAGACATGCTGGGGGACGAGACGTTCGTGGACGTGGAGTTGGAAGTCGAGAAGCTGGTCTTCTCGAACAAGGTCGGGGTTAAGACAACTCTGCCGTTGGGAAAGCGGCCCTCACTAACTTGACCAGCCGGGGCGACTGCTCTCCGGGTTCACTGATGACAAGTGCCTTCTTGCGTGCGACGAACTGGCTGATGCCCGTCAGCCGGTTGACGTAGTAGTCCTGTGCCCTCTCCCGGTACACACCTTTCAGTATGTCCTCGCACACCTTAGTGGTGCTGACGTAGGCGATCACGTCCACGAACGGTAACAGGAACCGACTCAACCCGGCGTTGTCGAGGATCACGTCGCCCCAGACGGCGGCGGCGTTCTTGGCGTGGTGGGGCAATGAGCGGAGATATTGCAGGTCGTCGTAACTCTGATACTGAGTGCCGTTACAGAACAGATGGACGTTGGGCCGGACGGCGTAGATGGCTTCTTTGAGGGAGGCGATCTCTGCCCCGGTGTGGGTCAGAACGAATAAAACGTTGCGCATATACAGAGAAATAGGGTGTTTGTTAATACCTAACTCCAGGTAACAGTCTACAGGAGTTTCATTTATGGCTTGGTACGATTTCTTCAAGCTTTTTACACGGGCGTTCCAGAACGACCCGCTCGCCCAGAAAGACGGGCGGGACTTCCCGAACGCCGGTGTTTCACAACCGGACGCCATGCCCGACGTGCGGGCGATGGCCGACGGCACGCTGGGTGGCCGTGGGTCCGTTCGCCTTCGTGACACGAACGAGATGGTTGACCTGTCCACGGTCACGAACCGCCTCCACCGTTATAAAGAGTACGAGCGGTTGCGAAACATGCCCGAGATCGAGATGGCGATGACCGTCTTCGCCGACGAGGCGTGTCTGGCGGGCGATACTAAGATCGCTACCCCGGCATACGACGGGGGGTTTCGCACTCTCGAATGGCTCGCAGAGAACAAGAAGGGCGAACGCTTCCTGGTATATTGCTGGGACTTCGCAAAAGAAGACTACACGTTGGGCTGGGCCTACGACCCCCGGCTCGTTAAGGAAGAGGAAACCGTCCGGGTCATGCTCGACGACGGTAGCTCGTTCGTCGCCACCCGTGACCACCGTATCTTGACTAAGGATCAGAAGTGGCGGAACGCAGGCGAACTGAAGGAAGGCGACCTGCTGATGCCGTTCTACCGGGTGAACCCTCGGGTCGGCGAGGATCAGCCGAAGGTCCGCCAGTTCCCCCGAATCTTCACCAACCGCAAGGGGTGGATCAACGAGCGGCAGTTCGTGGACGAATGGAAGACCGGCCGGGACGACCCGTTCTACGAGAAGGGTAACAAGTTCTGCCGAATGCTGTGCGAGGGCTTGACCGTCCGTCAAATCTACGGCGGCGGGCACGGCGACTTCGACACGATCAAACGGCACATGGAGAAGTGCGGGTTTAGTAACGCTGAACTCAAACAACTGGCGAAGAAGGAACCGGCTCGGCGGGTGATCGGGGTTGCCCCGAACGGCGTCCAGAAGGTGTACGACCTGTCGGTTGAGAAGCACGAGAACTTCTGCACGGATTGGGGTGTAGCCCACAACTGCCAGAAGGACGACAGCGGCCGGGCGTTCCAGATCGTTTGCAAGAACCAGGACATTCAAGAAGAACTGGAGTTCCTGTGCTTCCACCGCAAGATGCTGAACCTGGATCAGAAGAAGTGCTGGAACCGGGCGAAGCAGTTGTTCATCAACGGCGACGACTTCTGGGAAGTCGTGATCGACCCGGAGAACCCGTCTCGGGGCATCGTTAACATCGTCCCGCTCCCGCCGGACACGATGTACCGTATTGAAACCACGAAGGGGCGGCTGGTCGAGTTCCAGCAGTCTAAAGAAGGCCCGGACTACGATTCGCTGGCCCGTGTCGAGGTTACGAAAGCGACTGACCTGGACTTGATGCAGGCGAAGGCCATCCGGTTTGCGCCTCAGCAGATCGTCCACATCCGTATCGGCGACGACCGGAAGACGTTCTACCCGTATGGTGTTTCACTGATCGAAGCCGCCCGTGGCCCGGCCCACCAGTTGCGGCTGATGGAAGACGCCATGTTGGTGTATCGGTTGACCCGTGCCCCAGAACGGCGTGTGTTCTATATTGATACACAACAGTACAGCGGTGCCCGTGCCGAAGCCTTCATCGAGCGGATGAAGGATCAGTTCAAGAAGAAGAAGGTTCCGAAGCAGTTCAACGCCGAAGGGGCGAGTGCGGTTGAAGAACGGTGGCACGCACCGGCTGCGGACGAGGACTACTGGATTCCGATCCGGCCGAACTCGAACACCCGTATCGAAACCCTCCCAGGGGCACAGAACTTGGGCGAAATCGACGATACGGTCTACTTCCGTAACAAGCTGTTCGTGTCGATGAACTTCCCGAAGAACTACTTCAACAACGAGGACGCCCAGGCGACCAGAATCAGCCTGTCCGCCCAGGACGTGAAGTTCGCCCGGATGATCGAGCGGCTTCAGAGCCACATGGAAGACGGGCTGTGGGAACTGTGTGACCGCCACCTGAAGCTCCGTGGGTATCCCGAGGAGATGTACGAAGACCTTGAGATCAAGATGACCCCGCCGAGCGATTGGCGGGAACTCACCCGGTCCGAGGTTGTTACGGCTCGCATCGGTAACGCCGGGTCGTTGAAGGGTTCTCAGTTGATGAGCGACTTCGACATCCTGACGAAGTGGATGAAGTACCCGGACGACGAGGCCAAGATCATGCTGGCCCGGCTGAAGATTCAGAAGATCGAAGACCTGAAGTTGCAGATCATCGCCCAGAACCCGCAGTTGTTGGGTGTTGGTCTACCGTCGGATGACGAACAACAGGTCGGTGCCGAGGCCGGGTTGGGCCAGCCGATGTTGGGCGGCGACCCGATGGCTGGTGGCGGTGCCCCTCCGGGCGGTATGCCACCGGCTCCGGGTGGTGCCCCGATGGGTGGCGCTCCTGGTGCGGCCCCGCCGCCTCCGGGTGGCGGTATGCCTGGGATGAGCATGGCGGCGGAAACCCCGCCTGTGGGTGGCGGTCAGCCGCTCCCCCAACCGGCGTTGGACGACATCGCCAAGTACGACCTGGAGATCAAGGATTACGGGTCGGAGCAGGACGAAGAAGAGATCGACAACTCGGAGATGTAACGAAAGAACCCGGCGAAAGCCGGGTTCTTTTTTAACCTTCGCCGCCGTTGGACCCCCGGTCGGCCATCGGGGCTACAACCTCGTCGGGTTCCTTGTTACGCAAGTCCCCGTCCCGGAATGCGCCCTTCCGCTCGTGGGCCACCTTGTCCATCAACTCTTGGAGTTCCGAGTTGCCCTCGTCGTCGGCTAATTGCTGGAGAAACGTGAAGAATTCGGTGTGGTAGGTACTCACTAATAACTTAGCGAGATTCTTCAGGTCGTTTTCGTAGTCTCCAGCCTTGTCTTGGTCGAGGCCGTACTTCGCTCCAAATGACTCCCGATGCTGCCTGACCCAATCTTTGAATTTGCCCATGATGCCTCTGAAAAAACGACCGTGCGGCATAACTACAGGTTAGTAGGCATTATTTGCCGCCACCGTATATAAGCGAACGTACCGTCAAATCGGCCGCACGGACCATAGATAATAGCGAGAGTGGCAAACATTATCGAGGAGTTAAGAGATATGCGACGTAAACTCATCAAGCAAGATGCCTTCGAGCAGATCGCCAATACCTCAATCAATGCAGCAGCTACCGAGTTAGTCGAAGCCGGTGATGTCCTAGCCAAGAAGCTTGGCAAGGGCACTCTCTCGCTTCACTGCTTTAATGAATCCACTGCTGTTTACGAATCGGATGACGAAACCTACGTCCACGCCGGTTACGAGATTGAGAATGGTAAGATCACCTTCCAGAACATCGAGGAACTGGTTGTAGACCACGACTCGAAGAAGGAAAAGCAGAAGGCAATTCTGTCGGAAGTTCTCGATGCCGTTTTGACGGATAACAACGAGAAGGCATCCGAACTGTACAAGGGCTACCTGGGCCTTCACTCGTGGAACGAGTCGAAGAAGATGTTGTTCGGTAAGGACGACAAGAAGGACGGCAAGAAGATGCCGCCGTGGCTCAAGGGCAAGAAGGATAAGGATGGCGATGACGAGAAGGACGGCAAGAAAGTTCCGGCCTTCATGAAGAAGAAGGGCGACAAGAAGGACAAGAAGGGTGACAAGAAGTCCCCGGAGTTCATCAAGAACCTGAAGGGTGCTGGCAAGAAGATCGAGGAAGCTTGGCACGTTGCTAACAACGTCCTCAGCTACGTCGAGTTCGTCAACCTCGGCCCGGTTCTGTCTGAGTCCGCAGTCGCTACCGACGACAACGGCAACGTTGTTGGCGTTCAGATTCCGACCGTTAAGGTTCGCAACGAGGGTAAGGTTCTCAAGTTCAACTGGCGCACTCTCAACGAGAAGTGCAAGAGCCTGCGTGAGTCCGCTCTTTCCCTGTGGGAGAACCAGAAGTTCTGCAAGTTGGTTGCGGAACTGAAGAAGCAGAACAACGTCTCCAACCCGCAGGCTCTCGAAGAGTCGCTGGAAGAGATTGTCAAAGAATTCCCGCAAGTCCTCTACGCCACCCAGAGCGAACTCGCTCAGGTGATCGGCGAGTCGCTGCGTCTTGTTGGTGTTACCAACTACGGCGACCGGGACTGTGAATTCTTGGCCGAGGGCGTTCTGCGTCACGCACACGGTTCGTACTCCGAGCGTGTTAACCAAATCCTGCATCTCGCTTCCGCCCCGAAGGTTGAAGAAGGTACTGATCCTTACGAGTTCTTCCAGAGCGTCGTAGAGCAGTTCTTCCCGGCCGTGGACGAGAAGTTCGAGTTGGAGCAGCGTGTGTTCAGCGACTTGTACGAGTCGTTCGAGAACATCTACAAGGCCGCAGACCGTCGTGGCGACCGTGAAACCATGAAGGTTTCCGCCAGCTACCTGAACGATCTGGCCGACGTACTCAACGGCGATGCGAAGGCAGATGTCTCGCTGGCCGAAGAAGCTGCCACCTTCCTCGTTGACTTCATCGAAGCCAACCTGCCGGGTGCTGGTAGCTGGAACGTAAGCAACAAGCCGCACGTCACGGTTGTGGGCGACCACCCGGACATGGCTAAGAAGGCTTCCGTTGACGGCGTGCCGGGCAAGTACAAGGGCGATTGGGGTGACGAAGCCCCGATGATCGGCCAGGACGACAACAACTACAAGGGCAAGCACTCCAAGACCGCACGCAAGTCGTCGTGGGGCAACGAGGGTGGTAGCGATACCTTCCCGAGCTTGAAGAACCCATACGTTCCGAAGCCTTTCGGTGATTACACAATGAAGGGCGAGAAGGGCGTTGATAAGGAAGCAACCGGCCAGCACCACTCGACGTGGCAGTCTAAGGACACTTGGCCGACCCTCCAGAACCCGTATGTCCCGAAGGCCGAGACTCCGAAGTCTTACAAGATGAAGGAAAAAGACCTGATCGTAGACAAGTAATCGAATGGGAAGTCCAACAGGGGGCGGTTCGCCGCCCCCTTATTTTCACAATCTGGAAAGAGGTTAAATGGACAAGATTTTGCTGATCGATTGCTGTGACCACGGCGGGGTTACTCTCAATCTTAATGAATCAACTACCGTGCGCAACGGTAAGACCATCTTCCGTGGTAAGTTCCAAGAAGCGGAAGCCGTCAACAAGAACAAGCGTAGCTACCCATTCGACGTGTTGGACGAGAACGTTCACGGTCTTCAGGCAGCTATCAAGGACCGTCGTCTCATCGGTGAATTGGATCACCCGACGGACTCTATCGTACACTTCGCCAACGCATCTCACCTTGTTACGAAACTGTGGTGGGAGGGCAACATCCTGATGGGTGAGGGCGAAATCCTGAACACCCCCAGCGGCAAGGTTCTTAAGGCACTCCTTGAGGACGGCGTGAAGGTGGGTATTAGCTCCCGTGGCGTAGGCAACGGGAAGGTAAACGAGGACGGCGTACTCGTTATTGGTGAAGGCTACAAGCTTATTACCTTTGACGCTGTTGCTGATCCTTCCACGTTCGATGCCTTCCAAGAGAAGGTTGTATCGGGCCGTCGGAACGAAAGCCGTGAAACGAAGGAAATTGCTAAGAATGTGACTGTGAAAAATGAGAGCAGTCGCATAGATACCACCGTAATCAAAGAGACGTTGATCGCAGCCCTCGGTGGGATCGTGAACTCAAAGGTTGCTGAATAACATAGGCGAGGTTAACAATATGAACAAGGTACTAGAAGCTTTGAAGAAGATTCTGCCTGCCGAGCATGTGCAAGAAGTCGCAACGGCCGTTGAAGCCATGATCGCTGAAGCCGAGGCGAAGATCGAAGCTAAGAAGGAAAAGGAATTCAACGCTAAGCTCCTCGAAGCTTACGACAAGGTTTCGGCTGAACTGCAAGAAGCAGAAGCAACGGCCGAGACGGGTTACAAGCAAGCTTTCGCTCACATTCAGGAGTTGACTCTGCGTCTGGAACGCCAGCAGGAAGAGTTCGACAACCTGATGGACGAGGGCTTCAGCGAAGCATACGAGATGCTGGAGAAGGAACAGGCCAAGAACAACAATCTCGAAGTCGAGATGTACGAAGAGTTCAACAACCGCCTGAAGCGGATGAAGGACATGTTCGTCGAGAAGTTCGACCAGTTCAGCCAAATCCAGTACGCCGAAATCTACGAAGCCGCTCGTCGGGACATCATGAATGACCCACGGATGGTGGAACACAAGGTCGCTCTGGACAAGATCATCGACATCGTTGGCAACTACGTTAGCGAAGAAGACTTCGCTGGTGTAAACAGCACGAAGGTCAATGAGGCGTTCAAGGCGGTCGAAGACCTGAAGGGTCAAGTCCGGGTGCTGGAAGCCCGTAACGTGCGTCTGTCCACTCAGAACAACAAGCTCAACGAGCAGGTTCGTGAGATGAACAACATGCTTACGGAAAGCACCAAAGTTGAAAAGCAAGAACGGAAGCGAGTAGCAGGAACAGCAAGTGGGCGTGGAAGCAAGGTGCTTGGTGGTAAGGAGCAGATCATTGCCGAATACCACAATCCGCAGGCACAACAACAAGATGATGACGGTCAATCGTTGGTTGAAAACAACGCAGCGTTGGAAGACCTGCTCGCTCTCGCCGGTTTGACGGAGCAAAAGTAAGGTTCACTAACACTGAGAAATAAAGGAAACATAACCTATGATGAATTCCCGATTCTTGAACGAAGCTAAGGCCATCGAACAAAAGTGGGCCAAGACTAAGCTTCTCAACAAGATTGAAGACCGCTTCACTCGTTCCGCCACTGCTGTTCTTCTGGAAAACCAGTGGTTGATGAATGAAGCGATGACGGATACGGGCGACATTGCCAGCTTCAAGCGTATTAGCATTCCGCTGGTTCGCCGTATCTACCCGCAGTTGATTGCGAACAAGATTGTGTCGGTTCAGCCGCTTCTCGGCCCGACGGGTCTTGTGTACTACCTCCGCTTCCGCTACTCGTCCAACAAGGGCGGCATGCGTGGCGCAAGCCTCCAGGGCGGCTACCCGAGCGACGACGCAGCATCGCTGCAACAGTTGGCTTCCGGTGACGGCAACCTGGAAATCTACTACACCCACCAGTTCGTACAGAACGAAGTTTCTTCGACGCATCCGGGTGGTAGCAGCGTAGCAGCAGTGTACGCACCGCTGGAACACACTCCGGTTCTTCCGGGTGCGTTCACCGGCACCGTGTACGACGGCAGCACCGCAATCCAGACCTTCATTGTGTCCACGTCTGGCGTGTTCACCTTCACGGACATCGGCACCCCGACCGTCAAGGCTCAGTCGAGCGGTTCGTCCATCGACCTGAACACCGGCGAAGTTGTTCTGCAATGGACCGGCGGCGATCCTGGTGACAACCACTTCGTTGCCTCCTACGAGTACAACATGGAGTGCAACCAAGACCTTCCTGAAGTCAACCTCGTCGTTGAGTCGGAAGAAATCGCAGCCAAGACCCGTAAGTTGAAGGCTGTGTGGAGCTACGAGGCTCAGCAAGACCTGCGTTCCCAGCACAACCTGGACGCCGAAGCTGAGTTGACGAGCGTCCTGGCTCAAGAAATTAACCTTGAAATCGACCGTGAAGTCCTCACCGACTTGCGTAACAACGCCGGTACGATTGCAGTGTGGGACTTCAACACCGCACTCGGCGACACGATCAAGGAAAAGTACGAGTCGCTGTACGTCAAGGTTGTGGAAGTTTCCAACGTCGTTCACCGTAAGACCCTCCGTGGCGGGTGCAACTGGCTCGTGACTTCCCCGGAAGTTGCGTCCGTCTTCGAAACGGCAACCGCTGGTTTCGCACCGGCTCCTTCGGACACCTTCACGAGCAGCCTCGGCGTCCAGTACGTCGGCACCGTGAACAACCGTTGGCGTCTGTACAAAGACCCGCTGTTCCCGACGGGCCAAATCCTCATGGGTTACAAGGGCGACAGCTACATGGATAGCGGCTACTTCTACTGCCCGTATGTTCCTCTTACGCAAACCCCGGTCGTTCTCGACCCGGAAAGCTTCTGCCCTCGGAAGGGTATCCTCACCCGGTACGGCAAGAAGTTGCTGCGTGAAGGGGCAAAATTCTACGCAAGAATGTCGATTGCCAACTTCGTTGTGTAATGCGATGGCTGCGTAGCAGCAAACTAAAGAACCCGGCCGAAAGGCCGGGTTTTCTTTTTGTAAGTTCTATGCCCGTGTGTTATCATATGGCATGTCAAGACCCAAGTTCATTAAGATCACTGACGAAGATTTGAAGCAGTTCTGTGAATCAAAAGGCACGCAGTTCGTCCGTTCTTGGATTCAGAACAAGAAGACCCGTTTGGAGTACGTCTGCGGGTGCGGTCGGACGTGCGAGGCGTACTGGACGAACTTCAAGAACTATCCGAACTGCAAGAAGTGCGGCTCGAAGAAGATTGCCGGGGTGAACTGCTACATGTACGACCCCGACCGTGAGGCGGTTGCACTGAGGAAAAGGTTCCGCAAGACCTGCGAGCGGCACATCCGCCGGTTCATGAAGGCCAGCGGCCAGAAGAAAACGAAGCACACCCACGAACTCCTCGGCTACACCCCGCAGCATCTTCAGGAACATATTTTGAACCACCCGGAGATGGCCCGGTGCGGAGAAGAGTGGCACATCGATCACATCTGGCCGATCCAGGCGTTCGTCGATCACGGGGTTTTCGACTTGAAATTAGTCAACTCGTTGAGTAACTTGAGGCCAATGCCCGGCAAGGAGAACCTTTCCAAAGCCGACAAGTACGACGAAAAGGAGTTCGAGGCATGGATGCTGAAACAGCAGTGCAGGTTGCCGAACTAAACAGGGTGGAGTCGAAGATCGCTCCAGTGGTTCTGGAGTTTTTCAATCAGCGAAGTCCTGGGTTCGAGTATCACATGGGCGATCTTCAGCAATACGTCGCCGCCAGAGCAGACATCTCACCTGATTCACCGAGCCGTATTCTCCGTGATCTGAAGCGAAAGGGTGAGATCAATTACGAGATCGTCAACCGGCGGCAGTCGCTTTACCGTTTCCTCGGTTTCATTGACGGTCGAAAGGAGAGGCCGCTTCACGAAATTCTTCGTGACATGGGTCTGGAAACACTGGATGAATACTACGTCACAGACGGCTGGGTTCAAAGACGGGAGCGGTATTTCGAAACTCATGAGAGGCGATGCCGTCTTACAGGCCGAACAGACAACATCCAGCTTCACCACATTCGGTACACCAACCTCGGCAACGAACCGGACGCAGACCTTATGCCTCTCTGTGCTGAAGCACATGAGATGCTTCACTTGATCGTGAAGGAATACGGAGTTCCTTTAGAGAAAGCTCATCTCGTGTTCACCGCCATCAGGAACTTCACCCTGGGTGCGTAAAGCAGTGAAAACCAACAACACCCGCCAGAAATGGCGGGTGTTTTCTTTTATAGGCTATGACTCAACTCAAGTTCAAAGGCAAGTTCCAAGAAGCCTCCAACAAGCATCGTGGCCGCTGCTACCCCGACATGCTCCGACAATACTGTGCAGAGAAGCTGGAAAAGCTCGAACAGCGCAAGCCCCCGGTACACGAAAACAAGCTGACGATGCGTCAGGTCTGGACGTGCCCGCTAACCGGCATTGACCACTACTGGCCGCATGACAAGGCTGAACCCGAACCGACATTCACTAAATGTGTCAGATTCGCCTTCACCGGCGAGATCACCATCCCGAAGGACGAAGAATAATGGCATTACTCAAAGGCTTTCCACCCGCACAGCAGATCGGCTGCTTCATTCGGATCACGCCTCGTGATCTGGAATACACCCTGCTCCCACAGGACTTCACCTTCGTCAACGCCGGGCCACGGGGCTTCGTGTTCGACGTGGAGTGTAACCCAGGGCCGATGCAACTCGACCCGGACACCTGCGAACCGAGGTATCTCACCAGTCGGATCGTCATCACCAGGGACGAGCAACACATCTGGCCGATCTGGAGTCCGAATAAAGAACACATGGAGCGGGTACTGCACTCGGCCAAATACTTCCGTAAGGAGCTTAAGGAACGTGGCGAGAAGTACGAACGGTTCTACAACCACTGCAAGGCTCGTAAGCAGTGGGACCGACTTTACGTCGTCCCGGACTGCACCATCGTCATTGATTAACTGTATTGCGGCCTGAGTTCGTCAGCATTCGGAACCGGAAGTTCCGGTTGTGACTCTTCCCACCCTTTCACGAAACCCAAGTACCATTGGTGGAAGTTGGATCGCATGTGGCGGCGCATGTTGCCGTAGACGTAGAACTGGCCGTTTTCGTCGGCGTGCTTACCGGCCTCGTAGCCGCTCATCGCTGCGTCGTTCTTCGGGATGAATGATTGCGTGCGACTCTTAAACTTGGACGGCCAGAGAGCTTGTGGCTTGCCAGAGCCTTGTGGGTGCGCAGTCGGCTGAGGTTGATTATCTTTGAAGTCGGCAAAATCATTCGGGCCTCGGATCACTGAATACCCAGGCGGAACTCTTTCGTCGTTCGGGAACTCCGTTGCGATTTCGGGAGTGCGTGTATGGAAACGGTTCTCCGGCTCTACCGCCAGTCTTTCCATGAATGATCGAAACGTAAGCATGACGTATCTAGTAAAAAACCCGGCCAGTTGGCCGGGTTTTCTTTTAGTACACTACTTTACTTCTGGGCCGGGACGACCGGCGGTTGCAGCTTGTTCATGATCTTCTCTACTTCGGCTGCGAACTCAGCGACATCCAAAGCGATCTGCTTCGTGTCCGTTACAACCTCAGTGTAACGACCGGCCTTGATGTCGGCGATGATCTCCATCAAATCCTTGACGATATCTTCGCCTTCCTTCACAACAGGCACAACCTGTTCTGCCATTTGGGCTTTGCCCTTGATCCAACTCAAAATGCTCATAAGTCCTCCTCAGACTTAAAGGATAACCTATCTATGAATAACAACATTGTCTTCAAGCGGAAGTACCGCTACACCCTCGAAGCCACCCTCCCAGGGGGCAACGTCGAACCCTTCTGGGTTAAGATCGGCTGTCGTCCCACAGACCCCATTGTCACCACGGGCGGGCACAGCGAACAACTCCACGTCATCGTCTACGAGATGGACTTAAACAACGAGTTCTGGAAGGTGATCCAGCCGTCGCTGCACGAGAATGTGCCGTTCGCCCCGGAAGACAAGCTCGGCACGTTTGTACTGAAGATGTACGACGGCTGCGGCATGCTGATGGAAACCCACACGATGAGCGAAGCCTACATCAGCAGTCTCGTCTTCGGTGACACTTACCCGGATGAATACGTCTGCTTCGAGTTCGACGTGCGATACCGCAAGTTGACATCCGTGCCGAACGGCGAGTACAAGTACATCCCGCCGACGTTCGGTGGGCTGGGCCTTTGTGCAATACCGGCCCCGAAGACAAAGTGCCCGAACTGCCAGCACGAGTTCTTCGCCAGCCCGATCCCGAACCCCTCCATCATTTACTGATGAGGAAGTGGCCCTCGACTTCCTGAAGCCACGCCGCCTCGCCCATCATCTTCCTCATGTTCTCGTTGGCCCCTTCGTCCTTGTAGATCGGATTCTCCCGGTAGTCGGCCTCGAACGCCTTGAAGTTGTTCGTGCCCTGTAAGGCACCACTCCAAGCCTGCTCGAACCAGTTGCCGATGCCGTTGGTCGTCGAAAGGGCGAAGCACTTGCCGTCCGTGGACAGCGTGGGGAAGACGCACGGCCACTTCTTGTCGAAGTCCTTAATGAACGCAACCTCGTCGATGATGAGATGCGTCACCAGTCGCCCTCGGCACGCCTCCCATGTGTAGAAATCCATGCGGCTGTCGAGGGCGAACGTCTTCTCGTGCTTCGTGTTCTTCACCACCATCCGGGACATCCACTCCGGCAGGTTGTGGATCGCCCTGGAGACGAGTTCACTAACTTCCTCGGCCTCACGGTAGCTCGGCGACAGTACGAACACCCGCCTTTGCGGCTGGAAGATGCACTGCCACAGCCCGTACAGTGCCGACATGGTGAGGTAGCCAGCCGACCTGAATTTCTTCACTAACACAAATCTGTTTGTGTTATACGAGTCGAGCAGGCGGCGGTGGTAGTCGTGTAACTCGAAGGGCACCATGCCCAGCTTCGGGTGCATGATCTTCAGGTAATGCTGGCTGAAGTGGTCAAAGCTCATCGAGCAGTTGTAGCCCTCTTCCCAGATGGAGTGCGAGATTTTCATACCCTATTGTAGTTTTACTTTTTTACTTCGCAGCAAAAAAGTAAACAAACATCCTATAATACGGTATGACACTAGAAGAAACCATCACCGCCCTCCGGTCGCACCTGGAGGCGTGGTACGAGAAGCGTAAGACCCAGGCCCACGACGGCCGGGAAGTGCCCAAAGCCTACAACGGCATCCAGCCGATCAACCCTCGGGAGTTGAAGACGGCAGCCGACGAGTTCCTGAGCCAGCACCCGGAATGCAAGGAACACGAATTTGACTTGTACTACGACTTCGTGGTGAAGGACGAGAGCTTCACTCCGGGCTGTATCTGCGGGGACGGCTGTGACGTATTCGCCCACGTCACCACGACCGGCGTGAGAGTTCAGGCGATGGATTGGGATAAGCTCGGTCGGCTAGGAGTCGGAGAATGAAGCTCGGCATCTCGTACCCCGTCTTCCACGGCGAGGAGTTTTTGGAATACACGGTCCGAAGCATCCGCAATCAGGTCGATTGGGTCGGGGTTGTCTACCAAGACTTGTCGTTCAATAGCAACCCAGCACGACCCGAGATGATCGAACACCTTCACCGACTCAAGGCCAGCGGTCTGATCGACTGCGTTGCCAAATACGACCCTGACTTTTCACTCCGTTACAAAGTCAACGAGGCCAATGCCAGGAACGTCGGACTGGACTGTGCCATAGCAGCAGGGTGTACGCACCACATCACGGCGGACGTGGACGAGATGTACCTGCCGCACCAGTTGGAGTATGTGAAGAAGAACTTCGGGGATCACGATTGCTGTGTGGCCCACTGCGAGGGGTACTACAAGAAGCCGACCTGGAAGCTGGTGCCGCCACCGGACCAACTGATGCCTATCATTCACACGGTCAACACCCGCTGCGACGTGAACGCCACGTTCCCGGTGCCCCAGGACGACTCACGGAAGATGAAGACGGAGAAGTGTTGGATTCTCCGGCGGGACGAGTTTGTTGTCCACCACATGAGCTACGTCAGGAAGAACCTCGTCGAGAAGATCGAGAACACCACCCACAAGTACAAGAGCCATGCGAAATTCGTGGAAGAGTTTCGTAAATACAACTTAGGAGATAGAGTGCGACTCGCCCCGGACTTCCTCAACCGAAGGACCGTGTTGGTAGAGAACACGTTCAACATTCCCGAGGAAGTATATGACAGCTAGTTCTGTAACAGGAAAGGGACCGGGTTCATCCAACAAGCCGACGCTCGCCGACCTTTCGATTGCCGCCGGTGGCCCCCAGATCGTGATCGCCGACGTTCTTCACACCAGTGCGGTTGACAACGCCAGCCCGCCTGCGTCTGGCGGCACGGTCGTTTTCCCGACCCCGCTGCCCGGTGGTTCGGAGAAGTATGTGGTTAACTTGACGACCGTCAGCGGCGGCCTCGCCTATCTGGTTGATTTGGATGAAAACGATGACGGGGATTTCGTAGGGTTCAGCGTAATCGTCAATACCGAGTGCGATGTTCACTACATGGTGGCGAAGAAGGGCTACAAGCCGAGCGACGTTCGCTAAAGAAGGACGAAGGCGTCGGCCGGGACCATCCAGACGTAACCACGCTGTTCTTCAATGTTCAGCTTTGCGAAGCGGGCCTCTTCGGTCCGCTTCTTTGCTTTGCGGACCTTCATCGGCTCGGACCAGTCGAGGCTGGAGATTTCCAACTCCTCGCCCTCGTCGAACGTCCACTCCTCAAGGGTGTGCGGATCACCGTACTTGTCGTGATCGAGGCGAGCGAGCAACGTGATGCTCTTGGTGAATTTGACTCTCAAGTCTGGTCCCACTTCAGGTGTTGAACTTGCTTGTACTGTTGTTTTAGATACTGTTCGACACGGGGCGAGATCACCCGGAACCTAGTATAGAATGGGCCGAACGAGGATGCAACAGCGGCCATTGTCGGGCTGACTTTCAGTTCTTCTGGTTTGATCTGGCCGATGACCTGTCGGATGGCCTCCATCGCCTTCTGAACCGAACCGAAGTTCCGCAAGTCCAGGCGAGCCACCATCTCGGCGTTCTCGTGCTGGCTGTTGTTCATCAAATTCTGGACGTTCGACAGGAACTTCTGGCCCAGGGCGACCACCGGCTTGAGGAGTCCGGCGAGGGCCGGGTGGTTCCGAGACGTGGTGATGTAAAGGTACGTCAACCAGTCGGGATCAGTTTCCGTCCCATGAGACTGTTCGGGGGACATGAAGTCCGGGGTTCCAGAGATGGCAGTACGGCCACGGTTACGGATGTATGGGTCGAGTTGCTGTACAGCCGACACGATCTGCATCACCTTGTTGTTCAAGATCGCAGTCGGGGAGGCGTGGTAGGTCGTCGTGGCGGCGAACGCATCGGGTTGCTTCTCACCGTCATCCATGAAGACGTAAGATTTAGTTGCGGCGTCGTCCTGCTCTATGAAGTCTCTGAAACGCATCAGTCTATCTACGGTCCTCGTCACTCTTTTACTTCATGACTACCACATTACCGACTTGCTACGGCTGTTTCGTTAACCAATCCTGGGTCACGCAACCCATCTATGACAACATCCCCGCCCCGCAGCAGACCCCGCTGGTTCACCCGCACCCGCTGTTTTTCATGAACTTCGGGGCGAGTCTGACCGAGGAAGAGAAAGAGATCGTCAACCTGCTGGCACTGGCGTTCAACAAATTCGTGGCCCTGGGGGAGAAGCACCCGGCCGACGACTCCGAGTTCTGCACGGCGATCCACGATGCGCAGAAGACGGTGGCGATGCGGGTGGCCCGGCGGTGTAACCCTGATGTTTGGACACAATACCCGCAAGAGAGCGTAGATAACGTATGACCGAGAAATTAGCCAATAACGCCCAAACCACCCTCGTCGATGCGATCAACAACACCGATAACCCGGCCGTGTTTAACGTGGCCGTGGCTGATCGTTTTCCGTCGAGCGGGAACTTCCGTGTCATCATTGAAGGGGAAATCCTCCTGGTGACGGGTGTGAGCGGCAACCAGTTCACCGCCACCCGTGCCCAAGAAGGGACCGAGATCGCATCCCACGCTGCGGGGACGAAGATCACTCACATCCTGACGGCCGGTGGCGCTCAGCAGTTCGTGGACGACCGCATCCTTCTTAGCGTTCCGTCGCAGACCGGGAACAACGGCAAGTTCTTGCAGACCAACGGCACGACGACTTCGTGGAAGTTCGCCGGGTCACTGGCCGATGTGGTGCCAGATACTCCCGGCCTCTATGACGAGGAGTTCGACGGGACGCTCAACACGCTCCCGACGGATTGGTCTTGGGTAGACACAACTGCACCAAGCGGTAGTGATGCGTGGTATGTTAACAAACCTTCCCTTCCAAGTTGGCTGTCGATTTATGGCGATGGCAGTGGCAATTATTACTTGAAACGAAGTAACTTCACCCCGTCGGGCGACTTCGGTATTTGGTGCAAGGTCATGGTGGGCACTGCCGTGGACTCTGTGCGATGTGACTTCCGCATGTATGTCTACAACTCTGGTCGGTCGCAGGGCAGGGCTGTGGAAGTGTATCCACCCCAAAACGACCCTCGGGTGCGAGCGTTAACAACAAACGGCGGTGAATCAGCATGGTCGTCTGGTGCCGGTTACACAGTCGGTGCCGCAACCACCATTTACTACCTGGGCCTGACAAGATCGTCGAGCAACGTGTGGCGTGCTTGGGCAAGTACGAGTGGCATGAGCTACCATCAGATTGCCGCACCCGAATCCCACAGCTTCACTCCCGACCACATTCTTTTCAGCTTTAATACCTATACCATGAAGTGTTTGCTCGGCCTTGATTGGTTGAGGTATCGTAGCGATTTGGATTTCCCGGTTCACTAATGAGTAACAACGACGTGCTGGTGAAGTGGACCGGCAGCAAGCGGATTCAAGCCCCGAAGATTGTTGAACACTTCCCCGATGAGATCGACACCTACTACGAACCCTTCCTCGGTGGGGCGTCGGTCTTCTATTGCCTCGCCAACTCCGGCAAGAAGGTGAAGAAGTACGTCCTCAGTGACATCAACGCCTCCCTGATCGGCATCTACAAGCTCGTGGCCTCCGACCCGGATTCATTGATGGCGGACTACACAACCCGGTGGACGGAGTTGAAGAAGCAGGGGCAGGATTACTACTACGCCACCCGCACCGAGTTCAACAAGGACAAAGACCCGAAGAAGTTCTTCTTCCTTTTGCGGACCTGCCGCAACGGACTGGTTCGCCACAACAAGAAGGGCGAGTTCAACAGCGGCTTCCACCAGAAGCGGGACGGCATGGTCCCAGCCACGCTCCAGAAAACCGTCAATTCCTGGCACAAGGCGTTCACTGAGAACAACGTCGAGATCAAGGTTGCGAGCTACGATCACGTCGTAACCACTGAAGGGGACTTGCTTTACATTGATCCGCCCTATGTCACCCCGGAAAACAGTTGGGCATATTTCGGAATGATTGATTTGGAGCGGATGTACGAGTGGTTACGAAATTCCCCAGGAAAACTCATATTTTCATTTAACGGTTTTAAGGACGGAATTGATTGCAGAATAAATATCCCTGGCGACATCTACGACCGTGAGGTTCTGGTCTACAACGGGTTGAACAAGTTCGACCAATTGGCGACGAAAGCGAAGGTCATAGCGAAGGATGCACTCTACATTCGGGATGTCAGGAAAGGAGATAATTCTGCGTAAATAGGGGATCAGAGAGGATTCAGAAATATGTCATCAACTTCCGTTACGGGCGTCGGCCAGGGGGCAATGCGGCCTCGATCACGGCCTTCACGACCGAAGTGATGACCGCTCTGAACACACTTTCAACGGTGGTGTTCAATAACAGCGGTTCTCTCTGGTTTTGTCCGAGTTCGTGGTATAATCGTGAACGGGGCGACCCCAGGTACGGTGCAACTCCGGTTCGCCTCCGTTACCAACGGCCAGACCAGCACCATCCAGACGAACTCGTTCGTCAACTCGACTCGTCGAGCCTAAAGAAAGGATAACATGAAGAAGTTCCTCGCTGTAGTCCTTCTCGCCCTGAGTGTTTCGACGCTCAGGGCCGAAGACCCCTACAAACTCACCGACCAGGGCGATTACGAGAAGTCGGATGTTTTACTGAAGCAAATCCAGCCGAACTCGGACGAGTTCGCCAAGTACGCCTTCTACCGGGGCGTCAACGCCTTCGCCATGAACAACAAGGACGAGGCGAAGAAGTGGCTAGAGTTGGTGTTCGACTCGTTCGACAAAAACATCCCGACCCGCTACAAGAACACGGCGGGCATGATGTTGTACGACCTGGAGAACTGGAAGAAGGATGACCTGGGCGACATCGGCCGGGACATGGGCATTTCGGGCAACAAGTTGAAGAACAACTACGCCGGGGAGAAGACCCAACACGTCCAGAAGGAGATCGTCAACAAGCTCGACAAGATGATTAAGGAATTGGAGAACAAGGGCAAGGGCGGCGACGGTCAGGCCAACGGGAAAGACTCGTTGCCGGGGCCGGGCGGGCAGGGACAACCGGCCCAGGACTCACACGTCATGGGTGGGTCGGGAGCGGGCAAGGTGGACGAGAAGAAGCTGCGTCAGGTGGCCGAGAATTGGGGGACGCTGCCTCCGGCTCGGCGGGCCGAGATTATTCAAGAGATCACCCGTGATCTTCCGCCAAAGTACAAGCCGATGATTGACGAGTATTTCAAAGCTCTCAACAGGACTCATAAATAAAGTATGTCTATTGAGCAGTATGCAAACAACGCCTCTACGACCCTGAACGGGTCCATCACGAGCGGAGCGACTTCCATCACTGTGTCGGGGTACAGCACGTTCCCGTCCTCGACACAATTCCGCATCAAGATTGATAACGAGATCATGATCGTGACAGGCGGGGCGGGGACGACCACCTGGACTGTCACTCGTGGGGTTGAGGGTACAACCGCCCGGAGTCACGCCGACGGGGCGGTTGTAAAACACATCCTGACGGCTGGCGGGCTGGTTCAGACTTTCGAGGACCGGATCAACTCTGGCTTGTTGGCTAACCGACCGACGGCTGGTACGCCGAAGCGGGTTTACATTGCTCGTGACGGACGTGGCATTGATGTGGACGACGGATCGGTATGGAACACTCTGACCGGCCTTGCTTACTCGAAACCCCCGGTTCTTGCCAACTTCTCTTGGGTCAACCAGGGAACTGCGACGGCCACGCAGACCAATCACGGCATTGATTTCTTTATGCCGAACTCTGGGAGCGACCAGTTACGGTACTTGGCGAAAGCTCCTTCGACCACGCCGATTGACGTGACGATTAGCTTCCAGTCGTTGTTGAGCTTGAACAACTTCAACGCAGCCGGAATGTTTTTATTCAATAGCGGTGGCGCTCTGGTTATGAGCTACATGCAGGAGTTCAATAACACGGTTACTTACAAGAGATGGAATAGCGTTACCAGCTTCAACTCAGAGCCAAACGGTGCGGTGCGTGGTATTTCCTTCGGTGCCCAGATGTACCTGAGATACCAAGAAGACTTAACGACTCGTTACTTTAAGGTTTCGATTGACAATAACAACTGGTTGACACTGCATTCCGAGAGTAACACAACATTCCTGACGGTGGATAGAATCGCCATTGGCATGCAGATGAACAGTGCTGGCGGAAACACGGCGTTCGCCAAGTTTGTCCACTTCGAAGAGAGATAAAAAACACCCACGGAGAGCAAGGCGTGTGTCTCCGTGGGTGCAAACCCAACTCGTGTTGAGTTTAGTCCATCGTGATCGGCAGCGGATCACCGTACCGGGTGATAAGCTGTTCCTCCCACTTCTGTTTCAGTTCCCAGCCCTTGTCTTTCATGTACTGGCCGTCGTTCTGCACGCCGCCCTGGATGCCAGGAATCTGCGTGTACTTACCCCGGATGTGACCGAGGATAATCATGGCGTGGGCCAGTGCGCCTTCACGGAGGGCTTGGTTGGCGTCTTTCCAGTCTTTACACTTCTGTAGGTAGTGAACCATGACCCGGCTGCACCGGCACGGGGTCGGGTACAGCTTGACGTAGCCCATGTCGCTGATCCACTCCCAGCCGCCGATGTTACTCGACACACGGCTGTACATCTGCTCGTATTGCTTGTAGAGAACCCATTCGCCCATACGGCCCCAGATCGGTTGGATCGGGTCGATGAGGCCACCCTGGATGGAGGCGTAGGCACCACCTGGGTAGAAGTATTCGACCGGAATAGCACCGTCCAAGTCGGACGCCTGGAAGGCGAAGGTGCCCTGTTCCTTGTAAAACACGTTGCGGATGATGCCCACGTCGTCCGGCATCTTGTAGACGGACTTACCGGCGGTTGTGTTGAAGACGTAGTAGTCGAAGAACTCCCGTGGGGCGTAGTCTTCGTAAATGTCGAACGCCTCGTCGATTGCGCAGTCCAAACCCTGTTCGTCCAACTCGATTTTCACGACCGGGGCACCGAGCTTCAGCAATACATAATCCCGAAGCTTCTGGCGGGTTTCCTCCCGATACTTTCTTTTACTGAGGTTACGCTTGCCCGTGAAGGCGGTGCAGGAGCCGCCGTTGCCGCAAACCGTCGTGGCCGTAGCCTTTTCGCCGGTGGCACATGCCTTGTCAAAGCTCGCCTGGGACGGGCGACCGATGTTCATACTTCCTGATCCACAAGCCATGTTGTCTCCTCCAGATTTCGATGGTTCTGTCCCATATATACGTTAAGTTCGAGAGGGAAATAATGCAAAGATTCAGCGATTACGTTAACAAGCGGCAGTTCAACTTGGTCGAATTCATGTTGGACGAAGGCGAAGGCCAGCAGTTCGGCGGGCAGCGATTCCCGATTCCGCTGAATCTCGCCATGTTGTTGTCATTGGTGCCGGGTGGCCCGAACATGCAGGGTCAGGCGTTGAAGTACATCATGACCGATGCCCTCTACCGGGCGGCGAAGGGTCGTCAGCAGATCGCCAAGCAGATGTCCGAGGATTTGGGCCGGGAGGTTAAGGAATACGAAGTGTTCTCCCCGGACATCCACGAGAAAGACCCCAACGTCAAGTTCCTTTGGGACCAGTACCAGAAGGAGTACGAGGACAAGTACGAGCCGAAGTACATCCGCCTGGATTACGGCGGCAACATCGGCGACGTGATGATCTCGATCCCGAAGCTGAACGGGGTTTTACAACAACACGGCCTGCCGCCGGTTCAGTTCGGTGGCCCGCACGGTCTGGTGGAACTGATGGAATCCGGCCGTGGCTGGGCGAAGGGTAAGCCGTCGCTCCTCCCGGCCCACGGCGAGGGTGCGCACCACGAACGTAACGGTATCGACCTGTCCCACCCGAGACTTCACCGCTACGCCGACAAGCCGAACGAGCCTCGGGTGGCGTTCGGCTTCAGCCCGAACATGGACGCCGACAAGCGTGGCTTCCGTGAGCCGGGCTGGGAACCGTCCATTAACACAACCTACTACACCCGCCGTATGCACCAGTGGCTCAGCCGCATGAGTGCGAAGGCAGAGCAACTGATGTCGGGCATCCCGGACGACGATCCGCAGAAAGAGCAACTTGCTCAAATCTTCGGTTCGATTGCGAAGGGCATGACCAAATCCAACACGTCGCTCCCGGACAAGACGTTCGGTCAGGGCGGTGGTGAGGTTGGGTTCGACGACATGCAGGGATACGAGGCCATTAAGAAGAAGGTGCGGGCGGCGTTCGACGCATTCAACGCAATGCCGCAAGAGGACCGCCAACTGGCCGGTGTGCCGTTGCGTCAGGCGTCCGAGGACGAAATCAAGTCCATGATGAACAAGATTTTCCCGATGGTGGATGACGGGACGGGCAACCTCGTCCCGGCGACCGACCAGGACGGGAATATGATTGTACGTCAACAGGTTTCCGGCTTCGGCCCGTTCAACGACGCCGGGAAGGGCGGCAGCAAGATTCTGGTTAGCTCGCTGCTCAACTGGCTGCACCACAAGAAGATTAAGACGCCGAAGGGCGGCGACGATGCGGCCAACCCGGAGCGTGGCGACTTCAACCCTTACACCCTGCGGCAAGACCTGCCGGGCATGGACGACGTGTTCGAGAAGCCGAAGACCACGCAGAAGGTCTTGGGGCCGAACCTGAGCCACGACATTCTGAAACACGACTACGACGGCTACTTCCCGATGGACGACACGGAAGGCGACGTTGAAAGCAAAATCGCCATGAAGAAGCCGTTCTACCTGACGAACGGTGAGGACGAGATTGCGTTCCGCTTTGACAAGGAATCCGGGAACTGGATTGCAAGTCAAATGGCGGGCGGCGGCGACCCACACAGCGAGTTCCAGAAGTGGCGTCATCAGTCGATTGGGGCTGACCCGAAGAAGAAGGTGGGCGGGCGTAAGCCGCTCGAACCGTCGCCGGTCATCCTGCCGGGTAACGACCAGATGGGCTTCATCCGGCCGCACAACTTCGACCACATCCCGGTGTACGGTAAGAGTCGGCAGAAGTTGCTCGCCATGTGGGACAAGTTCGCCGCTGCAACGGGCGGCGACCGGGCCGAAGAAGCTGACATTGTGAAACGCAGTGCTGCGTCCCAGGTTAAGGGGCGTGGTGGCGAAACCGACTTCGACACCTACAAGGACGAGGCCGGGGACGCCTTTGAGGCGTTCGAGAAGTTGCTTGGCTCGCCGAAGTTCTTCTTCGGTGAACTCGGCCGTCACTTCGCCGCCCTGTTGGCTAAGAACAACTTCGACCCGCACGAGGCGATGGCGATCTCCAAGAAGGTCGAAGAGATGTTGAACAAAGGAGAGCTTCCGTCGCCGGAGGCTCTGTCGGACGAGTTCGGCCCGGAAGGCAAGAACATTTACAACCTGCTGTTGCAGAACGGCAAGGGTTGGCGTATCGGTGCGGCCACAGCTTTGCTGGCTGGTAACATCGCCCACGTCAAGAAGGTGCGTGGCAAGGAGCGGACCGGAGTCGGTTCGACGAACAAGGAAGGCGAACAGTCCGACGTGATGGCTAACGCCGGTGAAGACGCCGCTGCTAAGCGTCACGCTATGGGCCAGGACACGACTGCGGCAATCAGCGGTAAATTGAACCGGACCTTCTCCGGCCGTTCGACGTTGAGCGGCGGACAGGCTGATTTGAGTAAGGCGGCTGGTCACGTCGGCCAGTCTGCCGTGTACAAGTCCGAAGGGGAGCGGGAAGTCGGACCGACCAACAAGCCGACCTTCGACGAGTTCTACGGCAAGTTCTTCACTGCGTACAAGGGGATGTTCCGGCCCAACGACGTTGAGTCGTTGTGGCAAATCAATGGTCACATCAACAAGTTGCAGAACAGCCACCCGAACGGGGAGGTTATCCGGGCTGCCGGTAACGCCGCCGTCATGGACGTTCTCCACGATGTTATCAAAGACTATGCCGCCTCCATCAAGCAGGACGACTCGAAGCGGGCACTGGCCCAGATTCTTTTCAACCTGTTCGCCAACCCGGACGGCGGGCTGAAGGAAATCTTGACTAGCGACGAGGAAGAAGAAAGCTCGGTCGATACCGGGCCGCTGATTCGCCAGATTCAGCCGCTCCTGGGTCACGACAAGCAGATGAAGGTGTACTTCGACGCCTTGAAGGACGGCAAGTCGCTGGAGAGCATCCCGCCTGTCGAAGAGAAGCCACAGAAGGGGTTGAGCGTGGTCGGCACGCCGACTGCGGCTGCACCGAAGCCGACGTTCGGCGGTACGAGCGGTGGTGGTATGACCACCACGTCGCAACAGCCGGTGACGTTCCAGTTCAACGGCCGCACCTGGACGCCGGAGACGTTCAAGGCTCAGGTCTTGGACTTCCTCGAACCGGAAGACATCCACACGGAGTTGCCGCCGCAGTCGTGGTCGCAGTTCCCGGAGCCGGTTCGTCGGATGATCCAGGCTAAGGCCGGGCAGCAGAACTTGGCGAAGGCGGAATCGCTGCTCACCATCGACCAGTTCCTTACTATGCTAAGGGAAACCGATGCGATCTTCGACGGGAGTAAGCCGACGACCTTCAACTGGTGGGGTGCCGTGGGCGACCCGCTCGGCAAGGTGATCGACGGCGACGTGCCCGTAAAGAAGAAAAAGAAGCATGCCCGAAAGTAAGATGCTCAACTACATGGCGAACCCCCGCTCCTTCACCCTGAAGAAGTGGCTCGCCGAGTTGTTGAAAGAGAAGTACCCGCCACACGATCAGACCGCTGATCGTGTGGCGACGGCCCTCATCACCGAGAAAGACCTGGAAGCCTTCGGCAAGTTGATCGTCGAGGTTTACGAGAAGGGTTACTTTAAGGCCGTCTCAGACTACAAAGAGCAGTTCGAAAAGCTTGGCGTGAAGATCAACGTCGTCGCCGAGCGGCCTAATCCGACATGTCAGGGTTGAAGTCCGACACGATGGTGGTGACGATGTAGCCGCCTGAGTCGGCCTCCGACTTCTGCACCTGCCACCAACTGCTGTTCCGCTCGACCCCACCCTCGAACACGATGGACCCGTTCTCCAACTTCGTCTTAGTCCAAAAGGTGAACATCAAGTCGTTGTTCTCCATCGGCACGCCGTAGAAGCTGAACTTCTTACCGAACACCTGTTCCACGCTCTCGTCGCCGTAGAGTTCGTCCACCTTCTTCCGAAGGTGCATGGGCAAACAGGAGTAAGTCTTTTGCCGTAGTTCAATCCGCTCGTCTACCGTGACGACGGGCTGTTGGATTTCTTCCAATTCGACCCGAGGGCGTGGTTTGACAACCGGGGGTGGCGGCGGGGGCAGCGTGAAGGGTTCCGGTTCGGGCTTGGGTTCGACCTTCTTGGGCGGCGTGAAGGTGACTTCATTCGGTGAAAGCCGGGACATGAACTCGTCCAAGACCTTCATGGGTGTGACCTGTTGGTCTTTGTAAACGACTTCTTTCCACTCGCCGAAGTTGAGTAGTTCGACGGAATTGCGGTCCCAGAAGGACTGTTCCTTCATGATCTTGTTCGGGCCTTGCAGCCGGTACTCGGTGCCGTCACGGTTTTTAATTGGCATTGTACTTGTAGCTCACTTTCACTTCGGCTTCGCCCCCGAAGTTCAGCCCAGGCGTGGCCTTGTTGACGATCCTGGCGACCATTGATTGAGACACGCCGAACTTGGCGGCGATGTCCTTCTGGAGCCAGTGTTCCTCGAAGTAGAGGCGGCGGATTTCGGCCTCTTGTTCTTTATTGAGTTTGTGCGGGCGGTATCCCTTCTTCGTCAACCCGTGGGCACGGATGACCCGACTGAGGGTGGACTTGCTGACGTTGTACTTGGTGCAGATGTCCTCCCGGCTCATCGTGTTGAGGAGCTTCTGCACTTCGTCTTTGGTTAACGCCTTGAGGGTTCGCATTTTAGAACTTTGCCAGCCGGAAAATACTTTGTCACTGTTATATATGGGGAGAAGGTCTAAGTTAAGGAGCAAGCATGGCACTTATTTGTCCCGATCAGAAGGGTGAGATTCTTCTGCTTCAGTACATCGTTGGGATGGTGGACGCCGGGAACCCGGTTCTTCACCTTTACCGCAACGACAACTTCACTCCGTCCGACTCGACGACGATCACCGACTTGCTGGAAGTAACCTCGTCCGGTTACGCCGCTATCACGTTGGTGTCCTCGAACTGGACGACGACGCAGACGGCCGGTGTGACCACGGCGGTGTACTCGGAGAAGACGTTCTCGTTCAACACGAACGCCACGGCGTATGGCTACTACGTCACCGACACGTCGAACCAGTTGTTGTGGTTCGAGCGGTTCAGCGGTGCCCCGTTCGAAATCCCGGACGGCGGTGGTTCGATCAGCATTACCGCAAAACTGACACTGAGCTAAGTTATGGAAAGTTTCTTACAGATGTGGGACCGGGTGAACGGCGAGCCGTACACTGACGGCGTGCCGCCCCCGGTCAAATACAACATGCCGACCTACGACGGCGTGGACATGAGTGCGGAGTTGAAGCCTCTCGATTACGTCGCCCGCCCGGCGACGGAAGAGGAGGTTGCCGCCAACTTGAGGAAGAAGGGCAACACGACCAAGCTCGGGCCGCAGATGACGGACGAGGAGTTGGCGAAGTTCTTCGGACATAGTTGGTAATAGGCATAGATAAGGTATGCCTATTTGCAACCCTGACGGAACCCCGTACCAACTGTCGGGGTCACTGCAACAATTCGACCCTGAGAACCCAGAGATTGACCTGTTCAACACCTGGGACCAGGAAGTCATTGAGATCGCCGGTACGCCGATCTACTACTACGAAGTGTTCATTCAGTCGAACACGGTAGACCCGTTGTACATGGAAGACCGGGGCAAGCTCTACAGCACCAAGCCGATCTGCCTGTACGGGTTCTACAACCCAATCCCATCCCAGAACTTCATGTCCACGTTCGGCGTAGACTCGCCGGACGAACTGATGTTCGAGTTCAACTACAAGGACGTGCTGAACCGGATCGGCCACCCGCCGAAGGTCGGCTCACGTCTCTTCACTCCTCACCGCCGGGAGAACTGGAAGATTCTCCAGTGCAACGTCGAAGAGTTCAAGCTGTGGGGCGAGATGCGTCTTCAGGTCATGTGCGAGAAGTTCCAAGAGGACCGCAGCATTGGCGAGGGCAAGGTCACGCAGACGGCTCCGAACGTGGACCCGGAGGCGATTCGGAAGGACCGGATAAACATTCAGTAACGAACTCCGACTTCTGGGTTGGGTGACAGTTCTTGAACAACCGAAACGGAATCTTGTTCGGCGTCCTCAGTGGAGGAACGAGCTTGTACCGTTTCGGAAGTGGGTTTTTACACTTAATTATTCTGAGCATTTGATACCTACCCCATAGAGAAGTTATGACCCAACCAGATTTGAACCCCTGCAACGAACCCGGCCCGATCAAGGACGTGAACATCGAGTCGGCCCCGCCGTTCTGCGACCCGAAGGGTCCGGCCGAGTGTTGCGACGGGGACGAGGGCGTTAATAGTTCCCAGAAAGCAGTCTCCGGTCGCTTCTTCGACTGGCTCGACGAACCCACCCAAAAGAAGACCGGCATCGGCCACGAGGCCAACTGCGACCCGATGCAGGCCGGTCACATTATTAACGAACAACACGGCATGGGTGTGAACCCGGACCGTAGCACCTTGTACCGCTACTCGAAGGCACTTCGGGGTTGCGACGAGGCGATGCAGGACTTGTTCCGTGATCTCGTCGTGATCGACGAGTGGGGCAAGGCCAACCCGGTGCCGATCATGTGGGCCACGCAAGAGAAGGCCGTCGCCATGTTGCTGCAAGAGAACGTTCGGAAAGATCGGAGTCTTGCGGTTGACCGGATCAAGCTGCCGGTGTTGGCGATCCACAACTCGGGCATGCAGTTCCAGCAGAGCCGGTACTGCTACCACAAGGCCATCGACTACTTGCGTGACTGGCGGCGTAATAACGCACCCGGTTTCACGACGAAGGAACGTTACGAACGGGACACTGTTTTCGGCGTGGCGAAGGGTCTTCCGGTCGATGTGGAATACACCTTGTTTGCCTGGACGATGCACCGTGAGGACATTAACCAGATTGTCGAACAAGTGATTCTGAAATTCAGCCCCCTGGCATATATAAGGGTGCGTGGTGTTTCCTGGGAGATTGGTGTCAAGCTAAATTCTGTAGCTAATAACATCAACCTCGATCCGGGAGACAAGAAGGTGAACGTGTTCAAGTACCAGTTCACCATGACGGCTGAGACTTACATCCCGCAGCCGGTGGTCCGCAAGAAAGCCGTCCTCAAGACCAGGACGGAAATCGTTGATAGCGTCGAGGACGACAACGTGAACGAAGTGATCGCAAGATTGGAACAAGCTGTTAAGGAATTGCAATGATCGAAATCAAGAACAAGAACAAAAGTCCCATTTCCGTAATAGTGCGATCCAAGAAAGCACCGAGGGCGTTTACGACCTTGCTGATTCCTGGGATCGGTGCGGGAAAGAATGTACGGCGCATACCGGACGAGATGAACACCGAATATGTGGAGCGGTTGGAGAAATCGGGGCTTATCTCCACTAGATACATTCCAAATAACGAGGTTGAAAAGGGAGAATAAGTTATGGCAATTTTACGGGGCTTCCCGCCATCCAACACGATCTCGCCGAGTGTGCGTATCACCGAGAAGGACTTGAGCTTCATTGCTCCTGAACAATCTTTCCACCGGGCAGGTCTGGTTGGTTTCGCAAGCAAGGGGCCGATTAACGTTCCGACTTTGATCGCCACCCAACGTCAGTTGACCACGGTGTTTGGATATCCGCACCCGGAGTCGTCTGACCCATACATGCTCTACGCTGCTCAGCAATACCTGCTGATCGCTAACGAGTTGTGGATCGTGCGTGTCGCAGACGAAGATAACGTCAGCGACGAGCAGGCAACGACGGCTGAGGTAGATGTACCTTCGGCCGGTGGGCGTATCCAGATCGAGTCCGACGTGGCCGGTCCTTACACCTTCGACACTGACTCGTTCTTCCGTTGGCGGCTCAACGGCGTTCTCGCATCGAAGACGCTGGTTGTTCTCGCAGGCACCTACAGTGCTGCACAACTCGCCGAAGACCTGAACCTTCAGGTTGTGGGCGACATCGACGGCATCGAGTTCTATGTGACCGAAGACGACGAGATCGCCGTCATGACGACGTTCTCCTTCGGCCCGGACGCAGAACTGGAACTGGTTTCGGTACAGGACGCCATCTACGGTGGCCCGGCCGCAGCCCTCTTCCCGTCTGACCCGGAAGCGACCAACATCACTGGCCTCGGTACTGGTATGACCCGTGCCCGGCTGGTCGGTTCGAACGCTCAGTACCCGGAGTCTTACCAGACCGCCGGTGAGTACGACCTGACGGGCCTGACGAACCTTAACATCCAGATCGTCGTTGACGGCACCGACTCGGTGTTGATCGACAACGTGGTGCAGGTCATCGACCTTGCCGACCTGGAAGGTGCCGAGTGGACGGTTGACGAAATCGTTGACGAAATCAACAGCCAGAAGGTCGAGAACGGCGGTTCGCTGCCGGGCGGCTGGACGGCATACGCCGAAGGCGACAACCTCGCTTTCCGCACCGACCACAGCGGCCGTGACGCCCGCATGTTGGTTAAGCCTGACTCGACGGCCCTCGACATCTTCGGTTTCGAGAGCGTGACGAAGGTTGGTACTTCTCCGATCCGTACCAGTGGCGACACTGACGTGGAAGTGGCTGGCCGTGTGAACGGTGACGCCAACGACACGGGGGCTGTGACCTTCACCTGTACCGCCGACTCGGCTGGTATCGACGGTAACAGCACTCAGATCGTGGTTGAGAACAACGTCCGTGAAGGTAACTTCCAGATCGCTGTCTACAACAACGGTGTGCAGGTCGAGTCGTTCGGTATGTTGACGAAGGACGAGACGAGCCGGTTCTATGTGGAAACCTACATCGCCCTCGTGTCCGACTGGATTCGGGTTGTAGACAACACGGCTAACGCCGCCCCGCCGCTCGACGGCACCTACAGCCTGTCTGGTGGTTCTGACGGTATCCCGTCTGACCCGGACGACCAGGACGCATTGCTGATCGGTAATCAGTTGGCCTACACCGGCATGTACGCTTTGAGCGAGCCGGAACAGATCGACCTTGACCTGATCGCCGCTCCGGGTCACTCCTCGACGAGCGTTGTGTTGGCCCTGCTCGATCTTTGCCAAAACGTCCGTATGGACTGCTTGGCGGTTATCGACTCGCCGTTCGGCATGACCGTGAACGAGATCATCGATTGGCAGAACGGTACTCACCCGTTGAACACCACTCGGTTCGATTCCGACTTCGGTGCGCTCTACTGGCCGTGGGTTAAGATTCGTGACAACTTTAACAGAATCGACGTATGGGCACCGCCCTCGGGTTCTGTAATGGCAACCATCGCTCGCAGCGACCAGTTGTCGGCACCGTGGTTCGCACCGGCAGGTGTTAACCGTGGTACGGTCCCGAACATCATGGACGTGTTCTCCCGGCCGACGCTGGAAGAACGGGACTTGATGTACGGCTACCGCAACTGCATCAACCCGATTGTGCAGTTCGTGGACTTCGAAGGGTTCGTTGTCTGGGGTCAAAAGACCATGCAACGTCGCCCGACGGCCCTGGACCGTGTTAACGTTCGCCGCTTGATGTTCTACATCGAGAAGCGTATCCGTGCCGCCAGCCGCCAACTGCTGTTCGATCCGCACGACGATGAACTCCGCTCGAAGTTCGTCCGTATCGCCACGGCGATCCTGACCGAAGTTCAAGTGGGTCGTGGTGTGACGGACTTCCGGGTGAAGTGCGACGAAGAGTTGAACCCGCCAGACGTAATTGACCGTAACGAACTGCGGGCACGCATCGGCGTCCAGCCGACCCGTGCTGCCGAGTTCATCTTCATCGAGTTCTCGATCCACCGGACGGGAAGCTTCGGCGAAGGTACTGACGCCTTCTAAAGAAACAAGGGGCACTCGCCCGCTGCGGCGGGTGCCCCTCTTCTTTATCACATCAAATCAAACTGAATAGGAGTAGAAGATGCCGATGGGAATTGGTCGTGTCGGTGCGCCTGGAGTTATCTTCAAGCGTAAGTTCCGATGGACCCTACAAATCACGACTCCCTGCGGCTTCATTCCTGAGCATTACGTCAAGGTTGCAGCCCGCCCCAAGCTCAGCATTGAGAAGACGGAAGTGAACTTCCTCAACGCAACGACGTGGATGCCTGGAAAAGCTAAGTGGGAACCGATCAATGTTACATATATAGATGTACCGGCCGCTGACATGGCTGGTCTGTGGAACTGGATCGCCACCGTCTACAACTTCACCGACCCGAACGGTTTGAGCCAGTCTGAGAAGGCCGGTTGGAATGGGGTGGGATTGTTAACCTTGTACGACGGCTGCGGCAGTCCGCTGGAACGGTGGCTGTTGGGGTCGATGTTCCCGGAGTCGGTTGACTTCGGTGAGTTGGATTACTCGTCCTCGGATGAAGTGACTATCGAATTGGGCTTGGTTTACTCCGACGTGCAATATCAGGGAATCTGTGGGCCTAACCCACAAGCATGCTGTAGAGGCTGCAACTAACTCAGGAGCTTTAACAATATGGCTACAAGAGATCGTAAGAATATGGGCATCGGGGTTATCGGCCGTCCCGATATGACCTTCAAGCGTAAGTTCCGGTGGACGTTCGAAATCGTTGGCTACTGCGACAACGAGAAGAACGTGATTCCTGAACACTTCGTCAAGGTCGCCGCTCGCCCGAACCTCAACATTGAGGAGACGGAAATCAACCACTTGAACGCAAAAATGTGGATTCCGGGTAAGGGGTCGTGGGAAACCATCACCGTTACCTACATCGACGTTGCTCACGAAGAGATGCGTAACTTGTGGAACTGGCTCGCCACCGTGTACGACTTCACGGACCCGATCAAGCTGACCAACGCTGAGAAGCGGGATTGGGACGCTACCGGCGTTCTGAACATGTACGACGGCTGCGGCACCCTACTGGAACAATGGCAGTTGCAGCACATGTGGCCGCAAGCCATCAACTTCGGCGACTTGGACTACTCGTCCTCGGAAGAAGCGACCATCGAACTGACGCTGCGTTACAGCGACGTTCGTTACCGCTCGTACTGCCCGGACTTCACCCCGCAAGCTTGCTGCTCGCCGTGCGGCACTCGGGTCAAGAAGGTTCAGGGCAATGACTTTGGCTCGTTCGACCCGTCTCGGCAGGCCAACTTCAACGTGACCAGCGTCTAAGTGAACAGGAGAGATAATGGCTGAAAAAATCCCGATGGGTATCGGAAACTTGGGCTTCTCGAACTTGATCTTCAAGCGTAAGTTCCGATTCACCTTTGAACTGCAAGATATTTGCGGCAATCAGAGTGTTCCGAAGCACTATGTTAAGGTTGCGGCTCGTCCGAACCTTAACGTAGAAGAGGTTGAAGTCAACTTCCTCAACGCTACGACCTGGATTCCGGGTAAGGCTAAGTGGGAGACGATGACCGTCACCTACATCGACGTGGCAACTGCGGAGATGGCCTCGTTGTACAACTGGCTCGCCAGCGTGTACAACTTCACCGACCCGATCCAACTCCAGATGGGTTCGCAGCGTAAGGACTACACTGCGACCGGCATCCTGAAGTTGTGGGACGGCTGTGGTCAGCTTCTCGAAACCTGGACGATGAAGGACGTGTGGCCGACGAACGTGAACTTCGGTGAACTCGACTACTCTTCTTCGGAAGAAGTGACCATTGAACTGACGCTCCGCTACAGCGACGTTAAGTACAAGAACGAGTGCCCTGGCTTCACGATTACGCCGTGCTGCTCGCCGTGTGGTGGGTCGAACCCGCCGCCTAACGGCAACACGCCGACTGGCCCAGGAACCGGCAACAAGACTAACACGCCGGTCGCTGGCGTCTAAGAGACAAGAGGGCCGGAAACGGCCCTCTTACTTTTTACAGGGGAACTATGGGAAGACGAATGGGGATGGACTTCGGGTTGCCCGAACCGTTCAGCGGGAACTCGAAGCTCTGCAAGCGGAAGAACCGTTGGTTGTTCAAGATCGAAGGTCTGGTCGCCGACCAGAACCAGATCAACTCGTTGCCGCCTCAGAAGTCGGCCCGCCCCGGCTTGCAGTTCAAGGAAATGGAAATCCGGCACCTGAACGAACACATCATGTACCCGCAGAAGCCGGACTGGAAGCCGATCACACTCTCCCTCTACGACATCAAGACCAACGTCCTTCACCCGATCTTCGACTGGATCATGAAGGTGTACGAGCCGGACAAGACCGGCAAGTGGCATCCCGTGGTCAGGACCGGGCCGGTGTCGAATCGCTTCCTTCGGGACGGTATTCTGGAACTCTTCGACGGGTGCGGCAACGTACTTGAACGATGGACGTTCGAGCAGTGCTGGCCGCAGAACGTGGAATGGGGCGAGTTGGACATGGGCAGCAGTGAAGTGGTCATGTGCGACCTGACCCTGCGGTATGCTCGGGCCTACACCGAGGTTCTGCCGCCGCCACCGCCGGATCAGAACCAGAACAACGAAAATGGAGAGGGCCAACAGACCCTCTCCACTAACAGTTTGAACGAACAATAAGTTCGATTAGACTTTCTTGGCTTTGCGACCGACGCTTTTCTTGGACTTCTTCTTCTCGACCTTCGGCTGAGACTCTTCATCGGGATCGGCCAGGGCGAGTTCTGGAAGAAGTTCTCTCATTTTGCGGAGGGCGTCTTCCAGTTCTTTGCTCTTGATGCCCAACTCACGACACGTCGCCGATTTGTTGAGTCGATCCTTCTTGGTGTAACACTTATTCTCGTTGAGAAGCATGCACTCGATGATTTCCCCGTAACCGGCGGCGATCAACTTGTCGATTAGTTCCTGCGTCTCCATCATGGCAATGGGATTGCTGCGTAACATTTAACTCCAGTTGTCTATGTGGCCTTCAACTGGAACGTCGAAAGTCCGGCCTCCTCCCAGGGCACTCCCCCGCAAGACAGCGGACTCGAACCGTTCCTGTAAATGGTTCAGGTACTTGCGCTTCAATTCGTTGTAGTTCTTGATGCTGCGGTAGAGTTGTCGGTAGTGGTTTAGTATGCAGGTAGTCATGTAGTTGAACGCCTTACCCTTCCGAGGATCAAATCTATCAATTTTCTCGAAACAAATCAAGACCCCTTCTTGAACAGCGTCCTCACTGTCGATCCCGCTGTAACGGGCGTAGTAATTGGCGATGTTCTCGCTGAGGATGTAGAAGGCGTAAGCCAACTGTTCCTGGTAGTCCTTGTACGAGCCGCAGATTCGACCGTACTCAGATTCGGCCTCCGTCATGAGGCCCAAGCGTTCTTCGTCGTTGTACTTCTTCTTCCTTCGCTGGTAAGTTTCTTTTACGTCTGCCAGCTTCAATTCATGACGCATCTTGGCTCGCTTGAAGCCTTGAAAGGCGTCGATAATCGCTTCGAATGTCTTGTTGTTAAGGTATTCGTTCGCCATCGCACTCCTGTTCAAACCCGGAAAAAAGGGTGAAGGTATATCTGCGTCCGTGCGAAAGAATTCCCTGGAAAACTTCCTGTTTTCCTCTACTCCTATTAAAGTATGAATCTGGCAAGACTTGTCGCCGACATCCAGCTTCAGCCAAGATCGGTGAGGCCGTACCGGGAGATGGCTGAACTCCTTAGAAAACAAGGCAAAACACACGAGGCGAACGTATTCGAGGAACTGGCCGAGCATGTTAACAGCACACGTCGTCACCAAGAACAACATCAAGAGCATCCAGCAGACTCTCGACTCAGTGAAGCCCCTCCAGTGCCCGGTCAAGATCATCGACCTGGGCAGCAGTGACGGCACGCCGTCACTCGTCCGACGACTCGGTTACGAGATAGAACACATGGAGGCCGACGGTCGTGACGTTGCCCTCAGTAAAACAACATCGTCACCAGGGTGGCACTTCCTCATCCGCCCCGGCGAAGTCCTCGCCGAAGGCCACCGTGCCCTCCAGACGTTCCGTGGCACCGCCGCCAACGTCCGCCTGATTCGTGACTCGTTCATCTCCTACGAGGTTAGAGTGTGGACCGGGGACACACGGTTCGCCAACCCCGTGTGGCCGTACCCCGTCATCGAGTCCGACAAGCTCATCGGTGTTAACCTATTCGGCTCCGACAACAATCCTCATGCGTTGGAGGAAGTGGCGGCGTGGCAGAATCGTAGCCCGACGTTGGGTGAGCCACGATTCTGTAAGGCCATGATCCTCTTCGCCCAGGGTAAGTACAAGGACTTCATGCACGAGGCCGAGCAGTACATCTTCGTCGAAAAGCAAGGCCGGTCGGTGACGATGGCCCGGTATTATCACGCCGTCGCCAACATCCTGACCGGGGGCAAGGCCCAGGACTCACTGAAGCAACTCAATCTGTGCGTGTGCGCCGCCCCGCTCATGGCCGAGTTCTGGTGTGCGATGGGGGACGTGTACTACCACAAGCTGAGTCGGTTCGAGGACGCCGCCCAGATGTACGAGAACGCCATGTTCGTCGGTGCGAAAAGAAAGTCCACCGACCTGTGGCCGATGGACATCGTGAAGTACCAAGAGTACCCGGAGACGATGATCGAGAGTTGCCGCAAGATCATCGCCCACCGGGCTATTTACAAAGTTCAGCCATCTTAGCGTCAAGCTGGGCAGACACGCTCTGCATCTTGAACAGGTTACTTTCCGTCATTTCCTCGATCTTCTTCTCCATCTCCTTGTGCTGGGTGATGTCGATCAGGGTGCCCTCGATGCATTTGCCGTTGCAGTTCATGTGCAGGTGGGCGGATACCCAGATGTGACGACCGTCCTTCAGCTTCAGTTCAACCTCGTAGCCTTCGACCCGGCCGGACTTCCGCAACTTGTTCAGGAGCTTCTTCCGCTGGCCCTTATCGACGTAGAGATCGGATGTCTTCTCCTCGGCCATCAACTCTTTCACCGAGTTGTAGCCCAGCAGACCGGCACACGCCTTGTTCGCCATCATGAACTTGCCCGACTCGATCTCCGTCCGTAGGAACGCCACCGGCGTGTCCTCGAAGAAGTTGATGTAGTTGGGGTTGTCTAGGAAGGATAGGTCGTTCTGCACGCCGATGAAGTGGGTGCATTCGCCGTTCTCGTAGAAGGGGAAGACGTGGAGTTCGATCCGTAGGTTCGTCCCGTCTTTGTGCTTATTCACCATCTCGACGACCACGGGCAACTTTTCGTCTAGGGCCGTCTTGATCTTTGCTTTCTGTTCGGTATGGTCAAAATCCTCCGAACGGAGGAAGTTGGCGTTGCGACCCTGGGCTTCCTCTAGGGAGTAGCCGTTGAGTTCGGTAAACGCAGGGTTGACGTAGATGATTGGGTAGCCCGGACCAGTCGTCGTAATGATGATCGACTGGTATGCGGACTCGGCGTTAGTGATGAAGTCTTTTAACATACCTTGCCCTTAAATGGTGGACAAGGTATTTATGATTCCAGTTCTAGTTCGTTGATGATAACCGTGACCTGATCTTGGAATCTAGCTACCTCAACCTGCTTCCGGCCAGGAGGGAGTTTCTGAAGGCGACTCTGGAGTTCGTCGATGTGGCAGTTGATGACCGTCCACTCATTCCTTGCCACCTTGTTCATTTCCGCCTCCGGTGCCGCCTCCTTGCCCGGATAGTAGGCGAGCAATTGGGCTTTCGCTACCTGCAAAACCTTGCGGTATATCGGGTGGTTGCACGCACACCCCGGATTGCTCAGAAACTTCTGCACGTCCGTCAGCAGTTCCTCGGGCAAGGTACTCCTGAATCGCTGATCCAGCAGGGCGGATTTCACGTCGGTCAACGATATTCTTCTTGATGATGCTTTCATTCTCTTGCTTCACTTCCGTGTGGTTACTCTCTGGGACGGCGAAGCCACGGACCGTTAGGCCACGCCCGCACTTCGGGCACTTCACCATCTTCGGCCTCGGCAGTGCCGGGCGGTTTTCCGCCTTACCTGCGGGGGACATTTTCGGAACCCCACCCGGCACGTTCGCCAACGGCACTCGGGTCATCTGTTGCAGATTGAACCCGATGTCTACCTTCTGCTTGCCGCAGCTATCGCAGTAGACGACGTACTTCTTAGGCGGTGGGCCTTTCGCCACCGGACCCATCTCCGACAGCTTCATCCCCTCCGATTGTGGCGGTGGTGTCGTGTGCATCCAAGAACTCCTTTTGAACAAGCTCGACCTTATACGACATGTATCTAGTCAGGAAGTTGCCCAAAGGTGCGAGGAACGCACCGGCCCCGCCGCTCAGCATGACGACCCAAACGTTCTCGGTCAGGAACAACGCCCCGACGAAGAAGCCGAGGAACGTGGCGGCGACCACCAACTTCGGGTGGTACTTCTTCAAGAACTTCCAGCCAACGACTGCACCAACGGTGGCGGTGAGCAGGGTAATGGTCGTGCCCCAGAAGCCGGTGTTGAGGACGAGGCCGCAGCCCAGCCCGACCCAGGTGCCCATGCACTGATGGCAGGTGAACACGTCGAAGACTTCTTCCGGCAGCTTCGTCGCCAGCCAGTCTCGTACTTCATCAAAGACGGTGCCGTCAACGATGATGGCGGTGATGCCGATCACGGCGAGGCAGAATAAGAATGCGGTCATTAGTCCTCCTGGGTTTCTTTATCTTCCGGGTCGATCTTCGTCGAGTTCGGAACGAAGCGTGGGAACGGAGCGTCGAAGTCCACCTTCTCGACCCGGCTCGCCTCCTTCGTGGTCGGCACGAACATCACGTCGTACTCCCCGTCAGCTTTCAACTGATCGAGCAACGCCTTGTTCTGGTTGCGGATCAGGGTGATGGTTTCGTCCACGTTCTGCCCCTGCTCGGGGAAGAAGTTGATGTAGAAGACGATGAATCCTTTTTTCATTTTTGCCTCGTAGAATTAACGCCAGAAGGATATGTAAAGGTACTGGTCATCTCGCCAAGTTGCACAATAATCAAACCCGATTACTTCGCAGAGTTCATCGCACAACTTGTCGAGCGGTATCCTTACGTTACGCACGATATCATAGTGTAACTTCTCCACGAACACCCGTTCTCCGAAGAACTCCTCTAACTTCTGGATGTCTTCCGGCCGAAGGCTGTTCATGAAATCGAGCATTGCCGCCTTCCCCATCTGTCGCATGAATGGGAACTGCTTGGCGATCCGCCACTGCTCGTAGTAGCTAAACAACTCGGGATTCAGGGAGTTTACCAGTTCCCTGTCCGACAAAATTAGTTCTTCGACGTTCGAGAAATTGACTTCGATCATACTTGATTACCTCAGACCTTCCATAAGAATAGTAAGGAGAGTACATGGCAGACGACGTTTTCCGTCAGACTCGCAGAAAGATCACTGCGGATGAAGCTCGGCTACAGCAGCAACAACCGCCCGTTCCCCAGCAGCCTGTTGCGCCGCCGATGGGCGATGCGGCAGGTGTGAATCCGATGGATCGCATCCGCCAGATTCAGGAAGAAATGGCAGCAGACGGTGGTGAAGAACAGGTCGAGAAGTTCCAGCAGACCCCGTTCCGTCAGAACCCGGACTCCGGGTTCCAGATGTCCGGCAACATCCCGCCGGGCCTCCAAGAAGCCTTCGCCCGTCGTGGGCAACAAGCCCCGCCGTCCGCAGCACCGACTCCGGGCAACGTGAGTAAGAAGGGGCCGCAGCCTCGGGTCATCCCGATGAACCAGAACAGCGACCCGAACAGTGACGCCCTGGAAGCCTTGCTCGAACAGCTTGGCGGCAGCCTCACCTGGGATAAGGTCGAACTCCCGTCGAAGGGCAAGTTCTACGACGGCATCCCCGGCACGCTGCACATCCGCCCGATGACGGGTGAAGAAGAACAAATCTTGGCGACCCCTCGGCACGTCCGTCGTGGTAAGGCCATCGACATGATCTTCCAGAAGTGTATCAAGGAGAACATCGACACGGAGCAGTTGTTGTCTATGGACCGCACCTACCTGTTGATCTTCCTTCGTGGTATCTCCTACACCCCTGAGTACGACGTTGAAGTGAAGTGTCCCGAGTGTGCCACCAAGTTCAACACGATGATCGACCTGAACGCCATCGAAGTCGATGGGTGCCCGGCCGACTTCGGCGTTGAGCAACTGCAAGGCGTACTCCCGACGACCGGGTTCCGGTTCAAGTACCGTCTCTCGACGGGTAAGGACGAACTGGCCGTCAACAAGTACCGTGAGGATCGGGTCAAGATGTTCGGCGACCAGAGCGAGGACGACACGCTGCTGTACCGGACGGCTCTCATGCTCGAAGAGATCGAGGGCGTGACCGACACCCGTGAGATCAAGTTCCTGTTGGCGAAGCTGCCGATCAACGACGTGGCTCACCTTCGGAACGTCGTGTCCGACCCGCCGTTCGGCGTGGACACGGCCATCGGGATGTCCTGCCCGGCCTGCACCGCTGAGTTCGAGGTAGACCTGCCTCTCGAAGCAAATTTTTTCTTCCCCAGGAAGAAGAAGCAGACCCATCAGTAATACTGTGGCAAACGCTCATGGAGGAGCTATTTTTCTTCCAGTACCATATGCACATGAGCAAGAAAGACTGCATGACGCTGCCTGTGCATGAACGAAAGTGGTTGATCCAACGCTTCATCGACCAGAAGAAAAAGGAGAATGAGGCAATCGAGAAGGCGAAGCGAAAGAAGAAGTAATGTGTGACTGTTGGTTTAGCTGTAACGGATGTAATCGAGGATACGTCCCGAATATCACAGACGTTTTCGACTGCCCCTCCAAAGAGGAGCGGGAGTTGATGTCTGAAGGAGTCCGTTTGTTTAAGAACCGCAACGTCTGGCTGCGAAAGCACAACCAGAGAAAGTTTAACCAGCGTATGAAGTGGTACGAGGAGATGGAGAAGACCGGCGAAATGCCGGACGCCATGATCCAAGACATGCAAGACGCTGCCCACCGTAACGCAGGCCACGAGCCGGAACCCGCTTGTAACAAGCGATGGACGAGGATGGAAGTGATGTCGCAACCCGGCACGTCCTTCCTCTACCGGACCGACGCTGGTCTGTCATTTCTGAACCACCCTCCAGGGTGGGATAACTCCCTGATTTGAAAGTCGGAAAGACTCGAAAGGAACGAAAGCAATGGCAAGAAAGCAAAGATACCAGAACCCTGCCGTGGGCGACCAGATTGAACTTCGGATGCTCACGTTCAACTCTAACAACCTCGCCGACGTTACAGTTGAGCAGGTGGACGTATACTACCTCGATCCGCAAGCCAAGACCGCTGACAATCCTGACGGGAGACGACTCCTCGATACGATCTCCGGGGACGCTGTTACGGCCGAGGACACGGGGCAGTATATGTTCATCCTCTCTGCTGACTCCCCGAAGTATTTGATCGGGAAGTACATTGACGTATGGACGATTCGCACGTCGCAGGACATGCCTGCGTCCACGATCAATAACTACTTTGAAATCTTTCCCCAATTGTGGTACACTTCGCCTGTACCGATTGTTTACGATTTCAGTTTTCACTTCCAACCAAATCGTCTGCGGCAGGGTTCTCGGCAATATCTCATGGTCGAAGTGATCCCGAACGTTCCACGTTCGACCGATCTCGCCCGATACTACACCAACCTCGCCATCGGTGCTGATCTCAGCATCACCATTGAACAACAATGCGGCGACTGCGTGCCGAAGGAGCGTGATCTGCGGGTCGTTGTAGACGATGAGCCACTGACGCACCGAGAGAAGTGTTTCGGGTACTACCAGTTGGACACGGAAGAGATGGAATGTGGCATCTACGACGTTACGTTCAAGATGGAGTTCGGCGGGAACGTATACCTCTCGGACCGTATGCAACTCCAAATCTACAAGTAACATGGCAAAGAAAACAAACCCCAAGTCCGAGATGAGGAAGCTGAAGAAGGCTCTCCTCGAACCGACCAACACCGTCTTGGTCGAGAACTGTAAGCCGGTCAACGGCCGAAGCATGGGCATCGGTCGCAAGGGCGACCCCTGTATCACGTTCGCACGGAAGTTCCGCTGGACGCTGGCGAGCGAAGGGCTGCCCGAACACTTCTTCAACAAGGTGAAGATCGACTACAAGAATAAGACCATCGACTTCGATTACCTGGACGTGACGGACGGCAAGGAGGGCTTCCACGCCCATGCCTGGGCCGACAACCTGGACAACCGGCCGCAAACCACCCTGACCCTGAAGACTTACGACGGCTGCGGCCGGACGCTGTACACCGTTGTGTTCAAACAGTTGAGGTTGTTGGGGTTCAAGGCCGATTTCGACTACGCAGTCAGCGACCCTTCCGAGAGCAAGATCAGTGTCGCTTACAACACACTAATACGAGAGGTTCATCATGAAGAAGGGAACGATAACAAGGAAAGTGGATGTGACGGTTTCACCTGCGAAGAACAGCGGCCTGTCACTGAAGGACTCAAAGTGGATAAGCCCCGAGCCAAAGGTCGTCGAGGTTAATGAGGCGAACACGCCCAACACGGATCGTTACTTGGTAATTCCTAAGTCCGCTCCGAATCTTCAGTCACACATCCGGGCCGGTGCCTGGGACGTGATGAACAAGACACTCAGCGTGTCTATCACTGAGACAAAAGACTTGTTCGTCCTCGAATGGCTCGCCGCCGTGAACAGCCGCCGCAAGGCAGCAGAGAAGAGTCCGTTCCCCGACTTCGAGTACGACCAGATCGCCCTCGTCTTCCTCACCGGAGACGGTGGCCGGATCGTCGGCTTGAAGCTGAAGGGGATCGAACTGGTGAGCCACACAAGCTCCTTCGGCGGGGCACCGAGGAACCTGACCCACGAAGTCCTCTTCAAGTATGAGAAGACGGAGAAGATCGTCTTCAACGTCGAAGACAAACCCCTCCCGCCAGACAACGAACTGGCCGACGAGGAGTGGTCAACGGTCGAACTAGAACCCAAGACCAAGTAAACGAAGAAGCCGGGCATTGCCCGGCTTCCTTTATTTCGTGATCTTCCCTGGCCGGGGACGAGATACGGTGTGAACTTCGTGGGTGCCGTCGAAGTCATCCGGGCAGGTGAACTCCCAACACCACTGCGGGTAGTAGTTGGTCGGGATCGTGCCCTCAATGAAGTACCCGAAGTGGTGGTTGCACCGCCACTTCACGTCGTTAACGAACCACACCTTAACCACAACCCGGTCGCCGGGGCTGACCTTGATCGAGAACGTCGTGTCCTCGTTGCACACCTTCGTGTGGGTGGTTTCGTTGTTGATCTTCGTGTAAACGCAGCGGTGGCAGTTTCCGACCGGCGGCAGGTCGGGCAAATCGATGGTGAACGTGTACATTTTCTCCCTCCGATTTTATGTATGCGAAGCTTACTCTATTAGTTCATGACCGAATTCAACTCTGACGATTTCGAAGTAGACGACCTGATGGCGGAACAGGCCAAGAAGAAAAAGAAGCTCAACTCCAAGAAGAAGGGCAACCGGGTGGAGTTGGGGCTGTGTAAGGTACTGACCGAACATTTCGGTTGTTCCTTCTCCCGTAGCGTAGGCTCGGGGAACGGCTGGGGCCGTGGTGTTAATCTACCGTCCCACGCCAAGACGACGTTCACGGGCGACATCTGCCCGCCCGAGGGCTTCCTGTGGGTGATCGAATCCAAAGGCGGCTACGAGGACGACATTGACCTGAACGCCATTATCGGCGAGAATAACAGCCAACTCCAGAAGTTCATCAATCAGGTGATGGACGACCACGGGCGGTGCGGCCGTAAGCCCATCGTCGTTTGGAAACGCTCCCGTAAGCCCGCCCTGGCTATGATCCAACAACAGGAACTCCCGGCCGGGTACGACAAGGACCGGATGTTCTGGAACGGCTGGGTCATCGTCAACCTCGTTGATCTTCTGCAAGGCACACCACGAACCTACTGGTTCGAAGAGGGAAAGTAATGAATCTCAAAGGGCGTCTGATCGCCGTCGATTTCGATGGCACTATTGTCGAACACGAATTCCCGAGGATCGGGAAGCCGAAGCCTGGGGCCATTGAAACCCTCAAGGCGTTGATGGCCGCAGGGGCGAAGCTCATCCTGAACACTTGCCGTGAAGACGAAGGCAACAAGAAGTTTCTGACCGAAGCTGTTGACTTCTGTAAGAAACACGGCGTCGAGTTCGTCAGCGTGAATGAGAACCGCCTGGAGGACGACTTCCGGGACGACGAGCGTTACCTGCGTCGGAAGCCCTACGCCCACATCTACATCGACGACCGGAACTTCGGCGGCTTCCCCGGCTGGGACGTGATCGGCAAGGTGTTGTTGCAGGACTACGTTTACTCCGGCACGCTCAACGACGTGGAGACGCAGAAGCGATGGAAACAGATTGACGAACAAGCTGGCGTCGGCGAAACCAAGAAGGCATACGCCCACCGGCTGCGGGACGGGTGGTTCGAGAAGTACGCCCCGGAGGATCAGCCGGGCATCGACATCGGCTGCCAGCACGACCCGCTCAACCAGACGTTCCGCCGGTACGACCTGATCTTCGGCGACTCGGACGCCCAGCAGATGTTCGGGGTGCCCGACGAGAGCTTCTTCACCGTGTACGCCAGCCACGTTCTTGAACACATCAAGAACCCGGCCGAAGCTCTCCAGAACTGGTGGCGGATTCTGAAGCCGGGAGGCCACCTGATCGTCATGGTGCCGCACCGGGACCGCTACGAGAAGAAGAAGGAACTGCCGAGCTACTGGAACCACGACCACAAGTGGTTCTTCATGCCCACGGAGAGCGAAGCCCCATGCACCATCGGCGTCCTGCCGTTGTTGATGAAGACCATCCCAGGGGGCGAACTGGTTTCACTGACGGTACTGGACGAGGGCTGGGTGGAAACCCCGCCGGACCAGCACGCCGTCGGCGAGTTCTCCATCGAAGCGATCATCCGCAAGCCGCTGCCCCAGGTCGCACAAAAGGACCGTCAAATCATCCCGATGAGCCGCTAAATAGCGTATGCTCACGTTCAAGAAGTTCATGATGGCTGAGGCAAACCCCATTGCGGCGATGCCTCAGCCCGGTGTTAAAGCAACTCAGCTAGACCCAGCCTCCATGAAGGCTATCACCAACTACCTGTCGCAGATCGAGGCGGCAGGTTATCGTCTTCTTGTTCACCAAACCGACTACGAGACGGCCCACAAGATCACCCAGGGCCAAACCTTCGGCCACATGGGCGTCCACGGCACGGCTCTGTTCACAAACTCGGCCAAGCTGGCGGCACAGATTCAGGGCATGAACGCCGCCCACACGGCCGGACAGGCTGGGGATTGGGACACCTACCGCCACCACGCAGGTACAAACAACATCCACAAGGGGTCAGACGCCATCGTGGTGATGGCGATCCCGGTAAAGTCGGCAAAGGGGTCTACGATGGGCCTGGACGACGTGTTGGCAGATTTGTTCGGAGCAGGCAAGATCAAGCAGGTTGGAGTACCCAACAACTACATCGTTGGGTACTGGAACACGTTGACGGGGCAGTTCGCAGGCAACGCTCGGTTCAAGCCGGACGGGACTCTTCCGTAACAGGCTCGAACCCGCCGTGCTTGCCGCTGGTAAAGACTTCTTCGCCAACGAGATCGTCGTAGAATTTGGACTCTACGCTCTCGTCGTCAACGAACGTCACTTCCACGATCTTCCCGAGCATCCTCGGGTGGCAGTTACCGACGACCTTGACCTTCTGGCCCACGGTCGGCCGGAAGCCGTTGTTCATCGGGGTCGTGTTCACGCTGGCGTCTCCCCTACAAGGTCTTCTTCCAGAATCCGCTCCCAATCCATCGGCTTCCGCTTCCGCAGTTCCTCGAAGTAGGCGTGGCACTTGATCTTCGCCATCCACAGGTCGTGCCCCTTCCCGCCTTTGACGATCATCCCTTCCGGGACTTCCGTCTTGATCGGGTACTTGGACACGAAGTCGTACTTCGACTCTTTGACGGCGGCGATGATCTCTTCGTTCAGGTTGCCCTGGTAGATCATCTCGGCGACTTGAAGGTGGCCGAACTCGTCCAAGAACTCCTTCGGCCCGAGCATGCCCTTCGTGATCGGGTTCACGTCGAACAGAACGATGTCCTTCGGATCGCCGTCCTCGTGCTGACCGGCGAAGCTTTTTGCGCCAAACCACTCGGCGAAGACGATCACCCGGTCCACGCCCCGGAACATCTTCGACTTCTTGAAGACGGCTTCCAGGTCGTCCCCGTACTTCTGCTTGAAGAGGGGGATGGCCGGGCCGAACATGCTCGTCTCGTCGAACAGCAGGTTGCGGGTGCCGAACTTGTGCCAGCCCCGCTTCTTGCTCCACTCGAAACGAAGGTTCGACCCGTCGTACTTGACGAAGCCGTAGCAGGGCTGCCGTGGTGCCTTGCTCGAATTGTTGATGCTGGGGTAGCTTTTCATGCGATCAGTATACCGGCAGGACAGTCGGTGTAAAAGAGAAAGGGGCGGTTTCCCGCCCCTTTTTGCTTACTCGGCCTGAGCCTTCTTCTTGGCTCGTGCCAGTTTCTTCTTCAGTTTCTCGTTCTCGATCTCGGCGAGTTGCTGACGGAGCTTTTCGTTCTCCTCTTCCAAGTCGGCAATCTGCTTGGACTTGGCGGAAACTTTCTTCGGTGAAGGAGCGGCCACAGCTTCCGGCTTTTTCTCGAAGCCCTGGAGGAACACCTTCAGTTGGACGTAATCCGTCTCGGCCTCGAATGCGACCGTGCGGAACGTCTGACCCGTCGTGTTCCCTTCCACCGTACAGCCGTCTTGAAGTGCCAGCTTCTCCAGCGGGTGTCCGCCGAAGGCCGACGTTTCGGGAGCGGCGTTGAACGAGGCTTCCAGGCTGCACGGGGCAACGCTGGCATCGTTCTGGAACGAGGCGAGCTTAGCCATCCCGGCGTCGTTGCTGACGCTGTTGGTGGCGTGGCAGCTAGAACCGCCCGCTGTCGTCATCCGCCGCTGCATCGTGTTGCGAACACCCCAATACGGCTGCGGGTAGATCGGCCACGGCTGCGGCCGAGGGCGTGGGTAGTGGTGGTGATGGTGGTGATGTTCGACAACCGGGGTATGTACCCACTTGTTCTCTTTCTCCAGGTAGAACTTGGCCTCGACCAAGCCTTTCACCTTGTCTTCGTTCGGCCCGTTCTTGCCGAAGTCCACGGCGTCCGGGGAATCCAGGGATACGAACTTGAAGCCAACGTCCTTGTCCCAATGGCGGCGGATGTCAACGTGGCTGTTGGCGTCGATGATGTAGCCGTCGCCGGACACGTTCTCACCGTCGATGGTGAACTTCACCATCGCACGCCGGTTGTTTTTGTTACGGAATCGCAGGACGTACTCCGCACCGAAGGGGAGCTTCACGACGCCGTTTGCTAGTTCTTTTTGGGGTTCGCCGTTCAGAAGAACGGACATGACGAATTTGTTACTGTAAACCATGACTAAACCTAATCCTTTTGTAAACCCCCATCCTCACTCGGGCACTGGTTTGGTGTCTAGGTCACGACACCGAGGAATTGATTTATATACTAGCTCGCAGTTGAAAAATGCGCAAGATAATTTTTCAAGATTGTAGCTTGACGCCGAACGACGCTGCGTTGACGGCCGAGTCCACCCAGGCAACGTTGCCGTCGGGGTTTCTCTCGAAGATGCCGGTACGGTAAGCGAACCCGGCCCCGGCGTACTTGTCGCCGGATTCCGACGTGCTGCCGTTGGAGCTACACTGCAATCGGAGTGGGCGGGCCGAGCCGTTCGCCACCTGGGTGTAGGCGCTCACCTGGATGCCGTAGATGTTACCGGCATCTTGTGAAACCGTCAGGAAGCGGTAGTTGTCAATGTCCCCGGCGTTCGACGTGTAGTTGTAGTCGGTGGTGTTGGCGGGCCACTCGTCTACGTTCTGGTAGTTCGAGGCCGTGCTGGGCGTCCAGTTGTTCGTGATGCCGTTACTCGTAACGGCACTCGACACCACCTTCACGTCACCGAGGAAGTCGTTGTTGTACGAGCCGGTCGTGTCCGCCATGTAGATGTCGTCGAACCGCATGGTGCCGTTCGCCAAGACGAACAGGTTCCACGCCCGAGCGTCGTTGGTATCGGAGACGGTGTTGACGCCGGTTACGTTAAGGTACTGAGTTCCGTTGACCCGCACCTGAATCGAACCGCTCGTTCCGGTCCCGATCACCACCTTAGCCTCGATGTAGTACCAAGTGTTAGACGGACTCAACGTGAGCGTCGAGTCGGAGCCTAGCTGCGTGTTGGCCCGAGTGGCGTATATCTTGCCGGTAGACGCCCGAATCCCGAAGTCACACAAGCCGTTGTTGTATTCGTTGCAGACGTAGAAAATCCGGTCGTCCTGTGCCGGAAGGGACGACATGAAGAGGCCGCAACCGAAGATGACGGTGGTGACTCCGTTCCAGATCGTCTGAGGGCTGCGATAGTTGCCGTCGTTGGTGAACGAGAGGGAGTAGCCGTTCCCCGACGCCCGAGGCGACTGCTGAAAGGTGACGTTGTTACTGAGTGAAACACCCCGCAGCGCAGCATCGGCTACGCTCGTGTAGTAATCCATTCCGTCCAGCCAAACGAGAGCCATCCTTCTCCTTACCGATACAACGTTGTGTTAGAGCGTTTCGTAACGGGCTTCACGAATCTCTTCGTGATCTGCCCTTCGAAGTTGCTGTAAGACTTTTTCTTGTATTTACGCAGGCGGCACACGGCTACTGCGGCCAACTTCCCTTCCACCTGCCCGTTACTCAGTGAAATGTCCGTTACCTCGAACCTCGTGTCGTCCGGCTTTCGCACACAGCACATGTTGTCGTCGTCCTGACGGCAAGCACCACGATTCTTGACCTTCCGGGTGTTCAACAAGCTGCGAGGCCGAACAACCGCACCGCCAGTGCCAGGGAAATAGTAGAACTGGTTGATCGTGTTGCCACCGTTAAGCACCGCACCGCCTGAAGCGACGAACCCGATGTCAATCGGGGCCACGCCCCCACACACCACCCCGCCAGAGGCGTTGATGTTTGTGAGAATGCGCCCCACACCGGCAGTACCGGCACAAACCGCCCCGCCCTGGCCGAACAACCAAAGCTGGATGTCCACCCGGCCGTTACAGACTGCCCCGCCCGTTCCAGGGAAGTAGTAGAACTGGTTGATTCGGTGAGAGCCGCCACAGACTGCCCCACCAGAGCCGGTGTTCGATACAATCCGACCGATGATGGCGATTCCGCCACAGACTGCCCCGCCAGAGCCGGTGTTCGATACAATGCGACCGACTCGGGCCGTACCGCCTCCCAACGACCCGCCACTGACAGAAGAAACGAAGTCGTCGATGCCGTGGCCCGCTACGACAACCCCGCCGATGATCGGGATGATGCGTGTTACGTTAACACGGGCCAGACCGGCACAGTTCACGCCGCCGAAGCCGATGTAGTCCGGGGTTGGCGAGAGGGCTTGCCCGCCCGGCGTAGCACCGCCAGTGCCGTTGATTCGGTATACCATCCGAATCGTCGCCGTGCTACCGCCTCGCACACCGCCTCGTGGGTCGAAGTCGGCGAAGACTCTAGCCGTGCCGCCACCACGAACACCCGCCCCGACGAGGACGACGCTCTGTACGCCGAATTTATCTGCCAATCCACCGACGACGGCACCGCCGAACGTCGGTGTGATCTGTTGTTGCGGAACGCTACCGCCGCCGACCACACCGCCCGAGGCCCGTGGTCCCCAGATGAAGGTGCGGATGGACGTGCCGCCCGCTTTAACCCCTGCCGTTGGTAAAGGAATGTACTGAACGGGTGCCGTGCCGCCACCCTTTACGCCGCCAGATGTCGTAAGACCCTGGAAGCCGCCGACGGTCGATGTGCCACCGCCGACCACACCACCGGACGTGAACTGCGAGAACAGTAGGACGGCCGAGCCTCCCGGCCGGGCACCGCCGCTAGTCGTCTGGTTCCAGAAGTTGTTACGAAGGATCGCACCACCGGGCCGGGCACCGCCCTGGCCGGTGAAGAAGTACCGCTGTAGCAACGCACCAGAACCGCCGACCAACGCACCCTGGCTGAGCGGGGTGTAGTTGGCGTAAATCTTTCGGACGGGGTTAGCCGCACCGCCGCCTTTGATACCACCACGGGCGACGATCAGGTTGATGTTGTCGGCCAGCATCTCGAAGAAGACCTGACTGACCTGAGCCTGACCGGGAGCGGATTGGGCCGTAACCTGAAGTTGTACCGAGGAAACCCGAGCGGGAGGATTTGGGTGGTTGGCAGCAACATTCAGTGTGGCCTGCGACATCCGCACCACACCCGTCGTCGCCAGACCCAGGACTTCGATACGAGCCTGCGTCAACCGAACCGTTGACGGTTCGGTGCCCAGGCTTTTGACGACGACTTGTGTTACTCTTGCTGTCATTGATTATCTTTCACGCTTGGACTTTCACGCCGAAGGTGGCTGCGTTAATTGTGGCGTCCGTCCAGGCCACGTTTCCATCCGGGTTTCTTTCGAACATGCCGAAGAATGTTTGGTAAGTATCCGACACATACTTGTCGCCGCTCTCGCTCAGGTTCGAGTTCGACATCGCTTGCAATCGCAAGCTCCTGACGTAAGCATCCGTTTTCCGGGCGTAGCCGTTAACCATGACCCCCTTCATGTTCCCGGATTCGCTGAGGGTAGTGAAGAAGTAGCGGTCGGCGTTGCTGACCGTCGATGTTTCCACATAGTCCGTGTCGTCGTTCGGCGTGGCTTCATCAACACACTGGTAGTTCGACCCGGTGCTGGCGGTCCAGCTATTCACGTCGCCGTTGGCCCGAGGCAACAACTGGTAGACCTTCACGTCGCCCATGAAGTCGTTGTTCACTGATCCGGTCGTGTCCCACATCACCAGATCGTCGAGGAAGTTGTTGTTCGCCGACGATAGGAACCGGAGTTGAGAAACCCCGGTGCCGGTGCCCTGGGCCTGTGTGTTCTGTCCGGTCAGGTTTAAGACTGTCTGGCCGTCCAGTTTCACAACAACCGACCCGCTGGTGCCCGAGGCGATGACGACTTTGCATTCGATGTAGTGCCAAGTGTCCAACGCAAAAGCCACGTCGCTGCCAAGCTGCGTACCAGCACGGGTCACATACAGAACGCCCGACGCTTTGGTTGAGATCGTGATCTGGTTGCCGGTGTTCGACGAGTTGAACCACCAAACGTGGTCGTTTTGCAAGCCGCTCGATCCGCAGTACCAACCCGCCCCGAACCCGACGGTCGTGGCCTCGTTCCAAAGCCCCATCGGGGACTTCCACTCGCAGTCCGTCTGGAACTTGATGGAACTCCCCGTCCCGGAGATACGAGGCGTCTGGCCGGTGATCGGGCTGAGTAGATAAACACCCTTCTGGGCTGCGTTGGCAACGGACGTGTAGTCCATGCCGTCCATAAACAATAGTGCCATTATGACTCCAGTTTGATGCCAAAGTAAGCCGCATTGACCCCGCTCTGCGTCCACGCCACCGACGTACTCGGGTCCGTCTCGAACACGGTCAGGTGCGGGTAGTAGCTGTTAAAGGTCTGCTGGGCCGACCCGGTGGCCTCGACCCCACCGGATTTCGCAATCGCCCGGATTGATTTCAGTTCAACGTCAGTCTGGATTGCGACCAGATATACCGCTACGCCTTTGATGTCGGCGAAGTTGCTGACCGTCTGGAAGGTGTAGTTATCCTTGTTACCCACGCCTGTTGTCGAAACGTAGTCGGTTGTGTTGTAAGGCGGCGTGTCGTCAACGCACTGGTAGTTCGACCCGGTGCTGGCGGTCCAGTTGTTCGTGTCGCCGTTGGCCGTCGGCAGGAAGTATCTTACTTTACACGGGCCGAGGAAGTCGTTGTTCGTACTCCCGTTGCCGTCACAGATGTAGATGTCGTCGAAGAGGTTGCCGCTGAACCTCACGTCGTCGTAACCGAGGAACCGGACCGAACCGACCCCGGTCGTGCCGGTGTTCACGTTCCCCGTGTCGATCACCTGTGACCCGTCGATGCGCACCACTACCCGCCCCACGGTTGCACTGACGATGAACTTGACTTCGAAATAGTGCCAACCTTCATTGATTAAGGTTGGTGCGGGGCTGTAGGTCGTGGAACCGACGGTGAATCTCGGACTGGTGTCGAACCACTGGAACTGGAACAAAACACCCGCCGTCTGGCTCAACAGCCGAAGGAAAGTCCGGTTGTCCCGCTGGATGATCGTGGGGTACATGGCGAACCCAACGATGAGCGTGGTCGGGGTGTTGTCCAGAGGGTAGGCGATGTACCGGCCGAATGGGATGCGGATCGACGACCCCACGCTGAATCGGCCCGTTTGCGCAACGGTGACGCCGCCGTTGGAAACCTGCCAAGTCGATTTCATGTCGGCGTTCGTGGTGTAAGTGTCGAATCCGTCTGCGAGCAGTAGTGTCATTATGCCTCCAGCTTCACGCCGAACTCGGCTGCGTTGATGTTCGTGCCCGTCCAGTCGATGTTGCCGTTCGGGTCTTTATCAAAGGCGTAACCGAAATAGCCGTAGACCGACTGAGTGGGACTGAGGACGCCGCTCGTGGCGTCCGACGCACTGGAGTGGGCCTGGAGTCTGATCTGCCGGGTGCCCGCAATCGTCTTTTCCGCCGAACACTCGACCCACACGGCTTTGCCCGAGAGGCCGGTCGGCACGTTGGTCACGTCGTACAGGTCAACGTGCCCTGCGGTGCTGTCTTCAACGTAGTCGGTGTTACCGTTGGCGACGGCCGTCTCGTCTACGCACTGGTAGTTGCTCGCCGCACCGACGGGCGTCCACTGGTTCGTCGAGCCGTTGCCGATGGGGTTGCTGGTCAGAACCTTGATCGAGCCGAGGAAGTCGTTGTTGAAGCTCCCGGTGTTGTCTGCGATGTACCAGTCGTCGAACCAGCCGGGGAAGTTGTCGGCTGCCAGGGCGACCTTCGTCACGTTCGCAGAAGCCGCTTGCTGCGTGTTCACGTTGGTCAGGTTCAACACGGTCTGGCCGTTGACCTTGACCAGCACCGAGCCGGTGCTGCTGTTAATCACTACCTTTGCCTCAACCCAGAACCAAGTCCCGTTGTTCGGGACGCCGATGGTCCCGATGCTTCCGAGTAGGGTGCCACCCGCCCTAGAAGCGAAGAAGTGGCCCGATTGCGTCAACGAGATAGTGAGTTGCAGTGTCGTGGCGTTATAGAAGTAGAGCAGGAAGCCGCTGCCGACGTTCTGCGTGTTCTGGTCGTCGATCTTGTAGGCGAAGCCGGTAATAACCGTGGGGGAAGCCAGGATGTTGTCCGGTGTGGTCAGAATGCGGTCGTCGGCGAAATAGCAGGACGTGCCGGTGCCGAGCCTGCCGGTCTGTCCGAACTGGAAGTTCGTGCCGTTAATCGTGTAGCCACGGGCCGTGAAGTCCGAGCTTTGCGTGTAGTTTTCAAAACCTTCAACCCAGACGAGTGCCATAGACGGGAAACCTCCTTGATACGTCTATATACCCGTAGGATGAGTACATTTAGTGATTGGCTGGATAACGCAGAACTGAGCGAGGGGACGACCCGCTACTCGGTCGAAGTGAACTTCCGCACGAAGCTGCCGGAGGTACTGGACGGGTATGCGAAGATCGCCCTGGGCTTCGTTTCGGCTGCACTGAAGCAAGCCGACTTCCACGTCAAGCAGGTCTTCGACGACGGCTTGATCCGTATCCTCGTCTCAACCCGGAATTGGGACGACGGTGAGTGGGTCGTGGTTCTGTCTTGGAACCCGCACCACAAGGCGTTCGTCATGACGCCTGGGCACTACAACACGCTCAACAAGTCCGTTTCCTTCAAGAAGCACGCCTCCACCCTGCTGAAGTCCGACAACCCTAGCGAGTTGACCAAGCTGGTGAAGGATGCGATGGACAAACTGAAGAACGTCCCAGACCGCCACGTCGAAAAGCTCAAAAAGGTGCCTCTCAAACGGGGACCGAAGTAAAAGTTTTCCGATCAAATTTGGCCGCAAGGCACCCTATTCGCAGATTATCCCTACAGACGCAGGCGGGTTCTCAGCGAGTTCTCAGGAATTTGTGGAAATCCGTTAAGACCGGCCTCTAGGGTACGGTATCTGCAAGTAAGTGCAGTGCGTAGGGACTACCCCGGTCACTTTGGAAAAAGTGATAATTTCCCTTGACGGGACGGGGATGGACAGGATGAAATGGATGCTTGAGGGTACGCCTTCCCCGGCCTCCTCCTGTCCGGCCTCAATCCGAATCGTGTCGGGTTGAGGTTTCAAGGACGATGAACCGAGGTCTGAAACCCCAGGATGGGGCAACTTCAGGCCAAAACTCCCAGAAAAAGCCGGGGGTTTGCTGTGGGGACCACGTTTCCGTTCTACTCCAGGGCGAAGCAGGCACTTGTGGTGGCTGAACGCTGCGAATGCGGCCATCTCAAGTCAGAACACGGCAGCAAGCTGACACGTTTGCCGAACGGGCAAATGTATCGGCAGTACCAGCACGGCTCGTGCTGCGAAGATGACTGCCCGTGCGACCAGTACACCTTCGCCGAGTATGTGACCGAAGAAGAGGCCGTCGAACACCTGTTGCAGTGCCGACGCCTGAAAGTCGTGGCCTGAGCAAGTCGCCCAACGCTGGGAAATGACTACGCCGAGCGGAATGTCCCGCTCGGCGTCGTACTTTGTGGTCGGAAGTGAGCATCCTGCTTTCCAACTCGGGTGGGTCTGCTTCTCAACTACCTCTATGACGCTCCAGGCGGTTGAGAAGTTCACCACGAATCCTGAGAAATTCCCTTCTCGCTCCTACTTTCTGACCTTGATCGAATAGAGTTTCTTGCCCTGGAAGAACATGACTTGGGAGTCCCGAGCGGTCAAGATCATGTCGCCTTCCGTCACCGGATCGTCGATCTCTTTGACGCTCGGATGATCGACACGGAAAATCTCGACGTTTTCCTGCTCATTCATCAGCACGCCGATGCCCGTTGGAAGCCCTACGAAGTTCAGGGAGGGCACGGAAACGTCCGAGACGGTCCTGATCTCGTAGCTCCAGTCGGCAGCGAACCGCAGCGTGTGGCGAGCGTACTTGCCCGTCCGGTCCACGGTGATGATGCCCAACAGCCGGTTGTGGTAGCGGGCGTCCACCACCTGAAGCCCGTTAAGCTCCTTGATGGCGATCTGCCGGTTCTCCCGGCTGTTCGGGAAGATCGACGCAATCGTGGCGTCGAACAGGGTTTGGATCAAGCAGCCCTCGAAAACCTTCGTGGACTGTGGGATGTATGTCCCAACGACAGTGGTCCCGGCGAGAACTTTACTTCCCAGACCAGTGAAGGTAAGTTCCAGAACGTTCCCGCCGAGGAGGACGTACACCCGGTCGCCAGAGGTAAACACCTTCTCGGCGTTGCAGGTAATGGGAATCTTGTCGCCCGTCAGGATGTTCTGGATGTTCAGCGTGCCGTGATCGGTCCACACGGCCAGCGGGGTAGCACCCAGGAATCCGATCTGGACGGGGTGTGCGAGTGCGACACGTCTGCCGTTCACATATGCGCATCCCTGGCACAGCACCACTTCCGTGCCCTGGCTGTAGCGGTAGCCGACGATCTCCTCGTCCAACTCCCGCAGCAGTTCGATGTCGAAGTTGTTGCTGCCCTTGATCGTCTTGACGGTCGTGATGACGGCGAGTTTGGCGACCAGATCGAACGGCGGCGGCACCCGCATCCCACGGTCCAGAACGGCCTCGTACCACTTCAGGTACACGTCTGGGATGACGGAGAGCGGCTGGCAGACGGCCTTCGGGTAGGTCACGTCGGGGTTGAGGACGGAGATGTTGGCCTTCATGCGGCCGTCCATCGCCGTGTTCTTGTCCGTGAACTTCGGGTGGTTCCCCTTGTAGGGGTGAATCCCGATGAACATCTGGAACGTGACGACGGCGAACGAGAACCAGTCCGTTCCTTCAGTGAACTTGTTGTTACAGTGGCGGTCCCGGATGGACTCCATGATCGCCGTGGCCGGGTAGCTCGGCGTCTGGTACGAGTTCACGTCGATGAAGAACACGTTCTCAAGGGGAGCGTCCAGAAGGAAGTTCAACTCGTTCAGGTCTACGAGCAGAACCTTCTTCGAGTGGATGAAGCCGGTGGTCGCCTGCATCTGGCGGACCAGCTTCAGCACCATGTCCGGGGTGACGTTGTTCCGGGTGCGGAACGCCTTCGTGAACAACTGGCAGAGGGTGTAGGCGTCGGGCACGAGCTTCATCGTGTACCCGACATCGACGCCCTTCGTGTCCACGAGGATGTCTTCCGGCCGAATGATGTGCGGCTCGTCGAGGACGGCGAGTTCCTTGAACTTCTGCTCCGGGATCATCTTCCCCGGTTCGCAGACTTTGTAAACCACGCCGCCCTTCGAGTAAACCTCACCTTCCCCGCCTTTGGCGAGGAAGTTCCTCTTGTCGAGGTTCACTTCGAGACGCTTCCCCTTGAGAGTGAGCTTCATGTTGCCCTCGGGTTACTTGACTTCTTCCAGGGCCAGGATGCGGCTGCTGACCTGACGCCGCATCTTCCGGCTCATGGCTTCCACGTCCTTGTCCTTGAACTCGCCAGCCGTGGCGATCAGCTTGTCCAGGTCGGCTTCCAGCTTCTCCAGCATCCCGCCGACCGGACTCTCCGGGGGCGTGCCGGGGATGACCGTCGCCTGCTTGATGACCAGCTTCTTCTTCGGCTTTGGCCCCGGCTTCTTCTTGACCGGCTGAACCGTCCCCGTCGCCGCCGGGGTGCCGTGGGCGTGGGCCGGGCTGGCGAGCGGCTTGGCCTTCGCCTTCTTGTCCCGCCACGTCTTCCGGGCGTACTGGAAGAGTTGGTTGTTCGGCACGTCCATCCGGGTCGGGTGCTTCTCCTTGAACTGCCGCACCATCTCCTCGAAGGAGATGTTCTCGTTCTCCTCGAACATCTTGTGGATCAGAGCCGTCGCCGATTCTCGCTTCGTCGTGTCCAAGATCGTGCCCTCAGTAGAGGTTGTTTGCCTGGACGTAGAGGTAAGTGTCGTGGAGGACAAGCTTGGCTGCCTCCGGGTCGTGTGCCTCGTACATCCGGCGGAAGTCAGAAGACGCCACTTGCAGGTTCGCACCGGCGAGGTACTTGTGGGGAGGGCGATGCCACCACTCGTTACCACGGGTGTAACCGGCTCTGTCAAATACTACAAACGGCACCACGTCCAGTAAAGCAGGATAGCCAACCCACTTCTCGATTTTCAGGGCGTTGTCCATCCCGATCATCAGGTGGAATTGATACTGCGGATAAGCATCCCGCAGCAGTTCGTAGACCCCCATCGTCGGGAGTTGAAGCTGGTGCTTGATCTCGAAGTCGCTGGCTTTGGCCCACGGGCCGAGATGATCCACCATCAGTTCGCACATGCGAAGCCGATGGAACGGGTCAGACATGACCTTGCCGAACATGTGCTTGTAGCAGGGCATCACCCACACTTCGTCGAAGTGCGGGCGAGCCAGACACATGAGTTGCTGGTGTCCGATAGTCGGCGGGTCGGCTGCCGTGCCTAGAACTGCGACCGTCCTGGTCTTATCCGTCATATACCACTCCTATTCCGAAGTCATCTTCGTTGATGTAGTTGTATTCCTTGAACTTCTCGAACGCCTTGTGGCAACGCCTGCGAACGAACGTCCCAGCGTAACCCTTGAAAGCCATCACTTCGTTCAGGATGGAGTCGATCTCCACCGTGTTCTTCGTGATCGAGGTTGCGTTCTTCACCTTCTCGGTGAAGTGGCTCAGCCCGTCGGTGATGAGGGCCACCATGTCGTACTCGGCACGGGAGAAGGAGAACGCCCATCCGCTCAACCCGTACTCGATACCCATCTCGTTGACACTCACGTCGTCGTCAATGGTCGTGACGACGAACTTCCCCCAGCCGAGCTTCTTCAGGTACTCCTCCCGGTCGCCGGGGGTGAAGCCGTACTTCAAGTAGTACGGTCCGCCCGACGTGAACTCGACGGTCACGACCTGGAGTTTGCCGCTGCGGTGACGGGCGATGATGTTGCCGTCACCGTACAGGCACCCGCCGAAGTTCGGATCGTTCTTCCTCATCGTCACCCACCCCAGAGTCGCCAGGAGCGAGTTCGGATCGAGTTCCAGACCGTGCCGGTGCAGGTCTGCGGCCTTGAACACCGCTTCACCGATTACACCCCCGGTCCGCTTCAGCGAGAGTTCGGCGGACTTCGCCAGCAACCGTGCGCCCCAATCCGTGTCCGGGGCCGAGGAACAGCCGTCGCAGATCACTGCGTAGGCCATGTCCTCAGTCAAACCCGACAGGGCGTAGTCCTGGCAGACTGCGTGCGTCGAACCGATGGTGTAGAAGGCGTCGGCGTTCATTCAGGAACTCCAGAGAGCCACAGTGCGGGTAACACGTCAGACGGGGCACGCCAGTCGCCCCGTGGCGACAGGCCGACAGAACCGACCTTCGGGCCGTCCGGGACACAGTTCCGCTTGAACTGGTTCTGAACGAACCGAGCCAGGAACGTCCGCAGGGCGTTCTTCTTCTCGCCCTCGGTGTAGTCTATCGAGAACTTCGCCTTCGTCATGAGGTAGGCGATCTTCTCCGGCGGGAACTGGTTCCGCAGGAAGTTGAACAGGATGAAGTCGTGGAGTTCATACGCCCCCAGGACGCTCTCCGTCTTCTGGACGTGCTGGCCGTCCTTACCCACCGGCAGAAGTTCCGGGGATACAGGCGTTGCCACGATATCGTAGAGGACGCTGGCGAGCTTGTCCCGCTTCTCGTTACCGCCCTCTATCACGAAGTCGTCGATGCACTCGTCGGCGATGTACTTGACCACGAACTTCACGAGCGTCTTCGGCACGGTGCAGTTCGGGTTGTAGTTGCTCATGTGGTCGCCGTTGTAGGTACACCACCCCAGAGCCGCCTCCGAGAGATCACCCGTACCGACCACGAACCCCTTCGAGAAGAGTAACAGGGTCCGCAGACGGGCCTGGACGTTCTCGAACGTCAGGTCTTTCAGTTCTTCGGCGGGCGTCTCTTCGATGAGCTTGTTGATCCACTGGAACATCCCGTAGCCGTAAGGCTGTTCCTGACCGAATGGGGCATGACGGATCAGCGTCATCACGTCGCTGGTCAGGTGCGTGATCGGCATCGTGGACTGCGTGATGCCCAGCAGACGCATCAGTTCCAGGGCGTTCCCCTTCGTCCGCTCGGTCGTACCGAACCCCGGCATCGTTGCCCCGTGGATTCGGGTGTGCGGGATGCCCAACTCGTCGCAGGCACGGACCACCGCCAGCAGGGCCAGCGTGGAGTCCAGGCCACCGGAGACGCCGATGACAAGCGGCGTACTCGGCTGGAGTTGTTCGATCCGCCTGCACAGACCGTGCGTCTGAATGCCGAAGATGTCCGAGCAGCGGGCCTGAAGCGTGGTCGGGTCACTCGGCACGAACGGGGCTGGGGCGACGTACCGCAGCAGGTCCGTCCTGGGCGTCTCCGTGACCTGGAACCAGACCGGGATGTGGCGGTACTGGTGGTAGTCGTGCCGCCTCGACTGAGTGAAGGTGTTGGACTTCGCCCGGTCGTTGTTGAGCTTCATCAAGTCCACGTCGGCACGGGCGTAGGCGACTTCCTTGTACTTCAGCCCCTTGCCGACCCGCTTGGACTCGTTGAGCAGGTTGCCGTTCTCGGCGATGATGCAGTGCCCGCCGAACACGACATCGCTGCTGCTTTCGGTGGAACCGGCCGAAGAGTAGGCGTAAGCCGCCACGCACCGGGCCGACTGGTTCTTCACCAAGTCCATCCGGTACTCGCTCTTGGCGACGAGTTCGTTGCTGGCCGAGAGGTTGACGAGAATTTGCGCCCCGTGGATGGCGGCGTGGGAGGAAGGCGGGATGGGCATCCACATGTCTTCGCAGATTTCGGCGAAGATGCGGACATCGTGGCCCGGCCGTCGGTCGTCGGCGAACATCAGGTCCGGGCCGAACGGGATGACCCCGCCTGCGAAGTAGACTTCGGTCGGACAGTTCGCATTCCAGGGCGAGAAGTGACGGCCCTCGTAGAACTCGCCGTAGTTCGGCATGTACGTCTTCGGGACGATGCCGATGAGCTTCCGGTCTTGGAACGCCAGGGCACAGTTGTAAAGCGCACCTTCCACCCGGACCGGACAGCCCACGAAGACGAGGGGCGTGGTCGGCAGGTGCTTCCAGAGTTCGATGACGGCCTGTTCGGCGGCGTCGATCAGGTGCTTGTGGCCGAAGTAGTCGCCGCAGGTGTAGCCGGTGACGGCGAGTTCGGGAAAGACGATCAGGTCGGCGTCGGCTTGGGCCTGTGCCGCTTCGATGATGGATTTGGCGTTCATCGCCGGGTCGGTGACGTAGACCCTGGGCGAAACGGCCGCAATGCGGAAAAAGCCGAACTTGTCCATGATGTCCTCCTTGACACTAGGATACCGTTGGGAGCGTAGTTGTAAATCAGGGCAGGGTCAAAATCTCCACGCCTTTCTCAGTAACGAGAACCGTGTGTTCGTACTGAGCGGATAGCTTACCGTCCGCCGTCCGAGCCGTCCAATTGTCGGCGTCGATCCGACAGTGCGGCGTACCGGCGTTAATCATCGGTTCGATGGTGAAGATCATACCCGGCTTCATGACCGGGCCGTGATTCTTCTTTGTCATGTAGTGATTGACTTCCGGGGCTTCGTGGAATTTCAACCCGACCCCGTGACCGGCGAAGTTGTACACGACGGAGTGGCCGTGAGTCAGTGCGTACTTGGTGATGGCGAAACCGATGTTGCCGAAGTAGTTACCCGGTCGGACTTCCTTAATGCCGACTTCCAGGCACTTCTTGGCGACTTCCATTACCTGAGCGGCGTGACGGCTGATCGGCCCGACGGCGAACATCGTGGACGTGTCGCCGAAGTAGCCGTCGAGGATCGTGGACACGTCCACGTTCACGATGTCACCTTCCTTCAGAATGGTTGTCTCTGAAGGAATGCCGTGGCAGATGACTTCGTTGATGGAGATGCAGCACTCCTTCGGGTAGCCACGGTAGTTGAGCGTGGCCGGAGTGCCGCCGTGATCCTGCGTGAACTGGATGACGAGTTGGTTAATCGCCTCCGTGCTGACGCCTGGAACAACGTGTGGCCGGATGAAATCGAGGGTTTGGGCCGTCAGCTTACATGCTTTTCGGATACCCTCGATCTGCTCCGGCGTTTTGATGATGATTTCTTCTGTTACGGTCATTGTGCCTTCCCTGGCATAATGTAGTCTTACAAGTCTCTCTTTAGGCCAAGCCGCTTGGCGAATGTCCATTTCGCCACCTTGACGGCTTCGGGGTCGCCGGTCGCCTTCGTGTCCACGTCGCTGATCTTCACCACCGGCATCCCGTTGACGGTCGCCAGCTTCATGACGATATTCATCGCCTTCGTGCCGCCGAAGGGAACGAAGTCGTTGGTGAAGTTCGTCCCGATCCCCGCTCCGACGGACTTGAAGCAGTTCTTGTAGAGATCGTACAGTTCGACCGCCTGCCCGGCGTTCAGGCCGTCGCTGAACGTGATCCCCTTCGTCTTGGGGTCGATCCCCAGCTTGCGGTAGTGGCTGAGAATCTTGTTGGCGAACGCCCGTGGGCAGCCGCTATCCTGCCGCACGGCGTCGTACTCATTTGCCAAGTGCTTGTCGAAGTCCAGCAGGAACACGTCCGTGCCGAACGTGTCAGGCAGGGCGAGCTTCGGCAAGCCGAGCGGCAGGTGCTTCAGCCACAGGTTGAGGGCGTGCTTGTTGGCGTGGCTCAGCCCTTCGAGGGCTGAGACGCCCATGTACCACTCGTGGGCGACGGTGCCCAGCGGGGCCATGTTGTACTTCTTGGCGAGGTAGACGTTGCTCGTGCCGAGGCAGTTGTTGTGCTTCTTGAACTCGGCGACCACGGCGTCCTGAATCTCGAAGCTCCGACGACGACGGGTGCCGAACTCAGAGAACTTGCACTCGCCCATGAACGTCGCCTTCGCCCCCTGGGCGGCGGCGTAACCGGCGACCAGCGATCCGGTCTTTCGCTTCAGGTTGGTCGTTTCGGCGGCGAAGGTCAACTCGCTGACGAGGGCGAGTAGTGGAACTTCCCACATGATCGCCGTCTTCCACGGGCCGGACACGGTGATCTTCAGGTTGCCCTGCGGGTCTTCACCAATGGCAACCTCTTCCGGGTTGTAGAAGAAGTTTTGGAGGAAGTCGATGTAGTTCCTCGGGAAGCCGAGGTTGGAGAGGTAGGCGAGTTCGTGGTCTTCCAACTTCAGCTTCGCCATGCTCTTGATGGCCTGCTGGAGCTTGTAAGGGATGACGCCGTGCTTGAAGCCGTCGGGCCGGGTGCTGCCCCGGTCGATGAACTTGTACGTCACCTGGGCGTCCGGGTATTCCTGAAAGACGGCGTTGCCCATCAGGAACTTGTACCAGTCGTTGTCCAAGATGGACGGGATGATCTTGCATTCCGGGTCGATGTATTCCGTTGTCATGGCTTTCTCCTCTTGTTATCCCATGATACCATCTTCGGGCAAAAAAGTAAGCCGTGGATTTCTCCACGGCTTGCGCTTTCCTGGTTAAGACCCCGTGTTAGAACACGAGGCTCTGGCTCGGCCCCTTCGTGCCGAGCGCCTGGGACTGGCTGCTGATCGACTGGCTGACGAACTTCGCCAGCTTCGCCAGGGTCTTCTCGCTGGCGTCGTTCAGCGACAGGTAGGGGACTTCCGTCTCCTTCCCGCTGGCGTCCTTGACCTTGACCGGGGTGAACCCGGCCTTCTGGGCGAACTCGGTCAGGTAGGCGTGCAGCCGGGGGTCGTTGACGTTCACCCCGATCAGGATCGCCACCAGGGACTCCATCGCCTCGGACTGCACCGCCTCCTTCAGCGCCTCGCCGACGTTGACCGCCGTGAGCAGCGAGGCGTTGTCGTCACCGTCGGTGATGACGAACACGATCCCGTTGCACAGGAAGTCGTTGGCCGACAGTTGCTTGGCGTAGGCGTTCGACGCCTTGATGGCGTTGTGGCTGCTGTCGAACAGGGCGGTCGTCGCCCCGTTGCCGGACTTCCCGTAGAAGCCCTGGTAGTCGGCCACGTTGCAGTTTTCGAGCAGCTTGAACCCGTGGAACTCGCTCATCTTCGTGCCGAACACGACGGTGCGGAGCATCAGGTTGTCGGCACGGGGGCTGTGGCGGCAGGACTTCACGATCTCCTGCGTGGCCTTCTCCATCTCCCCGGCGAACCCGGCCGTCGAACCGGACTCGTCGAACACGACGGTCGCCAGGGTGTACTCGGTCGCCTGGAGATCGCCGATCTTCGCAGCGGAGAATCCGTAGTGCGAGTTCGGGATGTTGAAGTTCTCCAGGTCGTCGTCGCCTACGAGGGGCATGGTATTCTCCTGTGTCTTGTTTGAGTGAAGGGGCGGGTTTCCCGCCCCGTGGGTGTTGGGTTACGCCAGGAAGTCCGTCGTGGTCGTGGTCTTCATGCCACGGGCCACCATCTCCTTGATGAAGTCGTCCTGGTTCTTCTCGAACCCAGGGACCGGCGACGTGGCGTCGGTCAGCAGGACGAGCTTCTTCACGAAGCTGTCGTCCGGGAAGTAGTTCACCATGTCCCGGCCGGTGTTGGCGAGGCAGTGGCTCCCGGCCTCCCCGGCGAGCAGCACGATGTCCGCCTCGTTCACGGTCTGGAGGAACCCGGTGTTGATCTGGGTGCCTGGGTCGCTCGGGTCCGGCACGTCGGCCTGGATCGCCGAGTAGTGTTCGGTCAGGATGTTGCTGCCCTTCGTCACGAAGTCGATGCTGCCGAACCGCTGGTTCGACCAGTCCATCAGCTTCTCGTACAGGGCGGGCCAGACCCCGTGCCCCCACGACCCGATCAGGCAGTGCGGGGGCCAGATGCACAGCGGGTAGCGGCTGTTCTTCTCCAGCCCCTCGACGTAGGCGAGCGCCCGCTTGTACAGGCCCGGCTTGCTGGTCGTCCACGTCCCGTTCCGCACGTCGGCAGCGGAGATGATCGTGAACGGGTTCGGGTGCTGCCCGGCCGAGTTCTTCCAGAAGACCGGGTGGGCGATGTGGATCGCTTGGTGGCTGTCGAGGGTGACGTGGATGTCGTGCAGCTTGTCCCGCAGCCGCCCGACCATCGTCGCCAGCCGGTTCATGTCCTTGTCGGACCCGTTGACGTAGAGTGCCCCCTTCGGGTCGCAGAAGTCGTTCTGCGGGTCGATCACGATCAGGTGTGCCTTGTTCGCCATGTCAGCCTCCGGTAAAGGTTCGGTCTGTTCACCAGGATTTTACAGTGGTGCTTCGGGTTGTAAAGCAGCTTTTTCAGCCGCCTCACGCATCGCCAGGATCACGGGTTGCAGGTCCGCCCACACGTCGGCCTTCGCTGCGGGCGTCCTCAACAAATACGAGGGGTGGTAGGTGCAAATGACCCGCTTCCCCTTGTATTCGTGTTCACCACGCAAACTACCCATCGACCGTTCCTCTGGCTTGCCCAGCAGGTAGATCGATGCCGTCTTGCCGAGACAGATGATCCACTTGGGGTCAACGACCTTGATCTGGAGATCGAGGAACGGGCGGCAGTTGGCCGCTTCTTCCTTCGTGGGCGTCCGGTTGAACGGAGGGCGGCACTTGAGGATGTTGCAGATGAAGATGTGTTCCCGCTTCCACCCTGCGGCGGCGATGAGCTTGTCGAGAAGCTGACCGGCTTTACCGACGAAAGGTCGCCCGGACCACGCCTCGTCCTCTCCCGGAGCTTCACCGAGGATAAGGATGTCGGCGTTCGGGTGGCCCTCGCCGGGGACGTATTTGTACTCGAAGTGATTCCGGTACTCCGAAAGACCACTGCACTTGTTACATGCAGTGATCTTGGTGTTGATGACTTCTAACGCTTGCGACTTGAGCATCCTGCCCTCAATCCTGGTAGTCCTTGTCGAAGTCGGGCTTTTTGCCCTCGTTCCACCAGTAGGTGTTTTTCTGGTCGTCTTCGGTCTTGGCGTTCGTTGTCTTCACCAACTTGTTCAGACAGAGACAGCCGACGATGACGGTTCCCAGAATCCCGCAGACGATCCCCATCCAGAAGTCCGGCGAGTTCATGACCCCGCCGGACCCGTAGGTTGCGAACAGCATCTCACTCCTCCTGAGTAACTGGTTCCGACTCCGTTTTGAGAACCGGGGTGGCCCCCTCGAACATTACCTCTTCCCGGTTGGCGATCCGCTTGAGCGGCGGGATGTCCAACGCCACCACTTCCTGACGGGTGATGGTGAGGTTCGGGTTCTTCCGGGCGGCGTGCATCGGCGGGAGCTTGTCCAACTCCTCGGTGCTGAACGGCCGCTCGGTCTTCCGTCGAGCGAGGTAGGTGCCCCGCTTGAAGAAGTCCGGGTAGTTGTTCCAGTTGACCCCGTGGGTCTGGAACATCATCTCCTGCATCATGCTGCTCGACTTGTTCTGCAACTCCTTGTGCGAGAACATCGACTGAGCCGCCATGCTGACGCTGTTCCGGGTGGCATCCATCTCCCGCCAGATCAGGTAGTTGGTCGCCTCCCAATCCGTCGGCACGTTGTACACCCGTGCGTCGAACAGGGGCATCCGGTCGGCCTTCTCTGGGAGGTAGTCCTTCAGGTTGCGGTTGAAAAACGCCGTGGTCATCGACGCCAACACGGAAGTCATCTTCAACAACTTGGCGTCGAAGAAGTGTTCGGCGTCGATCTCGTCGGAGTACCACACGAGCGAGATTTGTCGGGTAAGGGCGGAACATCGCTGCCCGCCCTCCCCTAAGAACCGTGCGTGTAAGTTTCCCTTCACACGGCTCAAGCAATCGGCTTAGCCACCAATCACGCCTTCTTCCCGTGCTTTGCCAGATGGCAGTACAAGTGAAGAATGCGGAGGTTTGCGAGGCTGTCGTCCCCACCTTCCGAACGAGGCTTCACATGATGCTCATGTAACTCCTCGCCGTTGTTGAGGCTTTCGCCGCACTCAGGACACAAGAAGTTCTGTTGTTTGGCGACCTGACGCTTCTTGACAGTCAAGAGGTCGGACGCCTTTTCAGCGTCCCGCTCCTCCCAATACTGTTCAAGGGCGGGGTCGTCCCAGCAGGCGAACCGCTGGACAACAACGTGCCTCTTGATGAGAACCCAAGAAGGTTTCATCATGTAGCATTCGGACGTGCCGAACACCCATTTTGCACCCTTCCGGTAGTTCCCCCAATACCGCTTCAGCCACCCCCAACTCTTGTTGGCGTGACGCCGCCTGACCCAACGGTATTGCAGTTGGACCAGATAGTTGTCGAGGCCGTCAAAAGTTCGGGACGCCACCGAGCATCGGAAGTAGTTGCACCACCCACGGATGATCGGGTTCACTCTGGAGATCAGTTCTTCCAAAGGTCGCCCGTCATACTTGCGGAAGGTTTCCTTCAGCTTCTGCTTGATGGCCTTCACGGACTTCTTGCTGGGCTTGATGAAGAGCTTGTCGCCCTTCTTCGAGGTCAGCGTCTTGTACCTCCTGATGTTGAACCCAAGGAAGTCGAAACCTTCGTCCAGATGGGTGATACGGGTCTTTTCCTCAGAGAGTTCCAGACCACGTTCCTTCAACCAGACAACTAGCTTCGCCCGAATTGCTTCGGCTTCCTCCTTGGAGTGACACAACACCACGAAGTCGTCGGCGTACCTGACCAGCCCAACCGAGTTCGGAGCCAGTTCGTAGGTGGTCTTCCCGGTCCCCTTGCGGGTGTTTTTCCGGTACTTGACGCCCAGAACCTCCTCCATTCCGTGAAGAGCGATATTCGCCAACAAGGGACTAATCACTCCACCTTGCGGCGTACCCGCATGGGTGTCGTGGTAGCTGCCGTCGAATTCGACGTAACCCGCCTTCAGCCATTGCCGGATCAATTCCCTTGCGGGAAAATTCCCGATCAACTGCATCAGCTTGTCGTGGTCGATGTTGTCGAAGGCTCCCTTGATGTCAGCGTCCAGCACCCACAATTTCCCACCTTGGCTGGTGAGTTTGAAGATGCGAGCGATGGCATCTTGGCAAGAGCGTTTCGGTCGGAAACCGTAGGACGAGTCCTCGAACTTCGCTTCCCAGAACGGTTCCAGTGCGTTAAGCACCATCGCCTGAACAGCACGGTTCGTGATGTCAGGGATGCCCAAAGGACGGAGCTTGCCGTTGGCTTTCGGTATATAAATCCGTCGTGCGGGACACTTCTTGGCGAGTTGGTATTCAGCCAACTCGTCCACGAGGCGTCCCCTTGCTTCGGGGGTTTTGACAACGATCTTGTCCACCCCCGGCGTCGTCCTCCCTTTGTTCAACTGCGTCACCCGTCGAACCGCCAGACAGCGGTTCTCGTAGCTCCGCAGCATAACATGCTGAAGACTTCGCACCCTCTTGAGGTTTCCCTCTTTGGCGGCACGGAAAATCTCTTGGCGAAGGCGGCGTACAAAAGTGACGACGTGGGACCAGTCAATGCTGTTCCAGTCGCACTTTTGCTGGGAACTTACGCTTTGCTTTTCGTTCTCCATTTATCCCTCCTTCCCTTGAAATCTTCCGTCCGATCACCTGTCGGAATTCAGCACCCTTTCGGGTCGGGCATTACCCTATCCAGCCGGTTATGGATTCCCGTTGCCTTTCGGCTGCTGGCATTCGCTTGATCCGACATCCTTTACCTGCTGGGGAGTCCAGTGTTGCTCACGCTTCACTTGCTTTCGGGCCGAAACCTTCAAGACCCCAACAGGCTTAACACGTTCCGCAGAACCGAAGGTACGACTGCCGTAGGTAGTTCCTATACGCCGGGGATCGGAGGGGTGTTACTGGCCGTTGCCAGACGAAGACAGCCAGCCCTTCTGTGATCCCAGATAACCCGGCGTCAATTGCATTGCCGAGCCTACTCATCACGACGCTTCAAATGGAACTTCGCTTTCGCTTACCGTAGCAGTCTTTCCCCCGCCCCGGCTTTCTCCCGCAATTTGGGTACTCGCCGTTGGGCATTCTTGCTCCCAGCTTCACACGCCTCCGTTGCCAGAGACGCATGTGGGATGGGGAAAAGGTTTAACACAAACCTTGGAGTTACCTCCACTTCAGTTCAGCGACCTCGTGTCGCACCGTCGCTCTGGGTGTAACCGACCCGTGCGTTCGTCTCTTGGACGAGGAACTTGGTGGTCGCCACCATGAGCCGGGACAGCCGCTCGTCGAACGGCCGCTTCAGACCCGCAGTGAAGGTGTGGAACGCCTTGCCGTCCATCCGGGCCACGATGGGAATGAGCGGAAGGAGTTGTTGGCCTGAGTATTGGAACTCGTAGCCCTTCATGCGGTCGCCGAGACTGTCCTTCTTCATGTCTTCTCCCTGTTTCAGTTCGATCAGTCTACCTCGGAGTTTTCCCGCTGTAAACCACTTCTGTCCTAAAATTGCGTCCGAAATGCCAGTACATACGGGTGGAGGAACTACCCATGATTATTTGTATTCTGGCACCCAACGACAAGGTTGAAGTGGTGCGGGAGCGGGCTAAGCAAATCCCCAAGTTTGCCAACCACACCGCCCTGTCGGTCCCCGTTTCGGCAACCGGCGATCTCCCGGCGACTCATTGGTTCTGCACTTTCAGCACAGACGAGGAGTTGTACGCACAGATCAAAGCCCTACAGGAATTCAGTGAGGTTGTCGAGGCCGACCCGAAGGCGTTCCTCGAAGGCAAGAAGCTTAAGCCAATTCCGCTACGCAAGGTCATCGCCGCTGGAAAGGTACAGTAATGAAGTTTGTCGTGCAGCCCGACTTCATCACGCAAGATGAAGTCGGGATCATCAAGTCGTATGAGAAGCCGCAGATCGGCGAAATCCAGAACTACCACATCAAGTCTGTGAACGATGCGGCTCGGGGCTGGACGATCATGAAGGACTTCAGCCGGACCGACGCCTCGAAGGAAGTCACCCGCTTCCAGGGCGACGGCACGCTCGTCGAAGAAGTGCCGGTCTACTTCAAAGACCTGGGCCACAGGATCGCTCGGGCCGTTGGCGTGAGCGACGAACACATGTTCTTCCAGTACATCGTGATTGGTCCCGGCGGCGAGATTCGCAAACACTACGACGCCGGGAAACCGGGTTACATCACTTACAAGTGCAACGTGTGCGTCGAAGGCCCAGCCGACGACTTCATCTACGTCGGCGACGACGTGCTGTCGGCCAAGCCACTCGGCCTGTACTGCTTCGAGGCCAACCTGTATAAGCACTGGATGGACACGAGCGACGTGACCCGCATCGTCTTAAGCTACGGGTTCCTCGTCCCCTACGACTCCCTGGGATGGGCCGAGGACAGCCCCCGCATCCGGTTGAGCAACCGCATCTGGCAGGCTTACATCGGTCGGGGCTAAGAACTTGGTCTTGAACTCGTGGTAAGCAAGGATGGCGGGGTTGAGGATGGCACAGTCCGCCCCCGTCAGGTACTTGCAGGTCATGAACGTCGGGTAGTCCTTGACCTTGTGCCTAGACGCCTTGTCGATGTACTCGTACATGCACCAAACGTCTTCTGGCAGCTTCTCTCCCGCCTGCTTGAATGCCAGGGGCAGGAAGATCACCGCCAGGAGACGCTTGTCGTCTTCGGGAATCATCCAACTCCCGAAGACCTTGCCGTCTACGACATCAACCGCCAGTTGTTTGAGTTCCGCTTCGGTCATCCGATTCCTTCGGTAGTGGCGGGCACGGGTTGCCGTCCTCGTCCACGAATCCTGTCTTGTAAAAGTCGTACTCGATGTAGCCGCAGAAGCCAAGTCCGCAGAACTTCCAGTCGTCCTTGAACTGCTGGGGCACGTCCACCTTCACCCCATTCTCGTACAACTCAACCTCATGGACATTGAGGTTCTGCATCTCCCGGTACTTCTGGATCAGTGCCCGGACTTCTTCTACGTCTACTCGGATCATGTGGGTGGCAACATGTAAGAGGTTGAGATACGGCCCATCTGCCGGATCATGTACAGCATGGGCCACGCCTTCGCAGCGATCACCACGCCCTCGAACTCGTCGGTCCGGTCGCAGAGCCGCTTGACGCCCTCGTAGTCGAGTAGCATCGGCTCGATGATTTCTTCTTCTTCGTGGCCTTCCACGTCGAGCTTGCCGCTCGCCAGACAGAAGACCATCTGCACCGACTCGTCGCTCAGCCCGGCGGACGACACGATGGGCGGGCTGACTTGCAGCACACGCTCCAGCGTCAGCCCGGCCTCTTCTTTCAGTTCACGACGGGCGGCTTCGACCGGACCCTCGTCGCCGTCGATCAGTCCCGCAACGAACCCATACTCGAAGTTCTGGATCGGGTGCCGCCACTCCTTCGTGACGAGCAGCTTGAGTTCGTCCTGGCCTTCGACTGCGACGAAGGCCATGCAGATCACGGCGTCCGGTTGGATGTTCTGGAAGCTCTTGGAGAGGGCCGGGAGCTTCTTGCGGGAAGCCATCAGCCACGAACCCTTCTTCAACGTCCCGTTGCCTTCATCCCCGGTCTGGTAGTCCATCCGGTAGACGTTGAGCCAGGGGGTGTTGAGCAGGGTTTCCATCCCGGTGAGGGTCGTCGGCTTCATCTCAGTCGTCTCCGAAAAGTTTGCGGGCATTAGCGATGGCGGGCACGAGGAGATCGAAAGCCTTCTTCTGGCTCTCGATCTCACGCTCGTGCCCGTCAGTGACGACCCCCGTCGGCGTCAGTACGCCGACGGTGCCGTAGGTATCAAGGTGCTTGTAAGCGTGTTCCGCCGCCTCCAGCAGCTTCAGGAACACAACGTCGTCACCCACGTTCTTCTGTTGCTTAGGCATCCTTGCCGCTCCTTCTTAGTGGAACTCGGTCCCACCCTTCCGCTCGTGGTAGTCCACCGAGATCGACTTCAGGATAACACGCCCGAAGTTCGGCAGCAACTCGGAATACCGTTCCTTAACAGGCGTGACCACCACGCCCTCCCGGCCCTTGAACTTACTGGTGTTCTCCTCGGCCGAGCAGACGGTCGTCGTGCCGTCCGTGTGCTGCGTCAGCACGTCCATACTGAACGGCCCACGGTACAGGATCGGCACCATGTCGATCCCGTGCTTCTTGAACAACTCCACTTTCACGTCGAAATCCAGGTACTTGCCGTTCACGGCGATGTCGAACGCCCGGTAGGCGGCGGTCTTCACCCCGTAGGCCATGTCCTGAATGCCCGGTCCGTAGATTTCTCCGTACACCACCACGTTGTTCTGGTGGGCACAGAGTTCCACGAGCAGGTTCTTCATGTTGTCGGTCATCGGCAGCCAGTAGAGCGACTTCACGCCCTTGTCGTTCTGCGGCTTCCGACGGGTGCCGTGCGAACCGGCGACGAACGTCCACTCCATGCTGCCGTCCGTGTCGTTCGGCTGCTGGACGATCCCGACCCGGCTGTTGGTGCCGTGCAGCTTCTCCGTGAAGATCACTTCCTCGCCGTCCACCAGCACGCCGGGGAAGTTCCCGATGTTCTCGATGTCGGTGTAGGCGTGGAACGTCCCGATGGGCGGGGCGGCATCGCCGTCCATCGCCTTGACCGGCGGCTCGTACTTCTTCACGCCCCAGGCTTCGACCATGCTCGTCCCGACGGGGAGGCTCTGGTCGTCGAGCGGGGCGAGGAACCCCTGCGACCGCTCACCCCGGAGGCGGGCCGCACGGATACGCTGGCCCGGTGGCCGGGTGCCGTCGATCTGCTTGGCGAGCGGGGCGGTGTACTTCGTGATGCCCCACTTGTCCGTCAGAGCTTCACTGACGACAGAATCGGGCGGCAGGTACACGCCTTTCTGGCCGACCTGCCAGTTGCCGGTCCCGCTGATGACCCACCAGTTTTTGACCCGAACGAGTTCGAGTCGGTCGGCACCGGGGTGCTTCTTGACTTCTTCGACCTGAACTACGTCAACGATCAGGGTACTCATCGTGCCCTCCTTTCGGCAGTAAGACACTGCCCAGGAGGGCAGGTTCACATCTTGAAGGAATCGCCCTTGTGGCGGATTTCAAAGTCAGTGGCTTCTCTCACCAGCACTGACTCAAAATACCCTGGATATGCGTGTTGTAAAGCGTCAGAGATGGATTCTGCGTAACGGAGGATGGGGAACTGGTCCCCATCCTCTTTCTCCAGCATGATGTACCACCACCGCCAGCGACCGACACGCCCTAGCATGCTGGTCATTGGCCCTCCAGCTTCTCCCCAAGCGACTTGAAGAACCCGCCCAGCACCTTTCCGGCCCGCTGGCCCAAGTCCTTCGTCCGCTCGACGGCCTGCTCGCCACCGGCCTTGATGTTGGCGGCGACCTGCTCGGCCCCGGACTGCACCTTGCCGGTGAACTCGGCCAGTTGCTCGTCGGTGACGCCGAGACGCTTGAGGGCTTCGGCGACGGTTTCTTTCACAACCCGGACGCCCTCATCGAACCCCTCACGGACTTCGTTGAGCAGGTCGTCCTCGGCGGTGACGTAGCCCGGACGGACGCCGGTGCCGCACGACCCGCCGCAGCAGGTCGGGCCAGCCTCGGGCACGTTTTGGGCAGAAACCTGGGGCTGCTCGCCCTTCAGGTGCTTCTCCAGGTCGCAGAGCGACTGGACGGAGAGGAGGGTGGAACCCTCGTGTTGCGTGAATGCGAAAGCCGCAACGGGGCGGTCCTTACCGAAGTGTAAGACCGCCCCATCACGGACGACTGCGTACCACAGACTCATGTTATTCCTCACTGGTTTCGACCGGCTCTTTCTTAAGGTCTTCCTTCTCCAGCCGGTGAATCGTAAGGATATCCTCTTTGTACTTGTCGGTCAAGAGACGTTCCCCGCCGTCGAGGTACGCCAGCACGATGCGGGGGTCGTTGGTCCCCACTTCGTCGGCGATCTCCAGCGCCTTGTCCGCCCACAGCGGGTTTCCGCCGTAAAGCTTGATGTCACGCAGGAGAATCCGCCGCATCGTGTCCCGGCTCGGCCGGGGGACGTACAGGGGCTTGGTGAACCGGCTCGACAGCGCACCGGGGTGGCCGGGACGCCCGCCCATCAACCTGTCGAACAGCACCTTGTCGTTCGCCGTGGCGAAGCACAGCACACGGGTTTCGGCCCGGCTCGCCTCGTTGTTCGTCACCTTGCGAACTTCCGCCCGCTCGTCCATCATGGAGAGCCAGACGGTCAGGATCGTCTCCAGCGTCTTCTCGATTTCCTCGATGAAGACGACGGGCGGCACGCCGGTCTGCTTGAGCCGCCGCAGGAAGATCGCCTCGATGCCCGCACGGGTTGCGGAGTTTGCATTCAGTGCGAGGTAGCCGCCGTGGCCCAGCACCGTCTGCACGCCCTTGAACAGCGACGACTTCGCACAGCCCGGCAACCCGTGCAGCAGGACGTGGTTACGCCGCATCCCGCCGGTGTCCTTCATCGTCTTGATGGAGGAGAACATGACCCGGATGTGCGCCGCCCGGCCGTAGATGCCCTGGAACGCCGGGTGCTTCTCGATGTCGGCGTCGGTGCCGTTAATCAGCACGTCCGGGATTTCGATGTCTTCGAGGGACAGTGCCCGGTCGAAGTCCACCAGTTCACTGAGATCAACGTTGTCGCCGCCCCCGCCGTCCGGCACGTCGGCCTTCGGGTTCTCGACGGCCTTCCAGCCGTGGGTCTTCGCCGGACCGCCGAGCGTCCAGGGGTAGTCCCCGAACCGGCCGCTCTGGCCGGACTCCTGAAGGACGCCGAGGATGGCGTTCATCTCGTTGGTGAGCCGGTTGGCGTCGGCGTTGCGGTTCGTCCGCCGCTCGTAGGTGAGGCTGGTCTTGTAGAGGTAGAGTCCGTCGCCTTCGGGAGCTACCGGGGCGATCACCTTGCACGGCTTGACCGTCCAGTTGCTCCGGGTTCCCGATGTACTGCGGTTGATGATCGGGGTAAGATTGTTCTGGATGACCCCCGTGTCCACCCGCTTGCCGTTCTTCCGCTGGAGGGTCACGGTGAAGCTGGGCATGCCGTCCGCCATGTCGATCTCCCCTTGAGTACCCGGCTCCTGCCACAGAGCCGGTCTGCCTGAGAAACTACCACGAGACGCACCCCTATTATAACCGCTGCATTCTTTGTGTAAAGGGGAAAATTTATGAGAATTCGGTGTACATCCGTACACAAAAGAGAAATGTTGGAGAAAAATAGGCCCGGTGTTAACCGGGCCTAAGAGTTACTTCAGAACGACGAAACCGTCATCGCTCGGCGACTCGTTGAGCAACACAGGTTCTTGGGGCTGGTTGCCAGTCTCGTTAAGCTTGACCTTGCCGGTAGCCTTGTCAACGACGTGTTCGGTCTTGCCCTTCGTCGTGACTCGTTCCGGTTGATCCAGCAACAACTTCTGCTCGGACATGGTATTCTCCTTTTGGGACTTGGGTTTCTTCTTCGGCTGCGGGGCCACGGCCTCGCTCAACACTTCTTCTTCCTTAACTTCGCATACCGCCGTGCAACACGGTTGTGGGGCGGCTTCCACGACCGGCTCGGGCTTGGCCTGACCGTCGTCGATCACCTTGACGAGAATCAGGTCGCCGGACCGGACCATTTGGATGTAGTAATCGTCGCCCTGGAACTCTTTCTCCGGGCCGACCACCCGGACGCCGCTCGCCGTCGGGCGGGGCAGGGTGAGAGTGGCGTTCTTCGACTTGTTCTTGAAGAGGAAAACACCCTTACCGGACAAGGCGTTTTTCACCTTCGTCTGGTTGATTTCCTTCTTCTGGAACTTGTTGAACTTGGCGTATTTCATGGGACTCCTGTTACCTAGTTACGTCTTGCAAAATGACGTGGCTTTCGCTACCATATATAAGCAACCGCCTAATAATCTTGGAGCAGTCATGAAAAAGTTGAAGAAGTGGTCTGAGGTTTACCCCCAGGGCACAAAGGAGGGGAACGAGGAGCAGAAGTTTTTCATCGCCCTCGCCCGTAACCCGAAGTTCGAATGGCGTTCTACCGGAATGATCGCCAAAGAGTCTGGCCTGACCCGTGAGCGGGTCGAAGAGATCATCCAGAAGTACGTTCAAATGGGACTCGTCATTCCTTCACCGAGTAAAGAGGAACATTGGGCCTATTGGGAGCGTGTTCCGAACATGGTTAAGGACGACAGCAAGTCCCTCACCCAGAAGGATCAGAAGAAGCGGATCGAAAAGCAGATTCAGGGTTCGCCCGACATGTGGGAAGACGACGACAAGGACGACACGGACCTTCTCGACGACGTGCAGTAAAGCAAAAAACCCTGGGGTGCGCACCCCAGGGTTTTCGTATGAATGTGAAGTATGATATTACTTCAACGGCGAATCGCCGGTCTTGTCCTTGACGGTCTTGACGCCCTTAGCGTTCTTCAAGTCAAGGTAGGCCGAAGCCGAAGTCGGTGCAAAGTATGCGTCCGGGTACTGGCTGCGAACGTAGCCGTCCGGGTACTGACCACGGATACCAGAGCGGTGCGTGTTTTCCACGGTCGCAGGCAAGGTCAGGTTGTTGGCATCGCACCATTGGTGGAAATCTAGCATGCTACTCCCTCATTGGTTTGTGTAAGCTTACCTTTTATATACGGCTCTCAGGAATTTTTTTCGACCATGACCAATAATCCATCCGTTGAAATCGAGGAAATCAACGAGGAGACTCCGATCACTACGGGCTGCGTGTTCTGCGAGAAAACCGTCTCGATTTTCAAGGAAGAATACGATCAGAACCGGGCGGTCGGTCACGGCAACTTCTACTGTGCCTTCTGCATCCGTAACGGGCACCACCACGCCGACGCCCTGAAACACAAGCTGATCCTGTCCTTCCGAGGCGTCATCGGGTTTTACTACTGGCAGTTGTACCAGAACCCGAACCGCACTATCTATCTCTCTGAGATCGAATCTTGCGTGAGAGATCATGCGAACGTTGGATTACAGCACCCGGCCTTCGCCTACGACCCGGAGACGCTGAACTGGTACATCGATTTCCGCCTCGTCGGCAACACCCGGCACAAGTTCCCGATCAAAACCGTCCACGACAACATCGACTTCATTATGGAATGCTTCCAGTTGCAAAAGCGTGTCCCGCACCTGCACGTCAAGACGTTCCACGAGAAGTTCACCCAGGCCATCGACCTGTACCACCAGCAGCGACAGCGGCCGAAGGGCAAGAAGGTTCTCTGCCCGACCTTCGTCAACTGCGGCTCCTTTCGAGCCGATATGGATTTCGAAAGCACAAAGACCCTTCCCACTTTTTTTTTTAGTACAGACGTAGCGGGCGAGAACGCCGTCAACCTCACCGCCGTCAACGCCCACGAAGAGGGCGTGAAAGAGAAAGAGGCGGGCCAGCCCCGGATCGTCATCAACGTCAAAGAGAAGGACGGCTGTTTCGAGGCTCTTGTGGAACTACCCGGCCTGAAGGCTACCAAGCTCGTCCGGTCGGACGGCAACACCGTGTACCCGAACAAGGCGTCCCTGACCAGCGGCATCCGTGCCCTGGAACGCAAGATGGGGATGAAGTTGGAAGTCAGCTACCCGAAGCGGGTAGCTGCGAAGTGATTACTTGTACGCCGTCATTTCCTTGATCGCCTGAGCCATCCGCAACCGTTCCCAGCCCTTACGGCTGCCGAGGATCGCCTTGCCTTCCGGCCCCATCGTCTTCTCGAACTCTTGGATCAGGTACTCAATCGCCCAATCCTCCATCATCAACATGTTCGCCTGACCGGAGAAGGTCATGTCCAGGTGACAGGCGGCTCCCGGAATCGGCACGATCAAACTCCGACTCTTCTCCCTCAACTCGGTGAAGATTTCGTGGTCGTGCGGGTGGTCGCCGCTCGTCCACTTCTTCCAGATGTCGATGTCCTCCAGCAGCGTCTTAACCTTCACCCCGAACGTCATGCAAGTGCTGATCGTGTACCGCCAGTGACCCAGGGCCGTGCGTAACACCCTGGACGACTCGCCGCCGCCGTAAGCCTTCGTGTACTTGTCTGGGTGGTCGTAAAGCGTAACGTAGTCGGACATCTTCAAGCCTTCTTCGATCAGCTTGACCGCCCGGCCTTGATGCAGGTAGTCGTCTTCACTGAAGTAAACGATGTCGTCGTAGTCCAGGTTGTCCACAGCGAGTTCGATGGCGTGGAAGGCCGACCCGGCGTTGCCGAGTTGCGTTTCCTCAATCGGAAGGCCCGTCTCGTTCACCATCTTGAACGTCTCACGGGTGCAGTTGTCGGCTATGATCGTGATGGGAGGGGTTTTGCCCTTCTCCATCACGTCCTCGGTGAAGATCAGGTCGGCGAAGCATGAGAGGAAGTTCTTTAAGCAGACTTCCTTCGTGGCCCCTGGCATCTTCGGCTTGACGTAGCTCTTATCGCTTATTCTGTAAAACAAGTGCATTGAGTTCTCCTGCGATTTCTTCGGCCACACTCTTCCAGTCGCCCGGAGATGGCTGGCGGAATAGACGAACATCCTTATACCATTCCGTCTTGCTTCCTTCAAGCTGCCATCTCCAGTCCGGGTTGTAAGGGATCATCACCCAGGTCGGGATGCCCATCGCACCGGCCAAGTGGACCGGGGCCGTGTCACAGGAGATTAACAGATCGAGGCCGGACAGGATCGTCGCCGTGTCCTCGAAGTTCTTCATGAGCGGCGTCATGTCCACCATCTTCACGTTCTCGCCACCGGCCGAGAAGTCCACGACCTTCTTACCCTTTGCGTAGATTCGGGTCGGCGGGGCGATCTGCAAGCTGAACAGCTTGACGTTAGGCACGTTGTAGATCGACTCGAAGAACCCCAGCGGGATCGAACGGTTCACGTCGTTCGGGTGGGCCGGGCTGCCCGCCCAGCAGACGCCCACGTTGAACGTGCCCCGGTACTTCTCCGGCAACTCGAACTTCACCTTCGGCGTGATGTACAGGTCGTTCGGGATGTACTTCAATGCCAGCAGGTGCGGCAGGCTCATGAGGGAACACTGGTAGTCGTACTGAGGGAACTCGTCGCCGGTGTTGTTGATGATGTCACGGACGACCACGGCGTCCACGCCTTGCACCCGCCGCACCAGATCGGCCAGGATGTCGGCACAATGTACCACAACGGTTGCCCCGTACTCCTTCAGGTAACGGCAGTAGCGGACGAACTGGATCACGTCGCCGTGGCCCTGCTCGCCGTAAAGCAAGATGGTCTTGCCCTCCAGCCGGTCGCAGCCGTTCCACCGCTTCTTCTGGTCGTAGGCCCGGAGGTAGTGCTTCAGTTGCTTGTAGTAAAGGAATCGGTGTTCGTACTCCTCGAAGCCACGACGCCAGTCGCCCATCAGGTGATAGGTGAAGGCGAGATCGACGTGGGCCGGGACGAAGCCGGGGTCCAGCACGAGGGCTTGCCGGAAACACTTCTCGGTCTTCTCCAGGTCTTTCAGGTCGCCGTAGATGCCGCCCAGGTTGCTCCACAGTTCGGGCGACGGGCTGATCTCCAGAGCCTTCTTGCAGTATTCGATGGCCTTATCGTGCCGCTTCATGTGACGGAACTGGAGGGCGAGGTTGTTCAGGAACAAGAAGTTGTTCGGGCTGAGTTCCAGGGCTTTCTCCAGGTACTCCTGGGCCTTGTCGAACTCGTCCAGCCCGGCGTGCGACAGGGCTAGGTTGTTGTAGTTGTCGGCACTGTTCGGCTCGATTGCCAGTGCCTTCAGGGCGAACTCCTTCGCCTTGTCGTACTGCTCAAGCTGCTGCTGGCAGATGGACATCAGTTGCAGGGCACTGTGATGCTCAGGGAAACACTTCAGGGCTTGATTCAGAATGACTTCCGCTACGACCGGGTTCGTGACAAGGGTGTCCTTAGCCTTGTCCAGAGCCTTGTTCATGATTTCATCGACGTTGATTTCCAAACTCATGTTACCTCCACTAAATACAGTAGTGATTTCCACTATGAATCGGAGGTAACATATGGGTTGTGGTTGCAGTGGCGGTCGTCGGACCGGCCCGTCGAGAACGCCTGCTCTCCGTCCGGCGGCGGCAACGCCCCGTCCGGTGAACACTGGTCTTACGTCAGCGGCCAGCCCGGCTGAGATTCGGGCGTTGGGCCTTCAGCAGAACACCGCTCCGAAGTCGGCCGTCCGCATGGACGCCGAGCGTCGTCGCATCGAGAAGTTGAAGCGGGACGCCATCCGGGCGAAGTTGCAAAAGTAAGGTGAACATGAGCGAAGGACAACAAAAAGGCTTCCGGCCCCGGCCGGACAGCGTACCGAGATATTTCCCCCGTGGGCTGCGGACGAAAGAAGTACAACCCACGGCTTTGCAGAAGACCACCGTCCTCAAGGGGCACAGCACCGGCGTGGTCGCATCCGCACGGCAGGAAGGTCACGTCGCCCCGAACGGCAACACCTACGCCGAGAGGATGCAGCAACGTCTCCAGGTGTGGAATAACAAGCACAGCAATGCAGACAAGGTGAGACGGCGGGCGTTACCGCCGAGAAAGTTGAGCAACACCAACCGCTACTACATGCCTTAAGTGAGGAGACATGGCCCTACTATTCATCGAAGGCTTCGACACAATGAATTCCCCGTCTACCGACCCGGCTAACCACACCGGGTTGAAGTGGGACTTCACGCAGATCAACGTCAGCACCAGCAACCGATTCACAGGTAGCGGCAATTGCATCGCCGACGGCTCTCGTGGCAACTTCGTCGCACGCAACATCGGCCAGAACCTCTCCGCAGGCGTGATTGGCTTTGCTTACAATCCGGGCATGTCCCTGAGCAACCTGTACAAAGCCAACATGGTCGTGTTCATGGACGGCGACCTGACTTCGACCGTACAGTTCGGCCTGTACATTGACAACAACCGTAAGTTGAACTTGTTCCGGGGCGACCACAGCAACACGCTGGGTACGACCACTTATGTCTTGACTCAGAACCAGTGGCACTTCATCGAGTTGAAGTTTGCGATCAACAACAGCATCTCGACGGGAGACGTGATTCTTTACGTCAACGGGTCGAACGTCCTCCAGTTGGCGAACGGCACCAACACCCGTGCTACCGCCAACAACTACGTCACCGGCTATCGCTTCAACGGTGCGGTGCCCGCTTTCGGCAGTGCAGGTGATTCGGTTTGGGCTATCGACGACCACTACCTCTTAGACTTGACCGGATCGACAAACAACGCTCCGCTCGGCAACTGTCGTGTGATTACCCTTCGGCCGAACGGGAACGGGAACAGCAGTCAATGGGTCGGCAGTGACGGCAACTCGGTTAACAACTACCAACAGGTAGACGACCCGACCGGCCCCTTCGACTTCGATTCGACTTATAATGAGTCGGGCAATGTGGGCGATAAGGACACCTATTCGTTCGACGACCTGCCCGCCACAACCAACACAGTGTTCGGGGTTCAGTCCAACATCTTTGCTAAGAAGACCGATACAGGAACGAGGACGATCAATCACGTCACCCGCATCGGCGGTACGGACTACGACGCCACGGCGACGGGAGATTTAACTTCGGGTTACTTGGACTACCGCACGGTCATGGACGTGAAACCTTCCGACGGTACAGCGTGGACTGTATCTGATATCAACAATGCTGAGTTCGGAGTTAAGGTAAATAGCTAAACATGACCGCCAGGATAACAGAAACTACGGTCGAAGTCCTGGCGGCTGGTGACGCTAAGGCCAGGACGACAGACGTTGCGGTCGAGATTTTGGCCGCTGGCGATGCGAAGGCACGCACCACCGAAATCACGGTGGAGGCTCTTACTGCTGGCGATGCGAAGGCACGCACCACCGAACTCTCTGTAGAAGTTCTCCTCATTTCGGAAACCCGTGCCCGTGTTACCGAGGCTACGGTCGAAGTTCTAGCCGTTACGATTAACGAATACAGCGACACTGGCTCGGGCGGTGCCGCTGTTGGCGGCGTGGCACTCCTGCCGACCCGTTGGTTCAACACGGCGTCCGGTGGTGCTGTCGTAGCCGGTGCCGCCAACGCAGAGTTCATTCTGACTGCATCTGGCGGCGTGGTCGCAAGTAGTTCGGCAACGAACACTGTTATCCTCACGAGAACCGCTTCCGGCGGTGTCGTTGGCGGGGCTACCACTACTGTTCGACTCATCCGCCCGACGATCATTGCTTCGGGTGGTGTGGTTGGTGCGGGCGTTGCTTTCGTTAGAACCTACATCCCAGGCCGGGGCGGTGCGGTTGGCGGGGGTACGGCTCTTGTTCAATCCGCAGTTGCTTACATTAGTGCATTCGGCGGTGCCCGTCCGGGCGGGCGTGCCCTGAATGCTCAAGTCTACGGCCCCTACCGTCCCACCGGCGGTGCCCGGTTGGGTGGTACGGGCGTGCCACTTATCTTCATCTTGGCACAGGGCGGGGCTGTCGGTGCCGGTGTTGCAAGAGTTGGCTGGTACGTCAAGCTCCGAGGCAGTGGCGGCATAGTCGCTGCCGGTTCGGCCGACAACAACATCTACGACTCTGCCCGTGGTGGAGCAGTCCTCGGCGGCACAGGTCGGGTCGCCTACCGTGCCAACGTTCAATTCGCTGCCGACGGGATCAAAGGCGGCGGTACAGCCCGTGTTTACAAATGGGGCGATGATATCGGTCAAGGCGGTGCCCGCCCCGGTGGTTCGGCACGGGTCACTCACTTCCTTTACCGAGTCGGCAGCGGCGGTGCCCGACCGGGTGGGGCCGCACGCTTGCTGTCTCGGACCTTCGATGTCGGGACTGGCGGTGCCGTGTGTGCGGGTCAGGCACGAGTGGGTAAACTTTACGTCAACGTTGCCACCGGCGGTGGCGTGTGTGGCGGTATTGCGATCCAGGCTCTTACATCCGACAACGGCGTCATCAGCGGCTCGGGCGGTGTGCGTGGCGGTGGGATTAGTCGAAATACTGAGTACATGTACCGGACCGCCTCTGGCGGGGCGGTCAGCGGCAGCACGGCCACGATCCGAAAGATTACGAGACTCACGGCGACTGGCGGCGTAGTCGTTAGCGGTTTCAGTCTGTCTGAAGTAAGAATCTACGGTAAGGGCGGGGCGGTCCTGGGCGGGTCGAACGTCAACAACCACTTCATGTATGTAACGGCGAGCGGCGGGGCTGGTGTTCTGAGCGGTCAGAACATTAACACCGACATCGACTTCACCCCGAAGGCATGCCGTCCGCCTCAGAACGAGGCTGGCATGTGTTGCAAGAAGGACAAGCGTGTATCGACACGGGTGTCGAAGCTGGAAGTGACGAATGGTCTGGCAGACGGCGTGGTGGCAGCTTCCGTCAACTGCGTCCTGCGTCGGCGGTTCAAGCTCGCCAACTCGATCTACAGTAACTCGGATAAGTTCCAGAAACGGAAGCGGCCTCCGCAGCGGTTGAGAAATACAATGACTTATTCGTCTTAATCCTTGCCCATGTCAACTTGGGGTTGGATGTTCGGCCTGTTGAACAGCGACGGGTCGATGGGCACATTCGTCTTTGGGTTCTTCAAGTCCATCAACATACTCAGGTTCTCTTCGGCCCAAACGTAGAGAATCTGTTTCGGCAGCCCGTCCTTGTATTCAGTAACTTCACCCGAGGCGATCACACTCCCGGCCTCGTTGCAGATGGTGAACCCGTCGATGAGCTTCGTCTTCTTGTTGATGAAGGTCATCCGTGAGATCGGCTGGCCGATGGAGTTCTTCCCCGGCTCGACCCAGATGTAGCTCTTGTTAGTCTCGACGATCTTTCCCGTGTCCACGTTGAGGTTGCTCATCCCGAGCGAGTCCATCAACAGGAACGGGCTGAACGGGGTTCGCATCCGGCTCTTGGCAAAATCTTCGTGCTTGGCGAAGTACAGTGAGGACGGGTTCATCCTTTTCGACCAGAACCAGAACTCCTTGTCGTTCGAGCCAACGTCTACCTCCTGGCCGACGATGCTCGTCACGGTGTACCGGAACTTCCGATCCTTCTCGTAGTACAAGCGGCCATTCAGACGCAGCTTGATCCCTTTCTGAAGGAAACGGATACTCACGTCTTCGCAAACAAAGGATTTGATCTGAGCGTTTCGCTCGTTAACTTCAGCAATGACTGGTGGCGGGGCGGGCAGCGTGATCGCCGTCCGCATGTCTTCTTCGACGGCCTCGGTGGTCAGGTTGGAGTCCGGCAGGTCGCCGAACTTAGTGAAATACAAGAACCCGCCGATGAGGGGTGTCAGGATCAAGGCGAGCATTAAGAATCGCTTCGTCCATTTCATAGTGCCTCCTTCGGGACGTAAAAAATCCCCACGGCATAGAGAGGAGTATACCGTGGGGATTCCGAAACTACAAGCCAGTAACGACTTAGTTTTCGCTGTTCAGCGTGAACTTCGGCGTCAGGTTAAGAACGTCACCGTTAGCCAGAACACGGCTCACGGAGAAGAGTTCGGCCCACAGAGCCACACCCGACGTAGCACCGATGATCCAGTAACCGAAAATGGTCTGGCCGGTGCCCGTACACGTCCACGACTGCGGTGCGGTGCCGTAAGACGATTCGGCCTTGTTGGATACCGTAACAGCGGTGTTCCAGTTGGCACGAGAGAGGGTCTTGGCAGCGTAACCCGTGAACGTCGCTTCGACGAACGAGTTGGCACCGGAGTTCTGGTCCGGGGTGTAGTTGTTGGTGTACAACTTAAGGATGTAGTTTTCATCGACGGACAGGGCGTCGGACAACATCTTGTCCAGAAGCTCAAGTTCGCCGAGGTTCGGTACGACTAATGGCATATGCAATTCTCCCAAACGAGGTTTGTAGGAATAGATATGCCTCGCTTTAATACTTTCGAAGCGTTTTGTAACTTGACACGCATTTTGTAACTTGACATGCCCAGCCCAGAAGACTTGAAGCCGTTCGTGAATGACATTGCCAATGCGGCGGTGCATTTCGGGGTTTCGGAACGGACGGTGCGTCGGTGGCTCCACGCCAGCGGGTTGACCGAGAAGAAGAGTGGCTGGGGGCCGAAGCTAAACAAGTCTCAGGTGAACGAGGTTCACCGGCTCGACCGGGAGGGCGTCAGGATCGTCGATATCGCCAAGATCATGAACGTGTCCCACGTTGCCATCAGTAAAATCCTCAACGGCCGGACCCACACCCCGAAGGGCACGGACACGGCCATCGTTTCTGTTATCTACAACACGAATTAACGGCCCGGCGGCTGGTACGGACCCTTGCGGGCGTCCTGTTCCGACTGCGGCGGCAGGTAGAGGTATTGGACGCAGGCGGTGATGGCCGGTAGGTACGCCCCCGTGCTGGCGAACGACTTCGGGAAGATGTTGCGCTTCGGGGCGGTGTAAAACCCGGCCTCGAAGCACTGTTGGTATTTGTTCGGGAAGCTGATCTTGCAGCCGAACCGCTTGGGGTGGCCGGTGCGTTCGCACTGGCGGTCTTTGTATACCCGGCGGACGATGGCCGTCCCGGAGATGTCGAGGACGCCGCCGTCTGTGGTGGCCGTCTTGTTGGCCGAGATCACGTTCACTTCGGCTGTGCCGCTCATATTCGCTCCCCCATCACCGTAAAAGTAGCCGTGACCGGCAAGCGAAGCGATGAGGGTCGTCCGTTGCTGTTGGGTTTGGCTCGCTGCCAAGAGGACGAGCAATTGAAGAATCGTTGCGTATTCGCTTGCGGTGGGCATACTTTAGTTACTCGGAAAAGGCAGAAATTCGGGTTGAGCGGATAAATAAACTGTCAAGCGGTATATAGAAACAGCGTCCGATGAAGGAGACACAATCTATGATGAGTTACAAAGCATGGCGGACCATCAACCAGAAGTTGATGAATGAGTCTGCTCTTGGTACTTCGACCCTGGGCCTCAAGACGCCTGCTTCGTTGGGCATCACTGGAAGCAAGCTTGCTGAGATGGGTTTCCCACCACCCGAGGGCGAAGACGATGATGACCTGATGGGTCATGATGACGGCACCGAGTCGGACATCGACCCGGATGGCGACGGCGACGTGGATGTTCCGGGTGCTGGCCCGGACCTAGACCCGGATCAAGATGCCGATGAGCTTCACGGCATGGACGACCCGGCGATGCTCGCTCTCTTGGGTGACGACGACGGCGAACAGGGCGATGATGAAGTTGCACCGGAAGGTGACGACGCATCGGCTCTCGGCGGCGACGACGGCATGATGGGCGGCGACGAGGACGAGTTCTCGTTCGACCCGGCCGACCTGGGTGACGACGCTCACGCAGTTCCCGACATGGGCAAGTCGGCCGACCTGAGCAACCTGCTCGGCGGCATGGGCGTGTCCCCGCATGACCAAGCCCCGGACATGGGCTTCGGCGACGAAGGCGATGAGGGTGCTGACATCAGCAGCCTGTTCGGTGGTGCTGGCGACGAAGGCGATGAGGGTGGCGAAGACGCCGCTCCGGCTAAGGGTGCCAACCCGTTCGGCGGCGAAGACGAGGGCGACGATGACTCCGCTCCTCAAGGCGAAGCCGACGATGACAACATCGAAGACGAACTCGACAGCGACATGGACGACGACGATTCCGACGACGCAGAGTCCGACGAGGGCGGCGACAAGGAGTCGGAGTCCGATGACGACAAGAAGTTCATGGGCAAGGGCTGGTGCAACAAGATGATGAAGAAGGAAGGGAAGGAGTTCCCGGCTTTCTTGAAGAAGGGTAAGGACAAGGACGACAAGAAGGGCGGTAAGAAGGCTCCCCCGTTCGCCAAGAAGGGTGAGAAGAAGAAGGACGACAAGGGTCCGAAGCCGTTCGAGTTGTTCAAGAAGGGTGGCAAGAAGAAGGAAGAGAAGGTTGACGAAACCTCGTTCTTCCGCAGCCTCACCAAGCAGGCCGCTGGCGACGTTCGCAAGCTGAAGGAAGACTCCCTGGTGGCGTCCCCGAAGCAAGCCAAGCGTGAGCCGGGTCCGGGCGAAGTGGGCTACGCCCCGAGCGGTCGGGTTGGTCAACTCCCGAGCGTTGCGTCCTACAACGAGTGGAAGGCCAAGAACTTCCCGAAGAAGAAGTAACCTTCACCAAATGAAGAAGCCCGGCGAAAGCCGGGCTTTTTTCGTTTACAGTTCTTCGGAGCCGAAAGCCCCTACAGTGAAACTGCTACCCCCACAAGCGAGCGACCGAAGGGAGCGAGACGTGGGGGTAGCCCTTTAGGGTAGGGGATGAAGGCGATGGGCTAAAGATGGGCTTAAAAGTTTCTATCCCTCAAAGCACAAACACAACACAGTACCACAGGACACAATCAGGACTACGACCACCCCGCTCAAGAGTTCCTACATTTTTCCTGACCTTCCAGTTCGTACAACTGGAACAATACCTCCTGATACTTCCCCTCGTCCGTATCAGGGTACACGTCCTTGAAGTGCTTCATCCCCACGTCGGACTGGACGTACTCCAACAGCCGCATCCGGGCTTCGTTCTCGTCCCTGCCAGCAGGACCGTAGAACTCACCGATAGTACCGACTACCAATTTAGGTTTTCCGACGTAAACCGGGCAAAACTCAACCATATCTTCCTCCACCTTATCTTAGTGTACTCAACCCTGTTCTTCGATGTACTTCTTGATCGTCTCCGTACTGGCGTCTCCAGTGGTACACACGAAGTACCCGTCACTCCAGAAGGTCTTCTCCTTCCAGAAGTGATACGCCAAGAAGTTACCAAACTTCTTCCAGATGTGGAAGGTCGATTGGCTCTTGAGCCGGGTGGCGATACTGGTCGGGGACAGGGTGGGTGGAGCGTCTACGAGAACGTGGATGTGGTCGATGTCCACTTCCATCACGTCAATGGCGAAACCGCTTTTGTAGGCGATGTCGGTGAACAGCGTCTTGATCTCGTCAGCGATGTTCTGCTTGGCGAGCAGCTTCTTCCTGTACTTGCAGGCGAAGACGAAGTGGTACTTGAGCAGGTACTTGCTGTGGCTGGCGTGGTGGTACTTATCTTCCTTCGGCATGACACTCTCCAGAAGTGAGACAAGCCCGGCAGAGCCGGGCTTGTCTCTGTTCGAGAGCCAGATCAGACCCGAACCGGCTTGCAGTTCAGCGGACCCATCAGACCGGCTGGCTGCGGGAAGTACCCCCACGGCTTGCTACCCCAGATGCTCGCCCCAGCGTCCCCGTCCTTCCAGCGGATGACCACGAACTCCTCCTCCCGCTCCACCGAGAGGTAGGTGATCCTGCCCGTCATCTGGTCGTCCGAGAACTTGTCTACGAGCGACTTGGCGTTGTCCCACGACCCCTTGATCCTGAGCATGTTACACCCGGCGTCCGGGTCCGTGGCATCAGTCGCCGTCCGGCTGATGTGAATGTGGCTCTGACCCGCCACCAGTCCTGCCGCTGGAATGGCGATCCCAAAACTTGTTCCCGCCATCGCTTTCAGTGCGTTCCGTCTGTTCATCTTCTTGCTCCTGTTTCTCGCCGTATCTGAACCGGATGCCGAACACCAGTCCGAGGGGCGGTTTCAACGGCTCCACCCTGATAAGAGTTAACTCAAACACTTCATGTTCTCCCAAACGTGGTACTCGTCGTCGTCTTGCACCACGCCTACCTTCCTCATCCCCGCCTTTCCGAACAACCTGTCGTAGATCGCCGCCCTCTGGTTCGTTGGCTCCTTCTCCACCCCATCCACCGTCTTTCGCTTCTCCGGGGTGTACACCATCCTCAAGCCCGCCTTCGACAACTCCCCTCCGAACTCTTGCAACTTCCGCATGAGCGGCATGGTACTCGGCTGAACCGACTTCGACACGGTACTCAGGTCTGCACCCAAATCGTCAGTGTTAAAGAACGCCACGATGACGTAGGGGATGTTGCTGGCGTTGTCCGGTCCTCGGAGTTGGGCGTAGATGGTTTTGTCGAGGAACGGTATCCAGTACACGTCGTTTTCGGGCTGGATGTTGCCGAACACCTTCTGGACGACGGCGTGGAGTCGGTCTTGCTGCTCCTCGTTTTCGAGCCATGTCTTGAAACGCATATCGTATCTATCCGGTCGGGTCTGTCAATCCCCGGCGAATAAAAATTTCCGGTTTTCCGTCCGAAAACAGAACCCAGCCGACTAACTAATACCAGATGGCAAACCGGCATAACTACTCGTACCGTTTTCGGCTAATGCCGAACCAAGAACAACGAGTGCTTCTCGCAAAGCACTTCGGGGCGATCCGGTACGCCTACAACCACTTCCTCGCCGCCCGCAAGGACAAGTACCTCACGGCGAAGAAGTCCAGCAACTACTACGGCGACTGCAAGGACTTGACCGAGTTGAAGAAGACCCTGCCGTGGATGAAGGAAGTGTACTCGCAGTCCTTGCAGTTCTCGCTCAAGTGCTTGGATGCTGCCTACAACAACTTCTTCGCTGGCAGAGGCAAGTTCCCGGTCTTCAAGGCGAAGCACGCCCACCAGTCCTTCCGTGTCCCACAGAACGTCAGGGTGGTCGAGAACAAGTTGGTTATCCCGAAGTTCCTTGAGGGGATCAGGATGGTCAAGCATCGGGAAGTCGAGGGCGAAATCAAGTTCTGTACTATCAGCAGGAATAAGGCGGGGCAGTACCACGTCTCGATCACCGTCGAGCGAGACATACCGCAGTTGCCGGTGGTCGATACGGAAGTCGGTGTCGATCTCGGCATCAAGACGCTGGCAACGTGCAGCGACGGCAAGGTGTACGAGAACAAGAAACCGTACCGGAGGTTGAGCCGCAGGATCAAGATGGTACAGCGGCGGTTGAGCAAGAAGAAGAAGGGAAGCAAGAACAGGCAGCGAGCGAAGTGTCGGCTCGCCAAGATGCACCTGAAAGTCAAGAACATTAGGAACGACCACTTGCACAAGACGACGACCAAGATCATCCGTGAGAACCAAACGGTGTACTTGGAGACGTTGAATGTGCAAGGCATGATGAAGAACCGCTGCCTTGCCGGGGCTATCGCTGACGCTGCGTTCTACGAGACACGCAGGCAGTTAGAGTACAAGGCGGGCTGGTACGGGAGGGTGGTCAAGTATCTTGACCGTTGGTTCCCGTCCAGTAAAACGTGCAGTGGTTGTGGCTTCATCAAGCAAGACCTTCGGCTGTCGGATCGAGAGTGGTCGTGTCCTCGTTGTGGCGAGGTACATGACCGTGATTTGAATGCGGCGAAGACGATCTTGCAGCAGGGTAAAATTGAGAGTAAACTACCGTTGGAACGACGGGAAGTAAAGCGTGTGGACTCAGGAAGAACTCCGACTGAACTTTTGGTCGGCTGAGGTTGATACACGAAGCCGCTCCCCTTTAGGGGAGCGGTAGTTCACCAACCCCAGCCGAAGCCGAAGCCGAAGCGATACTGGTACTGATATTGGAATCCGTAGTTGAAGCCGTAGTTGTTGTAGAGGTACGGGTTGTAGTACGGGTTGACGTATGGGGTGTACGGGTTGTACGCTGGGAACGCCGGGCGGTAGAGGTACGGGTTGACGTAGTTCGGCTGGAAGAAGTAGTTGTTCACTACGGGCCGAACTTGGGGCTGCGGGTGGACGCCGGGACGGGGCTGGGCAGAGGCCACGAGGCCGAAGCACAGAACGGCCGCAAGAGCTACGAGATAACGCATTTGTTCTCCTTCTTTCTAAACGAAACTGGCTTCCGGCCAGTCCTTCTGGTATAGTAGTACCACTCCGACCGAAGCCCTTTACAGGATAACTGCATGAGCATTCTTCAGCAATACGACATCTACTGCGAACACGGGTTCAAGGTCATCCCTCTGATCGAGGGGCTGAAGCGTCCCATGTGCAAGGACTGGACGAAGTACGATGCCGACTTCAACCGGATGATGGTCAGGAAGCACCCCAAGTGCAACCTGGGCCTTTTACTCGGTGAAGTCATGGACGTGGAGGGCGACACCAAACATGCTAACGATCTAATCGATCAACTCGTTGGCGACTATCCGCACCCCGTCTACAGAAGCGCCAAATCCCGCCACCACTTGTTCGTAAATCCGGTGCCGGGTTTCCGAATCCTCAAGTTCGAGGGCGTCGAGTTCCGTGCCGAGCGGCACCAGTCGGTCATGCCACCCAGCACGGTGAAGGCCGTCCAGTACACCTGGGAGAACAGTCTGTGGCTCGACGGCATCCCCAGGATGCCGGAACGACTGCTCGCTTTCTTTATGAAAGTGAAGAACAAGAAGCACGTCGTCAAGCCCGGCCACATGCGGCTGTACTGCGGGGCTTGTGGCGAACCGTGCTTCATCCACAAGAAACGGTTCGACCTGGAACTGGAATTGTTCAAGCAGGTCAAGCAGAAGTGGCAGTGTCAGGACTGCCGGGAGTTCGACCTGCGGGACGCCTGCCGGTCACTCCGTAAGCAGCGACGGCACGATAGCCCGTTCGTCAGTCGTCTGGCGGTTGGTTAAGAAGCCCATAGACTTCAGGAACATCTCGATCTGCTCGATGTCCTCGACGTACATCGAGTGCCCGCCGTCGTCGATCAACTCGAAGGTGTTGTAGTTCTTCAACAACAACGCCTTCTTCATCGGCACGAACCGCTCCTCCCACTCGAAGCAGTCGTCGTTGGTGTTGTGGAACAGGATGACCGGCGTCCTGTTCCTCGCCTCGGGCACGTTCCACGGCTGGAACACGGCCCCGGAGTGGGCGACCACGGCGGCGAGCCGCTTCTGCGTCTCGAAGAGGTACTGGAGGGCCATGACGGCACCTGCCGAGAACCCGATGATCGCCACGTTGTCGTCCATGATCCCGTACTCTTGCTGGATGTCGGCCAGTTCCTCCTGAATGGAGAACACGGCCGCAGGCTGGCCGTTCACCGCAGCGTCCTGGTCTTGGGCGTTGCGGGGGAGCGGATACCAAGCGTAACCGTGCGGGGTGAAGGACACCAGCATGGTATTCTCAAACTGGCAGTGGGTGAGTAACCCCTGCATGAACTGCGTGCCGCTCTGTCCCCGGCCCGGCAGACAGAGGATGGCGTGTGTCGGGTGGTCTGGGGTAACGATCTCGATGTGATTGACGACCCCTCGGCCCCGCTTCGTGTACGTTCTCAGACTACTCAATTCCCCACTCCTTGTAGAAATCGTATTGCTTGTTGCTCATGGCCTTGCAGAACTTCGACCACAGTTGTCCCGGATAGCTGGACTTGATGATCGGCATGAACCGCTTGGCCGCTTCCTTGTCACACTTGTCCAACGTGTTCCTCAACACCTTCACGTCGTAGCCGTGACACTTGTACGCTTTCTGCAACTGCGTCGTCGTCCAGTACAATTCCTCGTCGAACGACCACAGCGTCTCCCACCGCTTGTCCTCCACGAACCCCACGGCGAAGTCGCACATCTCGAAGATCAGCTTCGCCAGCGTGGGCGAGGCCAGCCAGAAGTTGCCGAGCGAGCGGTACTCCATGCCGTAAGACTTCGGCCGGTAGCGTCCGGCCTGCCCGTACACGACCCGGCGTCGGGCGGATGTCGGGTCGTGATCCATAAACAGACTCGGAATCCCCACGAACAGGTCGAGCATGTAGACGACGATCCACGACTCCCAGGTGGTTTCCTTCAGTACGCTGTCGCCGCTGGCACCCAGGTGGATGTGCCCGCCGCCGGTCCGCAGACTGGTCTTCTGGATGATGTTACCGGGCGGCTTCTTACTCTTGCCGGTGTAGACGCAATAGTCCTTCGCACACCCGGCGATGCGTGACCGCTCGTCGAGCAGTTCGCTCTCCGGGTACTCGCACGACGCCTGGGGCGTGAGCCGACACGGGGCGACGATCTCGGCGTAGGTCTTGAAGCACGACCGGAAGTTCTCGATGGCCTCGTCGTGCCCCTTGCCGGGGGCGATGGCACACTCGGCCAGCACGTTGTCCCAATAGAAGCTGTGACCGTTTTTAGTGTAACGCTCCTCGGCGGTGCCGGGGACTCGGGGAATGGCACTGACGTGCTGCCCGTTCAGCAGCAGCATGAACTCAGGGTCAGAGCCGTAGGTTTCGATTGGCATGGTTCTCCCATCTTGTACCAAGTTGGCATTTCGTACTTCGGCGATCCTTCACTAAAGCCAACGATCCCGAAGCGGTTGTGCATGTCGCCAATCGGAATTTTGGCCGGGTAGTTGTCTTTGATGTTGCCGCCGAACAGCTTCCGGTCGCCAAACTTCATGATGTGGTTGATCCCAGGCATCGCATCCGAAAGCTGTTTCTTGTCGTAGATTTGGTAGGGGTTGACCCGTTCTTCAAGGATGTCCTCGACGGTCTTCCGCCACGGCGTTCCCCGCTGGTGCATCAGCCCGGTGCGGAGGAGCAGCGTGTACATCGAGATCAGCGGGGCGGATTGCATCCACCGCTTGCTGCCCTGGAACAGCCAGATACCGGCCTTCCGGTAGATGGCCGGGGCGTCCAACCCCTCGAACACTTCCGTCTTCTTCATCTTCAGTGAAGTCTCGACTTGGTTGATGAACTCCACCGCCGCCGGGATTTTGGTTCTAAACGTCTTGTCCTTGTAATTGGATAAGATGATCCTCGTCGTGTCCATGCACAACGGAAGGTCGTTGATCGGCGAATAGATAAAGTTGTAGATTTCGACGTACTTGTTGTTCAACAAGGCGTAGATGGCGTCCTGCAAGAAGTCCTTGCAGTAGACCATCTGGTGAATCTGTTTGTTATCCTTCGTGACGAAGGCGTATTCAAGACCCTCGGAATACACCTGGGAAATGCGGGACTTCTTCGGCTTCCACTCGATCTTGATCTTACGGATTTGGCCCTCTGGCATCGTTACCTCTTGGGAAATCTTACTTAACTACAATAGAAGCGTCAAGGTGATTTGAATGACAATAATTCCATCCGACTTGTCCCTGGTGTACTCCGGCGGCACGAACAACAACGACCCGAACGCCTCCCTGGGAGGCGAGCCGTCGTCGTTCCGTGTGGCGACGAACGTCATCAACAACCTGTTCGACGACGTGCAGCCGGAGGAGTCCACCGAGGGGGCCGAGGACTACCGCTGCGTGTACCTGTTCAACGACTCCGGGGAGACGTGTTACGACATCACCCTTTGGATCGCCGAGGAGCAGGCTGGCGGCTCGACCATCGAAGTCGGGATCAACGGCACCGACGAGTTCCAGCGGCTCATCGTATCCGGCGGTTCTGTAACAGGCGGGTCCGTTCGCCTCTCGTTTGCCGGGGTTGAATTTGATTCAAACTACAACCCGGACCTTGCCGTCTGGGCCACCGCTTTGCAAACTAGCCTCCGGGCCGTCGAAGTGGACGGGGCGACTGTACTGAGTGATGTCACCGTGACCGCTCAGAACTCTGGCGGTGGTACGACCATTTTCGACATCGGGTTCGGTGGCGAGGACGGCAAGCGTGCCCAGCCCCAGATCATTGTCGTCAGTAACGACCTAGAACCGCTCGGGACGATTGAGGCCACGGTCACAACCCTCCAGGGCGGCTCGCCGGTCAACACCGTGGCCCCGCAGATTGAAGTAGAGGGCAGCCAACCGCCAGACGTGGGGTTCTTCGTACCGACCCAAATCTCTCCCATTACGATTCCGAGACTTGACCCGAACGACGGGTTTCCGTTATGGTTTAAGAGAGTAACACCGGCGGGCACGGCTGCCCTCGCCAACGATTTCATCACCTTGAGAATTAGGGTAACATCCTTTGGCTCCTGATAACATTCCTCTCTGCCCGATGACTGGAAAGCCGTGTTTCCATCAGAAAACACTGCAAGTCACCGAAGTGAAAGATAACCAGTCCCAGGTGGTACACAACATGTGCCAGGGGTGTGCCCCGACGTACATGCAACTGTCCCAGATCGGCCAAGAGCCGATGCTGTTCTCTCCCCAAGCCCCGGTCGAACAACCGCCTCCTCCGCAAAAGAAGCAGGTGGTGGTGAAGGACAACGACAAGCCCACGTCCGTCCCGGTCAAGAAGGGGAAGAAGAACCCGAAGTACATCGAGACGGCCGAGGAGTTGTTCGAACTCTTCATGATGAAGCCGAAGAAGAAGGAAGTGGCGTGCCCGAGTTGCGGCATGACCCCGACCGACTTCCAGAAGAAGGGCAAGATGGGCTGCCCGGAGTGCTACAACTTCTACAAGGACGACGTTCCCGACGTGCTGGCCGGGTGCCAGGAGGGCGGGACGAAGCACGTCGGGAAGAAGCCGAAGATGCCCGTCGGCAACCCGGTCGAAGTCCTCAAGATGTTGAAGCTGAAGAAGGCTCACGCCATCGAACAGCAGAAGTACGAGGAAGCCGCCGAACTGAAGAAGCAGATCGCCGCCATCGAAGAGAAACTGCCGAAGGAGAACACCGATGAGACTCAGGAAGATAATCAGCGGGGGACAGACGGGGGCGGACCAGGGGGGACTGTGGGCGGGACGGATCACGGGGATGGAGACGGGCGGGACGGCCCCGAAGGGGTGGATGACTGAAGACGGGCCGCAGAAGGAACTCCTCCAGTCGTTCGGCCTTGTTGAACACCCGGTCCCCGGCTACCCGCCGAGGACGGAGAAGAACGTTACCGACGGCACGGCCACCATCCGCTTCGCAGTTGACTTCGGCACGGCGGGCGAGCGATGCACGCTGAACTTCTGCAAGAAGCACGACCGGCATGTACTGAGTATCAACGTCCTCGAACCCGAGCCGGTTGAGGAAGTCGTCGAGTGGCTGGAGCGCCACGACGTAGAAGTCCTCAACGTGGCGGGGAACCGGGAAAAGACCTGCCCTGGGTTGTGTAAGTTTGTCGCCGGGTATCTGGCGACGGTCATCTGGAAAATGAAAGGGATCGAGAAAGGCTTCTCGATCCCCGAATTGACTGCTCACATCAAGGCGTTAGCCGAAGGCCCGTCCGTTACTGAATCCCATTCTTCTCCTGAGACTCCATGAACTTCCGTGGGTCGATGATCCCGAACCCGTAGTAGAACTTCGGGTCTTGGTAGTTCCCGTTCACGACCGGAGTCGTATATTGGCGGAACAGCGTCCGATAATCTTCGGCCGTGTCCAGCTTCAACGTGTTCCCGTGAGCCTTATTGTAACTCTTCACCAGGGCGGCTACGCCGCAGGCGAACGGGCCAGCCATGCTGGTGCCCGAGAGCTTGGCGTACCAGTCGTCCGGCACGGTGGACAGGATGTCCACGCCCGGTGCCATGAAGTCCAACCGATTGCCGGTGTTACTGAACTTCGCCCGGCGCATCGACTCGTCGATGGCCCCGATGCTGATGCACTCGGGGTATGCAGCCGGGTAGAACACTTCCTTCGTGTTACCGGCGTTGCCCGCTGCGACGAAGGCGATGCAGCCCTTCGAGGCGGCGTAGTCGATGGCATCCCGGACCTGTTGTACAGGAACCGGAGCGCCCAGCGACATCTGGATGAAGTCGCAGCCGTCGTCGGCAGCCTTGCGGACTGCGGCGGCTACGTTCTTCAAGTTGCCGTTGCCCTTGTCGTCTAGGGCTTTGTACGGCCGGACCTTCGCACCGGGGCACACGCCCACCACGCCGATGTCGTTGTTCTCGGCCACCAGGATGCCGGTGACGTGCGTGCCGTGGCCGTTCCCGTCCATCGGGTCGTTGCTGTTCTTGACGAAGTTCCAGCCCGGTAGCAGGTTGTCTACCAAGTCCGGGTGGTCGGTGTCGCAGCCGGTGTCGATGACGCCGATGACGACGCCCTCGCCCTGGCTGAACTTCCAGGCGTCGGGCAGGTTGAATGCACTGATGTGCCAACCCGACTGTTGTGTTACTTCTTGGATCGAGAAGACATCTTCCCGCTCGTAGGGGAACAACGAGCAAACGATGTCGCAGTCCCCGACTGTTCTTTTGAAACGCTTAGCCATAGTCTTCCTCCTCACGTTAGACTTGTCCAGCGTGTTATCTATGGCTATTAACGTAGGCCCAGAGCCTCCTCGAACGAATCGGCGGCGTCCAGGTCGTAATAGACGTGGAAGGTGCGGTTAGAAACCAGGGCTTCGTCAGTGACGATACGGTCCAGTCCGACCCCTTCCAGTTCCTCCGGCTTGTCTGTGAAGAAGATGACCGACGTGTCCTTCGACTTGAGGCGGGAGGCCGCTTCCCCGGCCAAACGCACCCGGTCGTTGAGCTTCTTTACTAAGATGCGTTTCGGCCGGGTGCCGGTGAGCTTGCCGCTGGCGATCCACTTGTTGTAGTATCTGGTCAGGTCGATGCCGTCGCACAGGCGGTAGGGCTTGCACACCGTCACGATGGCCTCCGGGTTGATGGCGATGTCCCGATTGGTGGTGTAGTCGGACAGCATGCCGCCCACGGTTTCATAACTCGTGTCCAGCCGATTCAAGTCCTCGGTGCGGAGGGTCAGGCCGTTCCAGTCCACCAGGGTGTGTTGACTCAGTGAACGGTACTCGCCGGGAAGGTTACGGATATCGTGCGGCTTGGGCATGAGCATGCCGTTCCAGAACTCCCGCCCGATGTGGACGAACTTGTTGTTGTGCCAGTCCACCCCGGCCGAGTAGACGCACTGGTCGAACACCCGGTCACGCCAGACGAGGAGCGGGGCGGACGGCTGCTTCTTCATCAACGCCACGAGCCAATACTGGTCCGGGAGGGCTTCCGGGTGGAGGAAGGAGACGAGTTCGCTGGCGACGTTGGAGGCGACGGAGCGGATGTTCGAGCCGAAGTGGGTGATCTTGAAGATACGACCGACGGGCTTCTTGGGCTTCCGTCGCTCCCAGGTCTTCAGGACTTGGATGGCTACTTCGTCGCTAGTGACGAGGTAGTGGACGGCCACGCTGGGCTTGGGGCGTACCGGGGTCATGTCGATGGATTTCGACACGGCGGGGTTGAATTCAGTAACGGGAACGATGACGGAAATGTCACACCCGCCGCTGTGTGTAAACCAAGCCGGAGTAGGATACTCCTGGCAGGGTAAATCAACAGCGGCGGGTGTACTGAGGAGTTTGTCCAGACCCATGTCTGGTTGGCTTCTACGGTCTACCTTGAGGGCTTTCTGGGGTTGGGATCGGGTGACAGGCTTACGCATGCCATATTAGATCAACCCCGTCTTGCTTCTTTCCTGCTTGTGAGTCAGTTTCTTGCGTAGCTTCGGGCTGAACCGCATGTTGCCGAAATACTTGTTGGCCGTGAAGTCGTCGCCCACGCCGCAGGCGGCACACGGGGCAGCCTGCGCCATCATGGCGTTCTCACGGAGGTTTTGTTGCAGAACCTTGTTTCTGTATGTGTTGAAGTCTTCCATTATCGCCCCTTCTTTCCAAATGGACCCATGTTAGCCGTCGTGACCGCTCCGGTATCCCCGGTCGGAAGCATTTCCTGCTTTTCTTCGTTCTCCCCGTCCGGGGTCTTGTTGTGACGGTCCAGATCGCTCTGTGCGGCCCGAATCTTCTTCGGCCACGATGTCACCTGCTCCCGCCGCACCCCGAGGAGTTCGGCGAGGCCGTCGCTGTTGGCACACAACTGGATGAAGTCGTCCCAAAAGGACGGACCTTCATCCCCACGGAGGTTGTCCCCGGCACGGACCGCCTGGACAGCCTTTGTTTCCAAACCGCTGTCCATAAGGGGCGATCCTGCCGCCTCTTTATCGAGTTGTTCCCATAGCTGACAGAAAGAAACCATTATGTTACTCGGAAGCGTAGGTTTCCTCGACGATGGTCAGGTAGCCCAGCTTGGTGACGTATTCCGCCTTCAAGTGGTGGGCACGCAGACCGTAAGCCGTGAACTGGCCGCTCTGCTTTAGCTTAACGTTCTCGGCTGCCGTCAGACCCGGAAGCCATACGGACTTCAGGTTGTCGTGTGCGGCGGCTTGCGTAACTGCCAAGTCCTGATCCGTCTGGTGACGGTCCGGGTGCAGAAGGGTGATCTTGTCGGCCGGTACATTCACGGCGAACGTGATGATCGGGTGTTTGATGTTGGCACTGCCCATGAGTATTCCTCCTAAGATACGTTATTTATCCTCAACCGGCTCAATCTTCTAAGTGTATACCGCAGGTCTTTCGATTGGTTTTTCCATATCGTCCTGCACCGGGCTGGGAATCGCTTCGATCTTTTTCCACCGTCTCTTCTTCTTGCCGATGAAGTCAGCCGTTTTGATGTGCTGCTTCTGCTGGTTCTCTTCAGTCTCGTCCGGCCCCAGGAGGCGGCTCGGGATGCCCATCTTGTCGTTGGCGAAGTTCCGGGTGCCCGGCCCGAACACCTGATACGGCGTGATGTTCTCGTTGTGAACCCACGGCTCGTCGAAGTTGTCCGGCAGGGTCGGGTACTTCGGCTTGAACTCCCCGAACAACTGGTTCAACTTCTCCTTCATGTCGAGCAGGTGGTTGCAGACCGTCAGTTTGTTAATGTGGCGACTGTGGTTGCCGTAGCCCCGGAGTTCCAGGTCGGCGTCCGTGTCGATGGTCAGGTTCGGGCGGTTGTCCGGCCGGTGCTTCCAGCCCTCGCCGTGGGCGGCGGGCATCGTCTCTGAGTGGACGGCGGTGAATTTCGTCTTCAGTACGCTGTCCAGGTCGAGGTTGTGGAACTTACGGCCCTCGTCCCGCTCCCGGTCCCACCGGCTCTGGAGGAATTTGAAGTCGGCCGGGTGTGGCTGTGCGTATGCCCAATCGAAAGCGTCCGACGGCAGCAGCATGTTGCCGTAAAACCAGTCGCTACCGGCGTCGGAGAACCCGTCTTCGAGTAAGAGCCATTCCTTGAAACCCATGAGGGTATCTACGTTAGTAGTTCATCCAAATGCACTCGATCCGGCGAGCTTTTTTCTTCCCCTGGCCCGAATGGTTCGCCATGTCCTTCTTGGACATCCGCCACCCCTTGAAGAACTTGTTGTACAACGGGGACGGGTAGCCGCTGACGATCACCTTCGCCCGTGCGTCCTTCACCAAGTTCAACAAGTCCAGGTGGTCTTCCTCGGACATCTCGAAGTCGTAGGCGGACGTGGCGGTGCGGGTTTCCGGCAGGTACGGCGGGTCGATGTAGATCAGGACGCCCTCCTCGTTCCACATCTTGATGGCCTTACGGAAGTCGGCGTGCAGGATGGAGACGTTCTTGATCCGCTCGGCCAACATCGGCAGGTGCTTAATCATCGTCTCCCAGGCGTTCACGTCGCCGGGCTTCCCGCCCCGCATTCGGTCGCTCCAGGCGAAGGCTTTCTTCAGCCCGCCCCGGCTCATCCGACGAAGGGTGTATTCATTAACAGCTTGATCTACATAGTCGTCAAACTTGTGTTCGGCCTTCTCCAGAGCCTTCTCGAACGACGCCTCGCTGTACTTGATCTTCTTGAGCCGGTCGATGAACTCCTGTGGCTCGTCCCGGACCGCCTTGAAGATGCACAGGAGGTTCTTGTCGATGTCTGAGATCACTTCTTCGCTGGCCGACTCCTTGTTGAACAGCACGCTCGCCGCCCCGCAACAGGGTTCGAGGTACTTGAGTTCGGTGTAGTTCTTGGGGAAGTGTTCGATAACCCACGAACTGAGATAAGCTTTGCCTCCGTGCAGCTTCACAATCGGTCTGAGTTTATTCTTGTTCGTCATGTTCCTCTTGAGGGCTGTGGAGAACTTTCCGACAGCTATGGCATAGATACTGGTAGGGACCGTAGCCCTGCTCGGACCCTTCGTAGAACCAACCGGCGTCCGGGTAATGCTGATCGTGGCATTCCACGCACAGGCACCGGATCACACGGTCTTCTTCGTTCACAACTTCCATGTCCATATCCACGAAGAAGTAACAATCCAAATCGTTCATCTTGACTCCTTGACTACCTATATTAGTCAGATTCTTACTAAATGAGAGGCCGATATGCCCCAACGATCCCGCTGTTCCGTCTTTGAAAGACTGTCCAAAAAGACCCTTCTGGCCCTGGTCAAAGCCCCGTCCGTCATCCCCGTCACCGTCGGGGAGCGGGTCCAGTACACCGACGCCAACGGGCGGACCGGCCGCTACCGGGTTGCGGCCGTCGGGTCGGGCGGGATCACACTGGAGGTTAACGGGGATTTGCTGGTCGTGCAGCGGTCACAGATTAAGACCAACGACCCGCCGTTCCTGTTGGACAACATCCCCGAGGAGAACTGGCACATCACGAGCTTTGATTCGAAGACGAGAGTTGCTTGCGTTACCATTCAAGACGAAGCGGGCACCAGAACTCTGTCGATCACGGTGCCCGCAGTTAGACCTACCAATCCTTAACCAGTAAACTACTGGAGAATGACGATGCCCGGTCAGCAGTTGCCCGGCGGCTGCTGGCGGCGGAACGGCTGACGCCGGTCCGGTTGGGTGGGCTGCGTCGGTTGCGTCGGCGGTTGAGGTTGGGTCGGCTGTGCCTTCGGCTGGTTGTACAGACTCGGGTTGTTCAGCCAGTTCACGAACGTCCGTGCGTCCATGTACTTGCCCTCAAACTTCAGCTTCTCTTCTTTGCTGTTCGTGATGAGGAAGCTCGGCAGGCCGGTCACGCCGAACTTGCGAACGGCGTTCTTCTCCTGATCTGCGTCGATCATCGTGAACAGGTAGTTCTGGCAGGCTGCCTTGACACTCGGGTCAACCAGCACTTCCTTCTTGAACTTCGTACACCAGTTACACCAGGATGCGGTGAACATCACCAGCACCGGCTTGCCTTCCTCGGCGGACTTCTTGATCGCCTCGTTGTACCCCATCAGGGTGATCTCAGCGGGCGGCGTCGGTGCCGGAGGTTGGACTTCTGGCTTGACCCGAACACCGTTCGGGCCAATGGGTTTCGATACGTCCGGGCGGGAGCCGTCGTCGAACGTCGGACCCGTCGGGTTGCTCCAGTCGTTGCTCCACTGCCAGTTGGTAGACGGGGCAGATGGGCGAACGCCCGGTAGCGCAATGTGGTTCTTCTTCGCATACCAGACTAAGCCGGTAAGGATAGCCATGACAACCATCATGGCCCCAAGAATCTTTTTCATAAGGTGCCTCCTCCTCCCGAGAAAAGACACCTTATCTATGCTTATCTACCGGCAATCTTCCCGAACACCTGGGTGTAGTACGGTTCGCCCTCTTCGTTAAGGGAGCAAGCCACCCCAATATGCGTGTAATTCCCGAGGATATTGCGGCGGTGGCCGCTGGAGTTCATCCACCCCTCGACGACGGCGGACGGCGGGTAATTCCAGGCGATGTTCTCGGCGATGCCGCTCCACGGGAAGCCAGTCTTGTTGACACGTTCCGTGACGGTACGCTCGCCGGGCACGTTCAGTTCGTGCGACAGCTTGCTCAGCCGGGCCATGTTGAACGACTGGATACCAGCCGCTTCCATCAGACGTGGGTCGATCTCAAGCGGTGGGAGGCCGTGGTGTGCCCGGTTCTGGTTGGTTTCACTGACGCAAGCCTCCACACTGAAGGCGGCGTTAGTCGTAACCTTGTTTTCTTTGCTTTTGCAGCCGGGGAGGACGGCCAGTGAAGTTCCCGCTGCGATCACAGCGAGAACGAGGAAGAGTTTCTTCATCATAGAGATACCTCTTGCTAGAGTCGAGGTATCTACGCTTGTTAAGCGTTGAAGCTGGAACCGCACCCGCAACATCCCTTGCTGTTCGGGTTGTTGAACTTGAAGCCACGACCGTTGATGTCGTCCTTCCAGTCAACCTCGGTGCCGTTGAGGTACAGGTCGCTTCGGCCGTCCACCGTCACGGTCAGCCCGTCGATTTCGGTTGACCAGTCGTTCAGCCGGTCGATCTCCGACTTGTTCACGAACTCCATGTGGTACTGGAACCCGCTACAACCGCCGCCACGCACACGGACGGCGATGGCTTGTTCTTCCAGCTTCATCCCCTGGTCGGCGATGACGCTCTTGATTTCGGCGACAGCCTTCGGTGTTAGTGTAATCATTGTTTCTCCTTGATGATAATGCCCGTGCGGCCGTTGGCCGAGACGCCCAGGACTTCGATGTTCACTACGCCCGTTTCATCAATGACAAGAAGGCCGCTGACGGGTTTGGCGTAGAAAATGTCGTCGGTGAAGTTAAAGGACAGCTTGTTCTCGTTGTTGATCTGAAATCGAAGGGCGTACTTGTCCCGGTCCAGTCCGGCCTGCCGCATAGCCTCGAAGATCATGCCTGTGGCGGTTGGGTCGAATTCAATCATGTTTTACTGGAGTATCTTTCTTCTCATTGTGCAGTGCGAGCCAGCCTCCGAGAACGAATCCCAAGACCGCTCCGCAGAACACGCACCACCCCAGGGCGTCGAACAGGACGGCCATGCACAGCATGCCGCCCGCTCCGGTTCCGAAAACGTGCATCACTTTACAGCAGTTGCAGCTTTGCATTTCTTCCTCTTCTTCACTTTGACCCAGCAGTATTCCTCGCCTGGGAACAGGCCGATGGAGTGGTACTCCCAGCGGCCTCGGCGGAAAAACTTGCAACTGAACCAGGGGAACCCGTCCACGATGCGGCTGATCCTCAGTGAACGCCGCCGCTCGATCAACTTCTTGAACACCCACTTGGTATCCCGGTGGATGTAGTAGCCCTCGATGCCCTCGCCGGGGATGCCGACGATTCGCACACGGTCCCCGATCTTCAGCTTGCCCATACCAGTTCTCCTTTCGCTCGGGAGGCCGACGTGTAGGCCCACCGCTTGTGGTCCCACAGGTCGCACTTCTGCTCGATGACCAGCACCCGCTCGAACTCGTCGCCCTGTGCTTTGTGTGCAGTAATACAGTAAGCGAAGTCGAAAGGGATCGGGTGGTCTTTACCGAAGTAGTCGAACACCGGCTTCTCGACGCCGAACCACCGCTGGTCGTACATGATGTCCGGGTACACCTGCCCGTCGAACTCGAAGTCCAGCCGGGGGATGCCGTTCATGTCGTAGCCGACGTTCTTCACCACGCCCTGCATGCCGTTGAACAGGCCGAGCGTCTTGTTGTTCTTCAGGCAGATGATCCGCTCGCCGACGTTGGGTGCCTTGCCCTCGTACCCCAGGGCGGACCGCACCCGGTTGTTCATCTCAACACGGGTCTTGTTGAAGGCACAGATGATCTGGTCGGTGTTCACTAAGTCATCGTCCGAGAGCCGTTTCCCCTTGAACTTCACGATGTCCGACTGGCCCCGGAACGAGGACGCCTTGTAGCCGTGCCGGAGGCGTTCGGCGAACACGGCGATGTCGCCTGCGTTTCGGTGAATCTCTTCGAGGGTGATGTCGGGCTTCTGCATCAGGTTGAAGTCGGTGCCGATGGGTTCTAGCTGCCCGTGGTCGCCGACGAAGATGCACGGGTAGTTGTAGGACAGCAGGTCGTGGTAGATTTCACTCGATACCATCGACGCCTCGTCCACGATGAACCCCTCGCAGCCGAGTTCGGTCGGGCAGGCAAGGTCGAAGCCGACGAGCTTGCCCCACTCCATGACCGGCTTGTAGATGCGGCTGTGGATCGTGGTTGCGGAACCCAGACCTTTCTTACGCAAAACGTTCGCCGCTTTGCCGGTGTAGGCACAGACGCCGTAGTTTGGGAAGAACTTGGCGAGGTAGGTTACGAGAACGGACTTGCCCGTCCCGGCGTACCCGCCGAGGGTCTGGCGGATGGTTCCGGCCCGGACTTTCGCCACAATCGTCCCCAGGGCCACCTTTTGTGTCTCTGTCAGTTCCATGACAAGTTATCGCCTTTTCCGTAAGGAATCTTGAGTTTGCGTCGAAAAGCTCCCCAGCAAAGTAAATAGAGTACACAGAGTTTGGAGGAGAAGCAATATGACTCGTGACGTTGCTTTGAAAATCATCGCCGCAACGACCTTACTCGTGGGGTTTGCATTTCTGGCGGTGGTCGCTGCGAAGCAGCAGTGGAAGATTAACAAGCCTTGCGAAGTATACAGCGTAACGGCTATCGAGGAAAGACCTTCACCGGCGGCGGGATCGACCGAGAATGCTGCCTTGAAAGACGACAATCACTTTGTTATCATTTTTGCTTACGACGCCAAAGGCGTAGTGCGGAAGCCCGCCAAGTCTCACGTCTTCGCCTTGTTTTACGAAACAAGCGACGGCGGACTCCGCAAGGACTTTGGCATCAGTTGGGGACAGGCCAGCGGACAGTTCAAGCCGGGCATTTGTAAAGGAAAGAACTTCACGGTAAAAGAAACCCTGGAGTACGCCTCGAAGAACGACCTGGAAGTCCAGATGTGGGGGCCGTATGCAATCGACGAGAAGTTCTATAAGAACGCCGTCCTTCGGTACAACGACCTGGAGGCGGGGAAGTACGCCTACCGCACCTGGGACGCCTCGAACCGGACCGACCCCGGCTATCCCGCAGTGAACAACATCCACGCCGTCAGCGACATCGCCGGGTGCATCGACACTGAAGGTCGGTACGGGCGGGACGCCGCACAGAAGATCGTGGAGAAGTTTGAGAACCACTCCATCGTGAGCCAGCAGAACAACGGTCGTGACACATGCCACGACGAGATCGTTCAGAAGCTCGGGATGACGGTCAAGCCGATGAGCGCCCGGAGGCGGTAATGCAGGGAATCCCGTTCTTCTCTCTGAAAAACGACACGACGGTTCAAGTCGTGACTTGTAATTCAACCTACCAGATTCGCCGGGAGAACGCCGAGTTCACCTGGATGCTGGGCGGGACGAGAAAGGACGGGAGTACCCGTTACCCGATTTGGTCGCCGATCATGCTCATGGGTTCCACCTGGGGTGGGAGCGATCTGAAGATCGGTTACATCGGCAAGGCGATGCTGTTGGACTTCTACGACATCGAGCGGGATCGGACCATCACCACGAGTCCGATCCGCCAGATTGCCTTAATCTACCCGACGGGTCCGCTCTACCTTTAGAAGCCAGCGTTCCAGTTGCTCCGCTCACGGTCCTCGGCGATCTGGGCACCGATGTGGCGTTCGTGTTCCTGAATCAACGCCCTCTTTTCCGGCGTGATCTTCGGTTTGCCCACATCCTTCTCGGCATCGTAGTGGTAGAACTCGGTCTTATTGGCGAATCCGCCGAACTCGCCGATGGTGTTCAAATGCTCCGGCGGCAGGTAGTCCGGGTCGAACCCCCACTTCTTCGAGAACGCACGCAAGTCCTTCAACTCACGTTCCGTCACCGGCTGGTTGATCGTTTTGAAGTTGGACTCCATCTCTCGCAACTTCTGGACGTGTTCGCCGGTGAGAACCTTTGCACTGTTCTCGACCTGCGTCCATTCCTGGGCGTGGGCACCGTCGTTGTGGAAGATGACCCACCCTTTCTCTCTTTTTTCTGACATGGGACTTTACCTCTGTTACCTGTTGTGTTATAAAGTAGTGCAAGCAGGGACGCCTGTTCCTGCACTAATGACGCATGTTGCTATGGTTCGGGCGCACAAGGGGGTGACACCAAATGCCTGACCGCCAGCGTTAAACCCTGCCCAGGTACTCGACGTACTCTGGAATAGCAGTTTCCACAAACCGCTTGGGAGTGTAACCCAGGCGGTTTGTTATTTTATCTAGGCCGCAGCAGGTAAAGCTCTGATACTTATCTGCGAATGGACATTCGACCCATTCCACTTCATTCCCGATCAATTCCGCCAGTCTTCCGAAACTCACCGGGCTTCCGCTGCCCAAGTTGAACACGTCGTTGTGATCGTAGGTCATCGCCAGGATGTTCGCATCCACCACGTCCTGAACGTGGACCCAATCCCGCCGCTGCGTGCCATCAGTGAACAATTTCACCTTTCGACCCATCAGCTTGTGCCGGATCATCTGGTGGATCATGCTTGCCCGCCGACCCTTGTACTCCTCGCCCGGCCCGTACACGTTGCAGTAACGGAAGCCGATGAACGTGGCCTCCGGGTAAGTGTGTCCGGCCGCAGCCATCTCGACTTCCATCTGGGCTTTCGACTCGCCGTAGACGTTCAGCGGGTTGATCGCCGTCTGCCCCTCGACGTAAGGTGCGGGTTCCGCCCCGTAGATGGCGGTGGAACTGGCGTAAACGAAGTGGCGGCACTCGTACTCGTCGTGCAGTTTCTTCACAACCCGCATCGGCTCGTAGACGTTGGTCTGGAACATCTGGTCACGGTCGTGACAGAGCGTGTCGTTGTTCGCCCCCTGGTAGAAGACGCAATCAATCCGGCTGGGGAGGACGTTCCAGTTGAGGCCGAAGTTGGATCGGTACACGACCCGGCAGCCCTTCAGGTCGTTGCCGCCGCCCGAGGACGTGGCCCACACCTGATGACCCAACTCAACGAGACGTGCAGCAAGGTTGCTGCCCACGAATCCCGATCCGCCAAGTACCAGTACGTTCATGTTACATCTTTCTGAAAGCGTAAGCGTAGATGCTTTCACGTCCCGCCAGGGTTTCGTTGTCGCTCATCGCTTCCAGCTTGAAGCCGGAGTCGGTCATGAACCGGATGAACCCTGCGGAGGTAAAGTAGTAATAGTGTTCGTTCGGCTTGTAGTGTTTGCTCTGCCGCACGGCCAGGATGTTTTCGAAGATCGGCAGCGAGATGAAGAGGTACTGGCCCGGCCGGACGTGGACGAACATCTCCTGTGGTTCCGGGACGTGTTCCAGCGTGTCCCACAGCGTCCAGCCTTCGATGTCGTCGGGCTGGGAGACGTAGGGATCGACGTACATGTTCCGGGCCTTCAGCCACTCGACGGCCACCGGGTTGATGTCGAAGCCGTACATCTTGGCGTGCGAACTCTCGATGAACTCACCCGACCCGATACCCACGTCGAGCAAAACCTTACAGAACTGGTGCGAGAACGCAACCCGGCCTTTGTTCAGCTTGATTGCGATGTCGGAACCCTTCCGGTGAATGTAGTTGTCGAAGTATGACTGGTCGTAATCGACCGAGACGTTCATGTCGGCTTGGTACATGATGCCCTGCTGCGGGCAGTAGCGAAGATCGGAGCCATAGGGAACGCTCCAATACGATTTAACGACGTTTTGCATGATACCCCTTTTGTGTAGAGGTATATAGCTCAACCCGTCGTTTCGTGTGCCCTCAGCCGTTGATAATCTACGCTCCGAGAGATGAACGAAAAGTCCGTTTGCGGGGCGTAGTAGATGTCCTGGTTGCTGTAACAGTGGGCGTTCCTGCTCCGAACCGCAAGTCTGTCTTTGGTGAAGACTTTAGCGGCGATCACGCTCACCGACGAGTCGATTCCCACATACCCGCACCCCTTCTTAAGCACTTCCAGGGCTTGCACTACGGACGTTTTACCGCTCAGGTCCGTAACGAGCGGATCGGTCGGAACCTTCTCCTGCTTGTCGTTCAGGACGACGAGCGGGAGGCCGTGCAACCGAGCATAACGTAACAAGTCGTTCCAGTCGGCTTCCTTGAAGTCCCGCTCGCTGTTCCTCTTGTCAGAGGAGTAAGGGGCAACGGTCAGGTATCGGCCGGGGAGTGCAAGGTGGCTGATATCGGCGAGGGTGTGGTTCACGAAGGACGACCCGTTGTAGGCCAAATCCCCTTTGCGGATACGAGGGAACACCACGTTGATGCTGTAGTCCTGGGCCATGTAAAACTCGACAGGTGCCCGCTTGGGGCCGAGTTTGGCCTGGACTTCCGCCTTGTTGTAGAAGCACCAGAAGTTTGTGAAGTCGGACCAGACGACGAGCGGCACTGCCTTGTAGGTCGGGACGGCCTTGAAGCAGGTCTGGATCAGGTTCGACTTGTGGGTTGCGTAACAGATCGTTTGGAGTTTGTTACGCAACCCGTCGGAGAAGAAAGCCTCGATGGCGAGAACGTCGCCGAGTCCACCTGTAAGGAGAATCGAAGTTGAAGAAGTCTTGGTTTCGTCGAAGACGACGTTCTGCCGTCGAACACGCTGCGGCCGGACGTTCGGGTTACGAACTACGGTCGCCCGCTTGGCCTCCTTCATCTGAAGGAGTCGTTGCTTGTAACGCTCGCTTTGCATCCATTATTTAGCAGCGGCTTTGGCGGGTTTGGCTTCTTCGAGGATCGCATTGACGTTGTGAATCTCGATCAGGGCCAGCTTCTTGTCGGTGAACTGCTTGGCTTCCTGCAAGAGCTTCGGACGGACGCCGAGGAGAACACGGTCGCCGACGTTGAGCTTCACGTCTTCCTGCTTGACGCACGGGCCGAAGGCCACGATGTAAGCCTGCTCGCTGCCGACCTTAGCGTCTTCCTTCAGGTAGAGCTTGGTCGCCAGTACGGCTTCCGGGTTAATGAGTTCTACGAGAATCGTAGAGCCAGCCGGGCGGATGCCGGTGATCGCCGGGACGCTTGCTACGCTCGTCTCTTCCTTGTCATTCTTGCCGGGGAGGAAGACGCCACCATCTGTTTTTTTAACCATGTTGCATTCCTTTCTTTAGGGTCGGACGTAACTAATATAAGTAAGGCGAACAGCATTTAGGAGACGGCATGCCATTTTATCTGAATCCATTTTCCTCGGACTTCACCGGAGCTTGGGTGTTGTCCGACAGGAAATACAGCATCGACTTCAAGGTTCCACGGAACTCCGGGCGGGGCGACGAGTACGTTGTTTCGTATGCCGGTCCCGGCCCGTTCGATCTGAACGGCAACGACCGGGACGGCAACAGCAAGGACGTTCTGGTCGTCGTGTTCGCCCTGAACGACCCGAAAAACTGGACCGAACATTCGGTCACGATCTCGGCTACCGACCTGAGTGCCGTCACCGCAACCGAGGTTGTTTCTTCACTGAACACCGACCCGCTGTTCTCCGACTTCTTCACCGCCTCTCTGAAGGACGACCAGGGGAACGGGGTCTTCCGTGTTGTGATTCGCCAGAAGAAGCCGATCCAACAGTTCCGGTTCTACATCAAGCCGGGCCGGGCTGAGGAGACGCTGAAGTTCAACAAGTTCGTAGGCGTGAGTGAGATTCCGTCGTTCTTCGCCCGCCACACGATTGCCAACCGCTTTACTTACGCTGACAGCCAGAACATGTTGATCGAACTCGTGCCGGGTTCGTCCGACGTGGACGCCGATGTCATCACCAACGCCGTTGACGCTTACGGCGTCAGCAAGGGCTACGACAGCGGCACGGTTCAGGCCGACTGGCAGTTGCTCCGTGGTCGGGCCGGTTTGTTCAACTTCCAGAAGATTACTGTTGACGGAAGCGACCGAATCACGCAAATTATTGAATACCCGGCAGGTGCAGTGGCCGGTGACATGGCTCGGTTGATCGGTTACACCTACACGGGTGGTAACACCAAGCCGGATACTATTACGGAAATCCCGTACACGCTGCAAACTGGTGATCTCGTAACGCCGTAAGGAGTTTAACATGAAGAAGGTATTGTTCGCTGCCCTGTTCCTCGTCGTCGGTTTCGTCGTCGGGGCACACGCCGGGAAGTGCCCGGTGATGAAGGGTCTGTGTCCGTTCGCTAAGGCCGCTTGTTGCGACAAGGCTGGCTGTTGCGTTGGGAATTGTAGCTGCGGCGACCAGTGCTGCTGCTGCGAAGCCTGCTGCAAGAAGTAATAACGCCTGACCTAGATAGTCTAGGTAACAAAAGGCGTTCAAATGGATTACTACACAACATTGGGTGTGGCGAGAACCGCCACACCCGAAGAGATTCACAAAGCATATCGCAAGCTCGCCATGAAGTACCACCCGGACCGCAATCCGGGTGATGACGAGGCCGTCGAAAAGTTCAAGGAAGTCGCCAACGCATACGAAGTCCTCGGGGACGACGTGAAGCGTTCGACCTACGACCGTCAGGGCTACTACGGGCGGCGTCCGCCCTCTCCCCCGCCCCCTCCCAAGAAAGACAACAAAAAGAAAGAACCTCCTCCGAAGACGCACGTCCACGTCAACCCGGATGAGATTCAGTGCAGCTACTTCGGGGGTACGACCACGGGGCGGAACGTGATGACGCACCTGTATCTGACCAAAGAGCAGATGAAGATGGGCGGCAAGCACGAAGTCCACGTCAAGAAGCGGGAGATGTGTTCGAACTGCAACGGCGACGGGAACAGCAACCGTGTCTGTCAAATCTGCCGGGGTAGCGGTCGGCTCACGCACTTGGTCTACGGCGGGTTTCGGGAGATGGCTCCCGAGTGCCAGATGTGCAAGGGCGAGGGTATCATCTACGTCCCATGCCGTCAGTGCAGGGGCGATGGGGTGAACCTCTGGGGCATTCGTTCTGTTACCGTATCCGTGCCGTCGAACTGTCAGAGCGGGCAACAGATCACGGTCGCCGGAGAAGGGGAGCTTGCCCCGCTGAAGTCACCGGGCTACCTGAGAGTTGTTGTTTTAGAGAAGCCATGAAAAAACAGTTCCGTATTACTGTTATATCACATGGAAAACAAACGCTGCTCCAAGTGTGAAAAAACACTTGCACTGAATGACGAGAACTTCGTGCCGAGGAAGATCGGGAAGATTGGCTGGTATGCCGAGTGTCGAGCTTGTCGTAACAAGAACATGGCTCGTTACATGAAGAAGAAAAGACAACAAGAACCCGGCATTTGGGCTGAGTCCGACAGAAAAACCAAAGAGAAGCTTAAGGCCGAAGTGTTCGAGCATTACTGCCCGGACGGAATTAAGTGTGCCAAGTGCCCATTCACTGATCTCAGGGCTTTAACCATAGATCACATCAACGGCGATGGTTACAAGCATACCTTCCCAAGTGGCAAGCGAATGACGGGGGCACCACTGTATCGATGGATTAAGAAGCACAACTACCCTAAAGACCTACAAGTGTTGTGCATGAACTGTCAGTGGATCAAGCGTCACGAAAACCAAGAACACAATCACAAACAGCGGACATAAAAAATCATAGCCGCACCTTGCGGTACGGCTATGAAATAGGTAACAGTGGTATCAGGCGTCTATGATACACCGCCACTTGGGGCGTCCGACCCCAGGTGATTTGGAAAAAGGGCTTAGAGAGCCAGACCCTTCTTGACGATAGCGTACTGGATCACGTCGCTGGACGTACCTGCGAAGGTGATCGTGGTGTCGTTTGCATTGAAGGTCAACACGGCCTTGACGGCTGCGGCAGCGGTCTTGTCGGTTGCGACTACGATGTAGTCACCAACAACGCCGGACAGAAGCGGAAGCTTGACGGTAGCAGCGCCACCCGACAGCGTAACTTCATCAGCAACCATAACACGAGGACCGAGCAGGCGACCAACGCCAACCGTCCAGTGCTTCGAACCCATGTTCGAGCCTTCGACAGAACCCTGGCCTACGCCAGTTACAGAAGTAGCACCCATTGTATTCTCCTATGTGGAAGTTGGGTTAAGTTTCACAATTCTCGCCTTGCTACAATTAGATACGCACCACTTCTAATTCTGTTCTTGTCCTGGGATAATCCCTCGCTCCCTGGATAACTACCTCTATGAGAGCTTTCCGGTTGATTTTCTTTCGCTGCTCCGTCACAAAACAATACTTCGTACACCTTTGTGAAGACAGGTCGAGCGGCGTTGAAGAAGTGAAGAGATTCTGTCCCACGCCGCTCGACGTGTTGGGCGACGTGTGCCCGGCCTCGTCGATGGACTACATGAAGATATGTGAGATTTGCGAGAGCCAGCACGGCTGGTTCTTACCCAACGACATAGCGACGGCCTGGGTGGACGGGCTGATCTCAGGCGAGCGGACGCTGGACGAGATGTACAGCGGTGGGTCCAACCCGCACGTCAAGGGCATGACTAATGCGACGAGTCAGCAGTGGCAGATCATCACGGGAAGCCTGATGGGAGCGGGATACATACAGGAGGTTGGTTCTGGTCACTGTTTCGGAATGACCGAGAGTAAGGACAAGGACTGGCTCGGGTATAAAGTAGCAGAGCTTTGTGAGTTGGGGAATCCGACGTTCTTCGAGGACGGCGGGAGATTCCGCTGGCGGACCAGGGTGGACGCAATCTCGTTCGACCTGTTCCGGCAGAACCACTATACGAAGCGTCAAAAAACCATCAGGCCGGTCGTACTTGAGCAAATCATGGACACCGGCTTGATGGTGTGGTACATGGACAAGGGGTTCTGGCGAACCCCAACGACCATCGCATTTCGCACCAGCTATCTCGACGACAAGGGCAACCGTGCCATCGTGAACTTCCTGAACTCCGTTGACATCAACGCCGAGTTCAAGAAGTACGAGCGGTCCAAGCAGATTGTGTTAGACAAAGAGGGGACGGAGACGTTCCTGGCGACCATCTCCGGGCGGGTGCCGCACTTCATGGAGTACCGGCTAGAGTCTTAGCACAGTAGTCGTACATGGCGATGCTGGAAGCACAGCCTACGTTCAGTGAACGCACGCTGCCGTACTGACGGATGTAAAGAATCCGCTCGCACAAGTTCCGCAACTCCGGCACGAGGCCGATGTCCTCCTGGCCGAACACCATGACGACGTGCTTGTCCTTCGGCCACTGGAAAGTCTCCACCGGCACGGCGTCGTCGCCGGTGTCGAAGCCGACGACGCAGCAGTCCTTCAGGTCGAGTTCTTCAGTGAACTTCACGAACTTCAGGTTCTCGTACAGGTGCGTGCCGACGGTGCCCCGCCGGTCGAACTGCTTGCGGCCGTAGACGATCACTTCCTTCGCCAAGAAGGCGTTGGCGTTGCGGATGACCGTGCCGATGTTGAAGTCCTTGAACTGGTTGGAGATCAGGACGCTGAAGTTGTGACGCTTCGTGTCCAGGTTGCCCTTGATCGCCTCCGTCGTCCAATACTTGTAGACATCAATCACATTCCGGTGATCGGTCGTTTCGAACTTTGTCATAGACCCAGACTTCCCGGTTGGTGGCCGAGTGCCGCTGGAGTTTCCAGCCCAAACACTTCAACTGCACCCGATCCTCGATGCTGATCCTTTTACTTGCTTTGACGATCCAGTAAAGGTCGTATTCTTCTGCCTCGGCTTGGTGGCCGAGCATTCTGTACCCAGGGGGTAACATAGAGCCTCACTTTGCTCCAAAATCATAGCACAAGAGCGATATAACTTCAACTCTTATAGATGAAAGGAAACACATGGCAGTACCAGTCCATCACCACCTAATCGTTCGGGCAGAAGTGAAGAAACCCCTGTCCGATGTTGAGCTTACGAAAACTTGGCTGGACGAATTAGTTACGAAAATCGGGATGAAAAAGGTCAGCGGCCCGCACGCCGCCTACGTCGAGAAGGAAGGAAACAAGGGCGTCACGGGCTGCGTGATTATTGAAACCAGCCACATCGCCCTGCACGTCTGGGACGAAACTAACCCGGCCCTCGTCCAACTCGATGTGTACACCTGCTCGTGCCTGCCGCTCGAAGCGGTCTTCGAACACCTGGACGTGATGCAACCTCGGAAGATCGAGTACAAGTTCCTCGACCGGGAACACGGCCTCAAGTTTGTAAAATGATCCACGTCCTCGTCACGTTGTTCAACACCGGCCACGTTTTCGGTCGGTGCTACGCCTCCCTGACAGCCCAGAAGTCCAAGTTCAAATGCTACGTCGTTGACGACTGCTCCACCGACGACTCGGCACAGGTCGCCGAGTCGTTGACCTGTTTCGACACCCGGTTCATCGTCATCCGCAACCAGAAGAAGTTGTACCAGTCCGGCTGTTACGACTTCCTGATGAACGAGATGGAAATCCGGGACGAGGACGTGTGCGTGGCCGTCGATTCCGACGACTACCTGCTTGGGACCGATGTGTTTGACTTAGTGAAGGAACAGTACGACCGGGGGTGTGTACTCACCCACGGCACCTTCGTTCGCACGAGTGGCGGGATCGCCACGCAGCTAGTTCCGCCCTACGACCTGACCCGACTCCGGCGTTACCCTGACGTGCCGTCACACCTGCGGACCTGGAAGGCGTGGTTGTGGCGGAAGATGCCCGCCGACGTACTGAAAGCACCCAACGGCTACTACTGGCGTGCGGCGGGCGACTTGGCGTTCATGTACACGATGATGGAGATGTCGGGAGGCAGGATCGGATTCATCTCGAAGCCAGTCTACTGTTACGACGACACGTTGCCGACCTGCAACCACAACAGGAACCCAGGCATTCAGAAACACAACGACCACATCATCCGCAGTCGGTGTTCCTTGCCCAAGTTATACTAAACCACAGATCGGGGCGGACACGTTGGAGAACCAGTCGAATGCTTCGTCGGGCTTCGGGTTGGCCCACGCCCGGTAGCGGTTGTAAGCGAGGTTGCTCGGTTCGGCGTAGCTTTTCTCCAGTCCCTTGAGAATCCAGGGCAGGAGCATGAGGCCGGGCTTATTGAACACGTCGGCCAGGATGCCAATGCCGCTGGGGAAGTAGAACCCGTAGTCGATGTCCTGCATGCAGTACAGGGCGGTGCTGAGCTTTTCGCCGATCACCTTACGGCACGGTGCCCGTTGTTCCATCACGTTCGCCACCGCTTCCGTTTTGTCCCGGTCGTACTCCGCACCGAGGAACATGAAGCTGCCTTTGCCTAAGAACCCGTAGACCTTCGTCAAGAAATCGATCCACTGCTGCTCTGACCACAGACTCCATCCGCCCGCTTTCTGTCTGTCCTTGTCCCGGTTGGAGATGTAGACGGCGATAATCGGCTTGGGCAGGTTTGCCATTAGTTTCGATCTGGCGTCGGCGTCCACGCCGGTGAACTTCAGCCCGTAGTGATAGCTGATCGGGAATGGCTTGAGCCAGTCGGCGAGGGGTCGGCCGGATTCAAGGTGTACGTTGGCTGAGAGGTTCTGGACCCACGGCTTGTCAACGAACCCGAGTCCGCCGATGGTCATGGGCCAATCGGCGGGGAGGCACTGGCTGATGACCTGCCATGCGTTCCGGTCCTCCATGTACCCGCCCCAATGGACGTTGGGGAGCATCTTAACGAACTCGCCGCCCCGGTTCATTTCGCCCCGTGAGGCGACCGAGACGATGATCTCTTTGCCCAGCTTCTCTTTGAAGTGCATCAGTTTGGTGTAGACCCAACTGATGTCCCCGATGCCGCACGGGAGGCAGTAGTGACAGCACTTCTCGGGTCCGCCGAAGTCGGCGGGGGTGTAGATTTTGTCTTCGCTCATTACTTCAGGAACGGGGTTAGATCGAACTTCTTCACGACGGACTCTGGGCTGCTGCTGAACAGGTCGGCGAAGAACTTGGTTTCGATGTTCTCTTTTTTGCACCATGTATAGGTCATCGGCTTGAGGTAATCGTAATACAACATCACTTGCGGTACATCCAGGTTGTCGGCGATGATGTTCAGGCCGGACTGGTAGCCGATGAAGAGGCTGCTGTTGTTGATGATGTGACAGACCTTAGCCGGAGCCTCGTTCATGTAGGAAACCGTCTCGATCCGACGCTGGGCGAGTCCCAGGGACACTTCCTCAATCGCCTCTTTGTCGAATTTCGCTCCGATGACGACGATGGGCAGGTCCGGGTTGTACTTCGAGTAGAGCAGGTCAACGTACTCAAGCCACTGGTCGATGCTCCAACACGGCAGGTTGCGGTTCTTGGCACTCCCAGAGACGTACAAGGTCATGTAGTTCTCGAACGGCACCTTGATGGGTTCCATCTTAAGCGGCACGTCGGTCATGACCGTCAGGTCGTCGATCTCGTCCAGGCGGGTGCCGTCTTCGAGCCATTTGTTGACGGCGTAGGGCACGGAATCCAGGTTGTACGACCCCTGCCAGTTTTTGATAGTAGCGGACAGGTCGTACTTGGTCGCCGCCATTTCGTTGTACAAGTTGCCCTTCACTAAGCGAAGTTTCACTTCGCCGACCTGCGGCAGCAGTGACATCCAGGGCAGGGAGCGGTTCTGAACGTGGTCGAGGACGACCACGCAAATGTTCAGGTTGATGGTCTTAAAGTGCGGGGCAACCTTCTGGTAGACCCAGAAGATGTCGCCGAGTCCTTGCACCACGTCGAGGGTGATGTAGTCCTTCGGCGGCGGCGGTGTTGTTTTAACCCGCTTCGGCGTTACTTTTTGCTGTCTCACAGCGACCGGCTTGCGACTTACCACTTTTCGCCCCATTTGTTGTTCCTTAAGTTTTGCAACACGTCTGTGAAACAAATCTTGCCTGACCTGATTGTTGCTCATATCATCATCTTGCTGTTGAATTCCTTCACATTCTCCCGCTTGGATTGCCAGAAGTGCAGGAGTTTACGGCCGACGACGAAGTAGCGATTCATTTTCAGTTCAGAGTCGAGGCCCATGTCCCTCAGCAGATCACGGATATGATCGTAGTCCGATGCCGGAACATTATTCGGGACGACATAGATTAGCACTTTTCCGCCAGCTTCCTCCTGCAAAAACTGTAGGTTCATGTACGACCCCTTCAGGTCGTTCATCAGACCCGGCATGTAGAACGGCTCGCCGTGGCTGTTCCGAATCGCCTTTCGGACGTGCGGCAGGAAGTTCAGTTCGCAGGCCGTCGCCCCGCACGGACACTTGAAGAAGTTCTTCATCTCGAACAGGTCGGACCCGTCGGCGATCTCCCGGTGGAGGTTCAACATGTTGCGGTACTTGCCGCCCTCCAGGCAGGCGAAGGTCGGCAGGACGTGCTTGTTCCCGAACCGGCAGGTACGGAAGTTCAGGCCACTCTTCCAGTCGATCATCTGGTCGTTGTGCAGGATCGACCGACGCATCAGCGGTTCCGTGTCGTAGGTCGTCAGGTACTTGATCTTGTCGGCGTTGGCTTTGATGTAGTCGGCCAGCTTCGGGTCGGTGGTCGGGAAGATGAAGTCGGCGGGACGGCCGCTCAGCCACACCGAGCCTGGGGCGGACTCGATGGTGTCGATCAGTGAACCCGGCTTCACGCTCTCCAGGTTGATTTCCGTCTGGGCGTTCTCCGGGTTACGCAACTGGTTGGTGACGTTCTCACGCCAGTAGTTGTAGTTGCCATCGAAGGCGTATGCGGTCGGCGTCCCGCTGATCGAGCCGTTGGACATCATCATGAAGGCCGGGGCTTGTGTGTCCACCGCCGTCTTGTTCAACTCCAGGGTGCGGACCGTGGGTTCGAACAGCGGGTTGGCCTCGGCCAGTTCCCGGAGTTTTTCGATGTCCTCGTCGAACGTGGTGTAGTCGTAGTTCGTGACTTCGGCCAGCAGCTTGTCGGCGGTTTCCGGGTTGGGGTCGCCGTGGTAGTTTTCGTAAGCTTGCGTGAGATTGGACATTACTGTATTACCGCCATGTTTGGCTCGGGCCAGTAAACGGTCCCGTAGCATAAGATGTGATATTTAGTCACGCCGGGTGCTACTTCTTCCGTGATCGTCTCGCAAGGAATGCGAATGCTGATGTGGTGCGCCAGGGACTCCTGGTTGTTAATAAGTAAACGCCACTTCCGGCCCTGGGGGTCGTCGGAGTGCTTGGTGTTGAAGCGAATGAGGATTCTGTCCATAAAAAAAGGAGGCCGGTTGGCCTCCTTCTCCTTTCTTTAGTACCAGGGCTTGCAGCAGTTCTCCATTTTCCGCTCGATGTCCTTGAGTTTGTCAAGGATGGCGAGCAGTCCGGCCACTACGAGAACATCCGTCGAGTGCAACGGATGTTCTTTGATGAACTCCCCGACCTGTACGACGTATTTCGCTAAGTCCTCTGCTGAGGTTGGCTCACGCAGGTGCTTGCAGCAGGGTTCGTCGCACTGGTCGTGTTCACTCATCGCTATCCTCTTGTCGATTGAAGAAATACTGGTTGATATCGGCGTGCATCCCCGGCTTGTCGGTGGCCCATTCCCACACGTTGTTGACAAGCTTGATGTCCTCAGCAGGATTGTAATCGTACTTGAGGATGATGTCGTGCCGGTCCATGTACGCACGGTTCTTCAGGCTGCCGTGCCACAGGTGGTAGATATCAATAGGTAGATAGTCAAGAACGAGCGGTTTCTTCTGGAACTCGTCCCGCCATGCACCCATGTGCTTCTTCATGTGTTCATTAAACTTCTGAGCGTAGCCGTGGATGTCCCAGGAGTTCAGGCAGCAGTCCACCATGTAGGTGTCGCCGCTTCCGATGATGTTCCGGTCATACACGCCACCCAAGTCCTCGAAGAACTTCCGGTTCGCACCCCAGGCGAAGCCCGGCGACGAGAACGGCAAGTCCTTCTTCTTCCGGCGCTCCAGCCAGTTCTTGTGGATCAAATACTGCCAAATCACGCCCTGGAACATGAGTTCCTTCGTGCCCTGCCAAGACCGATGGCCCCGAGGGAGGTAGTTGATCCGCTTGAAAAGCTGGATGATGTGCGCCTTCTTGAACTTCTCGACCGCCTGCTCGACCCAATCGTCAGCCGAGAACAGAACATCGCAGTCCAGCCAGCCGAAATACTCACAGCTACTCGGCAGTTGGGACAGCCCGTAGTTAATCAACCGCTCTTTTTGCCACATCACGCTGTTGCCACGCAGCCGGGCTACGTTGTGGGTGGTCGGAATCTCGAAATCGTTGTCGCCGAACGCCATCTCCACCGTCAGCAAGTTCACACCCTGCCGCTTCAGGTTTTCTGCAAACGTGAAGTAGTTTTTCAGGATGTTCTTGTACCCCGCCGGGTTGAAGAACGTAGTGATGGCCCAGAATTTGTTGTTCATAGCTCCTCCTCTGTAAACAACTGCGTTATCTAAGCTTATTACGGAAACAAAATCGGAGGACGCTGACCCCTATATACCTGAACAAGAGAGGGCTTCAATGAGCGTAATTCAACAACTTTTCAGTGACCCGATTTCGGTGCCGATCCCCCTGGAGTTTCAACCGACGGGTACGTTCACCGAGTCGGCTGTGGTTGACAACACGACGGACCGATTTATTTCGGCCGACATCCAGCTTTCCGTTCAGCCGGACAACGGCAGTCCGGGCGGCGACGGATTCATTAAGGTCTACCTGATGCGGTCGCTGGACAACGTGGAGTGGGACGACCCGACGGAAGACTGCACCCTGTTGGCCGTGTGGACGGCGAACCAGGGCGGGGTGAACTTCACGCACAGCATTGACACAGACGTGGTGGGCAACCTGCCGCCGTATTGGAAGATTCTGGTCGAGAACCGGACCGGGACGGCTTTCGATGGGACTGGCAACTCGCTGAGTTTCGTCGGAAAGAAGTTCGAAACCGTCTAACCTGGAGATTCCGTGCGTTACCACATTCGACCACAGCACCATTACATGCCGAGCTTGGCAAACTACGGTCATTCGTGGGGCCGGAGCAACGTTGCGTCTGCTGTCCCGGACAGCATCCAGACCGGGCCGTATGAGAATCAGGCCAGATCATTCCGACCGAGAGGCGCACCCGGCAAGGCGTACTTCCTCTACGATCCGGGAGACAACGGACAACCGGAACACCGCTGGCTCGCCAAGTGGAGTATGTTACCCAGCATGTACGAAGGGACGGGTGCGACCGTCTCTTTCGGCTTCAAGTGGAGCGGGCAGCAGGGCCACGTCATGTGGTTCGGCGACGTGACTAATGAGTTTCCCCAGGGGATCGAGGCGAAGATCACCTTCGAATCGGAAATCTCTCAATTCTTCCTACGCTTCGGCATCTTTGTCAATGCTACGGAGTCTGTGGGCACTGTCACGGCTCCGCTGATCTCGGGCGAGGATTACCACTTCACGGCTGTGTTTCTGCCGGAGATTGTAAACCTCGGCGAGTTTAGCGGCATCGGGCGGTGGAGGATATACCGAAATGGTCTGCTCGTTGACAGCAGTTCCACCACTGGCTTCAACAACATCGACATCAGCATCACGACGCCTAGCTCCTTCTACGTCGGGACTGATTACCTGGGCGACCGGCTGTTCAACAGCCCGATCTACGATTTGAAGATGTTCTACCGGCCTCTCAGCCACAACGAGGTATGGAACAGTTACTTCTACGATTACATCAAGGAACAGAAACAAGTCCCGCTGACCGCCCTGGCTGTTGAATCAGACGGCCCAGACCGGACAGCTTCCGGCGGGGCAAGGGTTGGCGGTAACGGTGACGTAACGGCCGACTATGACATCGTTGCTGACGGCGGTGCTGTACTTGCTGGTATGGCCGACGAATTCTACGTCCACAACGGCAGCGTTGTGTATGATGAGTTCGCATCGGGCGGTGCCGTACTGGCCGGTTCGGCAGTTGTAAGAAAGATCGTCCCGTTCAGTGTAACGGGTGGTGCCGTACTGGCCGGTTCGGCAGTTGTAAGAAAGACGTTCAGACACACCGCAACGGGCGGGGCGGTGGTAGCCGGGTTCGCACTGAGAACGGCCAACTACTTCGTCCAAACGACCGGCGGCATCGAGGCAGGCGGGTCGCTGACAACCATCGCTACCGAATACGCTTCTGGCGGCGTGTCGTGCGGCGGCAGCTTTGTACTGAAGAGAGGCACGGTACGTCCGAAGCGGCAGAGCGAGTGCTTTGACGCAAAGGTGTGCAAGCTACGGATTCAACAGATTGGTTCACTCAGTCGTCGAGTTTACATTGAAGACCAATGTCGTCGGCCGTTCCGTCTGTGGGATGGTTATGTGCCGGGTGCGGCGTCGTGCCCAGGCGAAATACAGTTCACCCGCATTCTGAAGGTTCAGACGGCAGTCGGGTACAAGAACCCGAGGGATAGAGGCAAATTGCCTAACAGTAACTTCGGCGACGTGAGATAATGAGCGAAGAAGCCCCACTACTCGGATCGGACTCGGCCGTCTTAGGCACGATGTCCATTGGTGAAACGGATGCCCAGACGGCGTACACCGCCGCCCTGGGTACGTCCGACTCCACGTTCGGGTACATGGTGATGGGCGTCCCGCCGACCACCGACGACAACTTCACTTCGATCCTCGGTATCGAAGCGTCCCGGCCCGCCAACATTGAACCCGCAGCAGTCGAAGACGCCGCCCGTTATGACGAAGTGGCGTCCGGTGGTGTGGTCGTCGGCGGTGGCAACCGGATTTACAACGAAGTCGGTTCTGGTGGTGTTCTCGGCGGCGGTACGGCTCGCTTCGGCCGGATCATTAACTCGGCCAACATCGTTAACGCATCCGGTGTGCGTGGCGGCGGCACGGCCCGCTTCAACTGGTTCGTCTACCGCACGGCGAGCGGCGGTGCCGTCGTCGGCGGGTTCAGCCCGGCCGAACACGGCATCATTCCGAGCGGCGGGGCCAAAGTCGGTGGCAGCTTCATCAACCAGCACATTCTGGCTCGTACTGCAACCGGCGGTGCCCGACCGGGTGGTTTGTGCATTAACACCGTTCGTTTGGTGTACACCGCTACGGGTGGTGCTAAGGGTGGCGGTATCGGTGATCCGACTTACACCCCAGGCGTGTTCGTCGGTGGTACGGCCACGAACACCCAGATCATGCCCCGTGTGGCATCGGGTGGTGGTCGTGTTGGCGGTACGGCCGTTCTCGGCGGTAACACAACCTTCGTGGCGGCGGGCGGTGCCCGTCCGGGTGGTACGGCTCGGTTCAACACCATCAAACCTGCTTTCGTTGCGAGCGGCGGTGCGGTTGTATCTGGTAGCGGTAACGATACTGAAGATCATCCGGGGTTGTTCGGCGATGGCGGCGTGGTCGTCGGTGGTTCCGCAACTCGCCAGTTCTATGCGATGTGGGTCGCTACAGGCGGGGCACGGGTCGGCGGCTCGGTGCCCACCATTGAGTACATCTCCCAGGTCGCCACCGGCGGCGTGGTGTGTGCAGGTATTGCGGTTGTGGAGGCCGGGACGTTCACCTTCGGCGGGGCCGACGTGGGCGGATCGGCTACCATCCAGATCACGTCAAACAAGACGGGGACCGGCGGGGCTGTCTGTGCTGGTGTGTCTCTTACCCGACACTTGTTACGGTATATCTCTACGGGCGGCGGCGTGTGCAGCGGCCATGCGAATCCGTTCGGCACGGCCCGAGACTACACGGCCACGGGCGGGTTCCGGGCTGGCGGACCGCTGGTTCTGTTCTCGATCTTCAACATCCGCCCGCAAGGTGGGGCACGGCCCGGCGGCACCGCCATCCCAAACACGACCATCAGAACTTCTGGTGGAGCGGTGTGTGCAGGTACGGCCCGAGTTGTTAAAGTCCAAGTTGCCCAGACATCGGGCGGCGTGGTCTGCGGCGGTGCTACGCAGCCGATCAGTTACATTGGCACCTACGGCGGGGCTGTGGTCAGCGGCCAAGCCACCATCAACAACTTCATGTATCGGACGGCCTCGGGCGGTGCGGTGTGTGGGGGCACGGCTGTCGCCAGCTTGGTCACTGTTTCTTATGTCGCCTCGGGTGGTGCGGTGGCTGGCGGTTCGGGCGAATTCAAACGAGACACGTCGGGTCGAATCCGGTGTGAGCCGCCTGCCCTGGCCTGCCCGATCATCAAGGTGAAGCCGCCGGGTCGCCCGTGCGTCAAGGAGAAGGTGCTGCGTGGCGGCATCGTTCTGGCGGCGACGGTGTGCAAGTACAACAAGAAGGTCGGGAAGCTGTTGAAAGACCCGGCCAACACCCAGACCATCACCCAAACGGCCATCGGCTTCAGTTCGGGCAACAGGTCTACACCGTACCAGCCGCCGGGCACCCCGAAACCGGGACAGCCGCTCTGATTTTCCTTTACTGAGGGCAGATCGAGGGTACAATCCTCCTTAACTGGAGGGCAAGCGATGCAGTTCCGCATGTACCACACGAGCTACGATTTCGCCAAGATCGTCGGCGACGTTGCCGGGCAGAAGATGCCCGCCGTGGACAACTTCTACAAGTTCGCCATCAACTCCGAGTGGCAGCGGCGGGCCGCTCAGCAGTCGCTTCACTCCTTCCTCTCGCCCAACAACCAGAACGCCCGAGCGGCTGAAATCAATCAGTTGATCGCCGAGTCGTCCTGGTACGAGAACGGCAAGCCGTACTACAACCTGCACCCTCGCATGATCGACGTGTTCGGCCGTGCCAAGCTGAACTTCCCCAGCAAGTACATCGAGTTCCCGTTCCAGACCGTCGCCGTCAACTTCGCCCTCGAAGACGACACGTTCAAGCTCGACGAGACGCACCGTCTCCAGTCGTGCCTCGTCTTCCGTGGCAAGGTCCGTGATCCGCTCAAGCCGATCCCGGAACACGAGCCGAACTGCATCATGATCTACATGGACTGGAACGAGCGGCACAAGTCGGAGGTTTACAGCGAACACAAGCGGCGCACGTTCACGCTGGGCGAGCCGATCATGACGTGGCGGCGGTGGACGTGGGACGCCGACGAGACGGTGGACGACGCCCTGAACCGGCTGCCGATGGATTTGTCGATGGCGAAGGGCATCCGCATTCCCGACGCCATGATCGAGAAGGCGATCAAGCTCGTCGTCTCGGTGGCTTTCTTGCACAAAGACGAAAGCCCCATCGTCGTCCCGCACCTGCTCAACCGGGACGCCAAGCAGTTGCGTCTGCGTGAGGCGGCGGACCGGACAATTAAAGAACTCCACGACAAGGCGGCGAAGGAGCGTGGGGCACGGGGTTGGCTGGTCGGGTCGGAGGAAATGTTCGACCACGGGCACATCGGCCCGGCCCCGGAGCAAGAGGAACACAAGGTCACGGGCCGGGAGCTACAGTTCGCCCACATCGTCTCGGGTTACTGGAAGCTCTGCCGGTACGGCCCTAAGATGGAGTCCGGCCGGGTGCGGTGGATCATGCCTCACGTCCGTGGCTGGGGCAAACCCTTCAAACACGAAGAGGAATAACATGGGGGTCAGCATGCACACCTACGTCGGGCCTTACGTCGAGTGTCACACGAGCGAAGTCGAAGTGGATGCGAAGATGCGGGCCTGCACTCGTGGGCCGACTTGTTCGCAGCACGAGCGGGAAGTCCACGACCGGCAACGGAAGTTCTGCCCTCAGTGCGGCAGCCCGATTGGTGAAGTGACGTACAAGACGAAGCAGAAGAACGTCGTGGCGAACTGGCTGCGGGAGGAGATCAACGAAGACCTGTCGAACGTCAGCAACGACACGTTCTTCAACCAGCGGTCACGAGACAACGGCATCGACACCTGGATCGCCAACAAGAAGTTCACCGGCCGGAACTGCTGGCTGGACGAGGCGTCGTATGTCGGCGAGATCACGATTGACAACATCGTCCGGGAGACGGAAGAGTTCCGGGTCAAGTTCGCCGACGCCCTCCGGGTGTTCCGTGAGAAGTACGGCGACGGCAAGTGCATCGTGAAGTGGGGTATCGTCCACTACTGGAGTTAAACGAAAAAGCCCGGCCGCTCGGAGGAGAGCGGCCGGGCTTTCGTAGCGAAGTTACTTCGTCTTGGCAGGAGCGGTGACGCCCGTGTCCACGACTCGTTGCAACGCCACTGCAACATCTCGGCCGGAGGCCGACTGCAACGCTTGGGAGGCAACTTCCTTCGCATCGCTTCTTGCCTGGGCCAGTTGGGCTTGCAGGTCTTTGATCTGGTCTTGTAGGGACGTGATCGTCTCGTCCATCGCCGATACCCGAATCTGGTGCAGGTTCTTCTCGGCGTCGAAGTCCTTCTTGAGCAGTGCCATCTCGTGATCGTACTGCTTCTTCAGGGTGTTGCTGAGGACCGCTTCGGCCTTCGCCACTTCCGTCTTCAACCGCTGATCGAAGCCAGCGACCTGTGCCTGGAGGTTGGTGAACTCCTGCTCCTTAGCCTTGATGGCGGCATCCCGCTCCTTCCAGCTACGCTCCAGGGTTTCACTGCGTAGAGCCTCGTCCCGCTTCTTCTTGTTCATCTCGGCGTCGAACTCGTCGTACTGCTTCTTCTTCAGTTGCTCGAAGTTGTAACGGTACTCGTCCTCGGCCCGCTGGAGACGGCGGTTCCGCTCGTTTTCCTCTTCGTCCCACTCCTGCTCACGCTCGTTACGCTGAGCGTTCCACTCCTGCTGCTCTGCCTCACGCTGGGCCTTCATGTCGTCCAGGGTGACGGCTTCGCTCTCGATGTTGTGGAGTTCCTTGAGCCGCTGGTTCTTGAGGGCGATTGCCGTCTCAAGGTTCTGCATCTCTTGAATCTTGCTCGACAGGGCACCGCTCAGGTTAGCCAGCGATTCTTGAACAGAAACCTGCAAGGTGCCGACTTCTGCGATCACGGACTGAAGGTTAAGACCCTTCACTGAATCAAGCACAGCCTGTGCTTCGGTTGCTTCGATCTTTTTGTTCTTGTTGCCTTTGGTAGCCATTGTAGTTTCCTTTCGGTTGTTGACAGTTGTAGGTTGTTTTCGTAACATGCGATCAGAAACTTGAGCGGGGGTTGTAAATAAAACATGACTAGCTTCAAAGAGTTCTTCGAGGCCAACGACCCGATGACGGGCATCCCGCACACCGTCAAGACGGCGACCGTGCCCGCCCCCGCAACACCGCCCGCTCCTCGCAACACGATGACGCAACAGATGGATCAGCGTGTCCAGACGGGCAAAGGCTACGAGGCCAAGATTATTCAGAAGCTCATCTCGGGCGGGCTGAAGATCACGCCCGTGACCGGCCGACAGGACATGTTCGATAAGATCGACGGCATCTGGGAGAACGGCCCGGCCGGGTCCGGCGGGATGCAGATCAAGTACCGTGACAGCGGCTACGACATCCTGATGGAAGTTCGGAAGGGTAGCAACCCAGGCCGGGACATGGTGGGCAAGAGCGTGTACTACACGGTCGTCCCGAAGGACGGTGAGTTCGCCTACATCTTCAAGACGGTGGACTTGAAGAAGCTGGTGCAGGACGCATTGAATGAGCTACAGCAGGACGGCGGCTTCGGCGGGAAGCGGGAGTTTCATTCGAGCGATCAGGTCGAACTGCGGCAGACCCGTGACCCGGCCGACAACACGCCGAAAATCATGGCCTTCATCCCGATTGACGTGCCTGTTCCGATTCGCCGCCAGCGAGTCAACCTGTTCAAATAAAAAACGCCGGGTTCAGCCCGGCGTTTTCGTTATCATCCAGAGGATGAACAGGCTCACCATCCAGAAGATCATTAAGCCCAAGTCCTGTTTCCACGACAGCATTCGGTACAACTCTCGGTCGAGCCAATCCATCATAGCTCCGGCCACTTTTGCCGCACGAGAGGGATGTCTATCTTTTTCCATCCTGCCTCCTGGTTGAGTGCCCTGGCTCTTGCTTTCTCCAGCCGCTCGTCTTCGATCTTCGGGACCAACTCGGCCCACAGGGCGTCCAGGTTCATCTCCTGCCAGTTCTCCACCGACACTTTGAGTAAGCGTGCGGCGTCAACGGCCCGGATGTACCTATTCCCCTTTCGCAGCACCATTCCCCAGAGGGAGTCGTGCCACTCGGTCCAGTTCTCTGCGAGGTACTTGTCTTGCTCCTCGGGAGATAGCTTTCTGAAGTCTTCCGGGGTCATCATCACCAACCTCCAACATGCGAGTCGTAGTATTCCACCACGACGTTGTACACCTTCTGGTGTCCTTTTAGCTCCGGGAAGCCGCTCACGTCGAACGTGGCCCGAATGAGGTAGCTCCGGTGCGGGTAGGTCATTCGCTGGTCACGCTGGATGGTGCAGTGCGGTTCGAGGAGTTTTTCCAGCCCGTCCCAATCGTCGTACTGGCAGCGACTCGTGAAGAGTTCGTAGTTGATGTGGAAGGGTGAAATGGGTGGGACGTGTCCCACGCCCCACTGGCCGTAGCCCTCGTACCTTTCACTAAAAGCAACGCCGCTAAGCTCCTTCAGCTTAGCGGCGGCTCTAATCGCCCACGCATGGTCGGCGAGTCGTTCGTGTTTCATCTGCTCGTAGGCAGCTTCCAGTTCTTGTTGCGTAAACATCACTTCAAATGGCGAGCCATTGCCTTTCCAAAAGATTCGTCGCTGTACCAGCCGGTTTCACCCTTGTCGTAGTTGTGGCAGCCGAAATACTTGTCGGGGTCGCCCTCGACGGTGTACCGGGCCACCCAGCCGGATTCTTCATCCTTGTAGTCCACGTTCGGGTTGTCCCATGTCTCGTAAACCACTTCGAGCTTGGCGATCAGGATTTCTTTGCCGTTCCGTTTCTTGAACAGCTTGTCGCCCCGCCGCTTGATCCCCTTCACGCCGTCGAACTCGGACAGAGCCTTGTCTACGGTTTCTTGGAGCGTCTTGCGACGTGCCTCTTCGTACTTGCGTGAGGCTTCTTCTCTCTCCTCACGCTTCTTCTGCTCGGCCTTCTGCTTCTTGATCTCTTCTTTGGCGAAGTCCAGTGCGCTCATACGGCCCTCTTCTTTCCCAGCACTTCGCTGGTGTAGTCGAGCTTGTTGGAGTGCCCGCCGTCGCTGTGATAGAGCGACAGGAAGTTCCCCTTGATCTCGACTTCGATGTCCTCGGCGGCGAGGCGGTAGTCGGTGAACTCCGACCTGTCCGCCTCGTTGTAGACCCGGAAGAAGTATTCCTTGCTGAAGGGGTTGTAGAGTAAGAACCCCGTCACGCCTTCGGCCGACACTTCTTGGAGAGGAATGTTGTTCATCGTGTACTCCTGGCCCGCCCGTTTTCGACGAGCCATGCCCAGATTTCGTAGGAATCAACGCCGTTCATCCAACCCGGCACCCAATCCTCGGCAGAGCCGCCACCGGGCGTCGGGAAGTACCATAGCTGGGCGTTCTCGCCGCAGCCGCAGTATTCGTCGCAGTAGTTAAGGCCGGTTATCGCCGAGATGCTGCATTTCCAATACCGGGGCAGCACGTCCTTCCGTAAGCTGGAAGAACGCTTCGACGCCGACCTTTTCGATTTCTTGACGGACTTTTTCTTGCCAACCTTTGCGTTGGCGTTCTTTGAGATGGTGGAGGAGTTCTTCGGCGGGGATTTCGTACTCGAAGACGACTTCATCGGGGTCCATCCCTTGCAGTGCGTCAAGCAAATCCTTTGCTTGTACTTGAACTTTCATAGTGCCGTCGGCGAGAGTTGAACTCGCAACATTCAGATTCTAAGTCTGACGACTCTGCCAGTTGGTCTACGACGGCAAGGGCGGCAGTTTTTGTAACCATCCGGGGCTGAACCCGGCAAGGACGTATGGGGCTTGTCTCCATCTGCCGCCTGTTCTCCCATTATCGGGTCGAGAAAAACTCGATGTTGAACATCATTCGGAGTATAGCCGCCTACGTCAATGGCGTACCTTATATTAGCGTATTAGCCGCAGATTGCAACTACAAATACGTCAGCTTCGCCTCGGTGTACTCGTCCACCAGCAGGCACCACTCCTCCAGTTCCCGCTGGACCGTTTTCTCCCACAAAGTCTGCTCGTCCTGCGACGGCATCTTCTTCTTGCGGTACTCGGCCCGGACCTGACGCATCGCCACCTTGCCCGCCAACGATGTCTCTTTGATACCGAAAATAGCCGGTCGGGAACTTGGTGCGTGCGGCCTCGCACAACCCGAGAATCACCCGTTTGATCTCGGGTTGCTTCTCAAGCCACTCGACTCCTCGACGGAGTTCCTTGTCCAGTGAAGTGTGTTTACCTTTCTTATCACTCATGGCGGCACCAGGATGTATTGTAGGAGAAAAACCCGAAATCACAACGCTTCCTTCACCCATTCTACACGATGTTATCGTATAACATCGGCGTCGAACTTACAAAAAGGAGAGATGTTATGAAAAGGAAGGGTTAGCGAACAGTTGAACCGAAATCTGGGTAAATCTACGGAAACCTCAAGGAAAATCTTTCCAAATTCGTGATTTCCAGACCAGAAATTCAGGGTTAGCCCTCTAAATAACATCATGCTCGTAGTGGAACGACACCACATTGCCGGAAATGACACGATCATCCGGCTCTGCTCAAACTCAAAGGAATTGTACAACCAGTGCAATTTCCTCATGAGACACGCTTGGTTCGGCGGCAACCCACTACCCGACATCAACATCCTTGTCACCGCCGTCAAGGACACCGACTGCTTCAAGAACCTCCACAATACCAAGACGGCGAAGCAGACAGTACGCAAGTGCCTGACCGATTGGAAGAACTTTAGGAAGACACTCAACGCCTACACGAAAGACCCGACCAAGTTCGTCAAGCGACCGAAACCACCATACTACAAGGAGAAGCTGGCTCAGGTCATCTTCTACAACGAAACCATCAAGGGAGGGCAAAACAAGAAGAAGGCGAAACCCAACACGATCACGCCCACCAATGACTGTTTCGGGATTCAGAGCCAGAGGCAGTACAAGCAGGTGATCCTGACGCCCAAGAGGTTCGGGTTCGTCGTGGACGTTCAGTATGAACAACCTGCACAACCGAGAAGCAAGGCAAAAGGCATAGCGTGCGTTGACATCGGGTTGAACAACTTGTGTGCGATAACATCAGACCAGACAACGACTTCCATACTGGTCAACGGTCGCATCTGCAAGAGCATCAACCAGAAGTTCAACAAGCACAACACCAAGCGAGAAAGCAAGAAACGGTACTTTAGGTTGGAGAACTACTTTCACCACGTCAGCAAGTTCCTGATCCAATTTTGCCTGAAGCATGGTATCGGGACAATCA